AGATCCGGTAGATCCAGTAGGTCCTGTAGATCCAGTAGGTCCTGTAGATCCAGTAGGTCCTGTAGATCCAGTAGGTCCAGTAGGTCCCGTTCTACCAGTTGCACCTGTTACACCAGTAGGTCCTGTAAAACCAGTAGATCCGGTAGATCCAGTAGGTCCTGTAGATCCAGTAGATCCAGTAGGTCCGGTAGATCCAGTAGGTCCTGTAAAACCAGTAGGGCCTGTTGCACCTGTGACACCAGTAGGTCCTGTAGATCCAGTTGCACCTGTACTAGCCGCAGTACCGGGTATTCCTTGAGGCCCAGTAGGTCCTGTAGGCCCAGTAGATCCAGTTGCACCAGTAGGTCCTGTAGGCCCAGTATGTCCAGTAGGTCCTGTAGGCCCAGTAGATCCAGTTGCACCAGTAGGTCCTGTAGGCCCAGTAGATCCAGTTGCACCAGTAGGTCCTGTAGGCCCAGTATGTCCAGTAGGTCCTGTAGGCCCAGTAGATCCAGTTGCACCAGTAGGTCCTGTAGGCCCAGTATGTCCAGTAGGTCCTGTCTTACCAGTTGCACCTGTTACACCAGTAGGTCCTGTAGGCCCAGTAGGTCCTGTCTTACCAGTTGCACCTGTTACACCAGTAGGTCCTGTTACACCAGTAGGTCCTGTTACACCAGTAGGTCCTGTTACACCCGTAGGTCCTGTCTTACCAGTTGCACCTGTGACACCAGTAGGTCCTGTTACACCAGTAGGTCCTGTTGCACCTGTGTCACCAGTATGTCCTGTAGATCCAGTTGCACCTGTACTAGCCGCAGTACCTGGTATTCCTTGAGGCCCAGTAGGTCCTGTAGGCCCAGTAGATCCAGTAGAACCTGTCCTACCAGTTGCACCTGTGACACCAGTAGGTCCTGTTGCACCTGTAGATCCGGTAGATCCAGTAGGTCCTGTAGGCCCAGTAGATCCAGTAGGCCCAGTATGTCCTGTAGGTCCAGTAGGCCCAGTAGGCCCGGTATGTCCTGTAGGCCCAGTAGGTCCTGTCTTACCAGTCGCACCTGTGACACCAGTAGGTCCTGTTACACCTGTTGTACCTGTAGGTCCGATAGATCCAGTAGGTCCGGTTTCGCCTGTGACGCCAGTAGGACCTGTAAAACCTGTAGAACCCGTAGGTCCTGTAACACCAGTAGGTCCTGTAAAACCCATAGGTCCTGTTGCACCAGTAGGTCCTGTCCTACCAGTTGCACCTGTGACACCAGTAGGTCCTGTAAAACCAGTTGCACCTGTAGGTCCGATAGATCCTGTAAAACCAGTTGCACCCGTAGGTCCAGTTGCACCTGTACTAGCAGCCGTACCTGGTATTCCTTGGGGTCCAGTAGGTCCAGTTGCACCAGTGGCACCAGTAGGTCCTGTAGCACCAGTACTAAAAGCATTACCTGGCGCTCCTTGAGGTCCGGTAGGTCCGGTAGGTCCGGTTTTACCATTTTCATAATGACCACCACCGCATCCACCACCACATCCACTTATTTTATGCATTCCAAAATCAACCATTTATTCATATTAGTTAATTTATTTCAAAAAATTAAATCAACTTTTGATTCAAATGAAAAATGAAAATGAAATAATAATGTGAAAAGTGCAATCTGTATAAGAAAATGACTAGCAAAATTACACAGAAAACATATGACGATTTTATTTCTTCTAATTGGACAGTAATAAATATAGGTCCGTTTTACATTTCTGGAAAATCTGGCACAGTTCGTCTTGAAAAGCTTTCTTCTGAGTTTGAGTTTAAATTTACGTGGTTTCGTAATAATACAAGCAGATATGTCGAATATTGTATTGCTCATTATGATAAACATTATCATATAACTTTTCTCTTCTCAACGTTTAATGATTTATCTAAAAATATTGATAAGCAACATGTATGTTTGCACCATTCACTTTGCCAAGATAAATGTTCTGCACATCTAATTACAAGCCCAATCGATAAATGCGCGATATGTCTAAAAGACGAACAAATGCATATGTTTGAGGAAACAAAATGTGAGCATCGGTTTTGCTTAGAGTGTTTAGACACATATGTTAAAAGCAAACTAAATTATACAGATGATGACAACGAGCACGTAATGGATGGAGGAATTCCATGTCCTGTATGTCGAAGAGATTTACAATTGTGTTATGATTGTGAATACCCGAGATTTAATTGTATCTGCAAATAAAAAGGAATTGTAATATTTTGAATATTACAATTATTTTACAAATTTTATATTTCATAGGAAGAAATTTTTTTGAGCAATTATTCGAAGGAGGAGGGCTGAAAAAAAGAATAATTTTTGAGACCGATCCTTTTGGAGGACCTCCATCTCTCTCAAGATTTTGAGTTATGTGAAATGGAAAGTGATATTGAACTTTCATATTATTAGACTCAAAAATTCAGTAAAATATTTTTCATACTAGATAAAATTAGAAATAATTTCTATTCTTACTTATATAAATAGAAATTTTAACTAAATGGAATGCGAACACTGTCATAATGTGTTAACAACATTATCTTCACTAAAATTACATCAAAAGACTGCAAAATACTGTCTTGCTAAACAAAATAAAATAGTAGAAGAATATAGATGTACTTTTTGCAATACATCTTTTACACTAAAATCTTCATTGCATAAACATTTAAGAATATGCAAGTCAAATACACCACTTATTCAAGAACAACTACATGAACTTGATATCCTTAAAAAGGAATTAGAATTATCTCTTTTACGTGAGAAAGAAATTGAAAAAATACGTTTTGAATTTGATAAAAAATTGTCTGATAAAGATATGATTATTTCTGAACAGAAAATAATTATAAAAGAATTACAAGAAAATTATAAGAAGCATATAGAAATGCAGAACAAAGATTTGACTGACAGAATACAATCTCTTGCTGAGAAAGCTATTGCCAAACCATCAATTATTAATAAAAACATAACTACTACAAACCAAGTAATAAATAATATGATGCCTATAACAGACGAACATCTACAAGAGCACATACAAAATCTAAATCCTGTTCATGTTCAGAATGGAGCTTCTGGGTATGCAAAGTATGCGCTCGAATATCCATTGAAAGATATGATTGTATGTACTGATTTTCAGAGAAGGAGTTGCAAATACAAGGACGAAAATGGAAATGTTATATCTGATCCAGAAATGACAAAAATAACAAAAAGATTGTTTTCTGCTATTAAAGACCGAAATGAGGAGTTAATTAACGAGTATTCGGCAGAATTACAAGCAAAATGGAAAACTCTAAACGCATCAGGTCCTTCTGAAATGAATGAGGAAGAAATGGTTGATTTTTCCACGAAAACAAATGAGGCTTTAGAATTTGTAATGAATGTATTATCTCAAAAGAGGCAGGTGAATGAGATGGCAGATGGTATGAGACCAGAATTATTTTACGGCTTTGTTAGGGAGTTAGCAGCAGGTTGTTATCGTGCAGATAAGTAATTTAGATAATGTAACTACATATAAGAAGACAAAAATAGGAAAGTTTATCATTTATAGTATAAATAAAATTACAATAAACTTTTTATTCTGATGTAATTTCATCAAGTTTGCTTTTTATCTCCTTAATTACATCAGCATACGAAGAACCTTCCATAAGATCAGGTATATATTCTAATATTTCTAAATCCATATACTCATTGACAATCAAAAAAGTTCTTATTTCTTCTGATGTTCTTCCTGTTTTTTTCATTTCATATTCAGATTCTTGTATACTTACATATTTATATCTTCTTTTTGCCTCCTTGACTGCTTGAGCATATGAAGAACCTGCAATAAGATCTGGTATATCTTCTGCATAGGATTCCATATAATTATTGTCATTCATAAACTTTCTTATTTCTTCTGATGTTCTTCCTGTTTTTTTCATTTCAGATTTAGATTCTGGTACAAATACATATTCTGGAGCAGAAAGTCTGCCAGTAAAATATTTATAATCAAGACATAACCTTACAATTGATTTCCAAATACCCCCTTTTTGATGTTCATACTTTTCTACAAAATTTTCTAGCACCTTTCTTAGAGCATAATTTGGAACAATGTAATTGTCTATAAGAATGTCGCTTACAGGACAAATTTCATTAGTTAAAAGCCAATTCAATATTGCATGCCTTTCAAAAGTATGACCAGAACTACACGTAACTGGATCTTTGAATACTTCATTTGTCATAGGACAAATTAATTCTTCGTGAATTTGAGACATAGCTTTTGACGCTTCTACTTCTCTCATATTTACACCAAAAAGTTCTCGTATAGATCTTACCGTTGCAAAAGAACTATCATCTCTTTTAATTCTACTAAAAGCGGTTTTTTCAGCTTTTTCTGCAAGTTGTTTACGTTCTGTTTGTTCAATATATAAAATAATTTTTTCAATTGGAACATTTGCTTTATCAGCAAGGTATTGTAAACTCTCATTACAAATACTGTCGGTACTAAGTTTAAGTCTACGTGCTACTTTATCAAAAAGATTTTGTCTTCTACAAGCTTCTTCTTGAGCTTCTTCGTCATATTTTTGATCAACGAGCTCTTGATAAGTCATTGTTAATATTTCTTTGAGTTCTGTTGGTTCTTCTGGATAACCAATATATTTGTATACAGGTTTTTCGTCATCCAGAAGAATCCATCCTTTAGGAAGTCCTTCCTTAACACCCCATTGTTTTTTACCTGTTATTTTATTTTGATAGTAGTATTTACCAAAAGAAGAACTTTTTTTCCTTGAAAAATAATCCATTTATTATTAATCTTAATTAAAATAATTAAATTAAAATAATTAAATTAAAATAATTAATTATAATTTAAGGTATTTTTCTTAGTAATTTTATAGTATAAAATTTAGAAATGATTTTTTCTATCATTTATAGTATAAAAAATAGAAATTAAATGGATCGATCCTCTTATTTTATTAAGGGTAGAGCTATGTTTGGAAGCTTTCCAACACAAGAAGCAGTAGAAGAGCTCGAAAAAGAAGGTGTAAGGTTTTTTATAAATCTGACGCACGATGATGAGAACAAAATCACCCCTTACGTAACACAATACACGCAAATATGCTTTCCTATCATTGACAGACAGGTACCTAAGGACTGGCAAGAATTCGCTCGGTTTATACTCAAAATTTCTGATATCATTTCCTCTCTAAAACCGAATCAGCTTGTTTACCTACACTGTAAGGGCGGACATGGAAGATCTGGCGTTGTAGTTGCGTGTTTGTTTTGTCATATGTTTGGAATGAGTCCAGAACATGCGCTAGAGCAGACTACAAAGTCTCATAGCAAGCGTAGCGTTATGAGAGATAAATGGCGTAAGCTTGGATCGCCGCAAACGTATTATCAAAAAAATTTTGTCCATAAATTTTTCGAGCCTTTAATATTCTACAGAGCTTACAAGAGTGGTCCTACAGCGGGGTTTTCTAATTTTACTAATCATCCAGTAAAGATAGAAGGTCTAGGTTCTTTTCCAAACTCCGAATCAGCGATTCAAGCATATAAAAATCCAACAGACAAAGAATACGTAGAAAGACAAGAAAATTCGCGTAGTCCAATTGCCGCCAAATCATTAGGTCGCAAAACCGAGTTAAGAAAAGACTGGTCGTATGTGTGTGATAAATTGATGTACAATGTAGTCGAATCTAAATTTAAACAAAATCCAGAGTTAAAGGAAAATTTGGTTAGAACTGGTCTACGACCAATCATTCAACACAACAGAGGTGATTATTTTTGGGGTGATGGCGGAGATGGTACTGGTCGTAACAAGTTAGGTAAAATACTTACCAATCTTAGAGAATCTTTTTATCGAGAAGATTGATGATAGGTGTTATTATTTTTACACTTTTTAGCTATAATAAAAAAAAATTATTATAGCTACTTAAAATTATATTTACGACTAATAAATGTCCAACGCAAGGTACATAGAAATAGATTCTACATATCGTAACAGAAAAGAATGGCCTAACCCAGCCGAATTTGAAGTTCTTATTTCACAATCTGGTAGAAAAGATAGGTTTCAAGCACGGGATCCAGTAAGCTTAGCATCACCTTTAACTTTTTCATGGGTTGGTAATTCATTTATTGCAACTGGTGGACCAATAATTATATCAACAGCGCAATTTACTTCAGGTATTCTAACATCAGGAGACTATAGAACAACTTTAATACTTACTTCATCTAACCCTTCTTCTAACCCTTTTCAAACTATTGAAAATTATTATGTAGGTGCCATAGCTGTCAATACTACAACAAATATGGCAAGTCGTATTATTTCTTATACGTGGCTTCAAGAAACTCCAACAACTATTAAAGCAGAAATTAAAATCGAAAGTTCTATTATTACAGATCCATCACAAACAAATATAATAATGATCACTGATCCAAGTGATATCAGTGATCCTGAGAATTCTTTCATCTTTATTCCAAACGGTCGATCTGGTTTTAATGCATACCCAAATTATATTTTGTGGAACGAAACTCGGCAAAATTATTCACCTATCTTATCTTACGATACAAACACTAAATTAGTAAAAGTAAACACAGATGGATTGTCGTGGTCTCTATCTGATACATTTTCTATTAGAAAAGAAGCTCCGTTATTTGGTCAACTGAACAATCAAATAAATGAAGATTCTTCAACAATCTTTTCTTTACCATCTAATTTTTCGTTAGATTATGATGCATATAAAAATTTTTATATCAAAGTTGGAAATGAAATAGGGTTAATTACTCAATATGTTACATTAAGTGGCAAAGCGGTTGGTGGAGACTGGACTCATATTATACTTCCAAGTAATGCTTCTAATATCAATGGTTTTTATAACAATATGTATATCGAAATAAAAGGAACAATAAATGATGTTAGAAAAATCATATCATACACTGTTACCGGAAATGAACCTAATATAGTACGTACAGTTGAATTTAGTTCTATACTACCATCGGACTACGTGGAAGAAGGGGATGCATTTACTTTGCGAAATGGTGTTGTAAACAATGCATTTACAGAGCCATTTACAAACGGTGCTAATTATGAAATACTACCATTCTCTTACGATAATCACAATCCTTTTGTGTATACTGGAAGTATAACATCTCAACAAGAAATTACTTGTTATCAAATAGAATTATTAGATCTTATTTTACCTAACAAGATTTTAAATTGCGGTTTTGGAAGCAGAATTGCTTTCTATCCTTATATATACGTAGAAGTGACAAATATTTCAGGATCAAGTTCTGGAATGAAGAACTCTATTTATTCAAATAATCCAAATGCAACAAGCGCTGTGTTTAGAGTACCTATTTATGATGTACAAAATCCAATTGCTTCTGCATTTGTAAAACTTGATGGCGATGGAATGGTTCAAACTCTTAAATTTAAAACAAATGATAATATTTTCTTTTCAGTACGACTTCCAAATGGTGAACTTTTTAAGACACTTGAACAGGAGAGATATTCTCCTCAGCAACCTAATCCAGACATTCAAATAAGTGCTCTCTTTGGGTTTAAGAGACTTTAAATATATTATTTTCTGTATCTTATTAAAACAACACATTATATGTGTTATTTTATTGTGAATAAAATCTTACTTCAACTTTAGTCCATTCCGAAGTATTTGTTTTACAATCTTTTGTTAGATCTTCCCAAAATACAGGTATTTTAAAAATCAGACAATGGATTACGTATAATTATAGGTATAGAGTCTAATAATAATGATTCCTATACACGATAGCAATCGTAACCAGATATCATCTTATACTTTTTAAAATCAATTCTATTAATCACATTTTAAATTAATTTGTCATCAAAAAATTTGGGCAATGTGGAATAGTTAATACCAAAATTGGTATTAACTACTCAGAATAAGTATTGTCTACCGAATTAATTTTATACCTGAAATATACTGATTTTCTCGAGTAAAAGAAACACACAAAACACCAGAATCAAACCCTGGAAGTTGTTTTAGATCACGTGCAACCTTATATGTACCAAGATAATCGTGTTCTATTACATCACCTTTCAAACCATGTCCTAATGTACAGCATATGATAGGCTGCAATGGTTGTGAACGTACGCCAAGAATTTTATGGTGTCCATCAAGCAAAAAGTTAACTACTTGAATGTATATAGAACGATTGGATGAAATGTCTTTTGGATATACCCATTTATTCTCTTTTGAATCTAAACTCCTAATAGGATGTGTAGAAGTCAATGAAAATCCATCAATATCTACCATTTCAAATAGACCTGTCGAAAAAGTTACACATAGAACAGTTGCGAGTCGATTGTCTCCACAAGAAACAAGGTCTCCTTTTCTCACGTGTCCTACAAGCTTTACACTCCCATCTGCCATCAAAATAGATGAATAAGGATGGAAACAACTACCTGAATAGTATCTATTTTCATATGTTGCTGTATCAATAATCGGTGTTAGTGTTGTGTTAGATGTGTATGTATTAGTGCTGATGTTAGATATTTTCTTTGGTATAGGAGGCATCGCCAAAAAGATCTTTTCACAATGAGTCTGTAAATCTGTAAAAGTTTTAGATGCAAAGTGTTGTATAGCATTATCACGAAAATTATTAACAATTTCACGCTTTGTCGCGTGTAGATACGAACGAAGATAATGCAAACCCCATGCTGCACACCATTTTTCCTTTTCTACAGCTTTTCGTAGTTCACCGTCAACGTCTGCAAGGCACCCCTGAATGTAAGGATGTTCTGAACTATTCATTTCATTTCTCGTGCGAAAATTGGCAAATTGTATAGTGCAATACGGCAAAGAGACAGTAGGTGATGTAGTTTGAATTTTTTCAATATTATGCTCAATCGTTTCTGTAAGATCCAATTTTGCTAAACATTGCAATACTGTTTTCTTATCTTCAATCACATTTGTCAAATCCACTTGTGTCACTACATGAGTTAAACCATTAAAGAAAGATACTTCTAGTTTGTCTATGTCATGACAAATTGGATGAGTCCTATTTTGACCAACACAAATAGATCCAATATTAGTTCTTGATACACTACCATCTTTCATCGTAGTGATCACACAAATGTTGTTACCATATGTTGTTATATCTGTTGCTAAACGGTTAATCATAATTGTTCCTGCTGTAGAAGATTCTGGAATATGAGAAAACGAGCCGTTTAGTCGTTCAGCCATATCAAACAACTCTCTGCTATCAAGTCTGCGCCCAAATCCGACCGTATTCATTGTTATAGTCTTACAAAACTCAGAATTATCTCTAATAAAACGGTCAAGCTCATACATATTTCCACGAAGAGGTTTGTTGGCACTTTCATCCATCCCATCAGTAAAAACCATTATTGTTTGGTTACATGGTTTGTTTTCCTGAACGGAATCTTTGAGAATATTAAGACCCATTTCAATACCAGACCATATTCTGGTTCCTCCGCCAGGAGTAATTAGTGCTAATTTAGACAAAAGATCTTCCTTTTTAAAACCGGTCATTTTATTCATTGGAAAGTATAACTTTGCATTCTCGTTAAAACATACTATAGCTACACTATCTTTGGGTCCAAGACATCCAACCATGACTTTGATGCAATGTATTATCAACATCAGAATAGAAATTCCATCACGTTCACTTTCTGGTAAATCAGGAGTTGCGTCAGAACTCATCGATCCAGAATAGTCAATCACAATAACAGTTTTTTGTGGAAGACTTTCTTCGTCTTCAGGAGCTGAAATGCATAATACGTTGCGAGATGTAATATTCTTATCATTTACAAGTTTTAGACTAAGCATTTTTGTTATTTTATTATTTAAATTCTTTTAAAATCAATTTCAATTTTAGGATTAGGTTTTTATTCTTAATGGTGTGATAAAAATTGATTTTTTAAATAAATACTCTAGAAAAATAATCAGATGAAATGATATTCATAAACTCTGTAGTTCAAAGAGCTTTCTTGAATCTACTTTCCACAAGACGTGGAAAAAGATCAAAATATGGCGCTGTTACACACATTCAGATTAGGCATAGAGCAAATTTTGATAGGTGCATAATCATGATTGCTTCTCATCATCCGCATATTTGGTCTTACGGGACAGGAAATTTACTTGTTGCTCCAACAATTCCTACTCCAGAAATACTAACAAAAGCAGCAGAGCGTGCAAACGAATGGCGTTCAGAATCTCTAAAAGAACATGATATCGATGTGATACCAGACGAAGGATTTGGATATTTCATTCGATACACTCTTGAATGTCGCGAACGATTGTCTTTGTATAAGATGTTTAGAAATTTTGGGTATGAAGCTACGTTGAACTTATTTGAACAACAATACGGATGTACACCGGATATATGTAAATATATTGATTGTGTCGCACCTCAACTTTATGATTTGATTTCAAATATTAAGGTAGTTCGTCAGAGAGGTAAGTATAGATACGGTGATGATAAGTTTAATCAAGGAAATTTAACAAATGAACAATCAAATTACGAGATTATAAAAGAATGCAATCAAAGACCAAATATTAAAGCGTTGAGAAAATTTATGGTCGACATTATAGAACTAGAATCTGTAACAGAGACACTTTCTACACTTGTTATTCCTGAAAATTTATTATATGCGGATAAGGAGTCAGAATGTGTAGTGTGCCTACAAGAAAAAGATGTTCTCATGTGGCCTTGTCATACATCACATGTAACTTGTGCGGAGTGCACTATTGAATTAGTATCTAGACGCGTTTCTTGCCCAATATGTCGTATGGCTCTTGAGTTCAGATATGGTAAGTGGTACATGAGAAAACCAACTTCAGACTAATTGTGATATCTTCATATTATATAATATGAAGATGAATTTGAAATGAAATATTTTTAATGAATGAATTTATTCACAAAATCTTTGACTTGTAAAATCTGAACACCTAATTCCTTTGCTTTTGCCGCTTTTCCAGAAGGTTCTGAATCAATAGATGCTACTACTAATATAGAAGTCTGTTTAGAAACAGTAGTTGTTACCTTTCCACCTCTTGCGACAATATCTTCCTCTAGTTTTTTATCTCGAAAACCTGATAAAACAATCTTCATATTGTGTAGATTACCGCATAAACTTTGTGGTACACTCTTTTCATTAAAAGTTGCAAATTGTCTCATATCAATTATGAATTGTTTTGCTTCTGCAAGATTATCTACAACTTTTTTAGAAGTGATATGAGAAAATCCGTCAACTTTAATTATACGCTCAAGTATATCTTCATTTTTCATAGTTCCACACACATCTAATAGATCTGGAAAATCATTCATTAAAGTTGTTATCTTTTTAGTACCTATTCCAATACCAAATACACCTGATGCTCCTAATGCTAAAGGCAATGATAAATCTTTTAACCCATTATGTATGTTATCCCACGAACGTTCTGCCATTTTCTTTCCAAAACCAGGAACTTTCTCAAAATCATTTTTTGAAGCCATTATAATCTTTAACAGTGTATCATAACCAGATTCATACAATTTTTGAACATTCTTTTCTCCAACGTGTTTTATTCCAACCTCTGCAAAAAAACTTGCTATTCTTTTTACAACCATTTCATCTTCATATTCATTCGTTTGAATGTCGACACCTGTTTCATTCCATGTGTAAGGTATTGTTGGCATATCAGGTTCTTTTGCATTTTTAACGACTCTAACTATGTAAGGAATTACATCACCTGAACGTGTTATTTCAATTACAGCATTCACTCCAATAGATTTTTCTACTATAAATTTAGCGTTAAAACCAGTTGCCCATGATATTGTAACTCCTCCTAATTGAACAGGTTCAATTTCAACTCTAGGTTTTAATATTCCCCACTTGCTCACGTTCCATTCAACACCTAATACTTTTGCAGAGATCAAATTATCAGCTAATCGCATCTTAAAAGCAAATGCATATTGTGGGTTTCCACTAGTATTTCTTTCATAAGAAGAATTAGGCTGAACAATAATACCATCTATTTCATATGTTGATATTTCTTTTGACCGAACGACAGTCTCCATTAAACTATCAATGCTAAAACTAGTAACTATTTCTCTCCAAACGGTTGTAAAACCAAGTTTGTCAAGATATTCTAATTGTTCAGATGGTTTAATAGTCTTTCCGACTGTAATCAATTCATACGCTACAAATTCAATATATTGAATTCCTTCTTTTACTGTCTTTGACCCAATAAGTCCTGTTACCATATTTCGAGGATTTGCATATTCATTTTCGTACTTTTTCTTAAAAACTCGATTTTTCATGATTAATTCACCTCTCACGGCCAGATCAACCTTTATTTTTTTTGGAATATTTTTCAAGTATTTTATCAAATAAGAGATATCTGCTCCAACGATACCATCACCTCTAGTGTAAATTTTCAAATTACCATCTTTTGAGATCAGAAGACAAGAAATACCATCTAGTTTATCCTCAATAACATATTCAGGAGCTTTATTAGATGTTAACCATCTTGTAATAGCCTTATCATCTTCAGGTTTAAATTTATTCATACTTCCAAGCCATAAAGGTAATTCTACTCGATTTTCATGATCTCTAATTTTAGCACCTGTTGGAATTGTGTAATGAGGGTCGCGAATACCTAGTGTTTCTTTAATTTCATCATATCTCCAATCATTCAGCCCTGAAGATTTTCCTGTATTATAATACAAATCGTCTGCATGCATTTTCACTTCATGAAGAACCGAAACAGACTCTGATAAAAGATATTTACTAAAATCTTTATCAGATAAACTTGAAATTTTAGCAATCAACTCAGTCATTTTAATATTTTTCTAATCATAGATTAAAAAAATCAAATTTTATTTAAAGTAGTTTACTATATTGTAAATATAATTGTTGGTTATATTAATATTAGAAATTGATTTTTTCGTCGAACAATATGATATAAGATAAAGAAATGAAAAATGTTATCATAACCAGAAGAGTATATCTGGATCCAAAATTTTTGGACTCAAATCTTATGGAACATCTTTTGAAGAGATGTTATGAATTATCAGTTGGTGAATGCACAAAAGAATATGGACATATTCTTGCTGTAAATAAGATAGTAAAAGTATTAGGTAATGAAGACACGATTTTCACAGTTCAATTTGAAGCTGAAACTTTGAAACCAAAAGTAGGTGATACACTTTCCGGTAAAGTATGTATGATATACAAGGACGGAATTTTTGTACAGGTGTCAGTTAAGCAAAAAATGTTAATTCCTGCAATTTCAATAAAAGGTTATACATATGACGATACTTCCCATACGTATTCTAGCGGAAAGAAAAAAATAACCGAAGGTGATAATATAGAAGCAATTGTAACAGCATCTCAATATAATAAGCAAAATTTTAGTTGTATCGGTAGTCTTGTTTAAAGAAAAAAAATCTATTAAAAAATGTCTGAAACAGATATTCTGTTAGAATTCAAATCGCAGTTACTTTCTTTTTTTGACGAATTGATTGGTCAATTTCCTAAGGAAGGAGATCTTGTTGTAGTTCGTCTATTTCTGGCAAACCAGATACCAATGCAAATTGTCATGGACGTTTTCAATCATAAAATAAACACAAATGATCAAGAGCTAAGGAAAATGGTTAAAGAACGAAATGAAGTTTTCTTTTTGGAACACAATATTTTTGATAATTTAGGTAAAGATAAAATAGTCCATTTTAAGAAACTGTGGCGTTCTGATTGTCTTGATGAACAAGATAAAAAAGTTATATGGAATTGGATAGATGCATTTATATACCTAGGTGATAAGTATACTAAAGCTATTAGTAACAAATAAATTTATTACTGATATTACAGTAATAAATTTAAAAATAAATCTTTTTTAATCTTAAATGTCTAATCCTTGTAGGCCAGAAAATATTAATGGATATGAACATCCGTCTGAACATGTCTATACTTCTCGAAATGGTGTATACAAAACCTTTACTGAAGGTCAAAAGTATCAAGAAGATTTTGGAAATGTAATTGTAGGAAAACAATATGCTGTAAGTAGTGATCTAAATAAAGATAAGTGTCCAGAATGTAAAGGAAATGCAATTAGAACTTGTCAATGTGGTTATAGTGATAAAACTTGCTCAAATGGGCATGTATGGTACACAGATCGCGATGGAAAACCTAAAAAAGGAAATCCTCATTAAAATTTTGTAAAAATCTTATACTATATTCAGTATAAGATATGTAATATTCTGAAATTTATTTACTTTGCGCCAACTCGTTTCACCTTTCGAACGACAGTCTTCTTTGGAGAAGGCTTCTTTACCTCAACGTTATCTTCTTCGCCAGATCCCAAGAGACTACCATCACCATCACCTCCGGTGTTATCTTCTACACCATCATCATCCAAAGCAAATGCTGCAGATTTATTTTCATTCATAGAGGCAAGAACCTTAGATCTTGCCTTAGGACGAGCAAGGAGACGCTTCATTCCCATCTTACTAGGCTCAACTACTGCCTCGTATAGCTTTACTTGCAAAGAAATTTTTGCACCAACAAAAATCGACTCAATCTTGACAGCGCCGCTTGCGTAGCAATGCTTGCCCATAAGATCACGAGCTTCTAGAATATTGTCGTTGGTGTCAAAAAACTGCGTGAGAAACTTGTCTTGCTTCTTCGAATAAATGAGCTTTGCGTACAAAGTCGGACCTCGTCCGGGAACATTTCGAAGACCGGGCTTACCCTTTTCATCAGTAAACTTCTCTTTTTTTATATAAAGTGGGTTAAAGCCACCCTTTGTCTTGGTCAAATCGGCGCGAGTCAAATCAAACAAATCGATTTCCTCCTTGTTTTCGATAAGATGATCCATACAACATTCGACAATTTCATTGAAAGTATCAACCCACGTCTTTTCGGCAGGAGTCGCGCCATCACGGCTCCATAGGCAAAGAGGAAAGGTAAAACCTGTAACATTACCTGTTTCTTGACTAGTATTCTCAGAAACACCAAACGAATATAGGCGTTCTGTTGGAATAATTAGCTCACCAACAGAACCATCCTCATTACGTGTGGAAATATTAATTCGCTTAAATTCAATCTTGACCTTGCTGTCTGGAATAGATCCAACAATAGGCTCGGAAAAGATCATTCTTTGCTTGGGATTATAACCCTGAGCGGGCGTCAATTGCGTGTTTTCATTGTCTGACATTTTGTTTTAATTTAATCTGCTATTTCCTTAAACTTATATTAACTTTTTTCAATTTTATTTTTACGGATTAATTCTAAATGCCGGTTGTTGATGTATCGGATATATGCTCTCTTCTTCAAAAATGGGCGGAAAGTAAGGCAGAGATTGCTGATTTGGAAAAGAAGATAGATAAGTATAAACGTCTTGCTAATCGTGTAATGGATCAGAAAGGAGATAATACTATTACTTCAACCGATTACAAACTATCACGAAAAGAAATATCTCGAACTACCATTGCAAAAAAGGATGTGCCTAAAGAAATTTGGAAAAAGTATGCACGTACTTGTACTTACACCGCATATTACTTGACTAAAAAAAAGTAGTCTTAATTGTTGTAAACGTTTACTAACCAATACTCATAGAATACAAAAGTGGATTTCTAAAATCATAAATATTAAAGTAATTATACACATATTAGTGTTGATTCGGATTCCTATGTATATTTCAAAAGTTTTATTAACACAATAGAAACTAAAGCGAGTGACTCTAAATGAATTAGTGAACTATCTTTGCAGTTATTTCGAGTATGTTAATTATTATTAAACGTAATTAATTATTTTTTATTCTTATATTATATAAAATAAATGAGTTCGGACGTAATAATGACCGATGCACATCGTAGATCAGATTTTTCTATAATCAAAAAAATTAAACAGAAAAAAAATAACCCGAATTTAATTGAAAATTTAACTAAATTTGGCGTCAACCAATACAATTACGAAACATTGTGTAGTGAATTATACAAAACTTATGATGTTAGCTTGATTGATAATCTACCAGATGACTTAATAGAAAAATTTAGGTCAGAGTTAGCAAACTGTTTTAAAATTTTCAGACCTGTTTTAGCTCGACTTATTATTAATTATTATAATAACAAAAAGCCAGAATTATTACTTCCAGCATTTCGTAAACCTGTTACTAAGTTTATTAGAGGACCTAGAACACTTACTATACAGTCGAGCAAACTTTTTAACATGCGTGTGTGTATATTTGGAGAAAGTCACAAACCAGGGAACTGTTTGATACACAATTCTACTGATCCTAATTATATGATGAATATAGAAGATTATCTAGAAATGTTATTAAAAAATACAGATAAATATCTTGAATATATTTTTGAAGTTCCATCAATGGGTAGAGGAGCCCAACAATATGAAGGTCAGGTTACAACTGGAGATACACATCTTAACAGTATATTTCAAAGATTTAGGCCATGTATTGAACCTATATCACGTAATATCCCTGATTGTACCTTAGGTCGTGTACATTTTATGGATATTAGAAATAAAAATAACGAACCAAGTGATCAAATATCTTCTTTTTCTCAGTATATTCATTATGCCTGCTCGAGCAAAATTAGAACCGCCCAAGTTCTCAATGACAAAACATTTATTAGTTTGTTACATTATTTTAACAAACATGGTTGCACTTCACCCAAAAAATTAATTAACTATTTCAATGTTTTTATTTTCGGAAATCCTTACAATGTAATACAACTTAGAAGACTTTTGGAATCTAAGTCTCCTAGGGATATTTGGGTGGGTAATGAGATTAGAGATTATATTAAAGGTGAAATATCTTTAATGGTTGGTATGTATTTTGATAATGTAAAGTTTCATACTAGGAATATAATTTCTACTAGAAACAAATTAGCAGGTCAGAAATTATGGACGAATATTTCTCTTCTAGAACGTTCTAACCTAAGAAAATCTTTTAAGTATCTCCAAGGTTATATGACACGTTTAGTATCTCTTGGACCAGACTTGTATACTCTATGTCGTATGTTTAGAACTTTTAATACAGACAAAGCAGCATTTAACGGAGCAATCAAGGAAGATCAACCAAAAAAAGCGATGAATATAGTTATATACAGTGGTGATGCACACTCTCAAAGATATAGAAGATTCTTACGGCATCTTAATTTTCAAGAGGATGGAAAAACTGGTCAATCAAGTTATTTCGCAAATCCTCCGAATTTTGAGTGTATAGACATGACAGATATAAAACAACCGTTTTTCTCGGATAAATTTAATACAAAAATGTATGTTGAACCAAAAAGAAGGTATGAGTTTGATTACAATTTTAGATACGACGATTTTTCGATTTAAACCTAGAAACATAATTTTAATACAAAAGTATTAAAATTTAAATTGCGTCTTTTGGAAAATGATTTTGATTCTTCAAATAAGTCTGAATACCGTAATAATATAAAGGCTTATCTGCCTTTTCTGGATTAAAACCAAGAAGCTTTTGAAGCTTTGCATCAGGTAGAATCTGACGCTTGTCTTCAGGATTCTGTAACTTATTAGTTGCTATATAATCACATATATACTTGGTAACATCAACTCTGGAATGAAGTTCGTCTTCGGGCCAACCAGTAAATTTTGCAAGTTCACTTGACAATTTTACTGGTTTTTGTAAGCCAGAGTTGTGATTATTTTGTCGTGTTGTTGTAGACGTCTTTTTAATCGCGCGTTCACATTGTATTCTTAGAGTTTTTATGCTCTTATTTACTGAACGTAAAAACTTGATATCACATGTCTTTAATGAACTATCACGTGCATCTTTAATTTCTGTCTCAACCATATTGATTAAATAATCAAAAGAGGATGAAATATTTTCTCTGTTTGCAAGTTCTTTTGCCTTTTTTGTTGTTGAAATCATAGACCCATCCTCAGGAGAAGATATATCTGAATTTTTTTTTACACGAGGAACTTTGACTTCTGATTCCATTGTCTTTTTTGTAACCTTTGTGATGGTATCTATTACAACATTAGTTGTTTTTTGAGGCATCTAAATTTATTACTTTACATAATATCTTTAAGTCAATTTGATTAGTTCACAGGTTATTTTCAAGTTAACTTTTTAAATCTCGCTTTTTATCAAAAATTCATACTGTTGTATGAATTTTAAATGTATAATACATAAAATAACTTTACTTAGAACCAAAATTATATGTTAATGGATTCGCTGAAGGAGCTTTAAAAGTAGTTGGTTGTGTTCCAAAAATACTTGGTTGTTGTGATCCAAACGTACTTGGTTTTTGTGTTCCAAACGTACTTGGTTGTTGTGATCCAAACGTACTTTGTTGTTGTGATCCAAACGTACTTGGTTTTTGTGATCCAAACGTACTTTGTTGTTGTGATCCAAACGTACTTGGTTGTTGTGATCCAAACGTACTTGGTTGTTGCTGTGTTCCAAACGTATTTTGTGGTTGTGTTCCAAACGTATTTTGTGGTTGTGTTCCAAACGTGCTTGATGGTTGTTGTGTTCCAAACGTGCTTGGTGGTTGCTGTGTTCCAAACGTATTTGGTTGCTGTGTTCCAAACGTGCTTGGTGGTTGCTGTGTTCCAAACGTGCTTGGTGGTTGCTGTGTTCCAAACGTGCTTGGTGGTTGCTGTGTTCCAAACGTATTTGGTGGTTGTGTTCCAAACGTGCTTGGTGGTTGTTGTGTTCCAAACGTGCTTGGTGGTTGCTGTGTTCCAAACGTATTTGGTGGTTGCTGTGTTCCAAACGTGCTTGGTGGTTGTTGTGTTCCAAACGTGCTTGGTGGTTGCTGTGTTCCAAACGTGCTTGGTTGTAGTTGTTGTGTTGGAAATGTGTTTAGAGGTACCTTATCTTCTTCACATAAATTTTTACACAAATTAATTAATTCATCTGATTTATAATATCCTTGATCATTAATTTTATCAACAAAATAGGAAGGTATAGATTTTAAACCGACCCTTGTACCAACCATTCCGCCAACAATTGCTGCAATACTTGAAGTGTCCCCACCTGACCTAATAGCCATACAAATACAAGAAACAAAAAAATCTGGAACGCATATCAAACAATAAATTGAAAATAAACAAGATTGCACAGGTGAAGATGAAATTATTTCACCTTCATTAAGTAATGGTTCACCAAACATTTTCGCAGTTTCTGATGTAATTATTTTAATAATTTGTCTATCTGCCAAAGCAGATGCAAGTATATATTCAAGTTTTGAATCCTTAATCATATTTTTTCGTTTTGTTATTAAAACTGGCATACTCGAAACATATGTTCCCAATGTTGGGTTAATTGACATTATTGAGTTTGAAAGCTGTTTACAAAAAATATGAGGACTATTTAAAATATCGTATTTAGAATATGGTTTTATTTTATTTTCAAGAGCAAGCCTAGTTGCTTCCGCAATTAATATTGAACAAGCTATTACTGTTTCAGAACTGTTAGTCATACTAGCTTGAGTATTTGATACTGTTTTACAAATATCTTTTCTGCTCATATAAACAGCTCCTAAAGGAGCAACTCTAGCACATGGATCATTTTTCTCTTCTTTGTAAGGAATACCCTTTTTTATATGTTCTACAAAAGATAATTCGGGAGTTCCAACAAGAGATGTTTTGGAAATATTATTTTTATCCCACTCAATTAATCCAGCAAGGCCGTAAAGAGATATCATTCTCTTTTTAAAAGAATCAACATTAAACGCTCCGTTTTCAATCGACAATAACATTTCTCTTGAAGATTGTGTATCAATTGTATACTGTCCATATTGAAAAGATGCTGTGTTTTCATCAAGTCTACAGTAACGAGATTTACCAGTTCTTCCCATATCTTTGTCAATTCCATATAAATGTAAAAGTTTAGGTACTATTATTTTGTCTACATATTCGTAACAAGAATCGGGAGAATGACCTTCAACTAAAAACCCAACAGATTCACCAATTGCTGTTCCAATAAGAGATCCACTGATATTATCTAATCGACTAACATACTTACTTTTAAATATCGGGTTTTCTTTTTCATATTTTTCAATTTTATCAGAATGTGAAGAAAAGGTTTCGCTAAGAAAAATCGAAAATTCCAAGATTTTTTCTAAATCTACATTGTCGTCATATACGATTGGATTCTTTTCATAACTCTCCTCGATAGCGTTTCTAATAATAACCAAGTTAGAAATTGGAATGCAAAAGCTGTCTGATAACAATAAATGAAATATATCTCTTGTATAATTTCTAACGTAATTAGAGTAAGGAAGATGAAGAAATTCAATAATAAATATTATTTTATTTGTTATGTTTTGACCAATCCACTTATCAAAAAATCTTTTAGATAAAAATATACTTTTTAACATGATTAAATTAATAATGATGTCTCCTTCTGTCTTTCCTAAACTAGATTCTATTGGTATGTCTGATTCTAAACACATAGACAAATAATATGTTACTTCTTCTGTCATTTTATTCACAACAAGTTCTATTTTCTGGTCGTCTGTTTTATCCTCGATTGTCTTGTTATATTTTGATATGATGTTATCAAACATTTTATATTTTAAAACAAAAATTAGATAAATAAATCAATTTCAAAAAAAAAGTCACGTAAAATATCAAATAAACTTAACCCAAAACGACGCGAACGCATTTTCTTTACTAGTCTTGATAAATTCTTATGATTAAATGCACCAATTATGGTTAAGATATAAAACCAGAAGTGGAAAAGAGTATCATGTATACATACCCATAGGAGGTTGACTTATAACAGAGACTGATTTGGTTTTCTTAACCATTTCAAGACCTTTTTCTAAATCTTCTTGCGTTAAAATAAACTTATACTCTTTTCCTAGGGGTAGTACACGTCTTGCATGCGCCATTTTACATTTTGAGATTAAATTTATAATGTCTCTTCCTGCGTTGGTAAAAAATTCTTTATTCTTTTCTATAATGCCAGTTATGATATCTTTATCAATATTAATATCCCAGTTAATGTGCTTAACTTTTCTAAGAAAAATGTCTCTTAATTCAGATGCTGAATATTCTTCAATTTTGTGTTTCCACTGGAAACGACTTTCTAACCCATCATTTACTGCAAAAAAACATTTTTGTATATCTTTTTCATAACCAGCTGCTATACAACAAAAATCACTTGTGTGTTCAGACAGGAAGCTACATAAAGTATCGATAGCTTCCTTTGAAAAAGAATCCTTGTCCTCTTGTCCTGGACCAAGAGAATAAACTTCGTCAATAAACAACACTCCACCTAAACAAGAATTTAATAATTTTTGTGTTTTAATAGCTGTTTGTCCAAGATACCCAGCGACAAAATCATCACGATGAGCTATTTTAAAAGGACCTTCTGCTGACAAAATATCCATTGCTTGATATATTTTGGCTATAATATACGCAACGGTAGTTTTACCCGTACCAGGTGGACCCATCAAGATAGTATGTAGATATTCATCTGATTTATTTCTCTGATGCATTCCCTGAATATAATATAATATTTGATAAAAAATAGACTCTTTTAAACTTTCCATACCAATTAGATTATCCAATTCTTCCAAATAAGGGGTTAAACGCCAAATCATAATAGTATTAATATTTTTGTAAAAAATTGTGCCTTTTCCTATTTTTATAAGATCTTTAATAGAGATGATTGGAGGAGCGTCAGATAGTGTAATACGAGGTCTTCGTTTATTTTTATTAGAAGAAAAGTATTTAGTATCATCATCATCTCTATCTCTCTTCGACATTTTACTATTTAGTTTTTAATTGTTTAGATTACCTACCGTATAGTCTCTCCTGCTTAGACATTTCATCTAACATATCTTCTGAGTAACGATAACCAAACTGTTCACGAAGATTTTGTTGAGCATCCTTATATTTCTTCTGCATATTTTTGTAATCTATTTCATTTTGCATAGTTGCTCGTCGTCTAATAGTTCTATCTTTACTACCATATGGGTTAAAACTTTCGTGGAAATTTACTTGTTGCATTACTTCTAAAAATTTCCATGGAAGAGCAACACCCCAACCGTTTTTATTTATAGGTTGACTCTTTGGATGTTCAGGATATGTTGCATTATCACCACCAGCTTTTCTTTTCACAGCATAACCAAAATCTATTATAACAGGTTCTCCAGAACTAGTACACATAACATTACCATCATGAGTATCTACGTGAAGCCATCCAATTTTACGTAAGAGTTCCAATTTTTTTCCAACTTTTTGATAGAGCTCTTGCGGGTCTATATTATCACAATTATATAATTTTTCCATTATAATATACCCCATAGTTTTACAAGTCCAAACATCATATATTTTAGGTACTAAATCAGTTCCCTGTAATTCAAGAAGTGCTTGTATTTCAGCTCTAAATTGTGATGTAAAATTTAGTGTCTTTTTCTGAGATTTAAGAACATAATCATAATCATGATTTTTATGTCTGATAAGCCTAGTTTCACCTGCTTCACCTGAACCGGTCTCAGTGCCTTTGTTCCATTGTTTAATATATTTACAATCTTCCCTAATAGTATAAAAATCAATTTTTTTAGAAATAACTGGTCCAGCTGGAAAATGTTCATCTTTATTTATTTCTGATATTGTTGGCGGTGATGGTAAGAATACCAATGGTTCAATACGAGGAGGTAACCGAGACGGAGATGGAGATCGTATGAATGGTGAAGGAGAACGAGGAGGTTGACGGTCCCAATGCACATGTTTAGGCTGAATTCTTGGTTCTGGAGATGGCGAACGTATGGATGGAGGAGTAGGACGAGGAGGTAAAAGTTGTTTTCTTGGTTCTGGAGAACGTGTTGATGGAGGAATAGGTAAACGAGCAATATTCATCCCTATTGGTTTTGGGAAAGATGTTAACAAAGGTGTTAACAAATCATCTGATGAACTACTTGAACTAGTTGAACTACTTGAACTACTTATAAATGGAACACTTGACGACGAAGTGCTTATTCTTGTAGAAGGAAAACTTGAAGAGGAGGAGCCACTTATACTTGCAGAAGGAAAACTTGAAGAGGAGGAGCCACTTATACTTGCAGATGATAACTTTTTTGCCAATAATATACTCTTTCCAGCTCTACCATCTATCAAGACCCATTTTTTACTATCTGAATTCCAGATCAAATCAGACGGGCGTTTTTTAGTACCACGGGATGCTAATTCTTTCAACTTTCTCTCCAATAATATAAGTTTTCCAACTTTACCTTCTATTAATACGCAATCTTTAGTACTCTTTTCAAAAATTGTTCCTTTTGGACATTTTTTATTACGAGGTGATTTACTAGAAGGCGATCGTTTTAATTTTCTTTCCAATAATATACGCTTTCCAACTTTTCCGTCTATCAAGACGCAGTTTTGAGTTTCTGGATTCTTGATTGTTCCTTTTGGACACTTACTACTTTTACGAGGTGATTTACGAGAAGCCGATCGTTTCAATTTTCTCTCTAATAATATACGTTTTCCAACTCGTCCATCTATCAATACGCAATTTTGAGTTTCTGGATTCTTGATTGTTCCTTTTGGACACTTACTACTTTTACGAGGTGATTTACGAGAAGCCGATCGTTTCAATTTTCTCTCTAATAATATACGTTTTCCAACTCGTCCATCTATCAAGACGCAGTTTTGAGTTTCTGGATTCTTGATTGTTCCTTTTGGACACTTACTACTTTTACGAGGTGATTTACGAGAAGCCGATCGTTTCAATTTTCTCTCCAATAATATACGCTTTCCAACTTTTCCATCTATCAATACGCAATTTTGAGTTTCTGGATTCTTGATTGTTCCTTTTGGACACTTTTTATTACGAGGTGATTTACTAGAAGGCGATCGTTTCAACTTTCTCTCCAATAATATACGCTTTCCAACTTTTCCATCTATCAATACGCAATTTTGCGTTTCTGGATTCTTAATTGTTCCTTTTGGACACTTTACCATTTTATAATATCTATAGAAAAATAGAAAATCATGATAATTACTTTACATAAGTAATTGATCCTAAAAAGTAAAAATGAACTTTAAGATCTTAAAGAAATATAAATAACAAACCAGAAGTAATGGGAATCAAAAGCTCATTTAATAGTTTTTTGAGAGATACATGTCCCGAGATATTTGAACCAATTCACATTTCCGAATATAGTTTTATGAAAGTAGCAATAGATATTTCTCTCTATATGCACAAATTCAAGGCAGTGTGTGGTGATAGATGGCTATCAGCTTTTATTAATCTAATAGCAAGTCTGAGACGCAATGAAATTCACTGTGTTTTTATATTTGATGGATGTGCTCCGCCTGAAAAGTTGGGTGAACAAGCAAAACGGCGGAATACTAGAGAAAAATTAGATCAAAATCTTTTTGAGTTAGAAGAGGCTTTTTCAGACTATATCAAAACAGGTATAGTCGCAAAATGTCTTTCCGATCTTTATGAACGTAGTCAATCACCAAAAAGACTACTTAGCAAGCGCACTAATAAAATAGACATGAATTGGATTGAAAAAAAGATTGAACAAAAACGTGGTCAATTGTATACTGTCACACAAGAAGATTTTGAAAATGCAAAAGAACTTTTTCGTATTCTTCAAGTGCCTTATTATACAGCACCTGAAGAAGCAGAGAAGATGTGTGCAGCTGCATGTATAGCAGGTTACGTGTCTGCTGTTTTGTCTGAAGACACTGACGTTATGGCTTATGGAGCGCCTGTCTTTCTTACAAAAATTGATACTGGGTCAGATACATGTGTAAGAATTACACACTCTAAAGTACTTGAATGTCTTGAATTGAATAAGGAGCAGTTTCTAGATTTATGTATAATGTGCGGTACTGATTACAATCCTAATATTCCTAAAATAGGAAGCAAATCTGCTTACAAACGAATTATTCAACATGGCGGTATTGATCAAATCGCAACAGAGACCGCTTTAGATACTTCTGTGCTCAATCACAAACGTGTAAGACAGTTATTTACCGAATTTGAAATTGAGAATTCCTTTTTGTTCAAGATTCCATTTTGCGGAACTCCAGATTTTTCATCTTTAGAAAAATTTATTGCAATGCATAAAATTCACGTGAATATTGATAAACTACGTACGAATTTTACTCATAATGTTGTTGTGTTTGAAGATTCGGATGAAGAATAAAGATACTCTTATTAATATTTCTAAATTCATAAAAAATTATGAATTTATTTTGCGGTTGTTCAATATAGAAAAAGTATCGACATCTAAAATTTTAAAACAGTAAAAATAATAAAGTTTTGTAATAAATGCGCAAAGGATGTTATCAAATAATTTCAAATGATGTTTATACAAATAAACGGATTCAACCTGTGTTTCCTAGTCCGGAAGAAAAGAAAAATCAACTTCCAAGTGTTTGGTTTGAACAAATCAATAATAATAAGGTAGAGAATTACGTTGACAAAAATGATTTGGATTTGCAAAAGAAAAAACCAAATAAATTAGATATGAAATGGACGACTGTTGAATATGCAAATCCTAGTGATCCACGTGTATGGGGACCTGCATTTTGGTTTACTTTACATAATGGTGCAGCACGTTATCCTATTAAGGCGTCGCGTATTTGTGCAGAAAGAATGAAAGGATTTATTCTTGGCATGCCTGTTATGATACCATGTGAAAAATGTCAGGATCATGCAACTTCGCATATTGAGGCAAATTACTACAGATTAAACGAAATTGTTAGTGGAAGGGAAAAATTATTTAATTTTTTTGTTTCTTTCCATAATTATGTTAATGAACGTTATGATAAACCAAAAATGAGTAATGAAGACGCATACACTCTTTATACAAGTGGTGTGAATGTCACAAAACTTGATTATTCATCTAAATAACTTGTTTCAAAAAAAACTTCATATTCAAAAGTATGAAGTTTTTGTATTTTGTTTTATGAGTTTCCAAATAATGATTGTTTAGGAACTTACGACAGAATGAAAACATCATATATTATCGTTTTCTTCAATATATTGATAAATTTACGTATCTAAACAGGCATATTCAAAAATAAAACTGAATGAGTGAGTTAGAAAATAAAATTATGTTAAAGATGTCAAAAGAATTATCATCGATTAAACTAAAGCCAAAACAAGATGAAGCATACTCTGCTTTAGTTCGAGGTGAAAGCATATTTCTTACAGGTCCTGCCGGTACAGGCAAATGTTTAGGATTTAATACTCCTGTTATAATGTTTGACGGTTCTATCAAGATGGTACAAGACGTAAAAACTGGAGAATTAATTATGGGAGATAATTCTACAGCAAGAACTGTGTTAAGTACAGCGTCCGGTGAAGATGAAATGTATAAAATCACAAATCGAAATGGCGATTCGTATATTGTAAATAGCGCTCATATTCTTACTTTTAAGGTATATAAGGTTATTAAGTGTTCAAAAGATAGTTGTATTTTATCTTGGGGTGATAAAAGTGGTAATGTAATGCATAAAGTTTTTGTTTCTTATGAAGATGCAAAAAATATGTCAGACGAACTTCCTGATTTGGTTGATTTGCCTATATTGCAATGCATAGAAAAACATAAAGATCGTAATTGGCAAAAACATTTTCAAGGTGTTTACACAAGCATTGATTTTCCAGAAAAGCATCTAGAAATATATCCTTATATTTTTGGATCAATAATTACAAAAGCAATTTGTCAAGACGTTAGAATAGTAAAAATAATGTATCAACAAAAACACATGAATATAATGATAAATAAACATATTCCGCATGAATACAAGACAAGTTCTCGTGCACAAAGACTTGATTTACTTGCTGGCATAATTGACTCATGTGGTTGCTTAACAAACCAAAATAGCTATGAAATATCACAAACATCTAAACAAATAAATGACGATATCTTTTTCATTGCTAGATCTCTTGGATTTCACGTCTTTGTAAGAGAAGATAACAGGAATAGTATGTTAGTATATAGAATTTATATATATGGTAATATACGTGAAATTCCTGTTATAAACGCAAAGAAACCAATTGATCGGAATGAAAAATACGATAAATTATCTTTTCGTATACGAATAGACTCAATCGGCAAAGGTATGTATTATGGTTTTGAGATTGATGACAACCATCGTTTTGTTTTAGGTAACTTTATAATAACTCATAATACAGCAGTTGTTAAAATGTTTACAAAAGCATATCAGAAATATCGTCGAATTGCGGTGACTTCTACAACTGGTACATCTGCATTGCTTTTGAACGGTACAACTCTTCATTCATATCTAGGTATTGGGTATGGAAACGGAAGTGTAAAGTCTATTGTTGATAAGATTTATTCTTGGGCTTGGTTACGAAAAAGATGGACTGATTTAGAATGTTTATTTATTGATGAGATTAGTATGTTGGATCCAGATATATTTGACAAGTTAGAAGAAATTGCACGTATTGTACGACGTAATACTGCGCCATTTGGTGGTATTCAGATAGTACTTTCTGGGGATTTCTTGCAATTGCCTTGTGTTGGAACTGATAGATTTTGTTTTGAAGCTAAAAGTTGGGATAAATGCATAAAACGAACGGTGTACTTGAATGAAATCATGAGACAAGGTGATAATGTATTTCAAGATGTTCTAAACAAAGTTCGAGTTGGTGATATCGATGATAAAGTAAAAAAAGTACTTGATTCTCGCATTGGAGCCAATCTTAGTAACGAATTTGGAATCAAACCAACGTGTTTGTATTCACAGAATCGTGATGTAAACATTATAAACGATAACGAATTGGACAAGCTTGCTGAAGATGGAAGACAATTTTATGAGTATAAAATGGATATAGTAGTATGCAGTGGTGTTACTAATAGATCAGCTGTTATAGAAAAATTTAAGAAATACTGTACTACACCGGAAATCCTTCAACTTTGTAAAGGAGCTCAGGTTATGTTGTTAAAGAACTTGGATATTCCAAATGGTCTTGCAAATGGAAGCAGAGGTGTCGTAACTGGTTTTGTGTCTGATATGCCATGTGTGCGTTTTTTAAACGGAGAGGAACGTGTAATTGAACAAAATGTTTGGGAAGTGGAAGAAAATGATAAAAAGATTCTTCGTGCACAACAAATTCCTCTAAAAGTTGCTTATGCTATGTCAATTCACAAATCTCAAGGTTGTTCTCTTGATTATGCTAACATAGATTTATCTGATGTGTTTGAATATGGCCAAGCCTATGTAGCGCTTTCTCGTGTTAAAAGCTTAGAAGGTCTAAGTATCATCGATATTAATTATGATTATATTGATGCGCATCCAAAGGCAGTGGAATACTATGATAATTTATAAGAAATCTAGTTAATACCAAAAATGGTATTAACTAATCAGTTATTTTATTTACCACACTCTGAAATTGATAACAATAAGTTATAACTGTTAATAAAAATATATACAGTCAGCAGATTGGTTTGTTAACGAACTATCTATCGTATCCATGATGTTTGTATCGTAAATCTTTAGGAGAAATAATATTTGTTTTATATACATTATTTAATAATAGTAATTATTTTTATTCAAGTTTTTGTTTCATCTGTTCATAACCATAAGAGAACATATTTAGCTTGTCTGAAGACGTAATATTAAATTCAAATATTTTTAAATTAGGACCAACGTCTTTTATATTTATAATTTTGCACTTGTCTGAAGCCATTTGTATCTTGTGTTTTATTGCTTGAATAACTGGAACGTTAATAAGATTATAAATAAACTCTAATATGCTTACATCGGTTTCGCTACTAAAATTATATAATTCATTATTTAGATTTATTCCAAGTATCTTCTCACCCATCTTTTCACCTGTGTCGATTGCAAAGTTATCAGAAATACCTCCGTCAACGTAAAAGCAATTTCCGTATCTGTAGTTTTCAAAAACAAGAGGTAAATTTGCTGACATATGTATTGCTGTTACACATGGTAAATGTGGATGAGTTTCCCAAGATAAATATTCAGTACGATTTTCTGTAAGATTATGTGTAACGCACACAAGAATTTTATTCATTTTTTCTTTGATGTCATTTAGAGTCGGAAGATAACCGATTTTTGAAATACTCATTTTCTCTAATTGCTCTTGTATATTAGAAAATGAAATAGCTCCTCTGCCTTGAATCATTGCTAATATATTAAAATCATGCATTTTTTCCATAATTTGATTTGAACATATATAAACCATAATTTCTATTGGAGTATAACCAATTGCTAATAAGTAGCAAATCATCGATCCAGATGAAGTACCTACATAAGTAGTTACATTTTTAAACAAATAATTGTCAAATGCGTATTGTATTGCACCAAGGGTTGCAAAAGCTTTAGAAGAAGCTCCTGATAAGACTAAAGTATCGTAATAAACAGGTGTAGATTTTATAATTTGTTTAGGAGAAAAAGATTCTTCTTCATCTTTCATTTCTACTTCCATTTTGTTTCTAATTTGCTTTAGTATTCTTTAAGGCAATTTAACCTTTAATAAAAACCATATTATTAAAAAATATGGTTTTAACTTTTTTCAAAAATGCAAATTTGACGATAATAATTACACATCTAATACTTTTTTAAGTAAAAGAATACATATAATAGCAAGAGTGATTATCGCAATTATATAAATAGTTTTATCTGTATTATAGAATTTAGAACAAATCGGACATTTTGAAATATGTTCGGCTACATCCAGACAGCTTGGAGAACAAATAGGCATATTAAAGTGTTTAAAATGTTCTTGTTGAATAGGAGGATTAGTGTAAATTTCGTTTTGAAATGATTGGTCTATAACATTATTATTTTCTTGACTAGTATTTACAACAACATTCTGTCGAGCATGCATTCGGCTACTAGAATCATTTTCTTTATTATCATTACTCATACCAGAGTATGGAGAAGTTGGAAATGGCTGCCTAATTTTACTATTAACTTTATTTTGTTGTTCTACAGTTAATATTGACATACTGTCTAGATCTGATAGTTCTGGAAGATTATCAATAAGGGTTACTTTTGGTTCCGAAACATTAACTTTTCTCATTTTATATTAGGACCATACAAAATAAAATCATAAAAACATAACATCTTCTGTACTTACATCTTTACCGTTTACAATCAACTCATATGCTCTCAGAAGATATGGATCTTTTTGATCATTAACTATAGTACCTAAAATAGTTTGAAAATCCGAACTGTTTGTTTTATCTTCTATTTCTGTTGAAGAAGTTTCTGTTGCATTTTCAGTTTTCTTTATCTTTTTTGGCTTGAAAATTATTTTAACACCCTTATCTAATAAATTTTTGTATTTTTTAGTTTTCTTTAAAGCCTTAAATTGGTCATAATTACCTGATACTGTTACTTTAAGAGTGTCTTCAGTAGAAGGTACTTCGTAAGTGTCAACATCCTCAACATCCATATATACTATTTTTTTTCTTGGAAGTTGTAAATCAATTTCTTGGAGTTTGTATTTTTTATTTTTGAATTCTAAATACGCAATAATATTTTTTTCGCTTTCGCCAAATGCATGTTGCATAGCAGAACCTGTGTAATAAATATTCTCTTGTGGAATTTGTCTAGAATGAATATGACCAGAAACAACATTTGGATGAGTTGTTGGCCATTTGTCTCCTTCAACAGATATAATAGCCCCCATCTTGCATCCAGCGAATTCTTGATGTGCAAAAATACAACTTGAGTCAATCCATTCACTATTTAGTGTGTTAAGAGCTTCTTGAAATCTTCCAGGTGGAACATAAGGGATGAAAACAAATTTCTCACCTTTTACTGTTTCGGTCAATACTTTATCAACAATAACTGTATTCGTCCACTCTTTCATACCGGAAAGCCAATGATTTTCATTCAAAAAAACCTGATTATTTATCATGTCGTGATTTCCTACTAAAACATATGTCTTGGCAATAACACGTAGTTTATCTATCATTTCGTAAGCTTTGTTCAACGCAATAGTGTGAAGACGTTCATGAGTATGAAGAACATCGCCAAGAATTATTATTAAGTCTGGTAATTTTTCTTTTGCTAAATTGACTAACCTTTCTATTAAAAGATCTGTTTCAGGTATATTTGCGACCTGAATATGAGGATCACCAATACATAAGACAGTCGAAACCATTTTATTTTATAACCATATTATGGTTATAAATATCAAAATTAAATTTACGCATTTACTTCAAAGAAGAAACTGTTCTATTTGAAGATAATCGTTGCAAGTTCTCTTCCATTTGTGGTTGATTTTTTTCGTTTTGATACTTGCGAATCATTTTATTGAGTATAGTTGGCGATTGACAATTCAATATTTCAATAACCTTTTTAAGAGAAATTCTATTTTGTTTGCGATCTTGCTCGTGATATGTATGACATTTACGCATTACATTATATTCTTCAACTGGTACAACAATCCACTTTTTCTTTATGTAACGCTCTACATAAGATTTGTAGATATTTTGCGCAATAATGTAGATAGTTTCCTCATATTCTTCAAACTTGTTAATCATCGTAGGATAAAGATAGTAAAGCGTATCTGTAAGTCTTTTATTCATACGTACTTGAAGGTAACGATATTTAATACTTGGCTCATTGCCTCTTGCGTTGAAAAATTCTAGATATTCTTCGTTAAGAATTTTGTATTGATTGTTATTAGGTGTAAAAATAATAACTCCTTGCATTATGCGAATATTGATATTTTTAATATAATTAATCATATCATCGACATTGTCAAACGTATGCTCCTTTGGACGTGGAATATTAATATTCTCATTCATAGACAACTCTCCGTCTACAAACGTTCCAACATGAAAAAGAGTTGGTCTTTCGGGAGAATCACATACAATACGATTTTCGTCGTTATTAAGAACCAAAAACATGTATTGGTTGCAAGGATCAAGAGTTGACTGAAAACGCTCAAGCAAACATTCTTCACCGTCTGGTAAACTTTCTCGAAGATCAGAATTGTTTTTCACTTCATAATCGAGTGCTTTCTTAAAAGAGGTCCCAAAAGATTCCTTTGATGCCCACTTACTACGAAAGGCATTCAGCTTTCGGTGAGTACAAGTGTACCATTTTCCATTAAAATAAAACATTCGAATAAGAGTACCCTCGTAAGAGTCAAAAACTCTGCAATCTTTTAACATCGGAGAAATGGTTGAATTAATATTATCTGTTTCAGTGTGTGGATATTCAATAGTATAAGGAAAAGCGCGCATTACAATTTCTTCGTTGTTAAATACAACGCCTCTGCATTGCTTAACAAGGTTTTCGTCATTGGGACCACAATTAACATAACAAAAAAGCTGAAGACCTGCTTCTTCATCAATATCTGTCATGCTAACACGGTTACCCAAACTTTCAATTGCTGCGCGTGTAAACTTAAATTCATTTGTGTTATTAGAAGCCAACGTGTTAACGTTCTCGGATTCGGCGAAACTCATGAGTTTTCTTATTATCAAAGACTTTCTTAAATCATTTCAGTTTTATTTTTAAGAATTAATGTTTTACACCTTTTCTGATTTTAGCTTTTTCTCGTTTTTATGACAATCATGACACTTGAAAGTGAATTTTGTATATTTATGTTCCTCTAAAAATGCTATTATAATTTCTTTCATAATAATAGGTTTTGTTGTATCACTCCAAACCTTTTCTAATGCTCTTTTTATCAGTAAAGGTCTTTCTTCACCTATTCCATGACACCTGTCTGTCGATGGACTATTACATTCACTGCAAGGGAAATCCTTAATATACGGTTTACGAAATGTATCTTTTACTAAATTTGTAAATACATTTGAAGCATAATCCTTTATAAAATCTTCGTGAGAAGTACCAATTAATTTTGAATTCCATTTGTTACTTTCTCTAATTTTATTTATTCTTTTATCAATTTCCTTACTGTGGACATTTAGTCAAGTCATTGAGAGTTTGAAATCAGAAAAGGTGTCATTAGGTTGTAACGCGAATATTGTAAGCATGTCTGAATCAGTTGTTTCAAGTACCATAGGAATATTATTTGCCTGACATTTATTCAATAAGTGTACAAGACTTTGAAATCCATGTTTCCAAATACTTCCTTCACCAAGACATGCATGTAAATCTTTTTTAGATCCTAAGGAAGCCAGACTGTCGTTTAAATGAAGAAGATAAAAATTATCAATACCAAGTAAGTTATCAAAATCATTAAACATTCTATCTATTTCTGATATTTCTCGCAAGTCATAATCTCCTTGACCCCATATATGAGCTGTGTCGACGCAAACTTTTACATGTTGTTTTTTAGTTGGTTCTACAAGTTCTAACACAGTCTTGATTTCTTGAAAAGAGCGACATAATTTATTTCCTTCGCCTGCGCAATTTTCAAGTAAAAGAATAGAATTGGGTGGAAAATTAATTTTGTTTAATGTTTTTGCAACTGCGATATGTCCTTCTTCTCTATTCGGATAAGATCCTGGGTGAATCACTACACCAGAGCGTTTTTGAGAAAGTTTTGCTACAATAGATAACTCATATTCCAATGCGCGAATCATGCCAAGTACTTTTCTGTCTATATCAATATTACCATTCCACGCTAGACATCCTTTTGAAGCCTGTCCTGCCAGATTTGCGCAGAAAGGATAGTGTGTAAAAACATTCATTGGAAACCTTGTGATGATTTTCTTTGATTTTTCAATATCGATATCTGTAATTTCATCGCGTTTCCACGCTTGTTTCAAATCCCCCATAAAAAATTGAATAGTGTGCATTCCAAGTCGTATTCCTTCTCGAAGAGTCTTTGCGATGGTTCCAAGAAAATAAGAGTGAGAACCAACTTCCCAATCTATGTAATAGATCTCTTGCATTTTGTATTTTCTTTATTTTAATAATTAAATATTCAATTTTAATGATTAGGGTCTAATTATTTTCTGTTTGACTTACGACGACGAGAACGGGACTTACGGGGAGACTTACGACGACGGGAACGGGACTTACGGGGAGACTTACGACGACGGGAACGGGACTTACGAACAGAAGAGCGTGATCTACTAGATACACCTTTGCATCTTCGTCCTTTTGGACAACTTTTTCTACTTCCACCCTTAGACCATAGATTTTTACACGCCCAATAACGAGCTGATAGCTTATTATTTGCAGAAGAACACCTATGCCGCGCCCTAAAGCTGTTACGGGCTGCACTACTGTAATTATGACCATAACGGTTATCCCCATAGTGTATAATTTTTTCTATTTTACCTGAACAAGCCTTGACCACGCGTTTCTTAAAACGTAGCCATGATTTTTGAGGTCTATTACACGCCATAGACGCTTTATTTCGAGATTTTACCATTTATTTTATTATTAAGTAAAATAATTTTTACAATTTGCAATTTTGTTAATTGATTTGTAAAATTTCTTCGGATTCACATCTATTATCAAAAAGGTGTCCAAACACATTTTCAACTTCATTAATATCTGCACTAATTACACTTGACAAATCAGATTGACTGTCGCATTTATCCAAAGACTCAAGTGCTTCACCTACTTCTTCGTAAAAATCTTTTTTTATGTCTTTTACAGATGCTATAATGGGTGTTTTATTAGTAAGTACAACCTGATCATCGTTTTTATTATCTAAAACTAATTTACAAGTATCTTTAACTTCATCTTTTACAGAGTCAGTCATTTTTGGTAATTCCTAATTTATTTCAATTATTTTTTAAAATAATTAAGGGTCAAACATCAACTATTAGTATTTAAAGTGGACCTTTGTTTCATCTAAAATGGTAAAGAAACATCAACCTGTTAAAGTGATTAAAGTACCTTTAAAGAGGTCGTCAATTGATAGACCTCAAGTTTTTCCAAGACTACCTCGGCTTTATTTAGAGTTGATAGAAAATAAGGCTAAAATTAAACAAGATCTTGTCAACAAAGAACACTCCCCTCAAATTTCTGTTATTGAACATATTCCAATAAAAGATTTTAATAAAAATAATCATTTTGATGATCGCAAAAAGCAAAATAATAAAGAACTCAAAAAACCAATTGAAGACACGGACGATGATTCAGGGGATGATTCAGGTAATGATTCAGAAGAATCAAATACTACTACACCACCCTCTAAAAATAAGAAAAAAGATTCTAAAGATTTTGAAAGCAGAATGGATTTTTTGCTAAGTGATGATGAAAGTGATGAAGAAATTATTGAAAAAAAGAGATCATCAAGCAAAGAATCTGTATCTTCTTCGGACAGTGAAGTTTCAGAAACTAAGGATAAGTACAAGGATAAAGATAAGGACAAGGATAAAGATAAGGACAATGATAATTCTTCAGCAGGAGATTCTGAAGATTTATCTGTAAGATTGAAGGAGTTATTAAACGACGATAGTTCTAGCGAGGTTAGCTTTGACAAAAATTCAGAACGATCTTCAAAAAAGAAGAAAAATAAAGATAAATACAGTCGACATCGCGACTCTATGGGACACAGTATTCCAATTACAACTAATTACGGTTCGGCACCTACATTATCTGAACTTGAAAGACAAGGAGGTTATATCCCCAGAAAGGAGCTTAGGGATATTAATCAAACCACAATGAATGAACAAAAAGAGGAGGATGCAAAACGCGAACTTCTCTTCAAATTTGATCTTCTTCGCAAATCTTATCCATCTTCTATCATTCCAGAATATACTATTCATACTGATATCAGGACAATGCAAAAATCATATGGTGATAGCGTTCGAAGGCTTTCCCTTGATTCTTCGGTTGAAAACTATAAAACATATATAGTGTATGGTTTCATGGGATGCGAGTTTGTTTTTGGAAACTTTTTAGGTTTTGATATGCAGGGATTTACGCAGCAGCAAATTTTGTCTATGAATTCTTATGAAAAGTTATTGATCGAGTTAGGTGAGAAAAGTTATGTCCCTACTGGTAGTAAATGGCCAGTCGAGTTACGACTTCTCTTTATGATTATCATGAATGCTGCTTTCTTTGTTATTTCTAAAATGATTATGAAAAAGACAGGAGCTAATATTCTAGGAATGGTTAACAGTATGAATGCTGCACCTACACAAGCATCAACACCTTCACTTCGCAAGAGAAGAATGAAAGGACCTAATATTGATCTTCCAGACCTAGATGATGCATTAGAATAAAGATTTGAAAATGAAAATTTAATATATTTTAAGAAAATGAAATATAAATTTGCGATGATGACAATACAAATAGCGTCTGATTTACACATTGAGTATAAAAATGATCTTGTTCCAAATCCACTTGACTATATTGTTCCATCTGCAGATATACTTGTTTTAGCAGGTGATATTGGTTCTTTTTACAAAATTGAACAACTAACTGCATTTTTAGAATCATTATGTTCGTATTTTCAAGTTGTTTTATATGTTCCAGGAAATCATGAATGGTATACTGTTCAAGGTCTAGAACCTCTTAAATGGGAAACTTTAGAAAAAAGAATGAAACAATTAGAAGATAAAATACCAAACCTTAATATACTTAAACAATCAAGTGTTATTATCGATGGTATTTGTTTTGCAGGTTGTACTCTATGGAGTAATCCAGAAGGTCAAATACCATCATTTATAGTTAGAATTCACGAAGTTCGGACAAAAGAATATCAAGCAAAACATAATGATGATTTGGAATATATAAAAAATATGATTTCATTTTGTCAAAAAAACAATTACAAATTAGTCGTCATTACTCATTACCCTCCTACAAAAAAGGTACTTGATGGTGTGTGTGCAAGAAAGAAAAGATTCCATTCTATATATGCAACTGACTTAGACTATTTACTAGATTTTTCGTTAGTACAAATGTGGATATGTGGTCATGTCCACAAGAATTTTGATTTTATATCAGATATGGGATGTAGAGTAGTGGGAAATCAAAAAGGAAAAGAAAAAGATAAAATATTAGATTATAAATCTAATTTTCTTATCACTATTTAATTTTTAATTTATTTTGATACAAAATGAATTAAAAATAAAATGTCGCGTAGAAATAAAAATGTCCAATCTTCCAAAAGTTCGTTGCGGGATGAAAAATAAAGAAGCTATAGATTATTGCAAACATCCTAGGAAAATGTATAGTAAAAAAGATATAGTAGATTTGGCGACTAGGTGTGGAGTTCCAGATGCTAGGAACAAGAATCGTGACGATCTTTGTGATCTTATTGCAAAAGAAGTAAACAATGGTAAATACGCAACGTTTGATGTCCGTGATAAAGCAAAAAATTGTCATAAATATCAAAAAAATGAAATTATAGCACTTGCTGAAAAATGCAATGTAGGTACAACTGGTACAAACAAAGAAATTTGTGCCAGAATAGCAAAATCTATTCTTTCTTTACCACCTTCGGCATCTTCGGGAACTCCTATTGGAACTCCTCCTATTGGAACTCCTACTCCTTCTATTGGAACTCCTACTCCTTCTATTGGAACTCCTACTCCTTCTATTGGAACTCCTACTCCTTCTATTGGAACTCCTACTCCTTCTATTGGAACTCCTCCTATTGGAACTCCTCCGGTTTCAAAATGTATTATGAAGCATCCTCCAAATCCACCGTGTCTTGAAAAAATGAAAAGTCTTCCTTCAGTACAAGATTTAATGGGGTATAGCAAAGATGTGTTGATGAAAATGTGTGAAATTAAAGGCATAAAATATTCACAATTGGATAAAAAAGAAAAACTAGCAAACGCATTATTTTCATGTACTTGCGACGACTATGGTACTCCAAGCCCAAGCCCAAGCCCAAGCCCAAGCCCAAGCCCAAGCCCAAGCCCAAGCCCAAGCCCAAGTCCAACACCTAAATCTTATAAAACATCTGGTACACTTTCTAAGTGTGTTTCTGAATTAACATCGGAATCTAAATTAAAATCAAAACAAAAAGCTGAACATTTGAAACAACTATTTGACAAATTAAATTTAAAGGGCCGACCAAGTAAACAAGCTGATATAGCAGAATATATATGCGCTAGCAAACAAAATAAAAAATGTAAAGCACCAAATTGGGATTGCGAAGGTGACTTGGTTTGTGATATTAGTACAAAAGATTTTCCAAATGGTGAAGGAGTTTGTCTTCCGAAAAAGTTCGCAGAATCTCGACATAAAACATATACATTGCCTTCCGGTACTAAGATAATTGGAATGCCTTCAGTTATTAATAAATTAAAACAAGAAATAGAAAAAAGTGCAAAATTATCGTCAAAAACATCTTCTTCATCGTCGACATCGTCTCAAATTCATCCTCCAGCTTTTTCGTCTAGTCCCCCAGTTTCGCATAAACCTCAAACTGGATCTTCCCTATACAATACTCCTTGTTATGCTGGTTTAACATATGAAGAATTAAATAAGATGACAATAGATCACCTCAAAGCCAAGTTTTTTGGTAAAACTGGGTCTAAAATAAATATTAGCGTAAATAGTTGGACAAAAGGTGAAATTATAGCTTATCTTTGTGCTAAAGGTCAAGAAAATTATTGTAATTCGCCAGATTGGACATGTAAAGGAAATTATGTTTGCGATGCTAGTACTGTTCCGGGCATATGTGTCAGACCGGATTTTGCGGAAAAACAGCTTGAAAGAGTAGCAAAAGGCGTAAATAAATATGATTATATGATGTTGAATGGTAAAAAAATAATTGGTAAACCAGAAATTATAAAATTATTAAGGGATAAATTAGGTCAATCTGATAGATCTCCTTCTCCTCATTCTCAACTTTTTACATATGATTTAGACGGTCAACAAATTCAGGGTAGTAAAAAAGCTATTGCAAATTATACAGACATACCTTTGACTAAAGTTGTTGATTCTGGTGTTAAAAAACCTATGTATAAACCTTTGACTAAAGTTGTTGATTCTGGTGTTAAAAAACCTATGTATAAACCTTTGACTAAAGTTGTTGATTCTGGTGTTAAAAAACCTATGAATAAACCATCTCCTTCTCCAGAGCTAGGGACGCCTTTGTCTTCTCCAGAGCCAGATGGGACGCCTACGACTCCTAGGAAGCCTTTGTCTTCTCCAGAGCCAGATGGGACGCCTACGACTCCTAGGAAGCCTTTGTCTTCTCCAGAGCCAGATGAGACGCCTACGACTCCTAGGAAGCCTTTGTCTTCTCCAGAGCCAGATGAGACGCCTACGACTCCTAGGAAGCCTTTGTCTTCTCCAGAGCCAGATGATACACCGAAACCATTGGTTAAAAGTGATGATGCTATTTTAGTAAAACCTCCCGCAAAGCCGAAACTATTGGTTAAAAGTGATGATGCTATTTTAGTAAAACCTCATAAGGAAAAAGGTGACCTTGTAGCAGAGCATATAGAAAAATCAAAAAAGGAACCAACGGCACAATTACGTCCTCCAACAAAAGATCTTGGAACTCCTGCGCCTATAGTAACAGATCCTACAACTCCTATTTACACTCCTCCCACAACTCCCACAAGTGCTCCACCGTCTAAAAAAATTGATGCTATACCTCCGGATGGTACACCTGTGGTTGTGGTTGAAACACCTAAAAAAGATAAAGATAAAAAAAAAAAAAATAAGCTTTTAAAAATAGACGAAAAAAGTGAAGGTGTTGAAAGTATACTTGAAGAAATAACAGAAGAAAAAGCTGACATAAAAAAGATTGCAAAATATGGGCCAGAAATAGCAAGTTGTTTAGAGTTAACATTTACGTAGTACATAAAAATATATTTTAATACTTATAACAGTATTAAAATAATTAAGACAATAACCATTTTACATAATTTTCAACATTGTCAATGCTCAAATATTCGCATAAAGGATAAACTCCGTCATTTACATATTCCAAAATTTTTTGTCTAATTAGAATTGCTGTTTCATTAATATAAATTTCATTATCCTCTTTTTGAGATTCTTGATTTTCGTAACAAAAATCGTCAAACTCATCATTTACAAATTCATCTTCATATTTATTAAATTTTCGTTTGATAATTTCATCACTCTTTGTTTTTCCCATCTCTTTTGTATATTATAATTAAATTCTTAGATATGTTTACTTGAACAATGGTATATTATACGAGATAGGTTATGAAAAATTTCATTGTTAGAATTCCATTTGATTTTATTATGTGGATATCGTTCTTTCATAACATCAGCTATGATATTATATATGTCTATTAATTCGGGAAGATATCTGTCATGCCATTGATGACGATTAGCATTTCTTGGGGTTGGGTGAGGGATATAGTTTGATTGTTCGGAAATCCTAGATGATGAATATCGATATTGTTTAATGATAGGAATGGGGTAAACATATCCATTAACATCATTGTTGTAAATAATTCTTGCGTGTGGCATGCTTTAGACGAAAATGGTAGTGAATCTTTAATAATTACGCTCTTTTTTTTAGATCTGTAAGATTAATTTCTTCTTCAATCTCCAATTCCTCAAGTTCTTCTGCAAGCTCTGCATCAAGATCGCTCTCTTCGCTATCAGTACTCTCTTCACTTTCTTCGCTCTCTTTTGGTTCTACAACACTGCTAAGTGTTTTGAAAATTTTATCATTAAAAGATACCTTTGATGATTCTGATTTAGAAAGAGTTGGAACTTTTAAAGGAGGTTTTGTATGAATTTCTTTTACTTGTGGTGGTTTCTTACTTGTTTTAGTTTTTTCCAGATGTTTAGCCAAAACCTGAGGTTTAATATTTGTATTTTTTTGATTTTGATCATTGATAAATTCTAACATTTTTTTAATTACATGTTCGTGTTTTTGTAAGATATCATCTTGTTCTTGTATTTTTTGAGCCAATTTTTCAATATGACTCAATAATTTCTTATTCTTTTGATTAAAATAGAAAGTAAGACCAACAAGAGCTACAATCTCGGATGCAATGTGAATAATTTGTTTATTTTCCATAAGTTTTGACATTTATTAAGACTCTGTTCACCGTTTTAAGCTAGCTTTATCATATTCTTCTTCTAATTTAAAGTTATCTAAAACTACAAAACAATTTTTCAAAATATGCCTCCTAAAATGAGATTACCTTCTCTGAGTTTTTTTGACTTTGTTCAATCATCAAATAATACAAATAGACCGGATTCTGAGAATATAGATAACTATAATATAAATTATACATCTTCATCCGAAAATAATCATTCTCACGATTTTATATTAAATAATTTGGAAAAAATAAGTGATAAGGGAGATAAGGGAGATAAGGGAGATAAGGGAGATAAGGGAGATAAGGGAGATAAGGGAGATAAGGGAGATAGAGGAGAAAAAGGTGATTTAGGAGATACAGGAGACAGAGGAGAAAAGGGGGATAGAGGAGAAAAGGGGGATAGAGGCGATAAAGGTGACGTAGGAGATAAGGGCGATAGAGGCGATAAAGGTGACAGAGGAGATAAGGGTGATAGAGGAGAGAAGGGTGACGTAGGAGAGAAGGGTGATAAAGGTGATGTAGGAGAGAAGGGTGATAAAGGTGATGTAGGAGAGAAGGGTGATAAAGGTGATGTAGGAGAGAAGGGTGATAAAGGGGACGTAGGGCAAAAAGGTGATGTAGGAGAAAAGGGTGATAAAGGTTATGTAGGAGAAAAAGGTGATAAAGGGGACGTAGGGCAAAAAGGTGATGTAGGAGAGAAGGGTGATAAAGGTGATAAAGGAGAAAAAGGTGATATAGGAGAAAAAGGTGATATAGGAGAAAAAGGTGATATAGGAGAAAAAGGTTATATAGGAGAAAAAGGTGATATAGGAGAAAAAGGTGATAAGGGTGATAAGGGAGAAAAGGGTGATATTGGTAAAAAGGGTGACAAGGGAGAAAAAGGTGATAAGGGAGAAAAAGGTGATACTGGTAAAAAGGGTGATAAGGGAGATTTAGGAGGTCCAAAAGTGGTAATTTGGAATGGACTTGTTAATTTAGTTTCTCTTAATCATCGACATATATGCACAATTCCATACGATGGTCGTAAGTATAATCTTTTAAGTTTAGATATGGTTGTTCAAGGTTGTGGACCCGTGTATTTGTATCTTATCGACGCGATTTCAAAAAATGCGGTTGCTGAAACAAAATATGATTTATCTGGAAAAGAAAACGAAGTTCACGTATTTTCAACTACAACTTTTAATAATTTAACAAATAACCATACTGTGTTGAGTCTTTATATGCATACTGATAAAAATCATGTTAAAGTTATAGCAGCCGAATTTACTATGTAAAACCTTTTGTATATTTTATGAATATACAAAAGTATTAATCTAATTCTTTTAAACAAGAAACTTTTAACACTTGTCTAATTGGAGCTAGACGTTCTGAATCTAGAGCAGTCCGTAGAATAGTATAAGGAGAAAAGTCTTTCTGGTTGATGAAAGATGATAGAATACTGCTTGAGAAACCGGATACAAGTGCCGTTCCATCGTCAGTTACTGATACCGGATAATCAGAACTTGAACCACAAACATTCCAGAAAATAATCTTTGGAGGAACATAACCTGCTGATGTGTATTTACTCTTAATTGCTTGAAAATTTGTGATATTATTATTTCTATCAGCAATATTGAATTGCATATCAGATATGATGAATAACTTTTTTGGCATGTCCTTTTGAGAAAGTCCGTGTGCAATTGCATTGTTAAGTATTAATTCAAAAGTAGCTTGCAAATTTGTAGATCCACCCCAATCAGCTTGTATAAGACTCAACCAACGATTATATATGCTTTCATCACGAACAACATGAAAAGTTGGTCTCTCGTGAAAAGTTATGATATGATTATGAAATGTTCCTTGAACCGTATTAGCACCCAAAAGAGATATACCAATAGCTACATCCATTGGACAAGCAGTATTTTTAGAAAAATTTTGACAATCACCAGTCCAACTATTCATGCTCTGACTAACATCACAAACAAAAAGTGTATCTTCAAGAACCCCAAGTTTTTTAGCTTCTTCCTCTAGTACTTTCCATTGAGCTTCGCATACTTGATCGGACATTCTTTTAGTGCGAATTTCGTGAATTAACTCATGTGGAAATAATTGTTTTGCTTTTACAGTAACTTGTCCTTTTTGAAGCTTATTCTTCCACTCCAAAAATTGCTCAGGAGAATGCTTTTCAAAAGCCTTTTTCAAACGCTTCATAGCGCAAGAAGGTACCTTACTATATTCAATTTCATCCCATTTACCCTCACACATATATCTTTCTACAATTTTTAGATATTGTCGCAACGGAGTTGTATATTGCTTACGATATTGTTTCAAAGTGACTCCCATAACTTTAGTTAATGTTAGAACAACCCCGTATTTACGATCATAAGAATCCATCTCTGTAGGTGTCCATTTTGCACAAATAGAGATAGGTTTTCCAGATTTCATGTCTTCGCGATCAGTAACTAGTTGATCACCAAACATTTTCACAAATAAAATTTGAAGTTCTGCTATTCTATTCAATTTTGCTTCATCTAAAACAGTAGAATAATACAAATCATGTTCGTTCTTAATATTTCGCAGATCTAATACAATTGGCCATAGCTCAATAAGGTCGTCCCACCTTCCATATTCTGCTATAAAGTGAGCTACATAATTAAATTCTTCTGTGTAATTTAAAAAAAGCCATATAAGACACTTGCGTCCTAAATCACGCTCTCCCTTACCTCCGCGACAGTCACGAATATAAAATGCTAGTAAAAAAGTGTCAATAAGGTTCTCATCTGCCGATTTTCTCATATATGAATATAGATCCTCATCTTTTAATCCACGAACAGACTTAAAAAATAACGCAATACGACCGTTTGACTCGCCTGTAATATCCGGAGTTGATAAAGAAATCGCTCCATTCCATGTTTTAGCACAAGAGGTCATTGCTGATGCAAAATTAGATGCCATTTTTATATTATAAATATATCATACTCTCTTTAAATTTGATTTTAACAATGTTGTCTTTAATCTTTAATATTTTGATTAAATATTAAAATGAATACATAATAAAAATAAGTATGGAACCAATTTTTAGTAGTGATGACGACGAATCTAGACAAAAAAAATGTATAGAATTAATGAAAGAAAATTTTCAAGATATTAGCAATCCAAAAAGTGAATATACATTTGTAGCACAATTATCTGGTGGAAAATCAGGTGCAATAATAGAAAAAGTTAGACATAAAGAAACTGGTAAAGATGTAGTTCTTAAAACGTATAAATCTGAACCATACAACCCGCTTGATATTGATACAGATATGGGAAGCAGACCTTTAAGAGAAATTTATACTACATGTGTTATGTCTGGAACGAAAGGTTTTCCAATTGTTTATGATTTTGGAATATTAACTGAAAATAAAAGTAATTACTTATATTTGATATCAGAACTAGTATCTGGAGAACCAATGAGTAGAGTAGATATGACAGTATTTAGTTCACAAGAAAAAGCTTCTATTTTGTTACAATTACTTAATCTTCTTTTTGTCGCGAGAGAAAAATTAGGTAAATTTATTCACAATGATCTTCATCCTGATAATATTTTTATAGATGCAACTCAATTTTCTGGTAAAATAAAGTTTGGAAAAAAAAGATTTATGGACTCTAAACCAAAAGTAAGCATTATTGACTTTGATTTTTCTGTGTCTGAAAAATATCCACAAGATCCAAATCCTAGAAAAAGAATGAATACTATTCCAATGTCTGTTATAGAATGGATAAGTAAAATTTTTAATTTTACCAATGTAACTAAAATTCTAGCAAAATTTTTTAATAAAGTAGAAACAGAAGATCTTGTAATATGGAATGTATATTATATAGGACTTTCTATGTTACAATTACAATCTCAAAAACAAGATATTACTGAAGATGATGTGAATGCACTCATAGATAATGCAAAATGGTGCGATACTCTTGATAATTGTCTTGCCCATCCTTATATTAATGAGCATATGAATGATAGAAGGACAGTAAATCGTTCAAGCGAACCAGAATTTATATCATCTGCAAGTGATGAAAGAAAAATGGTAGAAGAACATCTTAATTTAATAATTGATAATATGCTACAACCTCTTGGCTTAGACTCAATCGGAAAATCTTTTATAGAATCATATACAAACCTAAATAAAGTATATAACCAAATATATAAAAGAAATGTTCCATATGAGGAAGTTGGATTTTTGCTTACATTACCTGTAGTTTCTGAAAAAAATAAAATTTTGAAAATAGATTCTTGTCTTACTGGTAGATTTGGCAACATTGATGTACATGTAACTTTACCAGATAAAATAATTATAAAATTACTTTTAAAAGACAAAAAAGTCGATATTTTATTTGTATCTGATGATAAAGATAAGACGAAGGGTTTAAAAATAAAAAATGTAACAAATAGAATATTTATTTTATCTCAATTACAAAGAGTTTTATCTTTTCCATTTTTTTACTTTATAAATCCAATTATTCATAATGTAAGTGTAAAATCAGCTGAAGAAGTTATAGGTTCAACTGAACTTAAAGTAAATTATTCCACACAAATTGGTGAGAGGGATAGTACACATATGATTCCTTCTAGTAAAGATACTTTTGAAGAGCAAGTAAAAAATATAACATCATGTATTATACCAATTTTATTAAAGAATAAGCATATTTTTCAAAAAGACGTTATATATCAGGCAATGATAAAAGAAGGCCGTGTTATTACACTCGGTGATCCTGTAATAAAAAAATGGGGTGATATTTTAGAAAAAATAAATGAAAGAGATGCTAAGAGTTTAATAGATCGTTTATTTACTTAATTGACATAAATAAAATTGAATATTTAAGTTAATTCAATAAATATATAAACATCAATGAACACACCTGATCTGTCTCATGTGGCATGGAAAGATGCCCCAAACTCTGTTATACTTACAAAACCGAACGGTAACATTCTTGAGATATCCGCTGGTGATTTTATTCAAGTCAACAATTCTATTTTTAAGGTAGATGAGTTTTTCGGCAATCCAAAAGATATCGGTCCGGTATATTTTTCATATCGTGAATTTGATACTTCTACAAAAAGCTTTATTGAAATACCATTCTCTTTAAAAATGGGTAGCAAGGCTTTTTTTATATGCTATCCTTGTGGAATATCAAAGTATGGATATCATTTGAGTAACAATGAATGGTCATCTATTGTTGTTTGTAAAACAGATCCTACTATTTAAAATACTAATTTATATTCGATATTGAATATAAATTTTCTCGTTTTTTACTTTGCACATGTAGATGTTCCAAGATCACTCGATTGTGTTACGTTATATCCACGCAATCGAAGAGCCTCGTAAACGTCCTCAGGCATAAGAGTCTTTGTATTATGTTCTGAATTAACTACAAGAGCTGCAACTACAATGTCAGATAATTGTGTATTAACAATATTTCGAATGTTATTGTAACAGTCATCTGACAGACTCTTAACTCCTGCTCGACGGGCCAACCGAGTGATAGAAGGTTTTGTAATATTTTCCATTTTGTATTTAAGAACTAAGCTTTAAGTCACGAATTGGTTCTAAACACTTGTAAAGAATCAAATCGTGACTTAAAAGATAGAATAAAGATCATTAAATAAAATGGATGTACAGCAGAAAGATGTCGTTATACCGCAGAAAGATGTAGTTGCTTTGCAAAAAACGAAGAAGAAGAAGACAAGGTTTTTTGAAACCTATATTTCTAAAGTTTTAAAGCAAGTTTCTGATTCTAACGGCATTACTTCTAATTCAAAGCAACAACTTAATAGTGCTCTTTGTCTAATTTCTCGACTAATAGCGACAACTGTTATAACTTTAACAGAGATGGCAAAGAAGAAAACTATGTCGGAGAAGGAAGTTAAGAACGCGCTTTTAATTCTTCTTCCGGAACAATTAGCTGCTAACGCAATTATAGAAGGTCAAAAAGCCGTAGCTAGTTTTGAAAAAGTTGGTAATGTAAAAGGAACAAGCAGACAAGAAAAGGCAAGTATTCTCTTTTCTCCTGCTATTTCGGAGAAATTTCTTCGAAATTTTGGTTACTCAAAGGTTATGGTAACTAGTCAAGCACCTGTTTATATGGCAGGTGCTCTAGAATATTTAACATCAGAGATTCTGGAAAATGCTTCAGCATCTGCAAAAGATAATAAAAGAATTAGAATTAACATTCGTGATTTGGAGTTAGGTGTTCGTAATGACAATGAGTTGAATATGTTTTTTACTAATAATAATATTTCATTTTTAGGTGGTGGTGTGACACCATTTATTCACAAATCTCTTTTGTCGAAGAAAATTCGAAATAAGAAACGTTGTAAGAAGGTTGAGACAGTACAGGATGGTGATAAGAAAAAGCATCGTTTCCGACCGGGTACTGTGTCTCTTCGCGAGATTCGTCGTTTTCAAAAGATGAGCAATTGCCTTACTTTTGCAAAATTCCCATTTGAAAAGCTTGTTCGTCAGGTGGTAAAGAATCATAACAATTCTCCAATGAAAATTAGCAAGGAGGTTTTTATTGTCCTTCAATACTTTATTGAACAACAATTGACAACTCTTCTTCGAAATGCAAATTTTGCTGCTATTCACGCAGGACGAGTTAAATTGATGCCAATTGATATTGAGTTTGTTAATTCTATTTCTAGAGGAACGCAAAATCCTTATCAGATAGGAGATATTGTTCATATTGAAGAAGATCCAACTATTAACTATCAGAAGGAAGAAGAAGAGGAAGAAGAAGAGGAAGAGAATTGCGGAGAGGATGATGTAGAGGATGATGTAGAGGATGATGAATTGCTTGAAGAGGAATGATAAAATTGTTTAATTTTATAAGAATTAAACAAATATTTTGAAATCGACTTAAAAACAGTTTGTTATTCTATAAAATGTCTTCCGAAATTACCGCACAAGATAAGAAAAAGAGTAAGGAAACTCAAAAAGAATCTCCAGAACGTGAGCCTAGTCATATTATGACAGGTGACTATGTGGCTCTAATGGAAACAAACGGAAAGGAGTTTGAAAGTTGGTATTACTTTATTAGGCGTGAAGGAAATGAGGATGCTCTTAAGCATCTGCAGGATCAACTTGAGAAGGTAGATTGGTTTATACTTGACGATCTTAGCACTTTTGATCTAGATCTTGATCACTCTGTTAGCGCAACTACAGCCAAACAAATGACTAAGCTCGAGATGAACTCTTACGCTTTCCATCGAAAATTTGATGGTAAATTGAAAACTATTAATTTTAACTTTAAGAAAAAGGATAATCGTGATAACGAGGCTAGAAATGAACGTATGATATGCAAAGTTTTTGATATTCTTGGTTATGGTCAAATTGAAGATTATATTAGCGATGAGGATTTGGATGAAGAAGATTTGACTGATAACAATTCTTCTGATAGTGATACTAGTGATGATACAGAAGATGATTCTACCGATTCTGATAAAGATAACAAAAACAAGTCTCTTGGTAACAAAGGACTACCCCCATCTCTTTCTAAGATTGAACTTCCGAGATTTGCAAAGAAAAAGCAACGTCCAAAGAAGTGATCACTTCTTTTGTTTGAAAAACAAAACCTTTTTTGGTGTTGTTTTTATATTATTCTAATATTCTATTAAATTTTACTCATTTTGTGACACGTACATCTCTGCGCCTGCCCACTCCATTAGATCTAGAATATCGCACGTGTTTGGATCGTACGGACACTTCTCATTGAACATATCTTTTTCAGATTCCATGATCCCTCGAAAGCACTCTTCCGAGATATAAGGTTCCGATGGAACACATCCAATACCTGTGTAATAAATTCGAATTTCAATTGGAATGTCCCACCCCATAACTTCGCCTACCAAAGATCTTGAGCAATTTCCACAATTCTGCGAATATGCAGAACAATCATCGCCGCAAAAGCAGCACACTCCGATGGTTTGAATCATTTGTCTGTATTATATTTATATACTTGTTTTATAATTTCAATTTTATTTAGATTGAAATTTCTGTATATTTAATGACGTCGTCTTATCCTTGGTGAAAGAAATTTAGCTTCTTGTTCTGGTGGGGATGAGAAATAATTAGGATTCAAACGATAACGATTTTTTAACTTATCTTCAAGTTGTTTACTTGTACGTGCAAACGCTGGGCTTACAGGCTTTGACGATGAAGAGGGGGGGTAAGAAGGATCCAAATGATAACGAGTCATCCGTGCTGTTTTTAACTTATCTTCAAGTTGTTTACTTATAGATGACACGGAGTTGCCCATACCACTGTTGTTAGAACCAACTGACCATGCAGGAGTATCAAGTTGATTTCTCCTACCTGGTTGTGGTATAACTCCTCTGGAATTTGGAAACATAATATCGTTTGCATCCCAAATCTTAATCAAATCGTCTAAATCTTCTGAATCACGAGTTCCAGAATTAGTAAATTCCGTTTCATCCGAACTCATTTCAGACTTTTTAGGTCTCTTTATGCATCGACCGCTTGGACCTCTAATGCGACCAGGTCGACACTTTGTAAGACATTTTCCTCCAGTCGATTTATTACGAATCTTTCCAGGAGGACACGGCGGAACTCGACAGCGTCTCGATGAACGGCTACGAGTTTGCCCTTCCTTTGTGCACTTGGGTAACTTTTTCCTTGGAGAAGATTTTCGGCTACGAGATTTACGAGTGCTTGACTTACGGCTACGAGATTTACGAGTGATCGACTTAATCTTTCGGCAACGACCGGACTTTGAACGGATACGAGTAGTCTTTCCGGGGACACACTTTACACGACACCTATTGTTTGATTTGTTAAGAATCATTCCGGTAGGGCACGGCGACTTCCTCGTTGACGACTTACGGCTACGAGACTTAATGCTACGCGACTTTCGCTTCGGAGACTTACGACCACGCGATCGGCTCTTCTTATTACGGCAAAGACCTGTAACGAGGTCACGTGTCCTTCCACTTCCACACTTTCGTTTGCGACAGTAACCGGATTTACGGCTACGAAATTGACTCTTCTTCTTACATTTCTTTCTAGATTTTCGGACAGGAGAATATTTTTGTCCACAAGTCATTTTATTATTATACAATATTTTTGTAAATTCAAAAAATAGTTTAAAAGTTTAAAACACTTATGTTCTGTCAATATATTCAATAATTAAAATTGAAAAAAATGAATAAAAACCATCTTACAATTAGAAGATGTCAACTGAACGCACAAGAACTACTATTTTAGAAATGCTTGAGCAACGAGGATATACTATTGTTGATACAGATAATATTATGGCGTTAAAAGACGACGGAAGTCAAATAATAGTATTTTTCAACGAATCTCCAAGTTTTGACACAAAAAGTATGAAAGAAGTTTTATCTGTCATGAATGAAGCTGGTGTAGTTCATTCAATAGTTGTTTATAAGGATAAAGTTACTCCAGCAACCAAGAGCACTCTTGAGCAGTGTGATGATATGAAAATAGAACTTTTTGCAGAAGAGGACTTACAAATTAATATTACAAAACATAGACTTCAGCCTGTTTTTGAAAAATTAAAAGATGAGGAAGCTATTGAGTTTAAGAAAACTTTTGGTGTGAAATTTGGAGTGCTTCGAGTTGATCGAGCTATCTCACGTTTCTATGATTACTCAAAAGGTGATGTGATACGTATTACACGTCCTGATGGATACATCAATTATAGAATAGTAAAATAAGAATGATTCATTTTTGATATTACGATTTTTAGATTAAAAAATCTAAAAATACTCATTTTACAATATATTATTTACTAATAATTAAAAACATTCTTAGTTCTTAGTATTTAAATCTAAGCGTATTATCTTATCAAAAGAGCCAGTAACCACTTGATGTGCAATAAGCAGAGTCATTTTGCCATTAAAATTCTCCTTAATTGCATTGAAAACAATTTCTGACAATTCCTGATCCAAACTAGCTGTACACTCATCCAAAAGTAAAAGAGGTGTATTAAACATTTCAGCTAAAGCCATCGTGTATGCTAAAACTACCCGAGAAAGTTCACCTCCGCTAAGCATATTAAGATCAGATTCCATTCCCTTGTATTCAATTTCTATATTGATTTGAGGTTTTGTACTCTTTTTGGTTTCTTTGAAAGTCTGTAAATTCACTGAAATCGGATCTACTGGAAAAAAACAATCGAGATAAACCCGAGCATGAGAATTAATACTATCTATAATATTAATCATAGCCATACTCTCTGCTTCAAGTATTTTATCCTTTAATTTTGTAGCAGATGCGTGTTCTTTTACAGCTACTTTTTCTTCTGCTTCTAACTCTTCTACTTTAACTTCCCATTTTCTGTAATTTTCTAAAGAAGACTGATATTTCTCCCATTCTTCTATACCTTTTAAATTTTCTTCGTGCTTTTTCTTTTTAATCTCAAGTTCCCGAAGAGTATCCTCTTCTATAGAAGCATTTTTTTCTAGTTCCTTTGCATCCTTCACGTTTCCATAATCTTTTATATGTTTTTCTGATGCATTTTCCAACACGTTTTTACAATTTGTAATAGCATTAGAAGTTTCTTCTTGTCTCTTTTTTACAGAATAAATATTATCACGCTTTTGTTTTTGATTATTGATAAGCTCTCGTAGATCTTCCTCGTCAGTTTCTGGTATGTTATTTCCGACTTTTTCGCGAAGAGAGTTTAATTTAATCTCCATCTTCTCAACACCATTTTTGAATGTAAAATATGAAGATGAAAAATTACCTTCTTTAATATCTTTTTCTAAACTCTTTTTTTTCTTTTCTAATTCGTTTTGCGTAGCTTGATAATTACGTAAATATTCTAAATCTCCTCTTACCTCTTCTAAAGATGGAAGTTCCTCGTATGTAGATGAAATTTTATCTATTTCAGACTCGTTTGTAATTTTTCTATCTATTTTATTCTCTTCATCACGAACAATTTTTTGAAGTCTAGAGATATTTCTTTTTAGTTTAGTTATTTCATCTTTTAATGCATCCAAATCTGCTTCTATGACTTCAACAGATGTCATAATTAGTTCTTCATTTACTAATCTAAGTTTTACAGAACACGATGGACATGAATAAGAAGATTGTTGAGCAAAAAGCTTATCGTATAAAGATTGTGTTGTTTCTAATTCTGATTCCATAGTTTCTAATTCCTTTTTGTTTGTCTGATGCTTTTCCAAAGATACACATGCAAGATTTTTTATATCATCTTTAAGAGCTTGAATTTTTGTCACATCAATTAGACATTTCTTCAGGTCTTCTATAGTTGAAATAAGGTCTTCTTTACTGTATTCTTTCCATTCTGTTTCGATACATTCTTCAATTCGTTTATTCATTATAGACTCTTCGTCTTCTTTCATTTTCTTGAGTTTTTCAAGATCTGTTTTTATTTGTTTTTCAAGAGTTTTGATATCACGCATTGCAACTACCTCTGTTAAAGATGTTTCAAGAGATTTTAAAGCGTCATCTCCGATGTATACTGATTTTGCAATCTCCTCGTCAAGAGACAAAAGAGTTTTTTCTAAATCCAAAAGAGATTCTGTTCTTGCTTTCAAAGTTGCTTCCAATACTCTAGTGTCTGAAATTTCTTGATAGATAATCTTTGCATTACGAGCAGATCTGTTTATTAGAGTGTGGCAGTTTTTCAACTTAATATTTTCGTTTTTGATAGCTTTTTCTCTTTCAGGTTTCTTACACTTTAATGGAAAGATTTTCTCTTCTGGTAATTCCATTTTTTCTAAGACTTTTTTAGCCATGTCTAACTGAGAAACAACTGCTACTAATGCATCAGATGTCTGCGTAATATATGCTTTGCATCTTGCTTTAATCTTAGCCAAATCAACATCGCGGAATGCGAATTTTTCTAAAAAAGCTAACTTGTCGATTGGAGACATAAGAATAAAACTATTTAAATTATTCTGCTGAATATAACCACTTATTTTAAAAGTTTCTCCAAACATTTTGTCAATAAAACTCTGACCAGACTCGTCTTCAAACACGTCATTTACGACAAGTCTGTTGGGTCTTTTGGTTCTGATTATTTTAATCCCGTCAAACTCAAGTTCGACACGACAAGAAGTAGATCCGCATGCTTGTAGCTTATTACCTTCACCAAAGAGTGCAAAAAATATTCCTCTAAGTATGGAAGTCTTACCCGCACCAGATGGTCCAGATAATAATGCAACTCCACTCTCTCCAAAATCAAAAGTAGAGTCCGAATAACATAAAAAATCCTTCATTCTGATCTTCATACTTGTTTTATGTTTCAATATTGTTTTTAATCTATTAAATCAATTGTAAAAATGATTTTTTTAATTATTAATTAAACTTTAGAATAAATGTGTTTTGTTAATTTTTCTATCAAATCAAATATTTTATCTTTGAAAAACGCACCTTCAGAAAAAGAATGGAATATAATTAAAGAGGAAGTGAGTGTAGTGAGTGTAGTGAGTGTAATAAAATACAAACCAAATCAAAAAATAACGTTGAATCCAAGACATTCTGTTTTTGTTAATTTACAGTTAATTAAAAATAAATACAATCGAGAGATAATTATTGGTCAGATTGCGTCTGCGCAAAGTTATTGTTTATCAAAACAAATACCTCTTATAATACATCCTAAATACATGAAAATATCTAATTCAGGTATAATTTTGTATGGTGTATCTGAACAACATCCTGATGATAGGTTTTTACCACCAGAATTTCCATGTTGCGAATATAGAGCTATTTCTTGGGGAATCGGTTGTATTTTATATAAAATGATAAAAGGTAAACCACTAGTACCAATTGGATTTAAAAAATTTCAATGTATAGAGAAATATCTTGGTGTTCCAACTATTACAGAGTGTGAATTGTTAAAATTACCATATTCATTGACATTGAAAAAAAGAACACGCAAACATAATCATTTAAGTAGTAAAGAAAGTAATATTCTTAAAAAATGTTTATCTTGGAATCCAAATTCTTATATGATTTGTATAGATAAAGGTTTAGCATACAAGGTTGAGACTATACATGAGACTATATATGAGACTGAATAATAAAACTACTTAAGAGAAAGAGACTTTTTATGTAAATGCCAGATAAACTAAGATTTGAGGTATATAATAAGACCCGTCTTGCCGTGAGAGGAGATAGAGACCTTTATAATGATCTTGTTAAAAAAATTGGAGGTCGATGGAACTCACGAATGCACGGAGGAGAAGGCTGGATAATTCCTATAGAACAAAAAAATGTACTTGAAGATTTAATAAATTCTCTTAATGATACTTGTGATTTAGATAAAAAAACTAGTAAAGAAGAAATATATGATTTTAATATACAACAAAAAAATGAAGAAGATAGTGAGGAAGAAAAAAGAGCTGAAGAGAAGGAAAAAGATAGTGATAAAGAAGATAGTGATGAAGAAGAAACTCGTGAAAGAGAAAAGGAAGAGAAGAGAGCTAGAGAAAAGGAAGAAAAGAAAGCTAGAGAGAAGGAAGAAGCTCGTGAACGAGAAAAGGAAGAAAAGAAAGCTAGAGAGAAGGAAGAAGCTCGTGAACGAGAAAAGGAAGAGAAAAGAGCTCGTGAACAAGAGAAGGAAGAGAAGAGAATTAGAGAAAAGGAAGAAGCTCGTGAACGAGAAAAGGAAGAGAAAAGAGCTGAAGAGAAGGAAAAAGATAGTGATAAAGAAGATAGTGATAAAGAAGATAGTGATGAAGAAGAAGCTCGTGAAAGAGAAAAGGAAGAGAAGAGAATTAAAGAAAAGGAAGAAAAGAAAGCTAGAGAGAAGGAAGAAGCTCGTGAACGAGAAAAGGAAGAGAAGAGAGCTCGTGAACAAGAGAAGGAAGAGAAGAGAATTAGAGAAAAGGAAGAGAAGAGAGCTCGAGAGAAGGAAGAAGCTCGTGAACGAGAAAAGGAAGAGAAGAGAATTAGAGAAAAGGAAGAGAAGAGAGCTCGAGAGAAGGAAGAGAAGAGAATTAGAGAAAAGGAAGAGAAGAGAGCTCGAGAGAAGGAAGAAGCTCGTGAACGAGAAAAGGAAGAGAAGAGAGCTCGAGAGAAGGAAGAAGCTCGTGAACGAGAGAAGGATGAAGCTCGTAAACGAGAGAAGGAAAAACGTAAAGATAAGATTGATAAAGAAACAAGAGATATTGCAGCACACGCAATGACTATGGAATCCGAAGATCCATTAGCTTACTTTCGTTCCTTTTCTAAAAAACCTGTAGATTTTCGAAAACTATACGGTCCTTCCAATTCTGATAGCGAGTCTTATTCATCATCTGCATCGAGATCTGAAAGTTCGGATGATTTTCCGAATCCAGATACTCCCATAAAGAATAAATCGTATAAAGGATCTGAAAATAATCACAATGAATTATTTGAGAAAGTGAACGAACTTCAACGAAAGCTTTATGAGTTGGAAATAAAAAATAGAAAGTTAAAAGCCAAGGCCTGAATATTTGAATAAAAATTACCATAGACAATTTTAATTTTACAATGAATATACTAAATGACATTGGAAATTCGAAAATACAGATTCATGGGAATTGCAATATTTGATTTAGTATCTAGTTTTATAGGAGTTATAATTATTTTTCTACTTGTCTGGAGATTACGCTTTCGAAATCTAAACCCATTGATTTTTATCCTCGCTGCTATTTTATTAACTATACCGATAGGGATTTTCTTTCACGTTATATTTGGCATTAACACAACTCTTAACAATCGATTAGGACTCTCTAATGCTCCAAATTAAAGTATGCAATTTTTGATAAAATCTTTATACGTCTGTAGATCTTATTTTTAAAATAAGCTAAAGTCAAGAATGATGATTACAAGAATGACAAGTATTATTGACAAAAGGAGAGGAGAATCGATAAGAATAAAGAATCAAATAAGGCAGGAAAAAGTATATATTCAAAACGATGAATCCGTGATTGAAAGGATGCGAAAGACCACAGGAGAGTGGTCTTCTGAACAGATTGCGAATAGAAAAGTTAAAAATTCTCTACGAGAGAATGAGATCTCTTTTTTACAGAAAAGATTAGATGGTATTGAAAAAGGAGAATTTGATATTGAATTTCTTGGAACTGCAAAAGCACAAAAACCAAAAGATTTGCCTGTTGCTAAACAAAAAAGTGTTATTTTTCGTACATTAAGGTCTGATAATAATATAAAGAGGGAGATTGAAAAAAATTGGCAATATTTCGTCAAAACAAGGGAAACTATTCCACCATATATGCTTAAAAAACTTAAAAATATGCCAAATAATAAAGGGTATATTTGGAAGAGTATTTATTGTTATGGGGAACGTCCTGCTAATGTTGGGGAACCAGTTATTCTTTTTGAAACTCAAAAGGATGGTGTTCTTGTTATTCACGAAACAACAGAAAAAGAATATAAAATATGGCATAAAAAAGGTACTGCTAAAAAAATTCTCCATTCATGCACACCTCGTCGCAAAATAAGTTCAGCTGTATCTTCTCTTGGAAATTATATCAAGACAAAGTAAAAATAACATAAAGATTTGATTTTTTATAAATAAAATGTCGAAATACGCGACATATGCAACACTATCAGATAAAGATAAAGAAATTATGTTTCCGGAAGTCCCATGTATAAAAAGTCTTGATGAACGCAATTTTATTATTAAAAACAATCAAGTTGTTGTGATTTATTATCACGCTAAATGGTGTGGACCTTGTAAAACTTTTGCTAATGGGTTTAACAAAATGGCTAGCGATTTTGAAAAAAATGATAAGACAAAGGGGCTTGTTTTTTGTGCTAAAGAAGATGTTGATCTTGAGCTTAGAAACTCTCCGGCAGACCCAGAAGTTGTACCAACTTTCCATTTTTACAAAAATGGTATTTTTCAAACTAATATGGTTCTAACAGGTGTTAATGTAGAAGAGATTAAGAACAATGTTAAAAAGTTACTATAATTAAACCTAAAATGGTTTAATTATAATATTTTCGGTTTCGGAATCATTGGAATGTCTTGTATAGGCGTATCCTTGTAAAAATCCATAATAGCAGACTTAATTTGTCTCGTATTGTATTCCGGTTTAATAGGAATATCCCAGCTTTTACAATATTGTCTTAATTTGTTTTCATTGTTATAAGTATTAAGATATGTAAAACGAAAGTTATCACTAGGAATTCTGTCATCTTCATAAGGTGCTTTTTGAATTTTCTTCTTTTGAGGAGGAGAGATTGGACGTGCATTCTCGTCATCAGATGACTCAAGAGGTGTTTTTGGAATTTTCTTCTTTTGAAGAGGAGGTGGGGTTGGAAGTGTATCATCGTCATCTGACGACTCAGGATCTGGTTTTCTTACATTCTCGGCAACAGGAGTATCGTCTTCTGGTCTTTTTAATAGATTTGTTTCATAATAAGCAACTATAAACTTTGTTGCTTCTATAGTAACTCCTCTTTCTACAGCTTCTTTACAGAAAGGATAAATCCAATCCAATACATCACGATTTATTTCACCAATCTTATCTCTATATTTGTCGAATTTTCGACATAGTTGTAACAACAATTCATAATCTTTTATTCTATCAGTTCTTAATTCTCCAAAAAATGGATCTTTCGGTGGTGTTTTCTTTGCACTTTTTTCAGCAATTGGAGGTACTCTTGTTGTAATTTTTCCAATACTTGGAGGTGCTTTTGTTGGAGGTACTCTTGTTGTAATTTTATCAGTACTTTGAGGTACTGGAGCTGGTGGTCTTTTAATTGTATTTTTTCCAGTACTTGGAGGTGCTTTTGTTGGAGGTACTCTTGTTGTAATTTTTCCAGTACTTGGAGGTGCTTTTGTTGGAGGTACTCTTGTTGTAATTTTTCCAGTACTTGGAGGTTCTTGTGATGGCTTCTTTTTATCGTCTTCATCTATATTTTCTAAAGGTGAATTTTCCCAATCCCAACCGTCCTCAGTACTTTCAACAGCCCATTTGAATTTATTCAATAATGTTTTAGTGTAAATAACGCTCGGTTCAACTTTCTGTGTTTTTGTCCAAGATACAACAAGACGTGGATCGATATAATTGGCAAGAGATGTGTTTATTGCAACAGTCAACACATTTTTTTTGGATTCAATATTCTCTGTTAATGTTTGAATTTTTTTTGTCTCTTTTTTCATTGTTGCTTCAGCCAATTCGGTTTTGAGCTTTTCTAAAGCCTCCTTTGCTTTTTTAGATGGTGTTCTAGCATGATTAAGTACCTCAGCTACTTCGGCATTTGCTTTATTAAAATTTAATTTAATAAGTTTATTGGTAGACTTATCTGGTATCTTAACACCTTTCAAAGCATGATACATAATATCGCTAGCCAATCTAGTACGAAAAACCTTTGCTGAAAAATCTTCATCAAATTTTTTGAGATATTCGTTTATAGAACCACTATTAATTAGATGAAATATCTCCTTACCTTCAGCCTTACCTTCAGTCTTACCTTCTGTTAATTTTTTAAAGTTCTTAAAAATGACTGGATCAACTTCCAAATCCTTATAAAAACGAACACTGTCCTTCCCAAGAAAATCAAAAATTACATGATTCGGAGTATCTAAATTTACATTATCAACAAGAAGTGTAGTCGCACCCACAGTTGCAGCCTCATCTTCATCTTTTTCATTACCAACACGAATGCCAAAATGATCAATCAGATAAAGAACTGTACCTAGTTGTAGTTTTGTTGAATTTGTTGACTTAGCGTCATTCATGTATGCCTCTCTAATAAGATTAATTTGACTATGCAACTTTCTGGCTTTTTCATATTTTTTAATATCTGATTGTGCTTTGAAAGCACCTTCTTGAGAAAACCAAACATATTTAATACGACCTGTCACATTATCTTTCCACGAAGCTACCCATTCCAAATCATGTTTATGTACAATTTTATCCTTACCCCACTGGTGACCAAGTGGGGGTTCTGGTATAGGATCGTTTTCACCTATATTGAGGGTAACATCTTCTGGTAAAACTTCTTTCTTTATTTTACCTACTAATGGGTTAACACCACGTCCAAAAAAAATACCGGACGGCTCAACAGAAAAATTTGCTAGCTTTTGTAATGGAACGTCATTTATTGTCGCGTAACCATACTCTGCCATTTTTTCAGCAACTTGTTTAGCTTTTCGATCTTTGTCTTTTGCATTTTCTTTATTCTTCTCAATTTGTATAAAATGCCGTTTTATAAGATCACTCCAATCAATATTTAAAAAATTTGTAGAGACCTCGTCAATATAAGTCTTTCTAGTTTCAGGATCAACTTTAAGTTTAGGTTCGGGTTCTGTTATTAAGATTTTCTTTGCTTCTGGGCTAAGATAAGTTTTGAAATCTTCCCAGAAATTTATGTTAAAAATCTTAAACGCCTCTTTTTGTTCTTTTGTATCACTTTCGTTTGTTGTTGTATATCTTACTGTGATATTATCACCAGCCTCTGATACCATGCGTTTAACATAAAATCTAGCGATCTTTTCCTCTTTAGGATTTAATTTATATTTTAATGTAGAATTTGATTTAAGCCATAAACTAGCTCCTAGATGTTCATAAGGCTCCATGATTTCGCTAAAATAAGGGCCTCTTTGTATAATACTATCCCATTTTCTTCCTGAAGTTACATCAAAGGAAAGAACTTGTGTAGCTTTAAATTCATATGGTTTTGATAAAGAAATGTTGTCTTTCCACTTTAAATCTGTATCTTCAAGAATTGAGTTTATTTTTTCAATATTTTCAATATTTGTCCTTGATCTGCCGTTAATTCTTATACATATACTATCATTTGTTTTTGAATAATATGGTAAAAAAGATATTTTTGATGATTCGTCACTTTTTTGTATGTATAGGTTTTTGACAAATTCAGTCAATTCATTTAAATCTTCTATACTAATTTCTCTTTTATCAGGGTTTTTTATGCGTAAACAGTATATTTTTGACATTTCTTCATTAGCAAGAATAAAAAATAGAGTTATATTCTAATTTATTAAAATCAGAATACAAAATGTTAGATTGATATTTTATTATATAAATTTTGTTTTCAATTTAAAATTGATTTTTTTACATACGATATGTAAAAATAATTAGAAATATGACTAGATTGCTTACAAATGAGGAAATTGAGAATATGATAGCTTTTATTCAACCACAAAAAGGTATTCCGGTTGATACAGCTTTGAGTATAACAAACATACAGAAAGAAAAACTTCGCGTGCAGTTAAGAACGCAAAAAATATATCCAGAAATTATTCCAGCTTTGAAAGATGAGATTGAAAAAGCTTACTATGCATCTTTAATTGATCCGGGAGATAGCGTAGGTGTGATTTCCGCACAGAGTATAGGAGAAAAACAGACACAGACGACCCTTAATACTTTCCATCGTGCCGGACAGTCTGAGAAGACAATGACGGCTGGAGTTCCTCGTTTTCAGGAATTATTAAATGCTACGAAGAACCCTCGTATTGTAAATCACAAAATCTTTTTTCAAAGAGGAAATAATTCTATTCAGGAGATGCGTAACACAGTTGGTTCAAGCATTGTTGGAATGACTATGGTTGATATTTCGAAATCAATAAAGGTAGAATTAAACAAAGAAAGCGAACCTTGGTATGAAGCTCACAAAATATTGTTTTCAGATGAGTTTTCATCATACACACACTGTATCACTTTCAAGCTAGACATGAAGAAATTGTTTGAGTTCAAGCTTACAATGCAACAGATAGCAGACCATATTCACGAAGAGTATTCAGATTTGTATTGTGTTTTCTCTCCACCAGCAGAAGGACAGCTTGATGTCTTTGTAGATACTAAGAATATTCGTCTACCGGAGGGTAGGCTTCTGTTTGTTGATCAAGACAATGCAGTTCTAATATATCTTGAGGAAGTAGTACAGGCAACTTTAGAGCAAATTTATATATGTGGTATACCGGCAATATCTGAAGTTTTTTATCTTAAAGAGGGTTCAGAATGGATAGTAGAAACAAATGGTTTTTGCAGCAATACAATTTCAAAGCAATATTCTTCATTTAAGAGACTTTTAGCTCATCCAGACGTAGACTACACTCGTACTGTTTCAAATAACGTGTGGGATATATACGATGTACTAGATATTGAAGCAGCACGCCAATTTTTAATTGAAGAATTTATGAGTATTATGGAGGGTATCAATACTTGTCACGCAATGATTTTGGTTGATCGAATGACTCATAATGGTACAATTTCTTCAATTACAAGGTATACAATGAAGAAAGAGGAGTCTGGACCCATGGGTAAAGCTTCTTTTGAGGAGACAATGGACAATTTTTTGAACGCAGCTGCTGAGGGTGATAAAGAACCAACAGAAGGTGTTTCTGCTTCTATTATATGTGGAAAGCGTGCTTCGATCGGAACTGGTATGATAAAAATGAGTATTGATATTGCAAAACTACCAAAGAGTGCAGATACAAAACAAGTGACAAGTATTATTCCCGCAAATGTTATGCATCAGGTTATAGAAAAGAGTTCAATAATTATTGGGAAAGAAGACGACGATGAGTTACATGCATTCAAAAAAGACAAAAAGTAAAATGAGATATTTATAATAAGGTACTATAATAAATTTGATTGTACAAATATACAATCAAATTGATATTTTATATTTAATTTTGAATTTTTACTTTGATTTCTTTTCTTAATAAAAGCCAAATGACATACAACGAAATTACAAAACTCGCGTATGAGAAAATTACAGACAGATACTACAAAGCTAAATATTTGGGTTTAGAATGTATTATGGATACTACAAATGGATATATTAATGGAACAAAATTTTGTGCTGCATATAAGGATAAAACAAAGAAATTTGTTAATTATATAAACAATGGCAGATATAAGATTCTGTCAACATATTACATGAGCAACTTACGTAATTTTTCATCTGATCTATATATAAAGGTGAAAGAGGGAGTAAAAGAAGTACGAGGAACATATTTGCATCCTATTATTTTTTTAGATTTGGCTATTTGGATATCACCTATCGCTTATACCAAAGCAAATAAAATAATAACAGATGCTTTAGTAAGAGAAAGTGAAGGTGAAGACAGAATACTTAGACTTGAAAAAACTATTGAGGAGATACTACAAAAACAATCTAGCGCAGAACAAAGAACAGATGCGTTAATGGTAAAAATAATTATTCAAAATGATAAGACACATGCCAAGATTGATAAAACATGTAAAGATACAGAAGAATCTATGTCAAGGGTCAAATTATCTCTTAAACGTGTTGAAACAAGGCTTGAAAATTTATCTGATGAGGGAGAAAAGAATAAAGAGGATTCACGTTTTACATGGCGTCGATGGTGGCCAAGTAGAAATATTTCAGTGTATTTTAATAAAAGAAGGTTATAGCTTTTCCACCTTTTCTTTTTCTACTTTTGGCATGATTTTGTTTGCATGTTGTTTCCATTCTAATCCATAATTAAAAGTACAATCGTGGTTATGCATGTGCGCATGACAGTAAATATTTTTACACCTACAAGTGTGTACACTAATCATTAAAGTATGTATTTTATTTTTACATAACACACATTTAGCCATTTTGTATGTATAAAATAAATTTTTAGAATTAAAATACTTTCGTATAATCAAAAATAAAATTGAATTATTTATCGAGAATTTTTTAGAAAATTAGAAAGATGTCACATATTGTTTACATTGAAGAATATTCACCCAAATCATTTGTTGTTCGCGGCGGAACGAAACCACATAAGGATTCGCTTCTCGCTCTTGGCGGTAAATGGAATAGTAGTCTAACAGATAAACAATCTGGAGATAAATTTGGGGCTTGGCTTTTTTGGGGTGAAAAGCGTAAGGAGATTTCCGATTGGATTGAGAAAGGGTGTAACACGGTAGAACGTACACCACAAACGAGTGTATTTGAAAAATCACAGAGTTCGTCTGATAATTTTAGTTCAAATCGTGACAATACTTCTCGACTTGAAGCAAAGATTGATGCTCTTACAAAGATGGTTGAGAGTCTTTGCAAATATCATAATATAGACGGAGCAAAAAGTTCTGTACTATTTGATTCAGATGTAGAATCTGATGAAGATGTGCCTCCTGTCAAGCCTAAAAGACTTTTATCAAAGAAATAAATATATTTTCTTCATATACTTAGAATATGAAGAAAGTTTTTGCGACTTATTCGTGTGTTACGGAAAAACACTTAATTTAAATTTGATTCTTAAGGACAAGATTTATAAGAATAAATAAAAAGACATGGGTATCAAACATTTTTTCCATTGGTTTAAGGCTCAATTTAGAGCGCATGTGAAGAATATGGAAAGAGGCCAAGATCTTGAATCTATAAATGTAAGCATTGATAATTTAATGATCGATATGAATGGTATTTTTCATGCTTCTGCACAAAAGATATATGAATACGGTAATCACAAACCAAATCCACGTCTGCTACGTACAAATAACAGACGAAACAATGGCAAAGAGAAACAGATAGCCATGTTTGAGGATGTGTGTCGTTCGATAGAACATATTTTCAAAATAGTTAAGCCAAAGAAACGATTAATATTGTGCGTAGACGGACCTGCTCCTCTGAGTAAGCAAAATCAACAACGCCAAAGACGATTTCGAAGTGCATCAGAGTCTTCAGATTCAAAATGTCCTTTCAATAGTAATTGTATTACACCAGGAACAAAATTTATGGATTTTCTCACAAAATATATAGACTGGTATATTCGAAAGAGGATAAATGAGGATGAATCTTGGCGTGGAATTGAAGTTGTCTTTTCTAATGAAAAGGCTCCAGGAGAAGGAGAGCATAAGATTATAAATTATATTCGATATTATGGGAATATTAGTGATACATATTGTATTAATGGTATGGACGCCGATCTTATAATGCTTGCTCTAGGTACTCATGTACCAAACTTTTATATTCTACGAGAAGATGCGTATGATTTGAAGAATGATTTTTTTTGTCTTGATATAGGTTCTATTAGAAAAGAACTTGCTTTGATTTTACGTTGGCCTTCTGAAGGAGCGTTTGTTTTTAATGAAAGGACTTCGATAGATGACTTTATATTTCTCTGTTTTATGGTAGGTAATGATTTTCTTCCACACATTCCGTCTATAGAGATCATAGAAAGGGGTATAGAGTTGATTCTAGAAGTTTATAAGGAAACAGGTATTACATATGGTCATATCACTCATCTAAAAGATGATCGGGTTGAGTTTCTTCCAATTCCTCTTTGTATTTTTTTAGAAAAGATTGGAATACATGAAAAGGAAAATTTAGAAGGAAAGTTAAGCAAGAAGAAAGATTTTTTTCCAGATCCACTTTTAGAAAGTTGCGCAGAGCAAAATAGTGCTACTGGTAAATGGAACGTTGACATTGAAAAATATAAAAAAGAATATTACACGTACTCATTTCCACCTCTTACTGAAGAAAAAGTTTTGTGTCATGATTATCTAGAAGGAATGCAATGGGTCTTATCATATTATACACGAGGAGTTCCAAATTGGAAGTGGAATTTTCGTTATCATTACGCCCCATGCGCGTCTGTGCTATCTGCTCATGTAAAATCATTCTCTCATACTAAATACGTAAAAACTATTCCAAGCACGCCATTTCAACAATTACTATGTGTTCTGCCTCCAAAAAGTGCTGATCTAATTCCTGAACCTTTATGTCGTCTTTTGACAGATTCAAAGTCTCCTCTTAAGAAACAGTGTCCTGAACAATTTGAAGTAGATCTTCGTGGAAAAAGAAAGGAATGGGAAGGTGTTGTTATACTACCAATGGTTGATTTTAATCTCGTACGTGATTGTTATCTTAAAATAATTGGTAAAGTATCACCGCAAGATATCAAGCGTAATATAACAGGACGTTCTTATAAGTATGAGTATGTTTCAGGATTACCTGGAACTTTCAAATCATATTACGGAGACATTGAACATTGCTGTGTTAACACATTACTTATTGATTTATAAATTCAAAAAATATTCTTTTAAAATTCATACTATTAGTATGAATTTTTAATGATGAAGGTTTATCATTATAATGATATAATTTTGTAATTTTCTTGATAATTAAAGATTTTGCTTTTTAATGCTTTTTGTAAAAACCAATCATTATCAAGACTATCTTTTTCTCTATTAATTACATCACAATCGAAATGTTCAGGTTTAGATAGCATAAATGTTCCTTTTTTGTCAGTTAAAACTGAATCAGGATAGTTCTTGGATTCTTCAATTAAAGAATAAATAAAGTCTTGTCCGTACACTATATTTTCATCCAAAGTGATAATGGTAGTATCGCATTCCTTTTCACGTAATAACATAGGAATTATTTTAGTTCCTTTTCCGTACCCTCTGCCTGTGTGAAATACTACAGCGAAATCTTTAATATAATCTGGTATAACATAATTTATATTTCTGCCATCATCTGGCATTATCATAGCTATTAAATCGACTTTTACTGTTTGATCAAGAATAGAATTAAAGAAAGGTTTTAACTTATTCAATTTATTAGGATCTACTGAAAAGGAAATAACAACTCTTCCTTTGGAAATTTTTGGTAATTTACTATAATTTTGTATAAATTTATTGCACTTATTTACGTGACAACCGAAATACCTTGTTATTCCAAAATACGATAAAAAAGTTGCTGACAAAGATAAAATTGTAGATAATATAAGTAATGCAATTATTATATTTCGTTTTGACATTATTTGAACACCTTCTGGCATTTATCTATCATAAAGATTTGTGATTAAATATTAAAACTATTAATCCAAAAAGGTAGGGTTGAAACAAGTATACCAAAAGAATTTCGGTTTTCCATCCATCTGGTCCCGTTTTCAGAATTTTCCATTAGATAAACATTATATGTAATATCTCTTCCAAATCTTCTTTGAACACAAACTCTTTGTATTTTGATATTTTTAGAATAACGTTCAGGATTATAATAAAGTTTTTTACGACAAAGTGGACACGATTTTTTACAGAGTAAAGCTTTTTGTATACATTCTAAACAAAACATGTGCAGACAATGAGATATAAACATTCCATTTGATATATTTTTTAGACAGATAGGACATTCTAGGTCATTATTCATTATTTATTATAATTATTATCTGATTTAAATCTAACTTCTTTTTACACCTAAAATTAGCATTTTTTAGCCATTTTGACAGCATAGGCTATTGCACCCCCAAGAAGAGCAAAAACAGTAAGAATACCTCCAGCTTCGACAACTTTATTACATGAATCATTACAACCACCGTACAATTCCTTTAGTTCTTCAGCGGTGTCGTTACTAATAAATTTGGACAACTTACAATTATTTTTAGGACAAGTACCTCTCAAAGCATATCTCCCATTGTCATATATATCAACACAAATAGATCCAGTTTTAGCCTCAACTTTCTTTTTGCAACAGAAACACCTAAACTCGGTTTCCCCTAGTTTCTTTGATTTCTTTTTTGATTTCTTCTTCAATTTCTTTGGCATTTTATTTTTATTATAACCAAGATTATAATAAAAATAAATCAACGTGATTTATTTTATTCATCTGAATATGGAAATGCAGTAGATAGTTCTAAAGGAATAGTCCCTCCATGTACTTTACATATTTGTGACAGTGATGTACAGTAATATTTCTTAAGATACACCGCTTCTACAATTGTTGAGCTTGAAAGAGAATGCCAATTTTCTATATTTAATATATCAAATGAAAACACACGTCTTACAAAATCTTCCAATATTACTAAAACCATTTGGATAAGATCATGAAAGGCCTTTATTTTCATACGTTTTTTTTCTCGAAACAATAATTTTGATTCCCACGTAGTTTCATCAATCTCTCCAAGAAGATATTGAACACGAATATCAATATTATCTTTTACTTTGTTAATTTGCCAAGATGGAACGATAGCATGTCTGATGTGTCTTGCAATAAGATGCAAGTCTGTTAATTTTCTTATAAAAATTTGAGAATTTGTAGCTGTTGTAATTCTTTTTATATAAGTCATTGCGTCAGGAATATCACCACATGCTAAAACTTCAATATCTACCATTGGAGTTGTTAAAGTTGACAAATATTCGTAGTAATGCGGGTTGTGAATAACTCCTACCTCTATTTTTCCAGTAGTCCAGCTGAATGCGGTATGACATAATACACAAAACATTTGATCGCAACCACCTGATTTTAGAATTGGTGTCATGCATTTTGGACATGGTTTAGTTAAACTGGAAACTAAAGCTGAGCTTTTTATGTCATCTTCATTACAAATGTGTTCTAAATCTTCTTTTATCTGAACTCTGCATTTTTTACATACTAAACCTTTACATGTTCCACAACTGTAATTGTTTGAAATAAAACCTCTGCAATCTGATGGGCATTTGAATATATAATGGTTATGTTTAGCGGAAGCTCTCGAAGAACCAATTCCACCGTAGGTGATTGTCAATTTTTTTGCAGAGTTTATTTCGCATTTAATCTTCCATAATATATCACGTTTTTCTTCTATTACCTTTGAACTGATGTCAAGACTTTTGTACATGCTCTTTAGACGCTGATTTGTTGGAAGTGACTTAATACATTGTGATAACTCTTGTATGCGAGAAATCAGAGATGCTTCTTCCTGTGTTTCTGGTAAAAGCATCTTTTCCTGTTCAAGTATATACTTTGCAATGTGTTGGAAGAACCATTTCTTATTACTAACGTTTTCAAGTACAAACTCTCGACTCCATATGTTTCCGCAATTCATACATAACGGTTCTCTAAGTTTATCTTCAATAAATTTTTGAATACAAGTTTCGCAAGCTTGAAATTTGCAATAAGAACAAATGATGAAAGCTGTTTTATATTCACAACAAATGTCACAATCAGTCATTTCTATATCTTTGATATAAAAATTATATCTAAAATCAATTTTATATTCATTTCTTCATAGTTATTATTATATAATTTACTTATTGAGAATCTGATTTAATTAATAAGCTAAAAAAATAAACTGAATATAAATAAAGAAATGGCAGCAGGTGGTTTAAGTTATTCAGGACTCGTCAACCACGGCAAAGTAAATCTCCCTTCTGTAGAAAGTTGGGGTACAAACATGAACATTTTAAAGGATCCGCCTAAGTCTATTACTACAAGAAGAAAAGATAAAGTAGGAGAGACTAGTTCTATAACACAAATGATTGAGGAAAGCGACGGAAGAACATCTGAAGCTATTCAAGTATACGCTCGAGGTGTTAATCCATTTGTTAGTGTTTCATATGATAATGTAGGAAATAATGGTGGTCGAACTTATGGAGGAATTATAGAAGGAGGAGGTCGTTCAGCAAAGCTTCCTCACAGAATAATGCAAGATGGAGCTTTTAGGCCTCCCGTTTTGTTACAGCAAGATCTTTTGCCTCTCTCACGCTTACCTCGAAATCTAACAAATGCTTTTTCTAACGCTGGTTTTACAGATTTTTCTCGCAAGTTGAGAACATGTGGAACAGCTGAAAATACAAAGGAAGTCAAGAAAAATACTATAAAAACTTCAGTACGTCCAACAGCGGTATATCGTATTGAAAAACAAGCTGAAAAACCATTTGAAATAAAATACGCTATTCAGCCTTCTATTAAGAATTCTGTATCATCTGGTGTGCGCACAATGGACATCACGCAGCGAAACTGGGGGGCACCTACAAAAGAAATCAATAACGGTCTTATACATCCAACAGCTCAATCGGCCATATCAAACGTTCAACACGTAAATAATAACGAGTTTAATAGTGAAAGGTTTATACAAGATTCTCTTGCTCATCAAGCATATAGCAATATTTCTTCAATTGGTCATGTTGATAATAATGAATTGGATTCGGGCAGATTTTTACAGGATACACTTGTTCATCCTGCATATAGCAACGTTTCTTCAATTGGTCATGTTGATAACAACGAAATGGAATCGGGTAGATTTTTACAGAACTCGCTTTCACAACCTGTGTTAAGTAACGTTTCTTCTATTGGTCATTACTCAGATAATAATCAAATGAATACCGGAAGGTTTGTTCAAGACTCTCTTGTGCATTCTGTGGGTAGCAATGTGTCTTCAAATGCTCGTAACACTTCTTCTATTGAAGATATTTTAGATTTGTCGGATATGCCGATTCACAATCATATTGTTCATTACAAAATAAATGCGCCTATTTCTGGAGTAGAACAAACAAAGTATTTTCATGATAATATTGAACTTTCACGTACACTGCCCAATTTCATGGCGACTACCAATGTGGGCGATCAAAAAGTTTATAAAAGAACAAATTACGACAATCAAATTGAATTGCAACGTAATAATCCTTCTGCTAGTTGCGAGAGCAATCCAACATCTCGTGGTAATACAGATAATTCTTCTAGAGACGCTCGATTAGCTCCAAAAATAAGTGCTGGTAGTTATTCTATTCCCGCGCAAATTCCAATGAAAGAACGAGAGCATATCTATTATTCTCAAGAATCCGAGAAAGCTAAAATGAATCGTATGGTGATGGAAAGTATGAATGGGAGATTTGATAGAGTAAACCCATTTACCGACTGATATTATATTTTAATTTTTTTTAGAGTTTTATGTTTTTATTCTTGTAAAACAGCAAATGGAAAGTTTACAACGAACGTTCATTTTAGAAAATTTAAACTCTGACAGCGAAAATGAAAAATTAAATAAGAAACAAAAAAAATATAATTTAACTGATATTTCATCGCGTATAAACATGATTTTAAGCCAAGCATATCCAACAGGTTCAGATATGCAAGCGGTTTTTTATCTAATTGATACGTTATTTTTGTCAGATTCAAGCAAAAAAGTGAGAGAGAAAGGTCTTTATAGTTTAACCAAAAATATGAAAGATTACGTAAAAAAGATGGAACATCTTCCTGTTAAAAGTAAAGAAGGTTTTATATATATTACGCATTTTTTTTCATCAAATATACAAGTAATTATCAAGGTTCCTCAAACTTCAAATGGAATAGAATCAAAGGTTAGAGAATATTTTATCGGTATTAAAGCTATAAATAATCTGAGATATCTAACACCTTCATTTGTTTACACACTAGGATCATTTTTGGGCCCAACACCGAGCAAAACAGGTGAAATTAGTTGCGATGACTCATGTAAAAATACTGCTTTTGTATTTTATGAAAAAATACTAGGTGAATCAGTTCAAACTCTATTAAAAAATGATCGTTTGAATTTTAATCAATTTTTGGTTTTATTTTTTCAGCTACTTTTAGCATTAGAAGTTGCACAAAGAGAGGTGAGATTTACTCATTTTGATTTGCATACAGATAATGTAATGGTTAGACTTGATACCGGAGATTCTACCTCCGTCACACATCTTGATATGTTTACTTATATTATTAATCAACCAGAGTTTATTCCAGTTGTGATTGATTTTGGGGCGTCAACAGCTTACATAAATGGAAAATATATAGGTTCATATGATTATATTTCTCATGGTATGCTTAATTTTATGATACCAGGACATGATATGTATAAATTTTTAGTTTATTGTGCTCGTAAAACAGAAAATCAGAAACTGAAGAAATCTATTATCAAGATATTCAATTTTTACGGAGAGGATGATCATCCTTACAGTATTAAATATAATAAGGAAAATGGTATTGAGTCTGCCATAAAAAATTATTGTAGAGATTTAACATTTTCTAAAGCTGCAAATAGGACACCTCTTATGTTGATAAAATGGTTATTAAAAAAATATCCACAATTAAGATCAAAGGTGATAGTTAAGAAAAGAAAAAATTACCTTCCTATTCAATGTTCAAAATTAATCAAAGATTTTGAAGACATTTTTAGTTTTACAAGATTAAAATACGGAAAAGACAACCCTGATAATGCCGTCAAAATGGTAAACGAATGTATAATGTCTAAATCTAGTTATGTTATGGCATTGTACGCTGTTAAAATCTTGGAAAAATACAATGAATGTCTAGAATCTAAGAAATTAAAATCAAAAATAGATGGGATGCATGATATGATTCTTAAATTAAAAGATGATTTGATAAATGCTGATATGGTTAATTTGAAAAAAGTTTTTACAATTGAAACTCCGTTACAAGAAGATCTTGATTTGTGTATTGAGAACGTATTAAAATTAACAATACGTCATCTTAACGCAAAAGAAAAGGAAACTGCTGTAAAAAATCTAGAGCAGATACTTATTTACCAAGATAGTTTAAAACCATACTTACAGTTTTATTTTATTATTCTAGAATTGGATTCAATAGATATTTTAACTGAATGGGTTACTAAATTTAAATTTTCTGATATTTTTCGTTTTTATCTAAAAAATCTCTCACAAAATGAACGCGCTATAAGATGGGGTCAAAGTTTAATGGCATCTATAATATAAAAAAGGTTTATTAATTGGAATTCAATTAATAAAAATGAACGATTTTGACAACATACCACTTGTAACTCAACCATATAATTTAAAAAAGACTCTTTTCAAACATCAACTGGCAAGTATATACCAGATGGAGACTTTGGAAAGAGAAAAAATTGTTCAATTTACATGGGGAGTCAAAGAAACGAGTTTAGGATTTAATGCTGATATAACAGGTTATGGAAAAACTTTATCAATGATAGGACTGATTGCTAGGGATAAAATGGAATGGAACCTAGATACTCCGTTTGTAAAAGAAGTAGTTATTACCGAATCGGCTGGATTAATAACATCTCGTCGAATAGAAAGATATGATAAACTCCCAACTACTTTAATTTTAGTTCCGACTTCTATTGTTTCTCAATGGGAAAAAGAGATGGAACATACTAATTTGAAAGTTAAGATAATTGAATCTAGAAAAGATGTTGAGACAGTGTCGGTAGAAGATTATGACGTTGTTATAGTGACAACTTCAATGTTTAACAATTTAGCAATATCTTACTCTCAATATGCGTGGAAACGCTTTATATTTGACGAACCAGGTCATGTAAGAGTATCTGGAATGAAAGAAATTCATGCTGGATTTTATTGGATGGTTACAGCTACACCAGAAGATATTAATTTACGTCATAGAAATTGTAGAGGTAGTTTTATGAAGAAAATTATTGGGGAAGAGTGGTACAAAATCGAGGATCAGTTTGCAGGTATGATATTACGAAACGATCTAGCTTTTGTACAAGCTTCTTTCAATACACCTCAAACTTATCATCATTATCACAAATGTTTTCAACCTGTGCTTAAAGCTGTATTTGGCATTGTTAGTAATACTATTCAAACAATGATAGCGGCAGGTAATATTGAAGGAGCGGTGTCAGCGTTAGGTGGAAAAAATACAGAAAATATAATAGAATTGGTTAGGAAAGAATTGGTTGAAGAAATGTCTTCTGTTGAACAAGACATTATCATTCATCGCGATATTAAAAAAGATGATAAAAAACTAGAAATTGCATTGCTTAGTCTTGAAAGTGTTAAAAATAAACTAGAACAACTCAGTTGTAGATTTGAAGCAATGTTAAAAGATTCGTGTTCTATATGCACTGGAAAACTTAAAAATCCTATAATGGAACCGTCATGCCAAAATCTTTTTTGCGGTGAATGTCTTCTTACTTGGTTACATAGAAAGCAGAGCTGTCCTCTTTGTAGAGCTGCAGTTTCTACTAATGAGTTAGTGTATATCAAAGGAGCTTTTGAAGAAGAAATGGTTTCTAATGATAAACAAAAAACAATGACTCCGTTAGAAAAAGTTAATGAAATTTTAACATTAAAAAAGGACGGTAAATTCATTATCTTTTCTGAATATGATGCAACTTTTAAACCTATCTGTAGAATGTTAAAAGAATCTGGGATTATTTTTTCACTTGTAGTTGGTAATAGGAATTCTAGAGAAAAAAGCATAGAAAATTTTAAGTCTGGAGATGCAAGAGTCATTTTTCTTAATTCAAACTTTAATTGTGCAGGTATTAACTTACAAGAGGCAACTGATATTATTCTATATCATGAGATGTCTAGAAATACACAAAATCAAATAATTGGAAGGGCAAATAGAATTGGACGTCTTGTTTCTCTGAATGTTCATCATCTGGAAGTTGATATTTAAGAGTGTATAAGAAAGCAAATAGAGATAATGGAAACGTTTTTGTGCCAAGATGGTTGTTGCAGTCTCAAGATTAAACCTTATGTTGCACAAGATTTACAATATAAAAATTTTTATGTAAGAAGAAAAAAATCTGGTGTTTTTATTTGCGATCCAAAAACAAATAAAGTACTCATTGTTCAATCACGTGGTCATTTATGGGGTCCTCCAAAAGGATCAATGGAAGACAATGAAACAGATGCTCAATGCGCTGTAAGAGAAGTAATGGAAGAAACAGGCTTGGATATTTCTAAGGAGTCTTTAACAACTTCATTTGCCGTTTACAATAAAGCAACATATTTCTACTTAGAAATGAACGAATGCGATGTGTCTGTGCAGGAAAAAGATCCTACAAACGATGCAAATGGAATTGGATGGATAAAAATTGAATGTTTAGAAAAATGTATAGAATCAGGAAATATTAGTATAAGTGGTCACCTTAGATTACTTTTCAAACAATTACATGGTAGAATTTTCTCTCAACCTACTTTTATATTAGTTAATAGAAAAAAACAAAGATCAAGATCTCAGTCAGATAGTATAAATCTGACAACTCCTTTAGAACCATACTCTGGATAACGTCTCCATTCTGTTAAGAGTGAAATACTTGTCAATTCAGTATTTCCAAACATAGGACCAATTGTATTATCTTGGTTTACAACGCCGATAATTATATTTCCATCGTAAACAGTCTTAGTACCGCAGATCATACATGGAACTACATTTTTATTTTTTTCAAAAAAGTCTAAAAGTTTTTGATCTGCTTTGATATAAATCAGTGGTGATGCAGTTTTTCCATCCTTAATAACTGGATCAAATCGTTCAATTTTATAATCAGTCATCTTTATCTAAGTAAAAGAAAAAGCAATAGTTTTGTTTTTGATCTAAATAGAAATTATTTACCTTGCAAAAGATGTCAATAAAAGCCTATGTTGAAGAATTACAAAACATACAAATTGAAATAAAGAGAAATAATATCAAGAATTCGCAACACAGACAAAGAATTAAAGAGTTAGAATCAAACATAACACAATATTTAAACGAAAAGGGTCAACTTGGTCTTAAATACCAAGGAAAAGCGATTTTTTTGGAACAAAAAGAACTTAGGCCGTCAAAGAAGAAGAAAGATAAGGAGCAATCACTTATTTCCTTTTTTGAAGAATTGGGTGTTTCAGATCCAAAGAGTGCTTATGCAAAGTTTCAAGATGCGCAAAAAGAAGCTCCTATTGAAAAAACGACTATAAAATTTAAAAAACTACCTAAACCTAGAATTTAAAATTGGATTTTTAATACAAATTATGTATTAAAATATCAACTAGATATAAAAATGACAACAACCGAATCTTTTAAAGCAGGACCAGATTTTTGGTCTTCAAAAGAAGAAGCTTTACGACATAAGGAAAATAAAAACACAAACGAAAGATATCGAACCTTTTTTCAGGATATATTTCACGCAGGTGACGAAGAACAATTCCAACAATATCGCGATGCAACAAATGGCGATGTATGTTTGGAAATTCCTTCTTTATCAAGTAATTTATTTGAAACATTACCTGTTGAAATATGGGATAAGTATAAGAGTCTTGATGCAGATGCAACTTTGAATACATTTAGATACATCTTTCACAAATTCAAAAAAGGTATTTTTGTAAAAATAAAAAATAACCAGTTAAAAGTGTTTCTGCCATTCTCAAAAGCTAATTTTACAAATGAATGGCATAAAAACATACAACAAGATCCAAAAGAGATATTAGACTTGTTTTATCAGATCTCTGTCGCGGAAGGAAGAAAGTTTGATCCAGATAAAGTAAATACAAATAAAAAAGAATGGTTTGGAAATAATTGCCTTGTTCGTAATGAAAAGCCTCTTTCTGAAGGGGATTCTAATGTTGGAAATGTTAAGAATATGCTTGAAGAGCTTTGTAAAAGTAAAGAAATTCCAGATATAGAGTTTTTTATTAATCGTCGAGACTTTCCTATTATTACCCGCGATGGTACAGAAGCTTATCATCATCTATGGGGTTCTGAACATGTTCCTTTGGTTTCACATTTGTATGATAAATATCTTCCTATTTTAAGTATGTCAGCAACTGAACGATATGCAGATGTGATGATGCCTACTTGGGATGACTGGGCACGAATACAGAGTTTAGAAGGTAAATATTTTCCTCGTACAGTTCAAGATTATTCTGCTAAGTTTGACATAAAGTGGAGTGATAAGAAACCGACTGCTGTATTTAGAGGATCTACAACAGGATGCGGAGTTGATGTAAAAACAAATATTCGGTTAAAATTAGCTAAACTTTCTGTTGATACTCAAAATGAGTCTACTATACCTTATTTAGATGCTCGTATTACTAAATGGAATATTAGACCTAGAAAACTTGAGAATGAAACCAAATTAAGAACTATAGATATTGAATCTCTCAAAACACAACGTATTGATGTTTACAAAACAGATCCTAGTGGAAACTATTCTATAGATACTAGCAAGACGTATTATCGTTATGATAACAGAAGTAAAACATATGTAAAAGATCCAAGAGGATGGTTTGTGCGTGATGAAAAAGGTAATTACACAAATGTTGGTACAGGTGGAAAGTATATATCATATAAATTAAGTCCAAAAGAACAGTCTGGATATAAATATATTGTGCATGTAGACGGGCATGTCTCAGCATTTCGCCTTTCTTTAGAATTAAGTATGGGATGTGTTATTTTATTAGTTGATTCTCCTTGGAAAATTTGGTATCGCGATTTACTAACTGATGGAGTTCATTATGTTTCTGTAAAGTCAGATTTATCGGATCTTATCGAAAAAATCAAATGGTGTAGAGATAATGACGCAAAGTGCGAGACAATTGCTAATAACGCAAGAATATTCTTTAATAGATATCTTCAAAAAGATGGTGTAATGGATTATATGCAAAAGACTCTTGTAAATCTTAAACAAGAAATGGGTCTATATCTTTACAACTCTGTATCACCACTTGATGTTCTTATTTCTAAAGAAGAAAAAGATATAGATATGACATTTCCTACTATTCCAAAGGCTGGTGATCGTACTATTCAAAAGGGTATTGATGATCTAAGAGTTGTTCCAAACATAGAAAGATGCTATGGACTTCTTCAAGGATTAGGGTGGGCCATTAGAAAAATTATACATGAAAGTAATGGTAATTTTGAAAAAATAGCAATTATGAAAGGACAAATATTTAAAAATAAATTAGGTATAGTTACGGCTTCTGAAATTGCTGGTTTTCAACTAGCAATCAAAACAACATCTAATCAGCAAAAAATTAAAGAGCATATTCATGAGGCGTTTATTGGTTCTAACTGCCTCAACAAATTAAGTCAACATGTTCCAAACTTTGCATATGTATTTGGTATGTATAGAGACTCAAGGCACGGTACATGTAACGTAATATCTGAATTTATTGAAGGAAAAACTTTTTCGTCTTATATAGACGATACAGATAATTTTTCTTTTAAAGAGTTTCTATTTATCATTGTACAATTATGTCTAGCTATCCAGACAGCACAAAATATGTGCGGTTTTGTACATTATGATTTGGCTCCTTGGAATGTGGTCTTAAGACCAATTCCGGAAACAAAAGATTATACCTATTTACTTTCTCATAAACGTATAATCAAAGTTAGTACTAAACTTATACCAGTCATGATAGATTTTGGAAAGTCTCATGCTATTGTTGACGGAGTTCATCATGGTTTTGTTAACATGTTCAAGGTTAGTAGTTGTCAAGATATCATAAATCTTCTTGTTAGATCTCTTGATCATATTGTAAATAAATTTTTATCTGAACAGAAATTTAGAGATAAATTGAAGAGTGATGGTATTGGTATTGCAGATATTCTGTATTTAGCAAATTTTTTATCTGGTACTAAATATAGACAAGAACAATTTCTTAAGTTAGAAGATCTGAGTGATTTCTTATATTATGCTAGAAAATATGAAACGCTTATTTATGATGATAAACACGAGCTTGAAAAAAGTACTCCTTATGATTTAATTAAATATATAATGAGAATGAAAATAATAAACAAAACTACTGAAAAAGTTGCAACAGTACAAGAGTATGTAAATTTGATGGATAAAGGAAATGGCAGACAAGTATTTGAATACATATTTTCAAACTCTGTAAAAGAACAACTTCAATCATATGTTAATGTGTTCTCACGTTTGGTGAAATCTACTTTACCACAACCAAATAATCTTTTCTTTATCTATTACACTGCTCAGAGTTTAGAAAGAAATCTAACATCTGTAAGAGATCATATGATTGATTTTTTGAATTTTTTGAACCATAATGGTAATGTTATACAAGTTGAAAAGTACGAAAAGATTTATCAAGATACAATGAGCTTTTTACGACGTGTATATGAAACAAAAATTAAAACAAAAACAGAAGAAGATGTTGATTATAAATTATCTAATCATTTTAAGAAGTTGGAAAAGGCCGTTTATACAGAAGAAACTTTTCTCTGCCCAAGAAAGATTCTAGAACTTCTAGAAGACGAGACACCCGATGATATGTCTGAATATAAGCATATTGTCGAAACAATATTACTTGATAGATCATATTATCAATTAAAAGAGACACACCGAGAATATTACCTTATAAATTTTGAAAAACTACTTCGTTTAAATTCTCTTATTATGAAAAACAATAGTTCTAACATAAAAACGTTAACTTTTATGTCTCAAGAAATATATGCAAAAGATAAGGAAGCATTAGAGGTTAAATTAAGAAACGAAGATAAAGTATGTGATGAGGCAAAAGAGTATTTAAAACTCTATAATTTGATTATTTTTAAAGTTAAATAAACTCTTTTTTCAAGACACGTGATATATAATTTTCTTTTTATTTTATTTCTTCAGTATAAATAAAATGTTTGACAGTAAATTTATTGCTACGCTTTTTGCTGTTGCAATTTCTGTAATCGCTATTTGTAATATTAACACTAACCAGATAACTAGCAATGAAGGATTTGGGTTTGGATGTCTTCCTTCTACCGACACCAGAACAGATTGTATTGCTGCAAATAGTATGGAAGACTATTACAAAGGTAATGTTTATTCTGTTCCTTGCGATACTATGTATAAATCTATTTTAAATAACGATAGCACGAATGGTTATAATAAGGGTGATTTTGTTAGCAACCCTAATTTCCAATCTGAGACTTCGCCTCGATTTGGCAATGTTGGTTATGGTGCATATGCAAGGGATTCACTTGTAAAGTACGGTGAACCAAATATTAATAACTTGGCTGTTCCCAACAATCCAATAAATTATGCTAATATGGTTAATGATGATTCTCAAAAGAAAAGCTCTAATGAAAAATACAGTGCTGAAAATTTCACTATGCCGTCTAATTATTCGGAAGGTAATTATAATTCTCTAAATGGTGGACAATTGATGGTTACATCTGATTTGCTTCCAGTTCAAAATATGTCTGCTCTTAATGGTGTTGACAAGAATGGCCAACCGACACAGTGTGTATTTTTTGAACGTATTGTACATTCTAATAGGAACAACCGTCGTCGTAGCCAAGGTGATCCGATTCGTGGTGATCTTCCTATTGCCCCAATAAATAACGGCTGGTTTAATACTTCTGCCAATCCCGTTGAAGATCTTCAGCAAGGTGCATTGAATGTTATAGGTGGTGAATCTGATACTTCAAAACAAATGAAAAATTTTATGTCGAACATTGACGGTAAGAAAATAGTTGACAGCGTGTCGTTAAAATCTATGTCAACTAATCAAAACATGAACACAGTTCAGGTCTCGCGTTAAATAATTTAGAATAATTTAGAATAATTTATATAACTGTTTACGTTTTTTATGAAGAGCTCGACTGCTCAGAAATGAGAAAAGTCTATTTGAGTATGTAAAACACGTTTCAGTCTTTTTCTTTATTTATTACTAATTAGTAATAAATGAATTTAAACAATCTCTATAAAATAATAGAAATGGTATCACCAAAACATAGTCCTATTCAAGATAAACAAGATCTTAAGAAAACTCTATTTGTATTCTATACTAAGCCTTCAAAATATTGGAATTATGAAAACATTCCAGAGGGTTGGGAATGGGTCGGATGCGGTCGTACTTATCCGTTTCCAGTTGATCAAGAAAAAATACCAAAATATACCAACGAAGAACAATTCACCGGACCTTCTAAAAACGAAACAGAAATGATAGCATTTCTAGAACGGGAGTTTCAAAAATTAAAAGAAGAAAAAGCTATTGATTGTTTTGAAATTAAAAAATCGTATATGTAGATAATTTAAAAGTGATTTATTTCTTCAATCTAAAAAGAACATTCTAAACTAGAAAATGAGTTCTTCATCTAAGAAAATTGTTCTCAAGAAGCTCAATGCACATAATACTATTTGGCATCCAGAATCAACTCTTGTTTTTAAGTCACAAAAAGATAGGCTTGTAATTGGTAGATATGTAGATGATAAAATAATTCCTCTTGATGAGGAGGCGCTAAGTTTGTGCGAGACATGGAAATTCAAGCCAGATGAGTCTCTTTTTGAGGGAGATGAGGAAGAAGCTGAAAAAGTTGATGAAGAAGCCGACAATGAAGAAGCGGAGGAAGAAAACGTAGATCAGGTGGTTTCAACAGTTGTTCCTAAGGATACAGTTCAGGTTTCAACAGTTGTTCCTAAGGAATCATCCGTTTTGAGCAAGAATTTGGAAAATAGTTCTCGAACAAGTTTACTAGAAGATATTACTGATAAATTTACAAAACAAGTTTTTGCTCAATTTAATCTTCTTAACGAAGAGAACACTTCTCTAAAGTCTCAATTGACGGAGAATGAAACTGCTTTTGCTGAATTGCAGAAGAAGTATGATGATATCAAGAAGAAGTTTGATACAATGAAATCTTTATTCAATTAATATGAATTATCTTGTTATATAAAACATAACAAGATAAAAATGAATCATCTAATCCGAATCCGATTCCGAATCATAATCCGAATCGTTTGCCTTTGCCTTTGCCTTTGAATACTCAGCCTCACGCTTGGGAGCACTCCTTCGAACAGGTGAAGTCTTTTTAACTGAAGAACTTACTGTTGCCGAGTTTATCTTTAAATTTTTAGTTGATTTAGAAGTATCTTTTTGAGAAGCAATATATTGCTTTAACAGTTGCTTTTCGCTTTTTACAACAGCTGATTTTAGCTGTGTCTTTAACTTACTAGCTAACTTATCTACTAGTTTATCAATTTCTTCGTTGATATCGAAGTTGCTCATTTTGAGCTTATAAAATTTACTCTTTATATCAAATTGGTTTGTAAATTAAAGATACACCTATCCCTATAAAAATTAATATACTTAATACTAAGCTAACTATCTGAGCTGTTTTAATAGATTTAATTTTATTCTTATCTACATCATTCTCATAATTATCACCGCATTTATTTATCATATTTATGATTATAGAAGGTATAACAATTAAGAAAATAGTAAAAATAATACCCATAATTCGCCATTTTAACGATTCAATTTTTATAAAACCAAGACCATTATACAATATAACAAATGTAAGAATTCCTATACCACAACCTAACATTCCAAAAGATAATTCAGACCCTATCGTATCCTTTTTACATTCTTTACTCATTCTACTGTAAATATTAACATATATGCTTCCTATAACAGATAAAAATAAACCAATTATTATTATAATTGGTACGCTTACAATTTTTAATACATTAAAAATAAGGTAAAAAATTAAACCTGTTCCAAATCCCATAAAAAACTGAATCATACTTGAATTAATACCAATACTTTCTTCTTTACAGTATTTTTTAACATAATAACCAGAAGATGATATTATTATTATTAATATTGCTAATACCGTTATAACTAATTTATCAATTATCGTTCCTCCTCCTAGACCTATACTAGGTAGACCTATACTAGGTAGTTTACCAAAAGGAGAAGCTTTTGTACCTAACGTTTCACCTATATTAGAACCTACAATTGGTATCATGTTGGTTAATTCCATTATTTATAATATTATAAATATATTTTTTACATAAAAAATGAAAAAATCCAATTTTTTAGAGAACTGGAAAACCAAAAGCACCGCCAGACACACGAATAATGTTGTTATTCACAGCAGTAACAATTAACTCGTAAGTCTGTTTAAAAATAACTTCAGGATCAGATGGATTTTCAATTTTTCCTTTTGCACACAAAACAGCACGTTCACTCGCTTCTGGTATAATCGAAACATTTGAAAGCTTTTCAAAGTTAGTAGAACCCATCGGATCTAGACTAATGAAATCAAGGGAATACGAGTAAGAATGGTAACCAGTTTCACATGGGATAATAGGAGCGTGATACCAAGGATTAACCAACGAAAAATAATCAGAACCCATTTGTGCGAGACGATTAGTGTTCTCATAGATTAGAGACGTTACGCCAATCGGATCATTTGCACCCCAATAAGGTGAAAAATCAATTTTAGACTGCCCGCCCTCCCAAACAGGTGATGTAGTAACGTAGTTTGACCATTCAGCTGGAAATGTCGAATTACGCACAGCAAAGAATAAAACCTTGATTGCATGCGAGAAACGGATATCAAACGACTGCTGTGCATTGATAGCCGGAGTAAACAACTGTTTAGGCGCGGTTTGCACTTGTTCAATTAGAATATCACGAGGAGCACATGCCATACGCTTACGCTCATCATTAGAAACAATTGCATAGTTGGCCCAAACTTGTGTTAGGCCCAAAACTGGACGAGTCTTAAGATCTGAAGGTGAGATAGGTATACGTCCTTCGGCGGCACCTTCATAAATCTGCTTGATGAGAAGCTTGTTCCAGTCACGAAAGTAAAAGTGAATTTGCATCTCGTTATAGGGTAGTACGGCAGTGGGTAGAGCCACACCACTGTCTCGGCTGTAGAAGAAAGGAAGCGGGAGATTGAGAACTGCAGAAGGTAGTGAATTACTGGGCTGGATCAGCTCATCGATATTTCCGATCATATTCTTGTAACCATTGCGCTTGCTCTCTGGCACCGTAAATGCGGCCCAGAAATCAAGATGGAAATTATCAAAACGAGCTGCAACCAGATCGTTAAACGTAATAGAGCATTCGCGAATAAGATTGTGCATAAAGTTACGAGTCCAGCGCAACTTACTACTACTATCTTCAGTTGCTGTCTCTACAGCAGGAAGAGTAACACGAAGCCAAGTGTGAAGCAGATAATCACCAACACGTGAAATAGAAACTGACCATTCTTGACCAAAACCAGGAGTACCGGCAGAGCGAGACAAAACTACCGGTATCTGAGTAAACCAAGTAGCCTTTCGCGTTTCGCGAACGAAATAAGCGGTGGAATCAGGACCACCATAGAGGTACTTTTCAATTTCATCAAAGGTGGCAAGATCAATAAACCCAGAAGTTACATTTGACGTAGAAATAGAGTCTGCAGACATTATTTATAAATATAAAATCTTATTTTTTATAAATAAGATTTTAAAACAATATAATATACTTATTTTTATGTTATTTTACATAAAAATATATAAAAAGCAGAACCTGATTATAAAACTGGGAATCCTAAAGCACCTCCAGAAACACGAATAATGTTGTTATTCACAGCCGTAACAATGAACTCATAAGATTGAATGAAATTACCACCAGAACCCTCTGCATCCCCTGCTATGGCAGCCGATTTGGCACGTTCACTCGCTTCCGGCACAATCGAAACATTTGTAAGCTTTCCAAAGTTCGTAGAACCCATCGGATCTAGACTAATGAAATCAAGAGAATACGAGTAAGAATGGTAACCAGTATCGCACGGGATAATAGGAGCGTGATACCAAGGATTAACCAACGAAAAATAATCAGAACCCATTTGTGCGAGACGATTAGTGTTCTCGTAGATTAGAGACGTTACGCTAATCGGGTCATTTGCGCCCAAATCGGGTGAGAAATCGATTTTACCATTAGCATCTTGAACAGGTGATGTCGTAACGTAGTTTGACCATTCAGGGACAAATGTTGAATTACGCACAGCAAAGAATAAAACCTTGATCGCGTGCGAGAAACGGATATCAAACGACTGCTGTGCATTGGTAGCCGGAGTAAACGACTGTTTAGGCGCGGTTTGCACTTGTTCGATTAGAATATCACGAGGGCCACATGCCATACGCATGCGCTCATCATTAGAAACAATTGCATAGTTGGCCCAAACTTGTGTTTTGCCTAAAACCGGAGGAGTACCGTTCAGAAAATCTGAAGGTGCGACAGTTAAACGTCCTTCGAATTCATCACCTTCGTTATGTTGCTTGATTAGAAGGTCAACCCAGTCACGAAAGTAAAAGTGAATTTGCATATCGTTATAGGGTAGTGCGGCAGTGGGTAGAGCCACACCACTGTCTCGGCTGTAGAAGAAAGGAAGCGGGAGATTGAGAACTGCAGAAGGTAGTGAATTACTGGGCTGGATCAGCTCATCGATATTTCCGATCATATTCTTGTAACCATTGCGCTTGCTCTCTGGCACCGTAAATGCGGCCCAGAAATCAAGATGGAAATTATCAAAACGAGCTGCAACCAGATCGTTAAACGTAATAGAGCATTCGCTAATAAGATTGTGCATTAAGTTACGAGTCCAGCGCAACTTTTTGCTATCTTCAGTTGCTGTCTCTACAGCAGGAAGAGTAACACGAAGCCAAGTGTGAAGCAGATAATCACCGGCACGCGAAATAGAAACCGACCATTCTTGACCAAAACCAGGATAACCGGCAGAGCGAGACAAAACTACCGGTATCTGAGTAAACCAAGTAGCCTTTCGCGTTTCGCGAACGAAATAAGCGGTGGAATCAGGACCACCATAGAGGTACTTTTCAATTTCGTCAAAAGTGGCAAGATCAATAAAACCAGAAGTTATATTTGATGTAGAAACTGAAGACATTATTTATAAATATAAAATCTTATTTTTTATAAATAAGATTTTATACAATATTTTAAAATAAATTTTTAAAACAATATAATATAGTTATATTTTTATGTTATTTTACATAAAAATAAAAAATACCACCTTTTTAGAGAACGGGGAAACCAAGAGCGCCTCCGGACACACGAATAATGTTGTTATTCACAGCCGTAACAATGAACTCGTAAGACTGTTTTAAATTAGCAGCACTAGCAGCCGATTTGGCACGTTCACTCGCTTCCGGCACAATCGAAACATTCGTAAGCTTTCCAAAGTTCGTAGAACCCATCGGATCTAGACTAATGAAATCAAGCGAATACGAGTAAGAATGGTAACCAGTATCACACGGAATCACAGGAGCGTGATACCAAGGATTAACCAACGAAAAATAATCAGAACCCATTTGTGCGAGACGATTAGTGTTCTCATAGATTAGAGACGTTACGCTAATCGGGTCATTTGCGCCCAAATCGGGTGTGAAATCGACGATAGTCACTCCAGCATTGACAACAGGTGATGTAGTAACGTAGTTTGACCATTCTGCTACAAATGTTGAATTACGCACAGCAAAGAATAAAACCTTGATCGCGTGCGAGAAACGGATATCAAACGACTGCTGTGCATTGGTAGCCGGAGTAAACGACTGTTTAGGCGCGGTTTGCACTTGTTCGATTAGAATATCACGAGGGGCACATGCCATACGCTTACGCTCATCATTGGAAACAATTGCATAATTGGCCCAAACTTGCGTTTGACCCAAAACCGGAGGAGTATTGTTCAGAAAATCTCCAGCACTGACGACTAAACGTCCTTCTGTCGTCGAATTACCAGGTGTCTGCTTGATTAGAAGGTCACCCCAGTCACGGAAGTAAAAGTTAATTCGCATCTCGTTATAGGGTAGTGCGGCAGTGGGCAGAGCGACACCACTGTCTCGGCTGTAGAAGAAAGGAAGCGGGAGATTGAGAATGGCAGATGGTATAACGTTCACTGGTTGAGTTAGCTGATCGATATCTCCGATCATATTCTTATAACCATTGCGCTTGCCCTCCGGCACCGTGAATGCGGCCCAGAAATCAAGATGGAAATTGTCGAAACGAGCGGCAATTAAATCGTTAAACGTGATAGAGCACTCACGGATAAGATTGTGCATAAAGTTGCGAGTCCAGCGCAACTTAATCTCGTCAGCCCCTTTTACTTCAGGAAGAGTAACACGAAGCCAAGTGTGAAGCATATAATCACCGGCACGCGAAATAGAAACCGACCACTCTTGGCCGAAACCGGGAGAACCGGCAGAGCGAGAAAGAACTACCGGTACCTGAGTAAACCAAGTAGCCTTTCGCGTTTCGCGAACGAAATAAGCGGTGGCATCGGGACCACCATAGAGGTACTTTTCAATTTCGTCAAAAGTGGCGAGATCAATGAACCCAGAAGTTACATTTGACGTAGAGATGGAAGACATTATTTATAATAGAACAAGATAATTTTTCATTTTTTTACAATACTTTAAACTAAATTTATTTTTAAAATATAATATTTTTATGTAAAATAACATAAAAATATAAAAATACCACCTTTTTAGAGAACGGGGAAACCAAGAGCACCACCAGAAACACGAATAATGTTGTTATTCACAGCCGTAACAATGAACTCGTAAGTCTGCTTGAATTCGCCAGTATTGCCACCAGCACCATCACCACCCTTTCCTTGTGCGCACAAAACAGCCCTTTCACTCGCTTCCGGTACAATCGAAACATTCGTAAGCTTTCCGTAGTTCGTAGAGCCCATCGGATCCAGACTAATGAAATCAAGCGAATACGAGTAAGAATGGTAACCAGTATCGCACGGAATCACAGGAGCGTGATACCAAGGATTAACCAACGAAAAATAATCAGAGCCCATTTGTGCGAGACGATTAGTGTTCTCGTAGATTAGAGACGTTACGCTAATCGGGTCATTAGCACCGTTTTCAATTGAGAAATCAATCTGGTTGTTGACTAGTACCGGAGACGTAGTAACGTAGTTTGACCATTCTGCTGTATATGTCGAATTGCGCACAGCAAAGAACAAAACCTTGATCGCGTGCGAGAAACGGATATCAAACGATTGCTGCTTATTGGTAGACGGAGTAAACGATTGTTTAGGCGCGGTTTGCACTTGTTCAATTAGAATATCACGAGGAGCACATGCCATACGCTTACGCTCATCATTGGAAACAATTGCATAGTTGGCCCAAACTTGCGTTTGACCCAAAACCGGAGGTCTACCGTCTTTAAGGTTCGCAGTTGATGCGACCGTACGCCCCTCTGCATCTGTACCATCATCTGATTGCACAATCAGAAGTTGCTCCCATTCACGGAAGTAAAAGTTAATTCGCATCTCATTATAGGGTAGTGCGGCAGTGGGTAGAGCGACACCACTGTCTCGGCTGTAGAAGAAAGGAAGCGGGAGATTGAGAACTGCAGACGGTAGAACGTTCACTGGTTGAGTTAGCTGATCGATATCTCCGATCATATTCTTGTAACCATTGCGCTTGCCCTCCGGCACAGTGAATGCGGCCCAGAAATCAAGATGGAAATTGTCAAAACGTGCGGCAATTAAATCGTTAAACGTGATAGAGCACTCACGGATAAGATTGTGCATAAAGTTTCTAGTCCAGCGCAACTTAGTCCCTGCAGCATCCCCAGTTACTTCGGGAAGAGTAACACGAAGCCAAGTGTGAAGCATATAATCACCGGCACGCGAAATAGAAACCGACCACTCTTGGCCGAAACCGGGAGAACCGGCAGAGCGAGAAAGAACTACCGGTACCTGAGTAAACCAAGTAGCCTTTCGCGTTTCGCGAACGAAATAAGCGGTGGCATCGGGACCACCATAGAGGTACTTTTCAATTTCGTCAAAAGTTGCAAGATCAATAAACCCAGAAGTTACATTTGACGTAGAGATGGAAGACATTATTTATAATAGAGCAAGATAATTTTTCATTTTTTTAACAAAATATATACTTTAAATATTAAAATGAAATGAAAAATGCGAGCTTAAATGAGTCTACAGAAAGAATAAAGTCTATGTCCGAACTAGATATTTTGAGTATAGATACCAATATACGCAAGAATTTTGAGGATGAGATCTTAAAACTTCCAGATCACGAGGAGAAGTTACAAGAAATAGAAGAATCGTTGAAAAATGAAAATCTTCGTCGTAGGATACGACTCAGTCTAGAAAAGGCTCGTAGTGAGTTACTAGAATATATTGATGATTTGAAAACACAAAGAAACTATCATTTCTATATTATGGAAACTGTTACATATATAGAACAATATAAAGAAATTCTAAAAACACCAGTAAAGGTCAGTTTCATGGGAAAACTTGTTAAAAAGGACAAAGAAAAGAACAACATAATTGAACTTTACTTAGAATCAGCGACAAAGTATGTTAATCTAGAATTTGAGAATGATAAATTACAACAAGTTACGTGCCCTAACTGTTCTAATAAAAAAGATTTTGATGTGATAGAAAATAATACCTATATATGTACAAAATGTTATGCTCGACAAACAGTGATGAAACACAATTCTTCTTACACAGATATTGATAGAGTTAATATTTCAAGTAAATATACTTACGATAGAAAGGTTCACTTTCGAGATTGTATAAATCAATATCAAGGTAAACAGAATAGCACTATTCATCAAAAAATATACGATGATTTAGAAATACAGTTTGCTAGACATCATCTTCTGAATGAGGGCGAGGGAATTTCTAAAGAAGTTAAATTTGCGAATGTAACAAAGAATCATGTTCTTATTTTTCTTAAGGAACTAGGTTACTCAAAACATTACGAAAATGTACATCTAATACATTATAATTTTACTGAAATTAAACCAGATGACATATCTTATTTGGAAGAGCAACTTCTTGACGACTTTGATGTACTTACAGATTTGTATGATAAAAAATATAAATATATTGAAAGAAAGAATTTTATTAATACTCAGTATGTTCTATTTCAATTACTTCGCAGGCACAAACATCCGTGCAAGAAAGAGGAATTTATTATACTTAAAACAATAGATAGAAAATTCTTTCATGATGAAATATGTAAAGACTTGTTTGAAGAGCTTGGTTGGAATCACAGTCCTTTTTACTAAAAAAAGGATGATTTAAGAAATTTGTTTCTGAATATAAATAAACAATGTCATCTGGTATTAGATTCAGAGTTCATAACAACGAATATTATGAAGACGTGATACAATTAAATACGTTTGAGCAATTTGATTCGGCACCTGATGCTTTATTTGCGTTAATTAACATGATGAATGTACTTGAACCAATATTAATTTCAGATTTTGATCCTCTTCGAATAGCAATACAAAATAGCGAAAATGATCTTCAATTGCGCAGAAATGATAATGTGGTTGTACTCGTTGGAACACAATCTTATGACACGACTGACAAAAAATACGAAGAGTGTTCTATATGCACTGATAAGTACGAAAAGACAGAAGAAGTTTCTGTTTTAGATTGTGGTCATGTTTATCATCCAAAGTGTATAAATGAATGGGCTAAGTATAAGCCAACATGCCCTGTATGCAAAGCTGAGATTTCTATTTATGTAAATGAATCAGGAGCTGAAGATATTGATTAATTATAGTATCTTTGTTAGATTTTTTTAAAAACATGATAATAATTAAAATGCTGTCAAAGTTAAAAGAAAATTGGTCCAAGTATGGTTTTGAAATAATTCTTGTATTTTGTATCACATTTATTCTTCTTTTTGGTCTATATCAGAAGATTACTGGGGAAAAAGGTACTTGGACAAAGAAAGATTATTTATCATCTTTGCTAACAACACCTACAATAAGTAATAAAACATCTCGATCTCCTCCTAAAGATAGCATGGGTGAAATAGAATGCAGACGTGTTCTACAGCTTATATTTAATAGACGCTTTGATAAAGCACGACCTGATTTTTTACGCAATCCTGTTACAGGTGGAGATTTTAATTTAGAACTTGATTGTTATGATCCTGAACTTGGAATAGCAGTTGAATATAATGGCGTCCAACACTACAAGTTCATACCTTTTTTTCATAAAAACAAAGAAGCATTCCTAAATCAAAAATACAGAGATGATATGAAGCGTCGAATATGCAAAGAAAATGGTATTCTTTTAATAGAAGTACCTTATACAGTAAAAACAGAAGATATAAAAAGTTTCATACAAAAGTCTCTTATAATTAATGGAATTATATCATAGAAACTGTTGTTCTCAATAAATAATATTGAGAACATATAAAATGACATTTAATCTGAATAATGTTGAAAAGGAGTCTCTTAGATGGAACAAAGCTGAAGAGGAGATGGTTGCTAATTGGTGTGATCAATCTAAATGTTTTAATTGGATGAACACAGAAGCTTTTTCACGTTATAGTATTCGTGCAATAGTCATGTCTATAACAACAAATACTATCATTTCGTTGAGCGGAGTTGCAAATTTAATTGTGGGCGGAGGACTGATATCAATTGAACAAAGTAAAATATCGTTAATTTTTGGATGTATATCAATAAGTGTTGGAATTGTTAATATGATTCAAGATAAATTAAATTGGAATGTATTAGCGAATAATTTTAAACAATCTGCAGGAAAATGGGATATTATTACACGAAAAATAGAGGAGATTTTAGCTATGCCGAGATCATGTCGAGGAGATTGTACTGCTTTTTTAAAATATATAAAACAGGACATTAACGAAGCGTCAGATACTAATTCTATAATACCAAAAGATATTCGTGAGATGTGTAATGAAAAATTTGGACATATCAAAGATTTTGATGTTCCGGATATTTGTGGTCAAGTAGAACATACAATATTTTATAGAAATATGTCTAATCAAGATTCCTCGACACCATTAATTAACTGACTTTTTAATAGACAATAATGTTAAAACAATTCTTTAAATGTAATATTTTTTTTCGCATATTTAAGTAAATATGTCAAAACCCCTAGAAAATTTCACAGTTAAAGAACTTTTGGATATAGCCAGACAGAAAAACTTAAAGGGGTACTCTAAACTGCGCAAAGCAGAACTAATCTCGTTAATTAATGGAAGTACGGGGGTACCTCAAGTAATACCTCAAGTAATACCTCAAGTAATACCATCTGGTATTGTCTCAAAACCTCTAGATAATTTTACAGTTAAAGAGCTTTTAGATATAGCCAGACAGAAAAACTTAACTGGATACTCTAAACTACGCAAGTCAGAACTAATCTCGTTAATTAACGCGAATGCGGGAATACCTCAAGTTAAACCTAGTGGTGTTATTGACAAGTGTATGAATAAAATATGTATTCCAGAAAAAATTTGTAATCCCGATAGTGGAATATGTGTAGAAAAAACTGGAACTATTGGTAGGAAGATTATTAATTCCTTATTAAATCAAAAAATAAATAAACCAGATTGGGAAATTTATAGTATTGACGGATGTAATTCTTGTAAAAAGGCTATAGAACTTCTAGATAGACTTGGATTGAAATACACTCAAATAAAAGTTCATGATGAAGATAAGAAAGAGTTTTTTAAAGAAAAGGCTAGTTTAACAGGTGGATACAAATATTTTCCTGTTATTTTCAATATGGATGTTTTTATTGGTGGATACACAGACTTAGAAAAAATGCTAACTAAACCAATTTCTTCTGGAACTTCAAGCTTTCATATGTTAAAGCCTCCAATAGTTGAAAAAAGTAATTTTAAAGGAAATCCATGGGAAGATTTAGTTTCGATGGTTTATTTATTGCACAGACACCCAAAAGATTGCGTAGCTATTCCAAAAGATCTATTGACTGGATCTGGAAAAATAACAAAAAAAGGTTTTAGTGTTAAGAGTTTTAATGACACTTCCTTGTATTGGAGTGGAACTGAAAACATGTTTCATATTCCATTAGGTTTATGGGATGCAATAAAAAATTGCTTGAAGAGAAAACCTCGATTTATTGTAATGCCTTTGGGTATTAATGGTCTAAGTTCTATAGGTACTCCTTCTTCTCATGCTAATTTTTTGATATACAATACAGAAACAAAAGTTCTGGAGAGATTTGAGCCGCACGGAAAACCAATGACTGATTTCTTAAATATACCAGACTTTGAGAAAAAACTAGCCGATCTTTTTAACAATAATGTACATAAAGATATGATTAAAGAAGTTTATGCTCCACTATCTTTCTGCCCAGCTGTTAATGTTCAGAAAATTCAAGTTAATGAACGCGATAAAAAATTCGGAGAAGCTGGAGGTTTTTGCGTAGCATGGTCTGCTTGGTATGCAGATATTCGTATGTCTAACCCAAAAAAGTCTCGTTCTGAAGTTGTTGCTATTGGTATAGAAAAACTGAAAAAAAATCCTTATTCTTTTACTCAATTTATTCGTTCTTACTCATCTTTCTTGACAAATGTAGGAGAACAATTGAAAAATAGTAATAATCCAGCAGCTGTGTTTACTGCATATGTTAGAAAAAGCTCTTAATACGTTTTGAATCTATTATTTTACTAAAATAATAAATCATATGTTCATTTATTATTGAAATGATTAAAATAATAGAATATGTTTCTAAATAATAAAGAATGGGCGATTTTTTAGAAACACTTACATTGTCGCAACTAAGAGAAATAGCCAAAGAAGAAAATTTCAGAGGGTATTATAGTATGCCAAAATTAGATATAGTAGATTTGCTGGTAAATAATTTATCAAATACTAAACTTTCAAATTATAAACTAAAGTATCAGAAATTAGCATCGTCAGCCAAATCTGCTGATAAAGGATTTTATATGATAAAACCAAAGAAAATGGTAGATAAAACAAGTTTAGATCATTCAGTAGTATGGAATTGACTTCTATATTATATTTAATGCACAAGTATCCACAACATTGTATCGCCTTTTCTACTGGATTATTGACTCCTTCTGGAAAATTAACATCTAGAGCTTTAAGTCTTCGTCCAGAAGAATTTAATAAGGTGAGTTTGTCATGGTCGGATTTTTACAAAGATTTTATCATACCGGAAGGTCTATGGAAATCAATAAAAAATTGTCTAAAAAGAGGTTCTGAATTTATTATTATACCGTTTGGTTTTTACTGTGCAGATGGAGATCATGCTAATTTTTTAATTTACAATTCATTAACAAAAGAGTTAGAGCGGTTTGAGCCTTATGGATATATTTATTCACCAAATTGTAAAAGCGCACCAATGATTGACGAAAAACTTGCAAAACTATTTAACAAAAATGTCAATAAAGATATGGTTAAAGCAGTTTATGATCCTCTTTCTTTCTGTCCAATGGACAGTTTTCAGATAATTCAAGAAAATGATGAAGAATTTAAACAACAAACATGGCAAAATGGACCTTGGGGATATTGTTCTGCATGGTCATTCTGGTACGCAGATATGCGATTAGCAAATCCGTTAAAATCACGTTCTGAAGTTGTCTTACTATCTCTGCGAGCAATAAAAGATAGCAATCTAACTTTTACTACTTTTATTCGTTCTTATGCAGACTTTTTGCAAAAAGTCTATGAAAAGATAAATCATCATAGATATGAATATCCAGAAAAAATTATTAAAAAGATACTTAAAAAGAATGAACAGTCTATGTAAATATGGGTAAAAAGAGTAAGACTAAGAAAATCGAAGACTCTAATACTAATACACAGAAAAGTACACCAGTTGGTAATGATCTTTTTGATAATCCAATGGTTAGGTCTGCAATGGCCGCATTATCAGATGAAGATAAACAAAGATATAAAACAATCGGAGATCATCTATATGGCCGTATAAACTTTGATACTGGACAAAGTTTGGAGCCTCCAATTGCGGAAGCAGTTGCTTATATTGAAACATCTCTTCAGTCTGGAATGCACCCATCAATGCTTGAAGAAAATGATCATGCATTGCTAAAAGAACAATACGGTGATGAATGGTACAAACAATGGGGATACGTAAAGGAGGATCTGACAGAAATGGTAACACTTAATCCAATTCTAAAGGATTTTAAATATGGTCAAAAATGATTATGTTTATACCTTTTCTCATTTAAACATCTAATATAAACAACAAAATGTTAGATAATTTTGTAGGAACTCAATATCGTTTGGCAGATAACTGGTTAAACCATGTAAAAGTGAATGATTATAATAATAAGCAAATAAATTATTTAGAAATTGGAGCATTTTATGGTGCTAATATCATATCTGTTGCAAATATTTACGGATTACATAGTGATACTAAATTATATTGTATAGACCCTTGGGAAGATTATAATGATTATCCTGAATATAAAAACCAACAATCATCAATTTATAATTCATTTGTTACTAATATTGAAAATTCTGGTGTTAAAGATAAAATAATAGTAAACCGTGGATATTCTAATTCAGAAATTCCAAAGTTTCAAGATGATTTTTTTGATATTATTTATATAGATGGGAATCACGAGCCAGAATATGTGTTAGAAGACGCTGTTTTAAGTTTTAGAAAACTAAAGAAAAATGGTATAATGATATTTGATGATTATGGATGGGGTGGTCCTGATTTAACAAAAAAAGGTATAGATGCATTTTTATCTGGTTATCATAAAAAAATAATTTATTTAGGAGAACAAGATACTCAAGTATTTATTAAAAAAATATAAATGTTCATTTTAAACGAGAACGTGTATAATACTTATTTTGATAAAGCAAAATAAGTTTATGATTGAAAATACATTTTAAAAGATTTTCATCTCTAAATATAAATATGTTTTCTGGTATATTACGTCCAAAACCGCAAATAAAAATTGCTTTTGGGTATAAGATGGGTGTTGGTAAGGATGAGGCCTGTTCTTATTTGATTAAAAAGTATGGAGGTGAAAAAATTTCATTTGCGTCACCTTTATATGATATACAGCACTATGCACAAAAAGTATGTGGTTTTGAAGAAGAAAAAGATCGACAATTTCTACAATTTATTGGAACAGAATGGGCTAGAAAAAGAGATCCTGATGTGTGGCTGAATTTAGCTATTAAAAATACAAAATCAGAAGGAAATTTTTTTCTATCAGATCTTCGATTTCCTAATGAATTATATGGTTTGAAAAAGGAAGATTGGTTTTGTGTTAATATTGTTAGACAGACCGATTCCGAGAATAGAATAGGTACAGGTAGTTCATCACATGTGAGCGAGACAGCTTTGGATAATATAAAAAGTGAAGATTGGGATTATCTATTGAAAAACGAAGGTACTATTGAAGAATTTTATGAAAAATTAGACTCTCTGTACATTAAAGTATGGCGTGAAAAATATATGAGATCATGATTAATTTTTTAGTTTGAAGTAATTTAAATCTTTATTAGATTTAAATGACAATAAGTAACAGTTGGAATCGTTATCATGAACAATTATTAAAAAAATGGGCCCAAATGTCTAAAACGTATTCAATTATGCATTCTTTATGCGCTCAATATTACGCAACTTGGCACAAGAGATTAGGTATTCCAGTTGTTATCATTGGAGGTATAACAGCATCATCTATCTTTTCAAGCAATAAAAATGATTCTGAAGCATGGACATATATTAATGGAGGACTTGCCTTATTCGTTGCCGCTTTAAGTGGTGTGAGCAGTTTTGTCGGTACTTCTGAAAAAACTAATAAACATCAAAATGCATCATTTAAATATACAAAAATTTCTATGGATATAGATACTATGTTATCATTTGGTCGTCACGAGAGAACACAAACTCCACAAGAATTTATTCAAGAAAAGAAATCCGAAATGTTAGAAATTAGAGAAAATGTACCTGAAGTTCTTACATGGGTTATGAATGATTATCTTAAAAAATTTGATAAGACTCTAACAGATACCAAATCTAGAGTAAATAGAACTCAAAATTACATTGAACCAAAACTAAAATATGACGATGATGGTTCTGACCGAGGTGCTTCTTCTGTTGGAACAGATAGTAGTCGAGCACAAGAGGAAGCGCAAACAGGTGAGATTTTATCAGATTTTGCAGATAAAACATCTACAAAAATTGAAATTGCATGTGAAAAAATGAAAGTCCCAAGCGAATCTGACTCCGAGAATGAGGAGGAAGATTCTGAAAAGCATATAATTGAATGTTGAAACAAACTTAATTGTATATTGTGAGTTAGAGAATTACCATACCATCAAGTGTTGATTCTTGAAAAGCTGCAATTACTATTAGCATCATGGCAATTGGAGCAAAAGTATTAAAACCATGAAACTCATAATAAAAAGATGAGAATACTATCATTATTATTTGTAGATACCTAAGATGAGTCTTGGCTTTTATTTTATATTTGCGCAACTCTGTACGAGTTGTTTCTATCACTTTTGAATCTTTTTCACTCAACTCACGGAGATTTGCTTCAGTTTGATGTAAATCCGTAAGAAGACCATTTAGGTTTTCAACACGGGACTCTGCTTTGGACAGAGACTCATATAGCTCTTCTAAATTAATTTCCATTTTCTTAATTGTGAGTAAATGTTCTTTATTTCTTTCTTGTAGAGTATTATTCATTAAAATTATGTATCTTTCAGATGAAGAAGCTCCAGAAAAAGATTCTAATAGTGCATCTGCATCAAAGTTCATTTGTTTTATAATTATAAAATTGTATAATTATAATTTCATTTTCAAAAAATAAACTCATATAGTTTAAAAGATAGAAGTTATTACAAAAATGATAGCTTTTATAACAGGTTGTAATGGACAAGATGGTTCTTATCTTTGTGAATTACTTCTAAAAAAAGGATATATAGTTCACGGTCTTATCAGAAGGTCTAGTACCATTAACACACATCGGTTGAATCATATCTATACAGATCCACATGAAAAGGATGCTAAACTGTTTCTTCATTATGGAGATATGAGCGATTCAGGTTGTTTAGATAAATTAATTGAAGAAATTCAACCAGATGAAGTATATAATTTGGCAGCTATGTCACATGTAAGGGTATCATTTGATTCACCAGAATATACTGGTGATATCGATGCTCTAGGAACTTTACGACTTCTAGAAGCATGTAGAAATCAGAAAAAGATGATTAAATTTTATCAAGCTGGTACATCAGAAATGTATGGAGGTGTATATGACGAACCACAAAACGAATCTACACCATTTTATCCGCGTTCTCCTTATGCAGTTGCAAAGCTATATTCACATTGGATAGTAAAAAATTATCGAGAAGCTTATAATATGTTTGCTGTTAATGGAATTTTATTTAATCACACTTCACCTAGAAGGGGTGAAACGTTTGTTGAACAAAAAATAGTACAAGCTGCTGTTGCAATATCAAAAGGTAAACAAAAATGTCTTTATCTTGGAAATATTTACTCTTATAGAGATTTTGGACATGCAAAGGATTTTGTAAATGCTATGTGGTTGATGCTACAACAAGAAAAACCAGACGATTATGTAATTGCTTCAGGAGAAAAACATTTGATTAAAGATATTGTAAATAAAGTCTTTAGAATAGTTGGAATGGATATTCAATGGTACGGAAGTGGAGATAAAGAATATGCTTCAGTTGATGACAATATTGTCGTTCGTATAGATCCTAAATATTATAGACCAAGTGAAGTAGATTCTTTGCACGGTGATTCAACAAATGCAAGGAAAAAATTGGGGTGGGAACCAAAATATGATATTGATTGCATTCTTTTAGAAATGATCGATGTTGCCAGCAAAGACACATAAAACTATTACTTAAAAACAAAGTGTAAAAAAACAAATTATGGAGGATAAAGAAATGCAGAGAAAAAAGTTATCAAATCTTCTAAAGTCTAAAATAACAGAGAAACAAATGGGAAGAATTGGTAGAAATCAAAGAGAAACGGTTCTAGAAAAGTCTCTAGGAAGTTTAGGAATAGATAAGGATAAATTTAAAGCAGATCTTGAAGCAATAAAAAAGCAAGGAGGATTGGAAATTAATATCAAAAACTGATTATAATCTTTTTAAAATTAATAATTTTAAAAAGCCCTTACTTTCTAATTGGTGTTTCTATAAATTTTTTAACCTCATTCCACGGAATTATAGGTGTATTATGAGATCCTCTGATTTGAATATATAAAGAACTTATATTAATTAAGTTTTTCAGACTTTCGTATGAGATTACCTCGTCTTCAACACTATGAAGAAGAAGAGTTTTTCCTTTAAAACCGTTCAAGTAAGCATATGTATCAAATTCCGAAAACAATGGTGAAAAGAATGACAACATAGGATATTTACTTTTTAAGTAAATTTTAATACTTGGAAGTGGTGCTTCAAGAATTAGTGTTGTAATACCGTATTTCCTCGCTGTATAAGTAGCTACTGGACCCCCTAATGAAAAGCCGTATAGTATTATTTGTTCAGGACGGTATTTTTGACGAATGAAAGCAATCATATCCGACGCATCGTCGTATAGTTGTTGCTCACTTGGAACTCCTCCACTCTTTCCATATCCGGAATAATCAAACGTTAAAACCGAGTAACCTAAATTTCTAAGAGAAATTATTCTTGACTGCTCATGAGAAATATTGCCTGCATTACCATGACAAAATAATATAATTTTATTGGATGATTCATTTTCTAAAATCCAACCATGCAAATGACGATGATTTATATTTTGATATTTATCTAGTGATTGAATGAACTGTGAAGAAGGTTTGAAATACACGAATCTTTTAACCAAAATAGTGATTATGAATAACAAAAATACAATAATTAAAAATGCATTTACAATAATATTTACAAGTTTTTTTTCCATCTTATTAATACAAAAGCATAATTACTTTAAAGTAAAATTGTATCTTTATTTTATAGTCTAAAAAATTATTTTGTATTTATAAAATATATGAGATATTTGATTTGTTGCAAATCAATTAAAGGAACTACATCTCGATGCCAAAAACTTCAGATTCAAGTAAAGCCCTCTCCAAAGATACATATTGTTGATTTTAAAAAAATAGAAGAAGAAAAACATAAGAAAAATGAAAAATCTCGAGTATTAGTATTTAAAAACCAAGAAGAATTATTCAAAAGAGAATGACTCATCGTGTATTTAAAATTAAACAGTATATACGTAAGAAGAAAAAACATCCAAGATCATGGTCAAAGCATTTACATTACGGGCAGTGCGGACAAAGCTGTCCATGTTGTCGTTTTGCGGTAGAGTCATCTCTTGAACCAAAATATAGAAGTTGGTTAGGTGTATGCAAGATATGTGCATTTGAAAGATAGAAAAACCATATACTTTTGATATGGTTTTTATTCAGTAATATATCTTATGCTTTTTCCTAAAAGTGTATCTTCTTTCTGGGACGCAAACGAATAACTGACATTTTAGTCCACGGCCGACCTCTCTTTTTAAGACCTTCAGAATTCAATTCGTCGGCAATTTGAGCAGAAAAACGATAATCACAAGCCATAATACGATCAATAATTGCCATTTCTTCCGGATTGTCTACAACTATCTTCTTCAAAGTACCACCATCTGGTCGTAATATACGATGATATTTCTTTCCATAAGGAAGAGAACCCACCTTTTCGTCTCCTCTTTCTTTTTTCATTCGGTAAGACATCTTAATTCTTTCTCCCAAGAGCGCTGCCTCTTTCTGAGCATCTAAAACCGCTTGTAAAAATTCAAGCTTATTTTTTGAGTATGAAATATTCTCTTGATGAGAGTATAGAATGACATTTCTATCATTCAATTCTTCCATCCATGACAAGTACTTTACTATGTTTCTTGAAAGCCGATCTACTCGCCAGACAAATATACCATCTTCAGGTAAGCAGGCCTCTCCTATCCTGCGAAGTGAATTTGGAATATTTTTATATGCACTTTGAGAGATAGAATATACTTTAATGCGCTGAAAAACTTTTTGTGCTTCTGCTGCGCGACGAAGTTCTGCTGCTTGTCCATCAAGAGAAACATTAACTGATGTAGCTTGATCAGCAGTGCTAACTCTACAGAACAAATAAGCTGTTCTAATGGACTTTCCTTTCAAGTACTTTGCGATCTCTAGCTCACAATCGCAATCGCAATCGTCTACCCATTCACGTCTTCGCAATTTTTTCCAACCAACTTTAAACTGCCAAATTCCTTCTGGAGAAATACGGTGATCGTATACACCGCTCACCTCCATATCTGATGTTTCTTCATATTCTTCTTCCTCATTAGATGGAGTTTCATCTTTAAGAGCAGAAGATATCTTGAGTCTTTCCATATAGGCTTGCATTTGAGAAAGTATATCTTCTGGAACCTTCATATTGACTACACGAGGCATGAGTTAATCTAACTTTTTTAAGTTTTTTTCTTAAAAAATTCAATTTTTTTTGATATATATTCTTTTTTAATACAGATTAATTAAATATACGATAATAAATTAATCCCACTTCTGCTTATCCTCCTTCGACAAGGACTTCCACTCATCACTGAGCTTCTTGGTAATATCAGCAGGCTTATCATTAGCGTGCTTAGCCTTTAGCTCAGGACGTCGGCTCTCGCAAAACTTTTGATAACCGTTTAGCTTCTTAGCTGAAGGAGTCTCCTTTGCCGGAGCACTCTTAGCAGGCGCAACCTTACCCTTCTTAACAGGAGGTGCCTCATCCTCCACAACATCATCATCATCCTCTACAACAACATCCTCCTTCTTAGACTTCTTAGGAGCAGCCTCCTTCTTAGGAGGAGGAAGAGGCTTTGTGATCTTTTGCTTTGATTCGTCAACATTATCAGACTTTTCAGTCTCGTAACGCTGCTTATCGTTAGCTGCATTATTCTCATACTTAGCAAGCTCTGCTGCGCGGGAAGGATCAGCCTTGAGCTCATTCCAAAGTCGTCCAAGTTCGGACGTAATTTCTGTTGACTTCAAATTGGGATTTGCTACCTTCAATTGGTCGCGACGTTCCTCGCAAAAATAAAGGTAACCACTCTTGGCGCGCTTCGGACCCTTCTTAGCCGACTTTCGCTTTCCACGACGACGATGTGTATTATCATCAGAGTTGTCTGATTCCGGAGGAGTGTATTCTGCCTTCTCATCTTGATAACGAGCCTTATCATCTGCAGCAGCCTTCTCGTAAACAGCAAGAATCTTCTTATCAGCCGGCTTCTTGCTTTCCTTCAAAGCATTCCATCGCAAACCCAACTCCTTCGTAACGTCTGTAGCCTTTGAATTCTCTCCGAGAGAAGCCTTGACAGCATCACGATTCTCTGAACAGAAAAATAGATATCCGGACTTACCACGCTTGGGAGCATTAGGATCCTTATTCTTACGCCCTTGGCTTCCTGCAGCCGAAGCACATAGAGACTTAACTTGCCTTTGAACATCCGAAGCCATCCACAATTCATTAACATTATTACTCTCGCTAGTATCCTTCAAAAAGGAAAGTACAAACTTGTTGAACTTGTTTACGTTAGCTGTCATTTGCTTGTATTTTTTTTATAAGAAGTCTCTTTTTTAGATTTGTATTTCTTTTTCAGATAAACCTCCGTTTAATTTTTATTCCACTTCTCACACTCTCTCTTATCCAATAGAGAGTCTTCTCAAACCGGTAATGTTAATATTACCTAGAATATTGACCTTTAAACAGACAGGTTATAAAGATGTGTGAAAAACCTCATTTATCATCTTCAAAAAAATATACTTTTTAAATTGATCTTACAAAGCACAACTTACAGAAAAAAATTGTGCAAGACAACTAATTGATAATACAGAAATCTATATGTAATCTATATTATAAAACCACTAAAAAATATAATATAAGTTACTTTAAAATTATAAGGTAGTGTAATTTCTTGAAGAAGCATCGAAAAATTTTTACAATGAGAGAATCTTGAAAATTTATAGGTTCAAAAGTGTAAAATATCATCCGTTTATGTTTTGTTTACAATTAAAATTAATTTTCAATAAAGCTGTTACAAAAGTCCAAAAAATTAAAATTGATTTTGTATGTATTTTACTTTAAAATTTTTCAAAAACAATGTCATTCACCGCATATTCTATCTTTAATAATATGTTGTCGTGTATTACCGCTATTCCGTCTAAGGAGCAAAGACAGCAAATATATAAACAAAGTATTAAGGCTCGTGAACAAAGTTTAGCATATTCCGGACCAGATGACCCAAAGGATCTTCTTTCTAAGATTGATTGCAAAAATCCGAGGTTTACAGACACTATCTTTTCTACAAGACTCGACTTGGCTGTATATAAAGATGACAAGTACGCAGTTTTTGCTACTCGCGATCCTATTTTTGTTGGTGGATCAATGGGAGTTAACTGTGTTCCCGTAAAACCCAATTCTATTAATCTTTTTGATACAGATGAAGAAACAACTCGAGCTAATCTTCAGGATTTTATGGAATGGCGTAATGCAAATAAAGTAAATATTTTCAAAGCATATGTAGATAGTCTTGAATCGTTTATTGACATTCCAGAGAAAAATATAATTCTTGCTAAAGCTCTTACTGTAGACCGTCCTAGTTATCTAAATGCAAAATTTATCGATTATGTTAATACAGTGTCTATATTTAAAAATATTTTAGAAGAGGCTGAGAAGACAGGAAACCTTGATATTCAAATAGGTTCAGCTTGTCAAACTTGGTTTAAAAAAGGAGTTGTCGGAAAGCCAAGTTTTAGCGTTCCTAGTCCTCACTTTCAAACATTTTTTTATAAGAAAGATTCTCTAGAAACAACAGAGTTTCATTCAGATGCGGATGAATCTTACAATCGTCTGCTCAGAATCCTATCAGATGATATGACAACAAAGATTGTTGATGGCAATCTTGAGTATGATGAATCATTTATTGATCTAGACGGAATGTGGAAAAAGATGAACCAAAAGAATATATTCTTTCTAAATTCGGCACCAAACTTGGATACTCTTCCTTTAATTAATGATGCTCATCTTTCTATGACAGACGGCAAGTTTTACGTTGTCTTATCATCAAATCTATCAGAATACATTCAAGCATATTCTATATTAGAATCAACTGAAGATGAAGATCGTGTTCATCTATTACCTTCTAATTTTAGGGCACCTATTAATATTAGAACTCAAATAAATGGACTTAGATGCAATTTTGAAAATAAATCTCAAATACAAGAAAATATTTCGTTTGCTCTTTCTACTATTTTGTCTTGGTGCAAACGAGAAAATATAGATGTGTTTTTTGCAAGTGCTCCTAGAAAAGACAGACCTTTATTTATTAAATCACCAGAATCTCTTATAAAAAGAAGTAATGTAATGTACTATGATCAAGAACTTACAATTAAAGTTCTAGAGGAACTTGTTGCACCAGCTCTTTCTGCTAGAATGAAGAGAGAACAGTCACCTGAGCTTGTTGTTGAAGCTCTTAACGAATACACAGAAAAAAAGGCTAGTTTTCTAACAGATATTGTTACAGTTGCTGTTGCTTGCGAGCTCATTGATGATTCCAATTGTTGGTCAACGTACGATCTAGTAGAAGAGCCTGTTGTAAAATATGTAGATGCAAATTCTAATAAAGTCCCCAATTCAAGTTATGTATCCGCTAATTTTGTTAGTGGAATTGGAAAGTTTAGAGATATTAATGAAGAAGGCAAACGCAGAGCAGGTGAAGCGCTAAAGAAGGCTCTCAAACGAAAAGAACCGGTTTGGGACTTGTGCTATGTTATGCATGATGAATTTTTGAATGATATTGACGATCCAGCAGCCAATGATCTCGCTCGTAGACTCACTAAAAAGGGTTGTTTCTGTTTGTTCAGAAATCACATCAGGTAGATAGATCGTTTTATTTTTTCGATATATATAAAAATATCGAAAAATCTCTATTCTTTGTTCTTTTGCTTAGTATTTTTCGAATGAGCTGGTGGTGTATAGATAGTATACAGATGCAAATCTTCATCCCCAACTGCAATTATATTATGATAAGAGTTTGGTGGTATGACAACCGCATCACCATCTTTCAAATAATATTGTTTATCACCAATGATAGCTTTTGCTTTACCTGATTCTATTCTAATAAACTGACTTGTTTTTACATGACGCTCCACACCAATCTCCTCCTGTGGTTTAAGCCTCATAACAACCAATTGCATATTTTTAGTAGTATGCAATACTTTACGATAAAACGTATTTTTAAGAGTAATCTTTTCAATATTACCTCTGTATTCCATTTATAAGTTATATTGAAAAATTAAAACGAGAAAAATTGTTGCTCCAAAAATATAAATTTTATTACAAAAATTCATGTAATAAAATTATCAATTTGGATTTCTGTGCCGTTTAAAAACAGACTGTTGTGTCTGATTAAGTTTATTATCAATCTGAGAGTCTAATGATTTTGTTACCAAATGATGATGTTTCTTACACAACAATGAAAAAATAGTTTGATCGTGGCGATTTTCAACAACGTCTTCGTCTTTATTGTTTAAACTTGGAGAATCGTCGATGTACCGATGATTATTTTCTTGTGCAATAGTATGCCATTCTTTAATAAATTCCACAACAGCTGGACATTTTCTTACGATGAGAATTGCCGATGTAAATTGATAGGGAGTTGAATTTAACGCAATATTTTTTTCTTCAACAGATGTATTATTAAATACTCGATCAATAACATCACCCTTTGACCAAAATTTCTCTTTATGTAACATTGGAAAACCCAAAATGGGAGTATTTCCTTCTACTATCTTAACATACTCCATCATTTTGGTTGTCATAAAAGGTTGAATTGATGATCCTGAATCACTGTATACAAGTACATCTCCATCTTTGCAATTTTCACATAAAGCTCTAAGAATAATATATGGTTTCCACGTCCAATAACCATAACCTCTGCTAGCCTTTCTAACAAAATTAATATCAAAATTTATTCGACCTACTTTTTCACAATTCCAGCTAGGTTTTAAATCTGTTGAAGAATAAGAAATTACATCGTCAAAATATTCTGATTTTTCAGCTTCATTCACAATCCTTTTTGTTTGGAATTTTTTACCATCTGCAAAAGTACACAATACAATTCTATTTAACACACAACGCTTGAGAGGCATCATATCTCGTAAAGATGGAGGTGCTTGATTGTATATATCTATAAATATTTTACCTTTACCAATTAAAAACGAATAATAATTGTAAATAGAAGGTACTTCCACTAATGCCGGTTCTGATACTATTTTATTAAATAAAACAGGATTATTATTAATTTCTATCATTCTATCAAATACTGCCTCATCGCTTGAAAAGTCATTTACGTTTATAATCCTTTTCGGATTAATGTATTTAGCCACATCTTGTGCACCACAGTATACGGGAATACATCCAGCAAAGATTGGGTTAATAAGTTTTTCAGATACGTAACCTTCAATTTCTTTGTTTTCAAATGCAATTACAAACTTAAATTCAGTAAATTTATTGTTATTTTCTACGTGTGTACCATATTGATTCATTTCTTGATTATAACATCGTCCAAGATTATGTACGTTACTTCCGAATTTATCTTTTAACTTTTCGTAAAATTCTCTCCTTCTTTTAACACCTGAAAACCTTTCATCGCAATTGCTGTAAGCAAAAACAGCAAATTTACGTGTTGAATAGTTATTATACTTATTGTTAATAGTATTAATATTAAGTTTTGCTTCTACACAGTGAAAAATGTAATACGGTAAGAAAACAGTGTTTTTCATATTCTTTTTTGTAGTAATTATGATATCATAATCTTCCGGATTTGCAATGTCTGTTGGTTCACCATCAATCATTATATGCATTTCGGCAGATTTGTTATATATATTTTTTAAATCTAGATTGTGATAATTAGTCAATATTTGTAAACTTAGATGATTAGCAAATGTGATTACAGGCCATGTGTTTTGGTCAGAAACAGTCAAATTTTTATCAGAGAACAATTGACTACTCCATACGTTTGTATATGAATCGAAATTTTCGATTTCAGAGTACTTACTAATAACAATATATATAGTTATTAAAGCTGCTAAAATTAACATAAAAATGCATATACATGCAATCTTTTTCTTTGTAATAGAAAAAGCCATTTTAATAAGAAAACACTCTTTTGTATTTTAGTATTTTTCTTTTTTTTGCAATGAAATTTTATAAGATTCATAAAAATTCTTATGAATATAGTACTTGTCATTATTTTACATTCTTTAGTCGTATGGAAAACGTCGACTTGTCCAATTTAATCGTCTTGAAGGTATTTCTTCTTTATTATCCCATCTTAATTCAGATGGTTCTAATCCAAAAGATACATAATCTCGATTTCGGCTTGGACGATCTCTAACTTTTCTGATAGCTTGTTCTGCAGATGTAAGTGTTTGAGCAGACTCATTACCGGTAAACGCATTTTGTTTCCGATATGGATGGGAATGAAAATGAGTTTGGGTTTGTAAAAAGTTTTTAATATCAGGATCAGATAAATAACCACCAGAATCATAATAATGTGGTTGATCATCAAACTCTTCGGTTGGTTCTATCCAAGGATTTTGGCTGTCTTCATCTTCAGGATAATCAATTCCTATGTTAAAATCATTATCATCAGAATTATAAGGATCACCACTAAACCATAATGATTTTTTCTTTAATAACCGAGTTGGAACTAATAATTCTAAAGGGGCTGGTTGAATCCAAGACGATTCGTTCGTTTTTTGATTAAAAAAAAACAATCTGCCTTTAGGTATTCCATCTTCTTTATCGTCCTCAATTGTCGAAACTGCTTCCCAACCCATTGTAAGTGGCATATTCATAACTGGTCTTATGGCGGCCCGATTTGCTGGTGCAGGAGTTACTGAAAGTAATGACTGTATATGTTGTGACATTCTTTATTATATTTAAATATAAATATTTTTATATATCTTTTATAATATTTACTTTGTACTCAAATTCTATCTTTAGAAGATAGAATTTGGTAAAAGCCGATGTTATAATTAAATCATAGTTTTTATTGTAAAATTTAACTCTGAACAGCATCAAACACTTTTTTATTGATTTTTGAAATAATAAAAGTACTTGTAGTCATTCTTAAAATAATAGAAATAGCCATTGATACAAATAAAAGTAATAAACCTATAAAAATAAAAATTATAGGAGCTTTATTTGGCGGTGCTGCTTCATCTTTAGCGTTTGTGTAATTACCCATTTTTAAACTAAGTGGCACTAATATAAAAAAACATATAATAGATGCTAAAAACAAACTTATAGGTATATATGACATTTATTTATTATATACACTTTTTATTAAAAATAAAATATTCACAATTATTAACTCTATAAAATATAGATACTTATTCTCAATCCAAAAGAATTCTAAACCAGCGCTTGTTAAAGAGATTAAAAAAAAAGTATGTATTAAAGTAACGAGAATAATTCAAAAGCAAGGTTGAAAAAGAAATTGAAATTTTCTTTTAAGTATTCTATTTCAAATTAGAAATATGGAGACTCTTATGCAAGAAATTAGTAATAATATTCGTACTTCTGTGCACGCATTTATTAAGAAAGTGTCTGATAAACACGATCTTGATTTTAACGAGTTAATTAATATATGGGAAAATCTAGACACAGATGTTGTTCATCAATCTCCACGTAAAACGGTTTTAAAAATAACTCGCAAAACGGAAAAACTGGTTCAAAACACAAAAGATGAAGAAACAAAGAATGATAAAAATAGTAAATCACTTTCAAAAGTAACTGATAAGGAGAGCCCTAGTTCTGACGGATGCCCCTATATATACACAAAGGGTGAAAAAGAGGGGCAATCTTGCGGTATCAAGCCTAAAGGTTCTGTTGTTTACTGCACTCGTCACAAAAAGTATGAGGGGCAGGAACCAAAACAGAAGAAGATAGTTCCTTCCGCAAAGAAATCAATTGCTGGAAGCACTCCTTCTAAAGTTTCAGCTCCAGTTGCAAAAGAAGTAAATACTGTACTTCGCAAGAATAAAGTAATTGATAAGCTTTGGCATTCAGCTACAGGTATGGTATTCAAATCTGCAAAAGAGAGAGTTGTTATTGGAAAGTTTGTAGATGATAAACTTCTTCCTCTTACTAAGGAAGATATTGATATTTGTATGTCACACAGCTTTGCATACGATGCATCTTGGGAAAGTGATGAAATTGAAGAGACTATTCCCTGTTCACCAGTTATGACAAAAAAAGTAGTTGAAAAAAAGAAATCTATATCAGATGCTATTACAGAAGCTAATATTAAAGCATCTGACATTGATTTAATCCTTCGCGAGCTTCAAATTGATAAGAAAAACAGTTCGGAATGTGATGACGACGAAGATCTAGATGAAGATCTACTTGAAGAGGAGGATGATTAAGTGTTTATTTGAATAACTATTTTTATAACCAATATTGGTTATAAAATAATTGATCGAATGATATAAAAGTATTTCTTGTATTAAATAAATGGATGATTTTGAAGAAAAGATAGACAGTCTACAAAAAGAGGTAAATCAAATATCAAGTTCAAACACGAGTACTATAAATAACTCTGTAAAAAAAGAAACTAAACAATTTGATTTTAATTTTAATATGCTTAATTCAGGAATTGTTAGATATGTTATATTACCATTCTTAATTTTGATTGTGTTGTTTACTTGGAAACCATCTTTATTGCTTAATGATAATACAGATGAGAGAAAACTTAATAATAAAAAACTTATTGTCGCGACAATAGTTTTGACAATATCAATAAATACTATAATTATAATTGGTAATAATGTATATAAAAATAAAACACCAAACTAATTTATCAAGTATTTCTTCTGGAAAGATAAAAGTGTTTAATTAACCAATATAAAATAGAAGCAATCAACCCTTTTGCAAGTAGTAAAAAATACGGAGACTGTTGAGAAATTGGTATCATCTTATATATAAATAAATCAATTTGAGGCATACATGCAAGAACAACTAGTGCAGCTACTAGCACCGAATCCTTTGCTTCTTCAAATATAATGTCCATAGCACCACGGTGCTTTCTGAATAGAGTGTCGATTATATGTACTTCGTTTGGAAGTGGAGGATTTTTATCAACAGGAAGCTGATGAATTAGGTCTCCTCCTAGTAAAGGCTGAGAATATTGTATACTCTTTGTCATTTTACTGACCATTTAATATGGTTTTAAGCCAATAAATTTTAGAAGTAAATGACTTTATCGTTTAATAAATTGGAAAAATTACTCTCTGGAAGAGGTTTGTTGCCTAAAAAATATTTCACACTTCACAGTTTTATTATTTATATTGAGGTACTTTGCCTTTCTAATGCAGGTTGTTTTATGTTGTACATTCCAAGTAAATATGAAATAGAGTTAGCTGGCGGAGATGATGTATACAAAGTCAAATATATAGATATCACAGAAGACGGTCATATACCGGATGACTACGCTGGAGAATCGGATGTAATAAAGAATTACAATGGTATAGAACTTAGTTCAAATGAAAATCATACGGATATACAAGGATATCTAGAAGAAAAATATAAACACCCAGTCTCATTAAAATCAGGAAAAAATCAGGATATTATTAACTTAAAAGAAGTTTTTCGACAACTTAGAAGATTAAAATTTTGTACACAAAATCTTAAATATAAACTTGCAATTGTGTTTGACCATCACCTTTGTTGCATTCGCAGAGATGACACTTATGAATGTTTTGCAATACAAGGAAACTCTTTAGGAGAAGAAAAAAGGCTAATGGTTACAATAGACTTAGAAACTCTATATGAAAAAATAGACACTGTTTCTTTAGATATTAAGACCATTAGAGACGGAGTATGTAAAGTTCTAGATAAAAATCAAAATAAGCATATTAGACAAATCCAAAAAATGTTGGAACAAAAGAATAAACTTTTGGTTTTTGCAGGAATTGTTAAAGAAAAGAAAGATAAATATTCAAAGGCATTAGAACGTCTTGAAAAGCTTCTTGCAGATTTAGTGATAGTAGAAAAGAAAAATATGGAGAAATTCGTTGAAGCGGAAGAAAAATTTTCAAGACAAACTAATTTCAAAGGAATGAATGCGGATATCGAAAGATCTAATCAAATTTACAAATTTGAAGCAGAAATAGATCGTATCAATTCTATCAAGCAAGAACTCATTCGTAATATTCTGACAGCTAGGTCAAAACGCGAGAATCTGTCTCTAAGAGTTGATAATATTGTATTTGATAATATAGTAATGATAGATACGGTAATTAACAACTTTACAAAATTATCAAACATATAATACTAACTAAAAATTATTCTGTGTATATTATAAAATGCGTACTAAACATAAGAAGTCTGTTAAAAACACTCCAAAAAAGGCTGATGTTTTTCCTTTATGGGTTCTTTTTGTTTCACTTGGATGTATTGGTGCAACAGGTTTATATTTTAGTAGAAAATTGTCAAACGTAAAAAAGACTGTAATAGCATCAGATTATAGTCTTTCTTTATAATAAAATATTTCTGGTTTATTTTTTATAATCTTGATATAGCATAAAATGGCTACTACAGTTACAACGACTCCAGTGGCAACAAAAACGGATGTTTTAGAAGAAAAAAAACCCGTTTTGAATATATTGGCTCTTACAGGAATTATTATATTTTATGTAATTATAATTATTATTTCAACTTATACTGGTTACATTTACGGAAAAGAAAATGCGGTAACAGCTCTTGGAGTATCGTCAGGTTTCTGTTTGTCATCTATACTGTGTATACTTCTATGGGTAAACGCCGGACAGAAGACAGCAGGTGTTTGTTTCTAAACATTATATTTTATATTACACATTCGTAATATAAAAATGCAAATGGAAAATTAGATTGTACCGCATTGCATATTTTTGTATGTAGTTTTGCAACTACCATCGTCTGACTTGTAAGCCGGACCAATCTGAGCATAACCACCTTGACCATTTGGGCTGTGAACAAGAGCATTATAACCAGGAAGGTCAAACGATGGAATAACATAAGCATTCGCTACTTGACCTGCTCGAAGAGGAGGGATCGGCAAATTAAGAACCTTTGTTCCACGATTATAATTTGACAATTTTGCATATGCAGATGACGAGCCACTGACTGCCGAAGAATTTGCTTCGTATTGAGAAGACATTTATTAATTCATCAAGATTTTTATTTTTTCAACATTTCTGCTTCTTTGCGAGCAAGACGATCAACATATTCATTAAGAGGATTTCCATTATGAGCTTTTACCCAAACCCAATTTAATTTTCTAGACCGTAAAACACGATCATATTCATCCCATAAATCTTTGTTAGCTTTTCTTTTGTAAACACCCATTGCACACTTCATAGTTAACTCACTGTCTGTGTGTATTACGTATTCATTTCCCTGAGCAAAACCAAGAGCTTCTATAACAGCCATTAATTCCATTCTATTATTAGTAGTACTAGATTCACCACCTGACAATGTCCATTGTTTACCATTTTCTATTAAAGTGAACGCCCATCCACCTGGTCCTTTTGGATTTTTTAAACAAGACCCATCTGTAAAAATTATCGGTATCTCTTCCATTTTGTTTTTAATTTAAATGTTTTAGTAAAAAATCAAAAACGAATTTTTGGTTCAACTAAACTTTAAATTTTCAAAATGATGTCAGAAAATCACACTTGGAATATTCTTGAAGATCACTTTAAAAGAAAAGGATTCGTACATCACCAAACAGAGTCTTTTGATCAGTTTATAAACGTAGGAATTCACAAAATAATAACAGAAGAACCAGAAATATGTATAACGACAAAAGGAAGTAAAAGCACAGGATCTTACTCACGTTACAGAGTTTCTTTTAGCAATGTATATGTTCCAAAGCCCACCGTTACAGAAGATACACGAGTTCTTCGAAGTTTTTACCCTGCAGAGGCTCGTCAAAGAGATTTGACTTACGATGCACCTATATATGCAACTGTAACAGAAACTCTTGAAAACGAAGGAAAGGAACCTGAAGTAACAGAGCATGTCAGAGTTGTACTTGGGCGCATTCCAATTATGCTGAGAAGCAGCAACTGTTATCTTACTAATATGACTCCAGATGAAAGAATATCCGCTGGAGAATGTGAACATGATCAAGGTGGTTATTTTGTAATCAAGGGAAAAGAGCGAGTTTTGATATCCCAATTACGTGGAGTTTATAATATACCTCTCGTTATAGAACAGAGAGCTGGTGATAAGTATAAATATTGTTGCGATATGCGTAGCATGTCTGAAGAGACAGGTCACTCTGTTTTAGTATCCGCAATGATCGGAAGTGATGATAGAACTTTATGTTTTTCATTGCCATATATTAAGGAACCTATTCCGATGGGAGTTGTTTTCAAGGCAATGGAATATAGTTCGGACCAATTTGCTGATCTAATCGGAACCCCAAAAGGCGCCGAAAAGTATATTCGGCTAATATCAAATGATTCATTTTTTGTAGATGAACAGGGTGATGGGTTTGATCTATTTCAATCTACAACATCACCTTTATTGCCAAAAATTTTAAAGGTTGATGAAACAACAGCTGAGGGTAAGAAAAAAATATTATCTCATTTGAAAGAAATGTGGAAGACTGAAAATCAGACAAAATGGAAGACAATGGCTACTAGAAATAATGCTTTGCGATTTATTGGTCAACGTACTAATCATCCTATAAAAGAAACAGAGAGAAGAGATTACGCTGAACAAGTTGTTGATTGTGAAATTTTTCCTCATATGGGTGTCACATCTTCGTCACGAGATAAGGCTTATTTATTAGGGCATATGGTTAATAGATTATTATCGACTTATCTTGGCCATCGTAAATCTGATGACAAAGACAACTATGTTAACAAACGTATAGAGTCACCAGGAGTTTTATGCCATGAACTTTTTCGGCAACTTTTCAAAAAGTATGTAGGTACCATAGTAGCAACAATTGAGAAAAAGAAACAACTTCCAGATGTTATGAGCATTATTCCACGTCTAACAGAAATCACAAAAGGTTTTAACCATTGCTTTGGAACGGGAAATTGGGGCGTGCCTAAAAATAGCTATGTTAGAGCTGGTGTAGCTCAGATACTATCAAGATTATCTTACGGTGCAACTCTTTCTAACTTACGACGTGTTTCAATTCCAGTAGGAAAAGAATCAAAGAATGCTGCAATTAGACAAATCAATCCTTCCCAAATTATGTATATATGTCCTGTGGAGACACCTGAAGGTGCTCCAGTTGGTATTGTCTTGAATTTATCTCTTCTCACACGTATTTCAGATAGAACTCCTACTGTTTTAGTTAAAGAGGTAATTGAATTGTGCGAGAATATGTCCCAGATTGGAGAATGCGAAAAAGATCGAGCAAAGGTGTTTCTAAACGGAATACTACTGGGTGGTACCGAATACACCTCAGAATTGGTAGAAGAGCTAAAGGAACTGCGTCGTATCAAGATGCTTCCATGGGATGTATCAATCTCTTATGAAAAAGTAGATAATGAGGTACACGTTTGTTCAGACGAAGGTAGATTACTAAGACCTGTTTTTAAAGTTGAAGGTGAAAAGATTTTGGCAGAAGAAAAAGATGGAACAAACTGGGATGAGCTTGTAGAAAAAGGTTTTATTGAATATATTGATAACATGGAGGCTAACGGTTCAGTGATTGCTTTTAATCAAAAAGAACTTTCTAAATTTAAGAGTGATTACTGTGAAATCTCACCCGCGATGATGCTTGGTGTTATGGCATCAATTATTCCCTTCCCTGATCATTCTCAGTCGCCCCGGAACTGTTATCAATGTTTAGACCCAGAAACATTAGTTGTAATGGCTGACAATACGAAAAAAGCTATAAAAGACATACAAATTGGCGATTCTGTTGTATCGGTAGACCCTATCACTTGTGTACAATCCACAACAACTGTAATAAACCAATATGTTAGAGAAACAGAGAAAGAAATAATAACTGTAGAAACAGAATCTGGTAGAAAAATAACTTGTACAGTAGATCATCCTGTTTTAACAACTGATGGGTGGAAACACGCGATAGACGCGGAAAATATATGTGTAATCCCTCAACAAGTTGTGTATAGCGGTGGTGATGAAGATTTATATATTACTTTACCTGAAACATCAGTGAAAGAAAAACATATTAATGATTTGACAAGTATTGGTCTTTATCCAATTAAAAGTACATCATTACCTATTCTAGCTAGAATAGTTGGTTATTTAATCACAAATGGTAGCACTGGTTTATATGATAAACGTCCTCAAGTTCAATTTAATTTTTATTCTATAGAAGATTGCGAAGACTTTCTAAAAGATTTGCATGAATTGGGATTTTCTGCTAATAAAGTCACAGATGTTAATAAAATCATAGATGTTATATTTGAAAAATATGGTACATATAAACAAATAATTTATAACAATGCATTCGCAAGTCTTCTTATTGGACTTGTAGATGGATATGTAGGAAAAAGAACAACTCAATCTCATCCGAGGTTAATGAACTGGATTAAAAATGGTTCCATGTTAGTCAAAAGAGAATTTTTATCTGGATTTCAAGGGGGTAATAAATTAACAGGTGTAACATCTACAAAATTTCTATTCAATCATACAAGTTTACCATCACGAGTTGATTATGTAAATAGTTTAGTTGAATTTATGACAGAAATCAAAGTGTTATTTGAAGAATTTGATATTGAGTGTTCTGGGCCTTTTTTAATTAAAAAATCACAACATTCTCAAAGTGATGATGTACATCTTTATTTCAAAAACACACCTGATAATCATATAAACTATTTTGAAAAAATAGGTTGGCGATATAATATATTTAAGTATGTTGAAAGCCTTACAGTTTATGAGTATCAAAAAACGTGTCAAAAAGCGATAGATGATATAATAGTAGAAAGACAAATTATTAAAAAATATATAGAAGATGGTATGACACTAAGACAAATTAGCGATAAATTAAATAAAACATACCAGTATATTAGCGATTCAGTAAGGTCTATTGAAGAAAACAGAGATCCAAGAATACCAAATTCTTTTGAATCTTGGAAAAGACAAGTAAAAGATAGAGCTATATTTGTTAAAATAGTAAGCAAGACAAGATCGGTAAAGGGAAATATGATTGCCGATATCACAACAGAATCCGAGAATCATAGTTTCATAGCTGGAGATTCTTTTTGTGTACATAATTCGTCGATGGGTAAACAAGCGATGAGTATGTTTGCTCTTTCTCATTTAACTAGAGCAGATACAGTTGTACACGTTCTTAATACGCCACAACGGCCTTTGGTAGGAACCAAAGCAGCTGAAATGATGGGATTTAACGATATGCCATCTGGATTAAATTGCATTGTTGCTATTGCTTGTTATACTGGTTTCAATCAAGAAGACTCTGTGATTCTAAATTATAGCGCTGTTCAACGTGGTTTGTTTTGGGCTACTACCTATAAGACTCATAGTGATGAAGAAAAGAAACAGGGTTATAATGCTGAGCGAATATGTGTACCGCCAATAGACAGAAGAAAGCATGATGCTAATTATGGTTTACTTGATGAAAACGGTATTGTTCGTTTACGACATCCTAAGTGGATTGATGAAAAAGGTAAGATTAGAGGAGGAGATGCGCTTTTTGTACAAAAAGGAGATGTTATTATTGGAAAGATTTCTATTCAATCTGACAAATCGGGAAACGAGATACTTAGTGATTGCTCTGTAGTAATTGGAAAAGGAGAGGAAGGGTATATTGATCGCATCTTTTCTACAATAACACCAAACGGTTATAAACTTGTCAAAATTGTGATTAGATCTGTGCGAATCCCTGAAGTCGGTGATAAGTTTGCATCGCGAGCCGCTCAAAAAGGAACAGTTGGTATGGTGTATAAACAAGAAGACATGCCTTTTACAAGAGAAGGAATTGTTCCAGATATTATAATAAATCCGCATTGTCTCGCTGAAGATCATGAGATTCTTACAGAACACGGATTTATGAATTGGCAAGAAGCCAAACAAGCATATGATAAAGGTACACTTAGAATGGCTGGGTATGATCATCAAACAGGTCGTCTTGTATATGAGAAGCCATCTGCTTTCATATTAAATGAAACAAAAACACAAGAAATGATTGAATTTACACACACGATTGAAAAAGTATCTCTACTAGTTACTACAGATCATGATATGTTTGCTAAACAAACCAAACCATTAGAATCTGATTATAAAAAAATTAAAGCACAAGAACTAATGTTTTCAGAAGTATTTAAATTTACAGGAAAAGCTCGATTTGGCTTTGAAGGAAATATATCCGGTATACCATTTTTGGAGTTGCTTGCTCTTAATACATATGAAAAACTTATCGCATTTTTTGAGTTATATGGTTACTTAGTAGGTGACAATTGCTTACGTTTTGGTTTTGATTTGTTATCTACTGATGATTGGTTAAAAAAGAGATTTGAAATACTTGTTCTAGTTCCAACAATAGATTATACGTATGAAAATTCAATATTTACAATTATTAATAAAAATTGGTTAAGTGTATTATCTCCAGATCACACAACTGATAAACGATTAGCTAAATGGGTATGGAACCTTCCAATTGATCTTACTCGATCAATTCTTTCTGGTCTCACTTGTAGTCGTAATATAATTTATACATCTTCTCATAAATTTAGAGATGATGTAGTTCGTCTTTATCTTCATTGTGGTTATTCATCGCATTTTGAAATTAGTCAAAAATTATGGAAAATATCTTATACAAACATTGATCCTGTCTTACATTCTAATAATGATGTAAAGAAAGTACAATATACTGGTTTAACTTGGTGTGTAACAATGCCACATGGATTTATTATTACTCGTAGAGCAAAACGTGATAGTAATAATATTGTTATAGAAGCATCCAGACCGATTATTACAGGGCAATGCATACCCTCGAGAATGACTATTAATCAACTAATTGAATCAGTAATGGGAAAATCTTGTACAATTAATGGTAAGTATGGCGACGCAACGCCTTTCACAAAAGAAAGTAAAAATATCGCAGAAGAAGCATGTAAAACGCTAGGTATGCTTGGATATGAAAGTACCGGAAAAGAAATGCTAATGAACGGAATGACAGGTGAAAATATGGGTATGTTCTTTATTGGTCCTGTTTACTATCAACGATTGAAACATCTTGTCTCTGATAAGATGCACGCACGTGCAACAGGACCTGTGACAACACTCACACGACAGCCATTGGAGGGTCGTTCACGTGATGGTGGACAGAGATTTGGAGAAATGGAACGTGATTGTTTTTGTTCCGTTCCAATTCCCTTGAATTGTGGATTGAGCGTTAAAATTGAAACTATGGAAAACAAGGACTATTCCGTACTAAGTTATCATGAAGGGAAACAACAAGTAATCCCTTCTAAGCAGAGTAATTTCTTGTATAAAGGTGAACGTGAATGTGTAGATGTCGTTTTTCAAGATGGACGTACAATTCGTGGTACAGACAATCATAAAATACTTACAAGTGAGAATACGTGGATACCTATTAGTGAAATGGTAAAAGGAGTTACGCAAATTAAAACTAGTATTACAAATCCTTTAATTGATGTAAAAGAAGAAATAGAAAAGTCTGTAAATTGGAAGTTTCAAGCAGGAAATACGAAGCTAGAAATTACAGATGAAGAATCATATTTTCGTTCACTTTCATTTGCTCGTTTAGTTGGGTATATTTGTGCTGATGGAGGTATTTACTATATTAATAGAACTAAAACGTATATAGGAGTAATAAATCTTGGTCATAAAATAGACCTAACTTCTGCACTGGATGATTTAGAAAAATTTTCTATAATAAAACAACAAGTATTTACCAGTAAAAAATATTATTCTATAAGAATTCCACAAAATTTTGTAGAAGACCTTATGACTATAAAAGGAATGATTATTGGTACAAAAGTTAATCAACCAGCAACTTTACCAAACTTTATTACAGATCCTTCTTGTCCATTAGCGATAGTTCGCGAGTTTTTGGGTGGTTTGTTTGGAGCAGACGGACATACATGTGTTCTCGCTCTTCATAGAGGAAAAAGAGATTTGTTAACTTCTGTCAGTTTTTCAAAATCTAGAATAGGATCTCATCTTGATTCGTTAGAAGAAATGATGAAGCAACTTCAGACTCTCTTAGCTCGATTTGATATTCATAATGTTACTATACAAAAAGCAAAAGAGACAACATCGTCAAAGAAAAAAGTAGATTCTTTGCAAGAAAACAAAAGTTATCAACTTACTCTACATATATGTATCGACGATTTACCTATGTTCCATGAAAAAATTGGCTTTCGGTATTGTTGTCACAAATCTCAACGACTAGAAGCTGGCGCATCGTATAAACGTCTAAGGGATGGTGTAACTCGACAGCACAATTGGATAGTTGAAAGGGTTGATGAAATTACACAGTTTAGTAAAATCAAGAAGGAATTTCCGAATAAGATTATACCTACGAAAAAAGCGATAGAAAAAGCAGTAAAAGAACTGACTGAAAAAGAAGCTCTTATTCACGAATATGCGATTCCTAGCACTCATGATATTACAGACCATTTAGTAAAAGGAACAAAGTTTGGAAATTTCAGAGGAAAAGGGTTTCCGAACGCAGAAGAGTATTTAAAAGATATAGGTGCGTTGGATTGGTTTTTACAGGATGAACATGTAAAACCGGAGATAAATGACGAGTCACCACCATGTAAAACAGATACAGAACAAGTGTCTTACGGTGTTGATCGCAAGTGTGAAGGGCTACCGACAATGAATTTAAGAGTAATTGATATTCGTCCGGCTGGAGTACATCCTGTATATGATATTCAAGTTGATGATACCCATACATTTTTAGCAAATGGAATTGTTGCTCACAATTGTATGATAGGTCATGGCGTATCTAAATTTCTACAGGAGAGGCTGTTCTTAGTGTCAGATAAGTATCAAGTATCCATATGCTCAAAGTGTGGTAATTTTGCAACTAGTAAGACTGAGTGCAGAGCATGTGATACAGATCAAGTATTACCAGTAAAGTTACCATATGTTGGAAAATTGGTTTTGCAAGAATTGAATGCGATGATGTTAAAAACTAAAATTACAGCTAAATAATTTGTAATTTATTTTCTTTTTCTTTACTAATTGCAAAATGATCAAATTTATTTGTATGCAAGGTTGTTATTATTGCGAAATGGCTAAAAGTCAACTTCAAGAAGAAATTAGATCTGGAGAAATTATTCTAATACCACACACCGAAGCCAGTGCCAAAGATCTTGAGGGTGTTAAAGGGTTTCCTCATTTTATTAACGACAAGAATCAAAAAACACATACTGGATGGCCTGGAACTAAAGACGCGCTTATTGAACAACTAAAAACGAAAGAACCGTTTTATGAAGGTTTAGATGATGAGATAGGTGACTTTTTTAATAAACCAAAACCACGAAAGGAAAATTTTGTTATGGAAAATGTTCCTTATTTTCCAATAGTTAAATCTGCGAATGTTCCTACTCCGGATATTCATTATACCCATCATATGAGTGGTGAATATATGAGATTAGGTAAAATTTGGACAGTACAACCTCCTTTTACAGCTTAATAAAAAATAAAACTGAATTTTAGGATTGATTTCTGAAGAATAAAATAAAATGTGCATTTTACCAATCAGATGTTATACATGTGGAAAAGTTATAGGTGGAAAATGGACTCCATATCAAAACTTGTTAAGTGAAGGTGTAGATATGAAAGAGTCACTTGACAGATTAGGATTAAAAAAGATATGTTGCAGACGCATGATGATGGGTCATGTTGAATTAATAGACAGTTTGTTGAAATATTCAGACACAAAAAAAGATGTCTTATCTGTTAATACAGAATAATTTAATAAAATTTCATAATTTAAAAAATTATGAAACAAAATCAAGATAATACAGAAGAGTTCTAAATTTCAAATGTTTAAATTTGAAATTTATTTTTCCGTTATTTTATTTTTCTCGGTGTATAATAAAGAAATGACGAAAACACGTAAAAGCCCGTCACGAAAGTCACGGTCTCGAAAGGGGGCGTCTTTGGTTCAACTTCAAAAGTTGGCAAAATCTCACGGTATCACCTATTCCGGCCTAAAGAAGGTGAGCCTTAAAGCAAAGCTTCGTTCTCACAAGGTTAGCATTCCTAAGAGCCGTTCGGGTTCGAAGAAGGGTACTCCTTCGAGTCGATCGAGCAGTAAGTCGTCTAAGCGTAAGTCGTCTAAGCGCAAGTCGCGTAGCCGCAAGAAGTGTGGTCCCGGCAGGACTCGGGACGTAAAGAGCCTCCGTTGCCGAAGGAAGAAGTGCGGTCCAGGCAGGACTCGGGACGTAATCAGCCTCCGTTGCCGAAAGAAGAAGAGCCGCTCGTCTAAGCGCAAGTCGCGTAGCCGCAAGCCGAAGTCTGGTAGCCGCAAGCGCAAGTCGTCTAAGCGCAAGTCGCGTAGCCGCAAGCCAAAGTCGGGTAGCCGCAAGCGTAAGTCGTCTAAGCGCAAGTCGCGTAGCCGCAAGCCCAAGTCGGGTAGCCGCAAGCGTAAGTCTGGTAGCCGCAAGAAGTGCAAGAAGAGCCAATCGCGTAACGTCAAGTCGGGTCGTTGCCGTAAGAAGTGCAAGAAGAGCCAGAAGCGTAGCCGCGAAACTGGCAAGTGTGTTAAGAAGTAAATAAAAATATTATTTTAATGTTGATAAAACATTAAAATTTTTCCAAAAAACGTAAGCTTTTGTTTTAATCTTGATCTTAGAGAAAATGACTACTAACCTTTCAATTAGAAACTGCGAGATTCCAAACGAATTGAATTTTGTTGATCGGTTACAATTTCGAGAAGGAAATGAATCAAAAAAACAGAATGGTATTACTATTCTGAATCCAGATGCTCTTAATAATAAATATGCAAATGACTTTTATCCTATCGATTCTGGTATGCGATGGGGTAGTAGAGATCCAAGATTATATTCTGCATCTCACGAACAGATTTTAACGGTTGATCGTCAGCCAATTGATGGCAAAATTCCTCTCGAGAAAATTTACACAGATACCTGTCTAGATAGATATGGTAAAAATTATCGTACTTATTCTGACATAAATGCTGGTCATATCACATACTATATAGACAAATCTATAGAGGATCCCTTTTTTGAACCTCTTTACACCAATAACATTATTTCAACTGGCGAGCTTTACAAAGATCCTATGGGTGGAATAAAACCACAATACGAACGTCGCCTTTTAACCAAAAATGATCCAATAAATATGGACAGATCTTCTTATAATGGATGTTTGTCGTGGATTGAAGATACTCAAGAACACCGAGAAGATCTTCTTTCTAAACAAATGAGTAAGTACAATCAACAACGTTGGGAACCGAGATGGAGTTAAATAAGAAATTTTAAAGTTTATATATTACAAATCTTATATTTCTAAATATAAGATTTTACTTCTTATGTTGAAAGAATAGCCATTTCTCTAGAAAAATCACCACTATCTTCTATATTTTTTATTTCTTGCGTTTTCTTAGACAAATGTACCATTTTATTATTACTGACATCTACAACATCTATATTATTTCCTTTTGCTAGATCACTTAGTCTTGAGTATTCTTCTATTGATAATTCAGCCGTTTTCTTTAGTATAGGTTCCTTTATTGCATCCTTTAATTTTCTAGCTCTAATATCTTTTTGAAGAACTCCATTTGAATCTTTATACATAAAGACTTCTCTATTACTATCGGTACACTGATAGCATTTTACACCTCCATCACCGTGAGTAATATATTGAGATGCAAATCGAGCAACTCCTTTAATGCCATCCTCTATATGTTCTAACTTGAAATTTTCTTCTACTTTCTCTTCTATAATATCTGGTCGCCAATCAGCAATCACCAGATTTTGAGTTTTAGTAATGTTTTTAGTATTACCTATATTATTTATGTGGTTTGGTTTAGAAGCCAATCTAAACATATCTTTTTTATACTCTGCTATCTCTTCTCGTAACTCTTTTATTGTTTTTTCGTATGATTCAATAAGTTTTTTCTCACGAAGGACAGAATCTTCCAAATCTTTTGCTTTGCATATTTTTAAGTGACTATGTAAACTAGTTTTTAATGTAAAACTTGTTCCACAAAAACTACAATTATAATATACTGAAGGAACTTTATTTTGTTTGACCAAACAGTATTTTGTTGTGTTCTGATGCTTTTTTAAAGCGGAAGGTGTTTTGAGAACTTGATTACAATATTCACACTCCATTTATACGTTAAATAAACAGTCTTTAGATTATATTCCGTTGAAATTTACGGAATATTCCGGATTTTTACGGAATATTTCGGATTTCAATTGAATAAATCAGCCTATCACAGGCTGATTTTAGAAAAATTCTAAATCCAACACAAAAATTGAGAGAGTTTCAAAATTTTCTAAAGCCATTTCTCCGAAAAATCAGACGATTTTTTATCTCCTTTCCGGATTTGTAAACGACGCACAAAATTCATTCGGTCGGATACTTTTTCTTCTGATATGTAATATAAAAAAAAGTATCTTTTCTACCAATTTTTGCAAAAATTATTTTTGGAGATCGAACGAAAATCCGGAGTTGTCAAAAAATATTCTTATATTAAAATTCTAAAAACTTTTTCTTTTTAGAATCTCCTACGTTTTTATCTTCCAAAACCACCTAACATACGACCTCCTCCGTTCCTATTAATAGGAGCAGCACGACGTTGCCACTGTTCAGAATTAACCTTACGCATCAGCCGTTCCGATAACTCGGTGCGATGCTGAATAGCTCCTTGAAGAAAAGCATCATCGGCTAACTCGTGAATGTTTTTCGTGTAAGGATTTCCCTTTTCAAATCCTTTTGGAATAGGACCGTATCTATCCGCAAAAGGTTGTGTATCAATATTACTGCGTGATATATAGTTTGGCATACGAACAGAGTTAATATCGTCATAATAGAATCGAGTTTGTCCTAATGCATCGTCATTGTATGAACGGTATGAAGTACCGTACCCAGTAAATCTTGGATCGTATACATCTCCTTCATTTACATTATAAGCCGCCGTATTCTTTATTAAGTAAGGTCCTACAAGACGAGGATCATGTTCAGTTCTTAATAATGCTCCAGTCACAGGATCTATTCTAGACGATGCCGGAGGTAATTGTTGTGTAAAAGAAATACCAATATTAGAATTTATTGGTTCAACAATTTCACTTCTGGTGTAAATACCCGGTTGAATAGTTTGTGTAAACAAATTGTCATTATATTTTTTCATATAAGGATCCGTAGATAATCCCGATGCTGCTAAATTAGAAGGTAGACCTGCGTAAATAAGTTGGTCTGTATTATAACCCCACGAAGTTTCTATATCCCCTATATTGTTTTGTTGAAAAGGACCGGTGTCTGTATCTTCATCATGATCATGTTTTTTATTAACATTTGCACCATTATATTTATTTCTATCCTTTTGACGATATTTTTCGGTTAGTTGATCCTTATCAGAAATTAAATAACCTGAACGATACAAGTCAGTGTGACCCTGTTGGTTGATTTTTAAAGATGAAGTAAGATTTGTACCTCTCCAAAAACTAGGATCTGCCGCAGGCGGTGCAATAACAGGTGGGATATTTGTCTTGGGATTTGCAGGGCCAACCATTTTTTGATTTGGTGACATCCAATTTGGATCACACGACCGACCAGTTACATCATCTAAAATTACACTATTATCATCGTAAATTTTTCGAGAAATACCTAATTTACTGTCATCATATATTTCTTGAGAATTGTCCAGATATTTTACACGAGTGTCAGATACTTTATTCACTTGTGTATTATCATTTATTGGTGTAAAATTTTCTTTTTCAACTCCTTCCATTCCGTTCTTTTGTATGTAGTAAAGAATAATTATAAATAGAAGAGAAAGAAGTAGAAAAACGACGCTACACTGAAATCCTGTTACAAGTAAAATCATAAAAATAAAAATTACTAGTCTGCTCAAAGAGTTCATCTGCTCTGCAAGGGTCATTCCAGTCATTGGAATAAGGTTCTGTGAGCAAAAAAGAATTGATATATTTTCTACCCAAAGTTTATTTTTTTGACACTTTAGCATTTTAATTATTACGAATAAATTATTCTAAATTCTTAAAAATAAAAGTGAAAAATAGAAACTAAAAATAAGAGTTTGAATAGAAAATGACTGAAAATCAAAACTCTAAGAAGAGTAAGTATACTTTCACTCTAATGGGTGTAAATGTTGCACGTATAAATGTAACATATGGTATACAAAACATTTCTAAAGAGTTGGTTGAAGAAAAAAATTCTGCAAATACAACAAAACTTACCGAACTAAATACTGATAAGGGTACTCCCGAAGTAATATCTTTTCTAGATGAGTCTAAAAAATTACATACGTGTCACGTGTCTATGATAGACTTTCAATCTAGAATGGACGTAAATCTCCTTCGGTATCATTGTTATTGGTGTAGACATCCTTTTGAAACTCATCCAATAGGATGCCCAATTAAGTATATCCCGAGTCAAGCTGAAAAAAAATACCACTCTCATATCAGCAGAGATACTTATACCATAAAAGAAAATATTACAGAAAAGCGTCGATTGCAAACGCTAAACAACGATCAACTTTCTTTGAAAATTGGAGAATATTACGAGACAGATGGCGTTTTTTGCTCTTTTAACTGTTGCCAGTCGTGGATCAATGATAATAAGCACGATAGAATGTACGATTTATCAAGCACTCTCTTGGTAAAAATGTATAACACTATGATGGGGACTAAGATGATAGTAATAGGGCCAGCTCCGCATTGGCGTCTTTTGGAACAGTACGGAGGTTATTTGAATATCATAAAATATAGAGATGGGTTCAATAAGATAGATTATGAATGCCATGGAAACACTAAATCAATTCCAAAGTTTCTTCCTATCGGAACTTTGTTTGAGGAGAAAATCAAATTTTAGAGTTTACTTAGCACAGAAAGAGTATATTGATAATTTTCTATGACGCAATGGCTACCTTATATTATTTTGGTTTATTTAATTATTAAAAATTAAAATATGTCTATATTGTAAAAATGACATCAATTTTTAATAATAGAACAATCCCTCCTTATGGAACCTATTATATCACTAATTTTTTTAAGAATAATGAGGATGCAATTAATTCTATAATAACTATATCTAATACAAAACTTATATTTGAAACTAAATATAAAAATGATGAATATATAAAAAAAGAGTTTCCATTTCCTCTTACTGCTGAGAAAAATGATAGTGATCATATAGCGTATGTATTTAAAGATATAAATATGGGATCTTATAGAGTAGAAATTTCTATTATATATTATGGAGAACAACCACTTGTTGGGATAGGTTATTATAAGGGAGAAAAGAAGCCAGAAGACTTTGATTTCTGGCTAGAATCTCCTACCCTAGATAAGCCAAAACCTAAGGATTTTTATTTAGATACATCTAAACCTATATCTAAACCTATATCAGTAACTGCCAGAGATGAAAAATCTTTCTTTAATAAATATTTGATTTATATTGTTCTACTTTTACTCGTCATCATTATATCTGTTGCAGCTGCATATCTTGTTATTAAAAATAAAAATAAAAAGCCAACTATCTCGCAATAAGTAGCTCATAAAGAAATTATATCATACTTAATTATGTTTTTATACCTAAAAAAACGAGTTGTTATAACAAAATTGATTTTGAATTAATATTATAGATGTTCTATAATATTAACAAATGACTAAAGAAAGTTGTCTTAACATAATAACCTTTAGGACGACTAGTATTATGAGTATCTCGATCGAGTAAGAGGGCGAGGAGAACGACAGGGAGGAGAAGAAGGAGGAGAGGGAAAGTGCATCGAGGGAGGAGAGGAAGGCCATATAGAAAACAACGGTTGGTTAAAATTTTTCATATCTATACAATATCTAGGTTCATTAGGTATATCTGCGTCATTTACTATACCAGTACCATCTGTTCCTTTGTCTTCAAAATTAAGATATTCAGTTAGAAATTTTCGATATCTTTGACAATGTCCATTACCAGCGTATATAATAATATTGCGAGGTTCTTCAGGCTCATCAGTTTCACGTCTTTTAAGTGGGTCTTTAGTATCTATATTAAACTTTTTAAATATACGCGCCAAAACGTATGCATCTGCTATAAGAGCATTATAATTAATAACAATACTTCTCATTTTATACAAATATATTTTAATATTATCAAAAGCCTCAATTGTCCCTTGTTTATCTTCTGGTGTTATATCTTTTGGATTGAAATACTTTTCATGAAATAGTATAATATTTAAATAAGTCTCGATAAATAAGCCTGTGTATTTTTCGAGTTTTTTAAGATTTGGTATTTTGACGATGTTTTGATACTCATCCGTGTCTTCAACCACAAAAGTTGTCATATAAATCATTTCTCGATGGATAAATATATTTAACATATTCATTACACTGGTATTAGATCGATCAATTTCTTTTTTAAGGATTTTATATTTTTTAAATTCAGTTAGAAAGAAGTCAATATATTGATTTGTGTTTGTTAAACAGTTCTCTAATACAGTAAGAATATCAAATTTGCTTTTATAAAAATCAAAAAGCCTTTTAACGTTCTGAATAAAATCTACATTAAAGTTTGATGTAAATGTCAATTGATTAATCAAAATGCCGATGTCACTAATAAATTTAGACATTGGATTTACAGAACGTATAATAGTAGTACCGTCCATTTCAAAACCATTTTTAACTTCTCCTTGTCTAATATCAAAATAATGCATTCGAGAAAGGTTACAATCTTCCTCTCCACGTCTCAATTTTGAATCTACACATTTTTGAAATTGTGCTCTTATTCTATTCAAACGTGAGTTTTGTTTAAAACTTACATTTGAATAACCATCTACATTGGCATGCATTTCAACTAAAAAATCTGTAAAAGCAATTTGTTTCAAAAAATGTTGGTATAAATAATCTTCAATTGATACAGACGGCTCATCAGTGATTGTGTGACAATCTTTTTCATTTCCATGAAATTCTCCAAATATATATATTAACTTTTGGTAATAGGTGCTCCAATGGCATGAAATATTTAGAGGTCCATCAATATATCTAGGATATATTGATGGATTCTCTTTTTCATTACTGTAATTTTCTATAAGCTTTGCTAATACTGTTCTTTTCCTATCACCACGCCATATTGGGGCGTCTGCGCATTCTTTAGCTTCTTTAATACAAGAAGCTCTTAAATCAGCAGGAAAATTGTCTATTAAGGAAGCATTATAAGTTAATATTAATTTGTCGCAAATATCTTTACAGTCAATTGAAGGAGGTGTAGCAATTGTAAAATCTTCACCTTGATTGCTAGATGTAGTCATAACTTCAATACCAGCATCCATAATTTTGAAACTCTTTATTATAAACAACACTTATTTTAAAAAATAGTTCTACATATATTTTAGACTATCAAAATCTTTAAAATTAATAAATTAATTTTAAAGATTAACTATTTGTTATTAAAGAAGAGAATCGCAAAATCTTATGTATTAGAGGCAATAGAGTTTACTGAACAAAAGGAAGATGGAGAAAATAAGAATTTTAAACATGTTGGTTATATGAATGTAAAAATAAGAAGATTATTATAAGTGATTATCAAATCTTTATAATAACAGATCTAGCAACCTATAGACCGTACAAACTTAATCCTGAACCAGTCTGCGTACTTCGATAGTATTTGAGCACTTAATTTCTTCCTAATGGAACTCTCTTTGAAGAGAAAATCAAATTTTAGGATGAAGTATTTTTTTGTACGAATATGGATTAGTACGTGGACCTGATAACGGAAGTTTTGTAATTGTTTCAGGAACTTTAAATAATTGATCTTTATCAACTGATAGATTTTTTTGAATAGAGATTGCTGATAAGTTCGGTTTAATAGGAGGCCAGTCAGAAAACAATGGTTGCTTAATTGCTGACATATTTATACATTTTTCAACATGACCTGGAATTAGATTTTCGTAATCCATTTCTCCAGCACTTCCTTTATCTTCAAAACCAAGTTGTGTTAGAAATTTTCGATATATTTTACAATGAGCAGTTCCTCCATATATTATTATATTGTGTGGTTCTTCCGGCTCATCAGTTGGACGTTTTTTATCTAGATCTTCAGTATCTATATCAAACTTTTTAAATACACGAGCCAACAGGTAGGCGTCTGTTATAAAACAATTATATGCTATACAATTCTCTATAATTTTTTGTAATTGTTCACTTAATTTTTTACAATATAATAACTCAATATCTTCAGAAATGTTACGTCTTCTATACAATTGAAAAAAGTCATAACACAACCTATTAAATTCTGCTGATGCCGTTTTCAATATTTTTTGACCCAAACCTTCTTTCTCAATTGTTTTTCCTAACATTACAGTCAATTCTTCTTTTATAAAATCTAATATTATACTTTTCATATCTTCACTATCATCATATCCAACAACTCTTCCTAATTCTTTTTGAAGTAAGGGAAATTTATTAATTTGAGAATACCACATATTATAATAATGTTGGCTAGCATCTTTAGTAAGGTCTGTATGAGACGAAAACATAAAAAGCCTTATAATATTATAATATTTGCTATAAAAAGCTTTTAAATGTTCAAAAAGAATGTCCTTTTTATATAAATTGTGTTTTAGCTTTTCATTCAATGACTCTCCATCTCGTATAAAAACAGAAATTAGATTTAATTTACCATCTTTAACATCACCTTGTCTAATATCGAAATAATGCATTCTAGAAAGGTTACAATCTTCCTCTCCACGTCTTAATTTTGGGTCTATACATTTTTGAAAAGTGTGTCTCAAGATATTAATACGATTATGAGTATTAAATTGATAATAATAACCTTCTGGCATTATAAAAGCGGGCATTTCAAGATAAAAATCAGTAAAAACAGTGGGATACGAAAAATATTGTTTGAAATAATCTATAATATCAACACTGACTTTTTTTAATATAGCGCAATCATCTCCAATACTGTGCATCTCTCCAATTATATATATCAACTTCTTATATTTTTCACTCCAATGACATGATATATTCAAAGGACCTCCAATAAATGAAGCGATAGGTCTTTTATCTTCTTTAGCTTGATGATTTTCTATAAGTTTAGCTAATACTCTTCTTGTTTTTCCATCAAATGGAAGTTTTGCTCTTTCTTTTGCATAATCCGTACAAGCATCAACTATACCAGGCGGTAACTTTTTTAACAATGAAGTATTATAAGTGGTTATCAAATCTTTATAAGCTCGTATGCATTCACTTGGTTGTCGATCATCATCCGGTCCATATATGCTATGGCCAAATTCCTTTGTATAGTCATCAGGTTCTGGTATTTCAAGATCAAGAGGTATTGTCTCAGAAGGAACTTTTATTGTACGAGTATTGCGTTTTTTAAGTGGTGGTTTTTCTATACTATCATATAGTTCACTAAAATCTTCTGTATCCATTTTATTTAATTGATAGTTTATTTAAAACTAAATAAATTTAGTGTGTTATTTACCAAGATTGTCGACGGTTTAATCAACAAGTTATGACATATATTTATAAAATGTAGCTCATTTATTATAAAATATTTATATCCAAAGGATCAATCATTCCATATTGTAATAAGATATGATAGATTATAATCATATTCTGATTGACGCGTGTTTCTATGTTTTGTATATTATTTTGACCGACTGTTTCTATCAAAATATAATCTTTTTTACATCTTTTTGCAAAATTACGAAGTGTCAATAAATTATCTACGTCTTCGTTTATTGTAAATTTTTTATAATCTTCATCTATTGTTTGATTCAATCGGTCAATAATTTCGCTTAAAAGACGTTTTAAATGATCTGTTGTATACGATAATGTTGCGCCCATTGAGTCCTTATTTTCATTTCGGAATCCCCATCCTTCATGAAAATCGACAATCAAATCGACTTTGTGTACTTTATCTATAATTTTTCTGCTAATTTCCTCTTTACCTTGATCTGTATAATTTCTGTTCAAATCAGGGTGTAACCAGTTATGCAAAAGCCATCTTGAATCTAGAAATCCGCCTAATTTATTGGCTTCCGGTATAATAATTAATTTTCCTTTTTTCAATTTGATGTTTGATTGTAATAAACGATTCAATGCATCTTTTCCGGCTGGTTCGTTACCATGTGTCCCTCCTACCATTAAAATGGTAGGACCCTGTTCATAGGAGTCGATACTTTCGATAGTAATATCGATTGACCACTTATATAAAAGATACCATAATAAAATGAACAAAACAATTATAAATATCTTTTTTGAAGTCATATTTATAATTACAAGTATAATATTTTTAATTGACAAGTTTATATGTTATTCTTGATTTACATTCCTTAATTATCACATATTTATGATAATTAATATTCACCTCTCCTCATCTTGCTCAAAATAGCCTCGCTTACTCTAATTTCATGTTTTGATTCCAAGTAGGCTCTTATAGCCTTGAGACTTGACTTCTTAAACTTATCAATAACGGAGTAGATTATTTCTAAATCTTCATCAGACCATTTGACTTTTTTATTCCTTTTTGAATCACTTGAACGAGAACTAATCTCACTAACACTATCATCGTTACTTCGTACCGAACCTTCTGAAGTTTGTATAACTGATCCTATTTCAAGACTATTGTTATGAATGCTATCGTGACACTTTTGGCAAACAACTATTAAATTTCTAATATTATTCATATGAGTTCCATTTTCTAAAATTCCGTTGAGAGCTGAATTCCTTTCTTTGATGTGATGAACTTCCAATTCCTTAGTAATTTGAGACCCACAATTTTCACACTGTTTTTTAATAATACTAGAATTCCACGATGAATTTTTTGCCTTTATAACATCAGTTGAACCATCAATACAATGCCTATTTTTTAAAGCTTGCTCAATGAAAGCAAATGGCAGGTCCATGGCTCTCGCAACCTCTAGACCGTACAAACTTGATCCTGAACCCTTTCTTAAACTTCTATCGTATTTGAGCATTTTGCTAATCGGATCATAATCAACATGAAGATGCCATACTTCTACACTCAAAGACAATATATTAATTACATTTGGAATATTATGTAGATGAGTCGCAAAAATGAATTTAGCATTTTTTTCCGATAAATATTGAATACCTGCAGATACTAATGCTTGTGCCGATGTTGATTCAGTTCCGGAACATAATTCATCACCTAAGACTAATGTGTTTTGATTTGCGTTAACTAAAATGTCCCTTAATTCAGACATTTCTACTGCAAATGATGATAGACCAGAAAATAAATTATCTTGATTCAAAATTCTTGTATAGATAGCCTTGAAAGGTCTTAATATCATCTCTGTTGCTGGAACAAAACAACCTGCTTGTGCAAGAAGAATGGCAATACCAGTCGCTTTCATTAATGTTGATTTTCCACTAGCGTTCATTCCATACACTAGCCAACCTTTCACTCCGTTCATACCAAGTGATACATCATGAGTTACATATGAAACACGAGAAGCGGTTGCTTCAACTAACGGATGCCGAATGTTTTGAATTGTAAAACCTGATCCTGATTCTTCTGTTACATCTTCAATATTTGGACAAGAAAATCCTAACTTATTTGAAACTCTTACAATACACTGTGTACAATCAATATGCTGAACCCATTCTTCCATTAAAATCCAAATCTTCTCACCAGCTTCTGATATATTGTAACATGCTTCAATTAAATATTTGTGTATTAAGGATTTTAGGTCTTCTCTTAGTTTAACCAGTTGTTGATTTAGATTTTGAAGTAGTTTGCAATCAAACCATCCTCCCGATTTCAATTCGGTTACTTTAGCTCCATCTGGTAGATTTTTAGTATTTTTCTTTAGTTTTTGTAAAGTAGCGGATGAACATTTGATTCCGAATGGTTCTTTTTCTCTTGACTCTAGACGAAGCGCATCTTCATTTACGTCTACGTTTGCAGCAACTTCCTTAATAAGTAACTGAAACTCGTTCAGAACAGTTTGTATCTTATTCTCAACTTCACCTATCTCAGTATATTTATCCCTATTAAACGCCGTTATATCGCTCGAGTCTTGTAATGCCTTTTCTTCAGAGAAATTTTCTTTAAACAATGTCATGTATGTAGTCCATTGTTCAAACGTAAATGGTTGTTTTAGTATTGTGTCTGGTGTAATATGAAGAATAATATTTTCTATAGAGTTGTATGTCTGAAATAAACCAGCGATTTCTTGCCGTGTTATTAATCCACATAGCAATTTTCTATGAAGCCTTGGAAGATCAAACATAAATCGAAGTTGTCTATCTAACTTTTTCTGTGTATTTTCTGGCCATTCCATCAATTCTTTTACTTCATTTAACCTTGCACGAATTTCATTTGCTTGAGAATAGGGTGATAAAAGTCTGAGTTTGATTGCTCTTTTTCCCATAGGAGTAATGGCTGCATTGAATAAACCAATTACACATTCATTTTGATTGATAGACGTCATTTGCAACTGTGTTAAAGCATGATTACCGCAGATTAATTTTGCGTCCGGAATCCATGGTTCGTTTCTATGAAATGATTTCAATATACTTGGATAGTGTTCCTCGATAAATTGCAGTAAATATAATAGAGCCAACTCCTCATAATCTGATCGTAATCCCAAGAACACCTTTTCGGGTAAGAGAGACTTGATTGAATATATTTTTCTTAAATACTCCGAACGAACCAAATCAATAGAGAAATTATCAGTATAATTTTTATCTAAATTACGAATATGAATTGGAGTATTGTGCAGACCAAATACTCTCTTAAAATAGGATTCTTCGATTGGTATATCCGCTTTCCAATAGACCAATACTTCTTTTGGTTGAAATACGCTTATCATTTGAACTAAATCATCTGCTGTCCAAATATCTGGTCTGCCATTCGCTTTCCCTAAATAGGTATGAGTAGAACCTGTTGTCAAATCTAGAATAGCCGCGCCAAAGTTAGGAGATTGATTAGAGACTCCTTGAAAATAAAATGTCATAATATAAGGAGTTTCATTATTCTGAATATTTTCAATATGAGTACTAGGTGACAAAATGCGTGATACTTTGCGTTCTTTGACCTTTCCTTTTGTATCCTTCACTTGATCTACTACAATTACAGTCCATCCGGTTGATGTTAAACGACCGGCCCACTTGTGCATTACATAGTCTGGAAATCCTGCGAATAAACCATCGTGATTCTTTCCAAAATCTTTTTTCTTACTGGATAATTGTATGCCTAGAATATCCGTAATCTCGCGAACATTACATTTTGTTTCTCCTGTTTCGGTGTTGATAATGTCATATAATTCATAAAATGATCCTACCATCAGAAAGATAGCTGTTTTTGGTCCATATTTTTGAGTGTATGTGTTATATAGTTCGATGTATTCGTCATACATTATGTATAATATATAATTATATATTATTTAAGTTTAAATTTAATTATAATCGTTCAAAATGATTATAATTAAATGATTAAGTATTTAAAACAATTTAAACATAATAATCTATTTGTAAATATGCCTAGTTGTGACACAGATCCATTTTCTGGCTGTAATTATTCTAAAAAATTAATATCAAAATTAATGTTAGATTTACAGGTAGAACAATTTGTAGAAACAGGTACCTTTTTAGGTCATACAACCCAATATATTTCTGATACGTTCAAAAATGTTCATATCAAAACAGTAGAATTAAATAAAACATATTACGATAACGCTGTTAAGAAATTTTCAGAAAATAAAAATGTTGAATGTTTGTTTGAAAGTTCTGATAAATTTCTTGAAACATTTGATAAGAAAGGTTTAGTCACTTTATTCTATCTTGATGCTCATTGGAACAATTACAATCCTCTTAAGGCAGAAATTAAAAATATAATAAAAAACACAGATGGAAAGGATATTATTGTTATTGACGATTTTATGGTACCAAACAGAGATTTCTCTTTTGATAACGTACCAGAAGGAGGTTGCATATGTTTTGATTATATTAAAGATTGTTTTGACGTAAATGATTGGACATATTTTTTTAAGAACGACTCTGATAATATTGGAACAAAAGCTACTGGTCAATTTTATCTAATACATAAGAATTTAGAGTGTAAATCGTTTATACAATTTGAAAATGACATTCCTTATTCAAATTGCTGATAAATATATGAATTATGAATACAATTTATTAATCATAATCATTTTTGAATGATTATGATTAAGTACTCACCACCTCTTTCATGCCAATATCTTAGTAATAATGTCACTTGAAAATTGTGAAACTTCTGCTAAATTACACTTTTTATCAAATTTTCTTATACAATCTCTAACTATCATTAATTCTTCAAATAATATTACACTTTTTTAACCTCTGGTTTTGCTTCATCATTCGTTGGATTTGTAAAAGTAATAAAATAATACAAAAAGTATTATTTTAAGATTAATATATTTACTTTTAATAACTATGCTTCAATATATTTTTGGTTTTATTGGTATGGTATTAACACCACTAGTCGATTTTACTCTTTATTCTGTCTCATCTTTTTTAGTCAATCCAGATGATTTTAAGATCTCAACACAAAAACGAGCACTTGTAGACTGGCATGGTAATATAATTAATTATTTACTTACTTGGTACTTAATATATTATCGGTTTACATGGGGAATACCAGACTTATTCGATGGATTGCTATCATTGTTGTATTTCTTCATTGTTGATACAACGTTTTACTTTTTACACAGAGGATGCCATGTATTCTTATATTATCAGATACATCAAAAACATCATTTATGTAAACCGATCGGATCTCATTGCGCTAGACATAGTCATTGGATAGATGCAACACTTGAAAATCTTAGCTTTTTCACACCTTTTTTTATTTTCAATTACAACGCATATTGTGCTTTTGTATGTCTAACACTTAATAGTATATGGGCTTCATATATACATACTTATCCAAAAAAAATACAAAGAGCCGGATTTATGAATTCATCCTATTTACACTGGATTCATCATCAGTATGGTGATATATCATCATGTAACTATTCTTTGTATTTTACAATACTGGATCGCTTATTTGGAACATTGAATGAAAAAGGTAAGGAAAAATTGCAGATCAATAAAACATCTTTATTATCTCTACCAACTCTTCATTCTCATGATTCTTGATACGTTCAATCTGAGTCTCCATTTCTTCTAATAACTGAGTAATACGATCTTCTATATCAGTTTTGTCAGTAAGTGTGTTGTCTGGATTGAAACGAATAAATATCCACTTTCCACTATGTATCATATAAACATCATCATATCTTATTTCCTCATCATATTTATTGTATCCTCTGTGACAAAACTCATCCGTTTCTATTGCCAAGATAGTATTTCCAAACAATTTGCGATGATCTATCCTCCTTCGATGTGTGCAATCACAATTTCCTGTGTATAACGATATATCGTGAATAAATCCTTCAAACTCTTTGTTTATCTCTGAATATTCAGATATTGCATTTCTCACTCTGATTTCTTTTGTATGAGAATAGATAACTTTTGATCTTGGATCGTCAGGAAACACTCTTTTGAAGCAAGTTGCACAATAACCGTCATATTTAGATTTTCCGCTCCTTGAATCAATCCATTCAATACAGTTCGGACATCTTTTACCACCACCATGTGCTTTACAATAATCTGTTGTGCCTTGAGCAGATGCTTTACATTTAGGCTCCTGACATCTTTTACCACCACCATGTGCTACACAATAATTTGTTTTGCCTACAGCAGATGCTTTACATTCAGCTTCAGAACATCTTTTACCACCACCATGCTTTATACACTTGTCTGTCGCGCGTACAGCAGATGCTTTACATTTAGGCTCCTGACATCTTTTACCACCACCATGTTTTGAACACTTGTCTGTCGCGCCTCGAGCAGATGCTTTACATTCAGGTTCAGAACATCTTTTACCACCACCATGCTTTATACACTTGTCTGTCGCGCCTTGAGCAGATGCTTTACATTCAGGTTCAGAACATAACTTTTTTTTCTCTTTCCTTTTATTAAGAGGTAAACCTCTTAGTGTTAGGCATTGATTCGAAGTTTCTTGGTGTCTTTTCAGATTTGACGGAGTAGACAGAGTATCATTACAGTATTGGCATTGCATTTTGTAAATAAAGAATTTATTCTTATTGTATAGTTAAATGTTTATAAAAATCGAATTTAATTTACAAACTTTTGTAGCTATATCAGAACAAATAATACAAAAATTAGTATTATTTTAAACGAAAAAACCAAAATACAGTAAATATATTAAGCGTACATTTATTTACTGACCTTATGTCCTACAATAAAATAAGAGTCTCATTAAAAGTAAATACTGCTTTGCTATCAACATCTGAATGCAAATGCTAACAATGCAACGGAAATAATTCCAAATACAAACCCCATGTGATAATTATATTGCATCTTTTTATACATCTCTAACCAAGCTTTATTCTGTTCAGGAGTTTTTAAATGATTCATCATCCAATCCGATTTTGGAGAGAGAGTATAATAAAAGTAATTAGTCAAGAAACTAGTTGTTACAACTATACAAACAAGAGATTTAGTCTCTAAACGATTTCTTTTAAGCGTCGTATTGTAAAATATTATTATAATAGAAAGAATTAATCCGAGAAGGTATCCAGACATACTTATTGATAAACGCTCCTTTGCAATCTTGTCGTGTACAACTTGTAAGTCCGATGGCAAGGACTCCTTGTATTTTTTCACAACGTCGCTATTTAAAGTAGATATGTTAAAGTATATCATAGCTAATAAGAAAACCGCAGCAATAGAACAAGTTATTGAGCAGCACATTTATTATATGTAGCAAAAATATTATATTTATTATAAAAATTAATCAGTCTTTTACACCAGTGTGCCACTCTCCAAATATATATATCATTCTCTTTTCATCTGGTGATTTATGAACTGTAAGAGTTGTTGGTCCAGCAATGAATTTTGGCATTGGTTTTACAACATCGGCATCAAAATGGTTCTTTATAAGTTTTTTAAGTATAGTTCTTTCATTTTTTATTATGGGAGTTTTATCTCCTTTTTTCGCATATATTTCTATTGGATGTGTGTCAATACAGACCTTTGCTTCTTTTAACTCTTTTTCGGCTTTATTAATCTTGTTGACATTATACGTTTCTATAAGTATATTACACATATCTTCCATTTATTATAAAATAAGATGATTATTTTATAAGTACTTTTTTTATTTTAATAATATGTTTTACGTTGTTTAATTTACGATATATAATTTTCAAAAATTATACTAACAAAAATATGAGCTATATTCATGAAATATCTCTTTTTGGTCCGTACTGATACAGAATTCTTATCATTGTCAATTATAATTTTTTTAGTACAAACAGATTATTTAAAGATTTTATTTTAATACTTAAAATGCGTATTCTGGTACTAGGAAGTCACGGTCTGATTGGTAAAAATCTTCAGGATCTAGTTAAAGATGATAAAGATAATAAGTGGTTTTTTGCTGGACGTTCAGATGCAAATTTGTTAATTCTGAGTGAAGTGGAAAAATTGTTTGACATGTTTAAACCAACACATGTTATCAATTTAGCGGCTTACGTTGGAGGATTATATAAAAACATGACCAATGGAGTTGAGTTTTTTGAAAGGAACATTCTAATCAATATGAATGTTATGAAGGCTAGTGTTTATGTAGAAAAATTAATATCAGTCATGTCTACATGTATTTTTCCTGATCAAATTGAATATCCTATTACTGAAGATAAGCTTCACATGGGCCCACCTCATCCTTCTAACGAGGGATATTCGTACGCAAAAAGAATGATAGATGTGCTTAGCAGAAACTATAATACTCAATATGGAACAAAATACGTAACGGTTATTCCGGGAAATTTATACGGTCCTTATGATAATTTCAGAATAGAAGATGCTCATGTAATTCCTGCTCTATTGCATAAAATGACTATTGCGAAGTCTACAGGTGAAAAACTTATTGTTTGCGGTTCCGGAAAGGCTCTAAGACAATTTACACACGCGACGGATTTGTCCAGATATTTGGTTTGGATGCTTTCTAATTATGATGATAAGGAACCTTTAATTATTAGCAGTGAAGATGAACATAGTATAGCAGATGTTGTTGAAATTCTGTGCGAAGAGCTTGAGTACAATAATGATATTATTTGGGACACTAGTAAAAGCGATGGTCAGTTAAAGAAAACAATCTCGATTGATAAATTAAAGAGATTACATTCCGATGTTCACTTTCGTTCACTACGAGAGGGTCTAAAAGAGACGGTGCAATGGTTTCTAAAGAATTTAGACTATTGTCGTAAGTAATTATTAAAAATATTTTTAAATTTCATTTATTGTAATAAATGAAATCACCAAAGAAGAGGTCTACAAAGAGGAGGTCTCCAAAGAAGAGGTCTCCAAAGAGGAGGTCTCCAAAGAAGAGGTCTAGGAGTATATGTTGGGAAGGGTATCATCGAGTTAAAGGTACTAAACCATATTCCAAAGGTAGTTGCACTAAAAATAAATGAAAATAATTTGTATTTAAAGATTTCTATCTAATTATTAGATAAAATGCAGATTTTTGTAAAAACATTGACAGGTAAAACAATTACTCTTGAGGTAGAGTCGTCAGATACCATTGAAAATGTAAAAGCAAAGATTCAAGATAAGGAAGGCATCGAGCCTGGGCAGCAACGTCTTATCTTTGCTGGTAAGCAACTAGAAGACGGGAGAACATTGTCAGATTATGGAGTAAGCAAAGAGTCGACTTTGCATCTTGTTTTGAGACTTAGATGAATTTTATAATAAAATGAATATGATTCAAATATTCATTTTAAAGATTGTTGATATATATTATAAATTGATGGATCAACAATTAATTTACAAGATATGGTTTGCTGGATTTTATGAAGGTGAAGGATCTATTAGTAATGATAAAAGCAACAATGAAAGAATAGTTTTGTCAATTTCACAAAATGATAAAACTCCTTTATTATTGGCAAAACAAATTTGGGGAGGTTCTGTGAGAGAAAAAAATCGAATATCTCTTACTGGTAAAATTTGTAATGGAAATGAATGGAGAATATCGCAAAATTTTGCTTTAAAATTTATTGAAGATATTAAACCTTTTATGATAATTCCTTATAAAATTAATCAAATAAAGGTGGCTTTAGAAAAAATGAATAAAGGTAATAATATAACATACAAGTGTAATTTTTGTGATAGTATTTATAGTGCTCCTGCAGGTAGAAGAAGGCATGAAAAAAAGGAACATATTGAAAAAGGAGTAATGCATAAATGTGATATTGAATTATGTGAAAGAACTTTTAAAAGTAAAGATTCGTTAAATAGACATAAACGAATAAATCATCAAAATATTTCTTGATAAATCTCTTTTTAACGAATATGTTGTTCTAAACAACACCTACTTGACCTAAATCATATGGAGCAATATTATAACAAAAATTATTGGTCCAGATGTTTCGATGATTCTCCTTAATAAAAATAAAGGAATATTCCTTTATTTTTAAAACTTATTTTTAACAATTGTACTTGATTTGTTTTTTACAGAAACATTTTTCCAATATGTATATAACAATATCACGCGGTAGTTTTGTATAGAGAAATCTTTTGCACTCCTCGTACAACATTCGTTTAACACCAATGTCCCATAACTTATGTCTCAAATAGATCCGCTTCAATATACATGAACGTACAGTACACTCATGTGGTGTATCAGCTCTCGCAACCCACGAGATACTAGAAAACGTATCATAGTCATTATTTTGATAGTTTACAGCAATTTCTGCTTCATTTTTTAACAAAGCTTTTCCATGAGTTATAGTTGAAATTTGATTGCTCAGAATCTTTGTCATGCAAAGGTAACGATACATTTTTTCTAATTTTTTCTAGATTTTTGCTTTAATAATTCAATTTTTTATTTTTTTATAGATAATCACTTACAAAGAAAACAACCTGATGATAATTCCTTAACAAATTCTTGGAACAATTCAGGCTTCAAACCTTCTGACATTTCTTTTGATTGTCTTTTTTGAGAATAAGCAGTCGTTATATAATCAATTAATTGATCAGTAGATGAAGAAAATTCAATAGAATCGTTTTCATCCATTTCATTATTATCTGAAGAATTAAACTGATTAAGTTTAACTTTCAAATCCAAAGCATGTTCGTCAATAAGAGCTGCGTTACGATCCTTAATAGCCAAAAATAACTTTCTTGTTATAGAGGCCATTTCTGGATCAGATACAATATTTCCATCAGAATCTTTATACTTGCCTTTCCGCCGAGAAACATCTGTGCATACCAATCTATCCTTAAGAGGAAACTCTAAAGCATATTTTGCGTATCCAATTGCACCATTTGTTATATGATCTTTTGTTAGAAATTGTACTTGTTCGTTGAGATGCTCTGGTGTTATTGGTAACAAATTGTTTATTATTTGTGTTGTATTGTTCTTAGTTACTGTAGATGGTTTATCAATTGCTTTCTCTGCCATAGACTGCATACGATCATTAAAATCTTTATTTTGCATATCTATTTGTTTCTTATAGTCTGCGTGTAATTCCTTTATAATTATTTTCTGTTCTTCTATTTGTTTTTCATATTTAGAAATAAGTTCTTTTTCACGACTTTCATATTCTCTACGAAGTTCTTTCTCTGGAGTATTCTCCTTGCATATTTTTAAGTGATTTTGTAATGTTGATTTAAGTGTAAAGCTCGTGTTACACGCAATACAGCTATATTCTTTGGCTGGCTCTTTATTTTGTTTTATTAGACAGTATTTAGTAGTTTTCTGATGAAGTTTTAATGAAGATAAAGTTTTTAATATTTTATTACAGTATTCGCATTCCATTTATACGGTTAAAAAAAATGTTTAGATAAGATTATAATTTAGTAATGATAATGACATTTTAATCTGAAAAATATCAATATTTAGTAATAATTAGAAATATTTTTTTTTGATTAGAAAAAATTAGGAAATATGTCTAGAATCAAATTTTTAACAGGAATTTTACTGTATAATAGTATGTATTTCACGAACGCGTTCCATTTCTCCAAAACACAAAATTTGTGTGTGTTGGGATTTTTTAAAAGCGCCCCCTCCTGAATTTTTAAAGTTTTCTTTTTTGCAACTCCTCCTCCGGATTTTCAAAAAGTTCGGAGGAGGAAGAGAAATTGTTTTCTAAATAATTTGAAAATTTCCTTTGGATTATCTTTTTTATTTTGGTCCTCCGGTTTCAGATTTGCAAACTCTATTTTTAAAATGAACTTATTTCTTCAAATTCAACAGGAGTATAGTAAAACTGAGTGCCGTGAGTGAGTGGATTGGTCAGATTATAATCATCTGAAGATTCAACAAATTCTTGAAATGATTCAAATTCAATTAATAATGGTGAAGTATCGTCATAGTACCACCATTTTTCATTATATTTAGCAACTGCAACATAATGGCAACCTCCAGTGTGCATAACTACTCCAGTAAGAGTAAATAATTGTCTAGGGATTTCTATATACAAATCAGGAACAAAAATATTTGTCATCATTGGCCCATCGCGTTCTAATAATCTTTTTAAACTAATAATGAAGTATGGTGACGAAATAACAGTTCTAACTGTTATTACACGCTTATACACATTACCGTTGTCTGCTATATATTCATTTTGTACTTCTAATTCTCCACTATCTAATTCCTCCGTCAAAAAATCAGACAATTTAAATCTACGTCCAACATTTAATTCTTGTTTTTCAGGATTTATAACATTAACTAATGACACAAGTTCAATGTTCTCTGTTTTTGATGTGTCTGGATAATCTTCAAGAACCTGTTCTAAATCTATTCCAATTGCATTTGTTAAATAAGTGGTAATATGTATAATATTTTTTTGTATTGGAAAAAGACTCGTTAAATAAGTGATAAATTCACCAGAATCTCCAATATCACCTCCGTGATATTCTTCAGAATTAGGACAGTTTGCCAACGCTTTTCGAAGATCACTACACTTTTTCACTTCAGGTCCAGTTCTTGTAATAGATTTGTATATTTTCTTTAATTCCTTCTGTATTTTCTTTCTATGTGCTAAATTTGTCGTCCAATCTTCACCATTACAATCTTTTAATAGCATGTCAGCCGTTTTATCTTCTAATGACATTGTTAACATTTCGTGAATGAACTTTTTTGGACCAGCAAAGAATGCAAATAATGCACTGTCTAGATAGCAACTATTTTTTGTCCATTGTAATACTCTGGGCGGTTGATTTGTTGGTTTTTCAACATGTACATAATCAAGTTCGGCTGAAGGTATACGAACAGGACTAGGTTTAGGACTAGGTTTAGGACTAGGTTTAGGACTAGCTATAGGACTAGGTGTATAAGTAGCTTTAGGTATTTCCCACGTAGATCTATGTTCTTTTTTATTAATGTAGTAAACGTTTTTACACTTAGTAAGTCTTTTCTCCCATCCATCAGCAAGAGGTTCATCTTCTACCTGTTCAACGTTAGGAGGTATATTCCATTGTGAAATACGTTCCAAAGGATTTGAAAAATATACTGTCCTTGGCTTAACATTAACACTAGTAACTACTTCCCAACCAGATACTTTTTTTTCAACCTTAAGTTCAGTTGATTTATCATAAATAGGCAAACCCCATCTTGATAGACCGGTTTCAGTATTTACATAGTATTTTTTGCCTGTACTTTGACTTATAGCTATTGTAAAACATTCGGTTTCCATTTATATATTAAAAATAATATATAAAAAAAAATTGATTACTCTTCATACAAAGATTTTTATTAAAATCAAATTTTCTGTGAAAAATATATATCCTTAACAAGGTATTTTAACAGATACCATTTTAAACCTATTGCAAAGTTATGATTGTTGCATATGTTTCTAGGGCCGCTATAACATTTCCTGTAGGCTGATAATCACTTTCGCCTTTTTTGTGAAGAAGTGTAACTACTATTGGAAAAGAATCGCAGTTATAAGTGCTTGCTTCGGAAGTTACGCTTGTTCTGTTTATGACAACACTCAAAGGTCCGTCTCTTTTAGGTTGATATCTATGTGAAGGTATATTATATGTATCTGATAACGAACGAGTTTGAAAAGATAACCATCTCATGTTTGATAACTTTTCCATTGTTCCAACTGGGAAATCATCTTGTATGACAAAACATATAATATATCTAGACTCATTACCAAGTAAACAAATGATTTTAGTCATATACATACTATTACCATTTATATCTTTGATTTTACTCAAGACAGGACTATTAAAATAACTATCAAATGCTTTATACATTGTATCTTTATCCGGTTCGTATGCTTCTAAAAATTCTCCATAATGTGCCATTTTTTTAGATATATTGATCATCTTTTTAGATTGAATGATAAAATATCTATAAAAGTAAATGTTTTCTTATTGTAAAATGAATAGATTTTACAATACAGGTTTTATAGATTCAAAAGATACGGAACACAGATTGAAACAGGGTTTTCTACCGCATGATGTTATAAATGTTTGTGCACCACTTGGTACAACTTGTAACCAAAGATCTCTTTATCCAGTACAACAAGTTCAGATGGAAGTTCCTGTAAACATTCCTAATGTTTGTGATTGGTACTTTTATATGACACAATCTTAATTATACTATTTTTGGAGTGCCTAGAATCAATGCCACTTCTTTAGCGTTTTTATTTATTGTTAATTCACTTAAATCTGCTTTTTGAGCAAATTTTTTCAAACTAATGTCCATATTTTTCTTGCATATCCAATAATAAGTAAGAGCTGCAGCAACTGATTGAGGCCGAGCTCGATTAAGCTTTGAAGAACGATTTTTAGTTTTACGATATAGATCAATAACTTCATTTTTCTGAGATTGCGTAGCTGTAAATTTATCCATTACATCGTGAATGTGGTGAACAGCTGTTAAAGTGGTTGTATGTAATGGTGAATCTTTTGGTGCATTAACATTAACAATTTTGAGACCTTTAAGACTACTTTTCTTGTTAAGACCAAACGTTTCCATTAAATTCTTTGGAGTTTGACATTTACCAGCTATTTTATACGCATGGTAAATGCATGCAAACACAACCGCTTTGCGCGAATCACCCCTATATATCTGCCCCTTAGTCACTTGCAAGTAAATATCATTAGCTGTAGAAACGATGGTTTCAGAAAAACCCATATTCTCCACGTCTTTATTAATGCTTCTTTCCTCCGATTTACGCATCTGTACTCTGTTGGGATCAGATGATCTTTTACTATCAGAATGGCCATAAAATCGCCATTCTTTTTCGTGCATAATCGTTCTGTGCATCTGCTCACCACATTCAAGGCAGCTAACTATCCCATTTTCGGTAACCAAATCAGAATGGTCACATTTTTCATCTTCAGAGCTAATATCGTGTTCAATCTTTTTAGTTTCATATTCGGCAAGAGCCTGTTCAAATAGTGCAAAATCTGACATTTTGGAGTAAATTTAGTATTATCAATATAATATTTTGAATTATTCATTTTCAACTTTCTCTCAACGTTAAAAAGTCGCTTAAACAATTCAGTTCCGACCATAAAAATGGATCGCCTATGTGTACTTTTGTACAGTAAATATTCACCAATGTCTACCAAACTAATGACAGCTCTTTCAGCATGCCCAATTGACCTAGGGACAACAGTAGGATTAAACACTGTTTGTATTGACAATCAAGATGTAAGGAAAAGACTTTTAAAGAATGGAAAAATCGAAATATCTGTAGTACCGTGTATACTAATAGTATATAGATCAGGTGCAGTAGAGAAGTATGAGGGAGACGCAGCTTTTCAGTGGATTGACGAGGCTGTTAGCAAATACTCTCCGAGTCCGGCACCTCCATCTCCGGTACCTCCGGTACCTCCGGCTCCGGCACAACTTGAGAGAAAAGAGGTTCGTTCGAAGCGTCGTCCTGTAATACAAGAGGAAGATTCTGAAGATTCTGAAGAGGAAGAAGAGGAAGAAGAGGTTGAATATATACCTCCTCCTAAGCCTTCTAAAAAAACAAAACAAACTCAAAAATCTAAAAAGGAAACTACCTCGATGGAGGATCTTGGATTTGATCCATATATTGAAAAAGAGTTTGTTGTAAGTGATGATACAATTAAAAATTCTATTAAAGGAAAAGATTTGTTATCAACCGCAGCAGCAATGCAAAAAGAACGAGATGCAAGCGATCCTAATAAAACAAAAATGAAGACTGTTTCATAAACAAGTATTTTTTATGTTTTAACTATTTAATCTTGTGAATGAGAAAATGAAAGGAACTAAAAAGAAAATAAACATTTGTTTAGATCTAGACCAAACTCTAATTTGGGCTGGTACTAATAAAGAATACATGCCTCATAAATATCCTAAACTCAAAGAAAAGGCTAAGGATTTCGATACTATTAAAATGGATAGTTACTATACAGTGTTTGAGCGACCTGGTCTACAAGATTTTCTAGACTTCGTTTTTAAAAATTTTAATGTATCCATATGGACTGCAGCTAGCAAAGATTACGGTTTGTTTATAATAAAAAATATTATTTACAGAAAAAATAGAGAATCCCGTGTTCTAGATTGGTTTTTCTTTTCTTATCATTGTGATATTTCAAATAGCACCAAAAAAGGTACAAAAGATTTAAGTTTACTATATGATGATTACAAACTAGATGGATTTAAAAAGGAGAATACATTCATTATTGATGATTACGATGAGGTTTATTACACACAGCCTAAAAATTGCATAGCTGTGGATCCTTTTATTTTTACGGACGATGGTAATGAAAAAGATCCTCTATTGACACAATTACGTGTACAACTAGATCTTATGCTTTTTAAAAATAAAAAGGGTATACCATACACTGTGACTGATATAAATAAAGCATTAAAAGTCATAACAAAATAGATTAATATAAATCTTTACACTAAGTAAATGGAATACGCAATTGATATTTCTGGAAAAATTGAAAACAATAATAATAATTACTATGATATTTCTGGAAAAATTCAAGATGATAATTATTATCGTCATGTTGGATGGAATGGCGGTGATGATTACTCAAAAACTTATTTTAGCGAGGCAACTATACGAACAATCAGTGCAAAAATTACAGATTTTCTCCAAGGAGTTGATCCAGAGGGTCGATCTATAGTTGTTCCTGATAAAACAATTATTAGTATCATGAGTGATATTTACACATCGTACAAACCGCCTGTTGGAGATATACATTCTAGATTCATACTTCCAAATGAAAGTGTATATAAAGATAATTACATTCAAAACATGATAGATCAAACGATAGAAGTAATTACATCTTACGTCAAAAATACTATAGGTATTGAAGAGAATAATAAGAAATTAACAATTTGGACAACTGTATACGGTGATTTTAATCGTCACGGGCTTCAACAAACTTCAAAAATCAAGATAAATAATAAACATCCAACTCATTTTCAATTCCACATGCGGTATTGAGCTTTATTAAATTGTTTTTGCGTATATCAAAAACAATTTATTAATTTTAATAAATTGTTATAATATAAATGACAAACACACAAAAAATTGCAATTGCAATTGGAGTATTGGTTCTTGGAGCTATATTATACGTTGCTTTTAAACCTAAGGCCGCACCTAAGCCTGCGACTACGGCCGCGGCCGCATCGGCACCTAAGCCTGCGGCTGCTAGTGGTGCTGCGGCTGCTAGTGGTGCTGCGGCTGCTAGTGGTGCGGCGGCTGCTAGAAAACCTGAAGTATACCATTATGATACCGGTATTTGGAGTATACCTTGGTCTGAAGCAGAAAAAATCGCAAAACAAAATAATGCACAAATAGCAACTCTTGCTCAAATTGCAGAAGCTCAAAAGAATGGTGCTGATTGGTGTCGATGGGGGTGGACTAGTGACGGTAAAACTCTCGCCTACCCACTTGCTGTGTCCACTGACACTGAATCTCAATGCCCTAATCCTCATAAAAAAGGTATACGCCCAGATGACGGCGTGTATAAATATACAGAAGTAAACCCGAACAATACGTGGGGTCTTACATTATACGGAATTAAACCTCTTGAAAGTGAATTACCCAAATGTCAAAATGTTATAGGTGCTCCGGCTAAACTTGTAAAAGTTCCATGCATAATCCCGTTTTCATCCAAAAAGTGGTCACAATATTCTTAATGAATTTAAACAAGTTCTGTAGATTGATTTAAATATAATTGAGAGAGTGTTAATTTTCTATTATGAAATAAATTATTATATAATAATTTTTTTAAACCAAAAGAAGCATAGTATAAAATCGATGTATTCCTATATAAATATCTAATATTCCATTTCTGTCAATTTCATTTTCCTAATTGATCCATCTGGATAAGTTCTTTCAATAATGAAAGGTATCTTACGCTCTTTAAACTCTTTTTCAGCGATAGAAAGAGCATCTGTAAGACCTTTAATATCCACGAGAGGTGGTGCACCCATTGAAATTTGCTCTGCTCGCTGTCCAAGTATTCTAACCTTTTCAAACTTACTTAGTCTATTCTCCATTTGTTGCCTTAATTATACATTGAAAGTACGATCAATAATTCAATTTTACTTTAAATTTAAATATCTCATTACCAAATTTTAGTACCGGCTTAAAGTTTCGATTTTGGAAAACAAAGTTAAAATGACAACTACGGATCTTGATGAACTAATACATAATTCTAATCAATTGGAAGAGGAAAATGAATCAAATTTAGATAATCTGCCTAAAATAGTAACAGACTTGTCTAATTCTATAGAAAAACGCATAAATGCTCTTGAACAATACTATGCTCAAAATGGAGACAATGCAATAGAAATAATCAGAACTCTTGCATCAATGTATCAAATGAGTGGTAGTAAATTAATAGAACGATTTTTCTACACAATATGCTCAAAAGCAGTTATTATTTCCGCATTCTTAAAAGTCGAGGCCGCTAAATGTCTATTAGATTATGAAGAAATAAATGGAGCAGAAAATAATAATGATCGTAAACTATTAGGATATAATGCGCTTGATCATGTATGCTGCAAACTTTCTGAAATGCCAACACCGTGTAGAATAGAAGCTATATTTATTCTTATGAAGTCAGAAAAACACAGAACCAACGCAGACTTTTATTTTAAAGAATTTATCAGAATTGATAGTCTAGAATGTGATTATCGGTACTCTACCATTTTATCTCTTGAAAATGTTGGTGCAGACGAGATGAAACAAGAATTGTATGAATATTCTGGTAAAGAAGAGATATTAGAAAACTTTTTTAGTTTATTAACAAAATGGATGCTTCCTCATATGAAAAAGACAAAGAGAAACTGTCGATATATTTTGTCAAAACTTTCATATGAGGAAGTTAAAAATTTGTATATTAACATTTTTCCAGAAAAAGAATGTGGAAAAGAATGGTTTATTGAATCTGCTCAGTTAGAATTCTTTTTTTACAATAAAATACCTATTTACTATCGAATTATTTCTGGTCAATATTTACTCAAAATTTCTAATATGTTAAATAAACGCAGAGATAGTGTCGAAAAACAGATGATAGATTTTGCAGAGTGTGAAGATATAGAATACAATCTTAGAGCTGACGCAGCAGATATATTGATCACGTTTGGTTCCGAAGTAGCTAGAAACAAAGGAAAAGAAATAATTATGCAATTAGGACGAATAAATGGTCCTGTACGAACAATATTTGAAAATGCTCAGAATTTACATACAGAAAAGGTTGAAGAATCTGTTTCCGAGACTTTGGAATACCTTAGCACACTCCCTATAAACAATAATAATATTGATTTTGATCATGTTAACTCTCATGTTGAAAAAATGCTAAAAGAAGAATTGGAATCTATTCAAAAGCTACACAGTAATACTGGCATAACTTGTAAATGTCATGTTAATTCTACACATGATAATTTTTGTTCAGAAGTGTGTAAAGAGTTCTATGATAAAAATGAAAAGATTACTGTTGCTATGAGAAGAATTTTTATGGATCGAGCATTGTATTCCAAGTTTAATAATAGTCTTATCAATATTTTATTAAAAATTTATAATTATATTCAAATACAGGAAGATGAAAGCATAAAGCTCCAATTATACAAGAGAATGCTTCAAGAACTAGAGGAAATGAGTGGTACCTGTTCTTCAGGATTTGCATCACGACTTGTTAATATAATTTCTGGTTATGGAAATTTTAATATTAGAATTTCGTTTGAGGATCAAATAATATCTAATTTTTCAGGAAGATTAAATGCTTTTGCTAGAACAATTACATCTGCTGATAGCGTTTTTAGACTTGATAAAATAGAAGATGTAGTTGAATTGTGTTTGCTTGAAGATGATAAAATTGAGTTAAGAACTAATATAGAGCTTAAACTCAATCCTGAAGAATCTATCGAAAAGAAACCTAAAATCAGGAATATAGTAATCTATTTCTTATCTGAAAATAGAGAAGAAAAAATAGAAGAATGTATACAATATTTTGCAGAAACAGTATTCAATGAGATGGCAATTAAAAGTTCTATGTACTCTAAACGTAGATTTTTTGGTTTATTTTTCAGAACGTACGTATCTAAAATTCGAGAAGAATTAGCTATCGAATTCAAGGAATTTGTCACGGATACAGACTTTGACTTATTTTTTAGAAAAGCAATTATGATGTATGAAGGTGAATTTTAATTATATTTAGAGCACCAAGACAATATTCAATAAAGAATTTAACATCTTAAAAAACCTATTCATAATTTTTATGAAAAGATTAAAATGCGTTCATGCGTTTTGATTAAGTGTTTACACTTAATCAAAAATAAATTTGTAAGATACATTTTTATATTTCAAAATTTTTGACCATCTACTTTTTTGCTTTTGCTTTTGCTTTTGCTTTTGGAGGTGGTGTTTTCGGAGATAGTGGTGTTTTTGGTTTTGGAGGTGGTGGTGGTTTTGGAGGTGGTGTTTTCGGAGATAGTGGTGTTTTTGGTTTTGGAGGTGGTGGTGGTTTTGGAGGTGGTGTTTTCGGAGGGCTAACGCTGCGTAATTGGTTTTTAAATTTATTAACTTCCGCCTCTCTTCTTTGTGTTTCTTCAAGTTCTTTCTGTTTCTTTTGATTTGCTTCAAAAGCAGCAACGTCAAAACCCGTCTTTGGACTTACACCAACTTTTGGTGTCTTTTGAGCATTCGCTTTAACACGTGCATCAGCTTCCGCTGCACGTTTGCTATCAAGATCTAGTTTCTTCTTTTGTTCAGCAGCTGCATCTGCTTTCTTCTTCTGTTCAGCTACAAGTGCCGCATCTGCTTTCTTCTTTTGTTCGGCTGCAACTGCCGCTTCTTCTTTCTTCTTCTGTTCAGCTACAAGCGCTGCATCTGCTTTCTTCTTCTGTTCAGCTACAAGTGCCGCATCTGCTTTCTTCTTTTGTTCGGCTGCAAGCGCTGCATCTGCTTTCTTCTTTTGTTCGCCTGCAACTGCCGCTTCTTCTTTCTTCTTCTGTTCAGCTACAAGTGCCGCTTCTTCTTTCTTCTTTTGTTCGGCTGCAAGCGCTGCATCTGCTTTCTTCTTTTGTTCGGCTGCAACTGCCGCTTCTTCTTTCTTCTTCTGTTCAGCTACAAGTGCCGCATCTGTTTTCTTCTTCTGTTCAGCTACAAGTGCCGCATCTGCTTTCTTCTTTTGTTCGGCTGCAAGCGCTGCATCTGCTTTCTTCTTTTGTTCGGCTGCAACTGCCGCTTCTTCTTTCTTCTTCTGTTCAGCTACAAGTGCCGCATCTGCTTTCTTCTTTTGTTCGGCTGCAAGCGCTGCATCTGCTTTCTTCTTTTGTTCGGCTGCAACTGCCGCTTCTTCTTTCTTCTTTTGTTCGGCTGCAAGCGCTGCATCTGCTTTCTTCTTTTGTTCGGCTGCAACTGCCGCTTCTTCTTTCTTCTTCTGTTCAGCTACAAGTGCCGCATCTTCTTTCTTCTTTTGTTTGGCCAAAGCCTCCATTTTTCTGTTTTGTTCGTCTACAAAAGATGCCTCCTTTTTAGCTTCATCTTCTTGTACTCGAATGAAACTCTCTGGTGTAACAGGTTTAGAATCACTGTTTGTCGGAAATTTCCATTGAGTTTTTTGTATTATTTTATTTAGGTAGTAAGTTTGATTGCAATTTGTACTCTTAACAGCTTCCCAACCTTCAATAAGTTTTGATTCCTTCTCTATCTGTGGTTTATCCCATGTTGTAATACCTTCACCCGCATTTCTATAATATATTTTACCTTTTTGTGATTTAGATTCATGATATTCCCAACCAATAGGATAAGGACGTGAAGGGTTTAATGATTTGCCCCATTGAGATATACCAATCTCAGTATTTATAAAATATTGCTTACCACTTTTACTTATTTTGGTTTTGAAACATTTTTCATTTTCCATTTATTTTATAATAATATAGTATTTTATTTTAAATTATGAACTTTATGAAATACATTAAAAAAGTTTGATATATATTCAGATTTTTAAATAAAAATAATTTAAAGAAATGTTTTTACTATATAATAAGCACGTGTGGCCGAGTTGGTCTAAGGCGAACGACTTAAGATCGTTTTATCTTCGGATATCGCGGGTTCGAATCCCGTCGCGTGCATAATTTATCATTTTTGTATAAATTATGCGAATTTTTTAGTATAACTTATCTTATACACTAAGATAAGTTATGATAAAAGAGTCACTCATTTTTTCTGTCTACATATTCCCAATTTCCAACGTCGTCATATTGTTTAACCTCCGCAATGCAAATATTCTCCAAATCTGGTTGTAAAGGAGGTACCGGCTTGTTAAAAAACAAGACTTTAACATTATCACAATTGCATAAACATTTACTAAACAAATCAACCAATGATTGTACAACCATTTTGTATTTAGTTAATATTATTTATACAAATCTTTATTAACCTATTCAAGACTTTCCATTCCTCTTTGATCGTCACTAGGATTATTGTCAGTCACATTTAAAAACTTTTAACATTGGAAAATATTCTGTTACAAGCTTGATTGCATCATAATCTAGATTATTACTCGACAAGTCAAGATTACTCAATAACGGAAGCATTTGAAGAGATGGGATTAGTTCGACAATACAAATACCATTAAGACCGTTACCAGCTAAACTTAGTTGTTCAAGATTGTTTAAAGACTGAATCAACGGAATGATCGGAGGAAGAGGAAGGACGCCTTGTTTGTGCATGCATATTTCATTATGAGAAAGATTCAAGGTTCTGAGATTTGAACAATTTTTTGATATGTCTTGAACTATTTTATATAATTCATTTCTATCGATACCGTTATTAGATAGGTCCAAAGATGTGAGATTTGATAATATCCCCCTTATATGAGGTAACACTTCAATTATTGATTCAACACCAATACCAACAAGGCTATTTGATAATTTAAGCTTAGATAGACGTGGAACAACCATTTCTAATTGTGGTCCTAGCTGATGAGAATATAAATCTTTTATAAAAATTTCCGAGATGCTAAAAGAACTAAGATGTGTCATCTCCGATAAACATTCTATTAATTCAGTACCAGTAACATGCATTTTACAAATACTTAGAGACGTAAGTTGTGTCATTTGACTCAAACTGTTTATTACATCATTACCCCAATTTTCCATAACTCTATCTGAAAAATCAAGATGTAAGGATTCTGTGCGAGGTAGAAATTGGACAATTTTTTTTAACGTGCTAATATAAGAAGACCGTAAATTTATAAAAGGAACATCATATCTAAAATCAAACATTATATTTAATGATATTTTTACACCAGATTCTCTAACTGCTTCCAATGCTTTCATCGGTGGGTTTGTTGTTACACGTGTATTTAGTTCATCATAAAAAATCGTATAATTTAAAGTGATATTGCATTCCTCCGGTTGTTTACCAAAATATACGCAAGCCGTTCGTATACTTTCTAGAAGATTACGCCTTTTATACATGCTAGGTTGTAAATTACGTGGTAAATGAAGTAACGTTTGTCTATGTCGTTTAATATATGTGTCTACGACTTCTTTTATTTTTTTAGAAGTTCGCATTTTTAAAAGATCTGGAAGAGATAGATATTTGAATAGATTAACGTGCACACTGTTTATTAAATTGAAAAACTCGTTTGTGTGTTCTTGTTGGTCCATTTATTAATATTATATAAATAATATTAATAAATATTCAATTTTAATACATCATAGTAAAATTTCTTATTATTAATAATAAGAAATAGTCGCATATTACATATCATAATTTTCATCTATATGGATGAAGATTAAGTCTGTTTACATTGTTGCGATGTTGAGTTTGATTTCTTTTTGAAAGTGTTGGGCGATGTGGTATTTTAGAATCACTTTGATCTTTATAATGACTAAATTCACCAAACGTTCTATTTTGTTCTGTAATTTTTTCTGGCGTTATGAAATCATCTAAATCTTTAAAATCTTCATCATCATCTTCATCTTCATCATCATCATTTGCAATTGTTTTTGATTGATTGAAATTGAACATTGGAGCATCATAAAAATTTTCTGGTTCTTCATCTGATTCAGAGTGTGATAACGGAGTATCTTGAAATTCTGCATCAACATCATCATTTGGTGATAACGGAATAGGGTAATTTTCATATCGTTGACTATGACGACGATTTTCTTGGTTTCTATGTTTTGCTAAACTTTCTCTTGAAAGTGATTGATTATATTGTTTTGGGTATGGTAATCCAAAACTACGTTCATCTTTATCAACAGGTTTTATTTCTCTATATGAGTCAACTATAGGATTTTGTCCACCTTCATCTAAAAGTTGTTTTACCAACAAACGATATCGTGGTTCCTCATTTGGATAAGCTGATTCATAATTTATATCAGAATCTTCTTCCTGATCGGTTTGTCTATCTAACTTTTCATTTTCTAAATAACTAGCAATAAAACCATCATCTTCAGAATCTAATTCTTGACTCTGCTTTTTTAGTCTACTAATTTCTTCCGTAGTTTCTTGTATCATATTTCTTAGTTCTTTATACTCTTCAGTATCTTTATCTCTTTCTTCATTCATAAGGGAAATTAGTCGATATAACTTTTTAATTTTATCTCTTAAATGTATTTCTTTTTTATGATTACGTGAAGTTCTTTTTTGGATTGCTTTGCCTTTAATTTCTTTGTCAAGAACTTTTTTATCCGCACCAAAACGTAGTCTATCTTTATCTTGTAAATCCTCTTGAAAGTTTCTACGCTCATCATCCAAATCTTTTTGCATTTCCTTATATAGATCTTCGTCTTGTTGTAGGTCCTCTTGAAAGTTTCTACGCTCATCATCCAAATCTTTTTGCATTTCCTTATATAGATCTTCGTCTTGTTGTAGGTCCTCTTGAAAGTTTCTACGCTCATCATCCAAATCTTTTTGCATTTCCTTATATAGATCTTCGTCTTGTTGTAGGTCCTCTTGTTCAGTTGACTGATCGGTTAGACTATCTTCTGAATCATGTCTAAAAAAATCTATAGGAGGTTCAATAAAATCTTTGGGTTTTTCGGTTTGTGTATCTATAATTCTACTCCAATACTCGTCAAAATCATTTTCATCTTCATCAGAAGGAGTTTTTCGTCTAACATTTTTGCTTCTTTTTCTTTGCTTTTTTAATTCACGTATGGTTCTATTATCTAATTCTGGATTTAAATAAGGATCATGACTATCTAATTCAGACTCTGAATTTTCAGCCGAAGATTTTTTCATTTTGTAAAATTTTCCATCTTCAGAAACATCAAAATGACTATCGTTGTCTCCTCGAGTTTCTTTTTCTTCTGGATATTCCCACTGTGTTTCACCCGTTTTTAAATTCAAGTAATAAACATTTTGGCATTTTCTACTTCTCTTTTCTTCAAATCCTTCAGGAACTGGTAATTTTTGTGAGTCTGTGGGTTTTTCCCACTGTGCAAGTTCTAAATGATGATTGTAATAAAAACCATCACCCTTTTTACTAGTACAATACTCCCAGCCTGCTGGAAGAGGATCTTTACGATCTTGTTTTCCCCACTTTGAAACACCAGATTCTGTATTTACATAATATGATTTCTTATCAAATGTGTTACTTGTTTTAATGTCCCAACATCTTTTACTGTTAATGCTCATTTATTATATAGTTTTATAAATAATTCAAAATTGATTTTTTAAAACAAAAATACAATAAATATATAGAGTAACACATGAACATCTTCTTTTTGCATATATTACCAGAAATTTGCGCTCAAATGCACATTGATAAGCACGTTATCAAAATGATTCTTGAAACAACTCAACTTCTTTGCAGCGCTCATCATATGTCCAATAGTGATTATATTCCGTGTTACAAACTAACCCATAAAAATCATCCTTCCTCTATTTGGACTCGTGAATCCAAAGCTAATTACAAATGGCTATGTTCTCTTGGTCAAGAACTTTGTAAAGAGTATACGTATCGATATGGCAAAATACATAAATGCCAGCCTTATATAGAAGATCTTGCGTTACATGTTCCAGATTTACCAGATCTTGAGTTTACTCCTCCTAAACAAGCTATGCCTGACATGTATAAAGACGATGACGCTATTGAGGCTTACCGTACGTATTATTTTTTTGGTAAAATGAATATACACTCTTGGAATGGTAAAATTGCCGGTCGCCCTACACCAGATTGGGTTGTCCAGATGCATGAAATGTTTTCGGATTCTGAAATTATTGATTCCGTATAAGTTTCAAATACTGTCAAAGGACTTAATTATTGAAAATACACTTAATTTCTAATATAATAAATTTTTTTAATAATTTATATTATATAAAAAATGATGATTGTCTTAATTGGAATAGCTGTTGTATTAGCATTTGCACTAGGATTTTGGTTTTTTGCTTTTAAACCAAAAGATACTCCTAAACCCGATATTAAGTCAAGTGGAAGTACCGAGATCAAAGACGATACAGATTATGCAGCCAAAGCTAAGGCTGATGCCGATGCTGCAGCCAAAGCCAGTTCAGATGCCAAAGCCAGTTCAGATGCCAAGGCCACAGCCACAGCCATTGCCGATGCCAAGGCTAAAGCAGATGCCGATGCCTTGGCTAAAGCTAAGGCCATTGCCGATATTAAAGCCAGAAAGGATTCAGAGCCTATAGAAATTGAAGGTAGAACACTGAAAGGAGATTTTTTTCGCTATAGCGTAAACAATAATAATCCGGAAAGACTAAAAGATAAACTTATTAACAATAATGAAGGATGTTGGTCTTTCTTAGATATAGAACCAGGTGCTTTCCAAATGAAATTAGATGCTTTTACTGCTATGTCTCCGTTTGGGTTCGTAGACAATATGAACAAAAGGATTTATATTACTAGTCTTACATTACCATCCGATGTAAAAGCACAGGCTTGGGGGGCAGTTTCGATGACGATAGGATCCAATAATACTGTTTGTGGTTTCAATCCGAAGATCAGTATTAAATCGGGAGATACTGTAACGTTTAATTTACCTTCAGTTAATGACTACGAAGAAAATGTAGTCTACGGACTTAAATTTATGAAAGAAAAGAGTTTATTTTACGATTATATTGATGCTCATCCATAGACTTACATTACCATCCGATGTAAAAGCACAGGCTTGGGGGACAGTTCCGCCGAATTCGGGGGTGGGATCCAATAATATTTGTGGTTTCAATCAGAAGATCAGTATTAAACCGGGAGATACTGTAACGTTTAATTTACCTTCAGGTAATGATAACGGAGAAAATGCAGTCTACGGACTTAATTTATGAAAGCCTAAACTATAATAGTATTAATTTTTAAAATGTCTACTATATAAGAAAATACAAGCAATCACATCATCTGATTGTTTACCAGAAAAGATGTTATGGTATTTAAAATTAGAAATTCACAAGAAGAAAGAAAAATTCCTAAACGCCGTTACCAAGGCAATATAAATATACATAAAACTACAAAATTATACTTTTTAGTATAATTTTCTTAAGATAAATAAGGTCTACTTATTCTAAATAATACATTGCATTTTTGACATCATTTATGTTAAGTCTTGCTCCAAAACCTCCACAAGAGACTCCTGAACATACTACTGTTAAATTTGGATTATATTCAAGAAAATTTTGTATAAAGCCGATATCATCGTCACAGAGTATCATACATTTTGGATTTGTTATATCAAGAGCATTAGCTGTTTTTTCTAAAGCAAAACCTTTCAAAAAGCCAGGATGTTGATTGGAAAGTTTAGAATATGATAATTTATCCGGTTTACCCAATAGAATTTTACTACCAACATTATTAAATGTGATTGTATCTTCTTTGACTATAAAGTCATACAAATTTTTTGGCATCCAATTATAAGAGAGTATATTTTCCATAGAATACACACTTCCTGCAGTGCATATACCTACTGCAAAGGAATTATCAATGCATGCCTGTACGATTGAATAATTATTCTGAGCACTGTTAGAAGTCAAAGTTCCATCTATATCGAATAAAACAAGTCCTTTGTAATTGTTACTAAAATTATCCTTATTATTTTCAAAAAGTACTATTAAAAATGCGATTATAACAAGAAAGAGAAACACAAAAAGAATACTCATTTTAATCATTATCTAGAATAAAAACTAAGCGCACAATATTATTCTTGATAATTATTAAAAAATAAATGTGCACTGTTTATGATCAAATTAGAACATCTGTCAATATAGCAAAAGTAAAAGAACAAATTGATAGAAAAAAAGGAAATTCTCCTTACTTTGCAACAGTTGAACACTCTACTCAAGTTTGGACTGATTATGACTTATTTCCTTATACAAGATTTTTTAGAGGTGAGCCTTTATCATCTGAACCTACAGCTGCTGAAAGAGAGGCAGGTTGGATGTTAAGAAATGATAAATATTACGAAGCTTCAAAAATATCTGATGTTTGGAAACCTGAACCACCAAATCTTTGTTTTCAATCTGCGTGTAGTACTATAAGGCCGTGTCATCCAAAACCTGATCAGACAGAGATGCATGAAGTTTACAACAAATCTTGTAACGTAAGATTTAGATAGAAAATCTAATACCAAAAAGTATTAGATTACTTTAGTTATCTTTATTGTAAATAAGGTATCCCAAAATAACAGCTATAACAAGGCCATTAATAATATAAAAAAAACTATTACAATCTTGTAATTTTTTTGGTGACATTATATCACTTCCGTTCTTAAAGTACATTTTGTAACTTATCAAGAAACTAATTTCAAATTCCGATTATTCCTTTCACGGATTTTTAATGAAATTGTCATTATTTAGTTTTGATATAGTTATATTTAAAAATCTATTTTTATTCAGATGATCCTCAGCCTCCAAGGAGGCTAATAGGGGAACTGGCTGCAGACTCACTGTTAGCAGCAGAGCTAGCAGGGGAAGCATCAGGGGTCGGAGAGCCTACTGGCTTTTTAACTTTGTTGTAAACTTTTACTCCAAGGTATCCACCAGCACCAAATGCAATAAAAAAGCTTAAAGTTATTAAAGCAGGTGTCATCTTTCTAGCCTTTTCACATTCCTTATGAATTGTTATTACCAATCCAAATGTAATAACGCCAATAAGAAAAACAATTACTGGGAATACATTACCTAATATAGGTCCATCTTTATCAAAATTGGCACCGCATTTGCAAGCAAGCATTGTTGCAGAAATGCTAAACAGACTAACTCCCATTGTTAAGAGACCTCTAACAGCATTTTGAGCGTGAATACTGCAATCAGCAACATTACTGGCGAGAAAGAAAGAACTGATTGTTAAACCCAAACCTATGATAAGAAGAACACCTAAGAATATCCTAATGTCAATTTGCATTTTATTATGAGATAAGAAAAAAAAATATGTATTTTTATTATAATTCTAATAAAGCCATTTCTTCTTCCAAAGATAAATCACCATCATCATCATTTAATCTTTCTTCAATTTTGTCATAAGAAGCTCTAATTATATTAAGAAAGTAATAATATACATCTTTCATAAATTCAGATGTTAACCCTGACATAATAACCTTTCCACTATGAAAAACTAAGAATGTATTGTGTCTATCAGATTGTAATTTTACATCTTTTTCTTTTGGTGAGAGAAGGTCGAGATACTCTTTATATGTTGTCCATTTCTCAATCCATTCACCATTTTTATCGCAAATCTTCTTTACTCTCATAGTATTTATATCTTTATCGAGAGGTACTTTGATATTTACACCAGTATAACCGAATGATGTTTCCAAGAGACAGTGAAATTCTTTTTGAGTGCACATATATTGATTTAATTTTTCTCTGTCTACAATAAACCCAAGTGAAAAGTCAATATTACGCATAGAGGGAATAAATATAGCTTCTAACTCAGAACCTCTTGTAAAAGTGTAAATATCTTCAAATTCTTTTATGTATTTCCAGATATATTTGATACATTGATCGGCGTGTTCGTGTGATTTGCATCCAGTCATTTGGAATGTTCCATTACGACAAACTTTAAAGTTTATGGGTTTGTCAAGGATAATCACAACTGTGATAGAGTTACGAAACCATTTTTTCTTCTTTCCGGTCTTTGATTTTTTTGGTTTTAACTCTACCCCACGAATTCCATCCTCATACTTTACTGTTACTATGGAACCTGGTTTAATAGACTTATTATGATCTACTTGCTCACACTTCTTCTTTCGACCCCTTTTTTTGGGAGTTACCACATAAGAAGTAATTGGAAGTTTTTCGTATAATAAATTGATTTGGATATTCAAGTTTGTCGTTGCAGTAAATGTTTTAGTTGATACTTTAATATCATCAAATTCCGGAAACGTTAAAGTTGCTCCTGCCTTAGCTGATATCATTTTTATTATTTAAAGAAGGAATTCTTTAAACCCCAATTTTATTTTTACGGATTTGCAAAATATCTTACACATATTCTTGTATAAGATTACATTTACTTATTTCTTATCTTTTGTTTTTTCCATTCTTTTGCCATTTCTGTCATACGTTCTTGTGCAGAAACTCCCGAATATTTAATCTTTCGACTTTCATCTCTTACAAAAATTTGATACGAGTTTAGAGTTTTTGGTGATTTATCGATAATCTTTACTCGTCTTGATCTTGTTTTTTTAACGGGCATTTTTTTTAGACATTCTTCATAAACTATTGCATATTTTCTGAGACGTGCTGATCTAGATTTCATTCTCTTTAGTAGAACAAAAAGATATTTTAGATCAACTCAAAATATACTTAAAGTGGTGCTTTAAAAGTAATAAATGTCGAAAATGTCTCCTTTAAGTACAGGAACAGGGTACGACGAATTGCTCTCTTATTATGAAAAAAATAATGGAAAACCGTGGCGTGACTGGCTTTCTTTTGACTCAATTTTTGAAAAACTAGGAAAGCAAGGTGTTGTTGGTTTACTTAATCCTTCAAAATTAAATGGAAAAGGAAAATACGTTTTTAAGATGTCACAATATATCAATTATTTGATTCATCACGAGGCCGCTGTGATGAATGGATTAAATGAAATTTCTTCTTATTGTCCTCATTTTTGCAGATCTTATGGAATTGAAATATGCAAAATAGATCCACGAGCAAAGAAGAATAAAGGATGTCCATTTGCAGAAGAAGGAAAGGTTGAACACCCAATTAAAAAAGAAGTACTTCTATGTGAGTATGTTGACAGATCGTGTAAATTTTACAATTATATTCGCGCAGTGGAAAGAGTAGATGAGGATGTTCTTTATTCAGCAATAAAACAAGTGCTTATGGCATTATCAATAGCTCAAAGGAAAAAACAATTTGCTCATTATGATCTTCATTCATTTAATGTGATGATGCGCAAGTGTTCTAAAGAAGCGGTATTTTTATATGCTCTTGATAAAGATAATCAATTCGCTATTCCAACACATGGACATTATCCTATAATAATAGATTTTGGATTTTCTTATATTAAAGATATGGAAGATGGTCCACTCTGGCCTAGTATGGGTCATACATCTGTTGGTTTTATGAGTGATAGGTTTGATTGGGTAGCAGACCCAAAACTTTTCCTTGTAACAGTATCTGGTGAAATTAAAGAAAAGAGAAATACAAAAAAAGCTAAAAAGCTTCGAAGAGTTGTTAGAAATTTGTTTTATCCATTAGATATTGATTGGGGCTCTGGTTGGGATGAAGGTGACGATGAATCAGCATCCGATGCCGTAATAAGAATGTTAGAAGGAGTTGCAAAAGGATCTACTCTTTTTGAAGATTACGATCATTACTGTATGGATATTTTACAAACTCTTGTTATAATACCAATGGAAAAACAAAATTATGATAGTATACATAAATCTTATCTTTCTATGATAAAAGAATTTATCAAAATAGAGAACCAAATTTCTTCTCCATTTTACAACCTGTATATATTGAAAGGAATTACAGATGCAGCTCGATGCGTAAGAGCTCTATATACCGACAAAAATACTAGAATAAATGCAATTCGTACATTTCGACATCAAGTACAAGAAAAAGTTGCAGAAGTAGCAGGTTTTTGCAGACTTGATAAAGTGCATTTTGAAAAACTTTTATGCTCAATACTTGTATTTTCAAAATGTATGGAGGGGGTAATGTATGGACATATAGAAGCGCGAATGGCTGAAAAACAACGTGAATATAATAAGCTTCCATTGCAATCTGTTGAACAAATATATGCTAGTATAGAAGCAAATTTACCTGATGAATATGTTTATTCTAAACATACAACTATTTACATTGTAGACTCAAATAATAATGAATGCATAGAGTATAAAATTCCAGAAATAGAACTCAAAAATGTAAATCAGTTGCATCCTATGGCAAGAGGAACTTATATATATGACTTGTATAATTCTGAAATCTTAAAAGAATAACGGCATAATGGACAAGTAGGCATATCATTTGGGCATTTTGATACCCATTCTAACAAAGCTCCTGTGTAAAAACGATGCGAACAATCAAGAGTGCTAGTTCGAGGAAATCCGTCTTTATTATTTCCTGGACGTAAACGAGACTGTGTAATACCACATAAAGCATCTGATCCCCATTTATCACTCCACCAAGGTTTCATTTTGTTTTCATTTCTAGAATATTTTTTTTAAATCTAATCATTAAATCCAAACTGAGATTTCTGATCTTCTGAAACATGTTTCAATATATAGGAGTAAGATGTTTTAGGATACTTTGAATCTCTAAGTTTAAGTGCAAGCCCAAGAGTCATAATATGCATGTTTGGAGTTTCAGTACCTAATTTTTTAATAAGATTAGGTGTTATTTCTTTAGCCATACCAAAATCTATTATATATAATTTACGCCCTTTACACATATAATTCAGAAGATTTGCATCGCCGTGAAATACTTGAGCTCTATCCAATTTTTTGTATATTGATATTATTTGTTTTTGTTGGCGTTCTGTTAATATACCTTCCTGTTTTTTAATTAAATCAACCAAATGAGTATCCATTCTTTCCATTACAATGTATTTTGACACAGTATCTATTTCAATGACTTCTGGAGAAACACCCATAGCTGCAGCCAATTTTTGAAGTTCGGACTCTTTTTTTAAATTTTTTGAAGATTTTTGTTTTCGAAAAGTTTTCATTGCATACTCCTTGCCTTCTTTATTTTTAACCAAAAATGTAGTGCCTTCTTTTCCTTTCTCTCCAAGTTGTTCAAGACGTTCATATTTATCTATCTTTTCTTTTTTGTAATCTTCATATTCTTTGAAGGCCTCTGTAATAACCCTTATAAGGTCGGTTTTACCTCTGTGCACTCGCAAATCCATTTTCTCTGCTAACATTTTCAATTCAGAACATGTATATTTTTCTAGCTGAGAATAATCCATCTATTCCTTTCTCTAACTAACTCTTATAAATGGACTACTCTTTTTTTGTTTTGTTAGTAAAACAATTATGATTAAAGATTTTTTTTCATAATTATATAAATTAGTGCAAATAATAAATATTATGCCACCAAAGAAATCTGGTATTGATGATGCGAAAAAAGAAGTAAAAAAGCAAAAAACTGCCAATAAAGTAAAAGAACCTAAACCTGAATTGACACCAGATGAGCTTGCTCGAAAAAAGAGGGTTGAAAAAGCAAAAGCTAAAGAATACAGCGATAAGCAAAGAGTAATTAAACAACCTGAACTTGATCGTCAAAAAGAAAAGATTGATGTACCACAAATCACAACTGGATATCGAGAAAGGGTTGCGATCTCTAACGAAAAAGCAATTCGTACATTATTTACGAGAATCATTGAACGGTTACCGGACAAAGAATCCATTTTCGAAATGGAAGATTTTTTTATTAATCATCAATGGAGTACTAGGGATGAAAGTGAAAAAATGTCTGCTATAATCAATTCGTTATCTAGATCTTTGTATACGGATTTAGCAACTGAATTTCTTAATCAGGACCAACCATTTTACTTATTTTGGGCAAAATATAAAAGTAGGCCATATGTATTGGCCAAAAAGAAAGAAGAAATTGAGTATCTTGATCTTCCAGTTAAAAGACCAAAAGGTCCTGTATATGTTCAACCACCTGAAGGTCGGAGAAATAAAGTTAAACCTGAGCAACCAGGGTATACCTTGGTTCACGAGGTCGATGATGAAGGAAAAGTAATAAAAAAACCTAAACCTGAGCCTAAACCAAAAGATGCGAAACGACCATTTGATGACAAGACTACATTTTCATTATTCATACTTCAATTTAATGATTGCTTAAAAGAAAAAAGAATTACTGCTATTCCAAATGTCACCGATGTATTCATTACACCTACACCTACAAGCACTGATGAAGCAAAGAAACGCTTAGAAAATATTATTAGAGATGAAGGTAATCACGACACTCGTATAGAAAAAAAGATAACATGGTATCGTGTAGATGAACGTTTAGCTTCATTTTTATGCACCACTAATAGGACTTGGATGGATGATTCAAAATCAATAAGCGCTATTCTTCGTGATGGCAGAAGTATATTTTTTAAGATTGGGTATTTGTCATCGAGTGGTACATTTTTTGAACAAAGCAAAGCCCAATTTACTAAAGAAAGGGATTATATAAACACATTGAGGCAAACAAGAGATGGAGAAATTGGAGGTATATTAGGATCAAAGATATCTCCAGACATAGAAAAGTTTGCTATAGATTTTTTATCAAACTCGTTAAGTAATGTTGCCAGCGGTGTAGAACAATACAAAAATACAGAAAAAGATGGTTATATTTACAAATCAGTACAGAAGATGATTCAGTCGGCAGACGGTAAAACTAAAAAACTTTTTGAGAATTTAGCAAAGATAACAGTGTTTTTGCAAAATCCAAATAGCATTTTTGCTGAAAGAATACGCGAGGAGTTTTATATACCAGAAATACTTGTTACTCTTACAGATAAAGAAAAATTACCTGAAATTTTTGATGATCCCAATCAAAATATAGAATTAGTAACGGATCATATATTAAAACAAATTGAGTCAGAAGTTAAAAGAATTGCAACGTTACGATACAAGATAAAAAATCCAACCGTAAATGTACCTACTCTTCCTTCACACCTAATTAAACCACTTTATATAGCACGACCTTGGAAATCTCCATGTATTAATAAATTAGAAAGTGATGTAAAAAATTCAGATGTTTTTTATTATACCGAGGAAGGTACAGTTTATTGCCTTCTAATATCCGATATCTATAAACAAATAAAGGAAGAAAAAGTTCCTTTGAACCCGATTACAGGAAAAATTATAAATCCTGATGTTATAAACAGATTTAGAGAATTATATAATTTTAAATTTAATCGTGATATAGTTGTTGAAAGTCCTACTCCTACAATTTCAAAACTTCCTTCCCCTCGTAAAGAAAAAATACCAAAAAATCAGCAACTTGCACCATGGTTGCTAAAAACTATTGAGAACAACATAAAAGGGTGTGAAGACGAATTGGAAGGAATGGATTTGCAAGGAAAGGATAAAGGTAAGAGGTGTCCAGCTTTAGACTCAGATAAGTACGTGTATGATGATGAATCAATTGTACAAGAAGAATCGGAAGATGAAAAAGATTCTGACGATGATCCTACTGAAAAAGATAAAGATGATTTGTTTAATTCTTCTTTGGAATCGGAGTCTGAGTCGGAATCTGAGTCGGAATCTGAGTCGGAATCTAAAAAACTTAAATCTGAAAAATCTGTCTTTGCTAGTTCTACATCAGATGGGTCTGAATCTGAGTCTGAGTCGGAATCTAAACCTAAACTTAAATCTGTCTTAGGTAGTTCTACATCAGATGGATCTGATTTTGGTTCCAAATCGGTTGAAATCGACGATGATGTGTCTGACGACGGATCAGACGCGTCAAGTAATTCACCCAGATCGGTAGTTGTAAAAGAAGGTAATATATGTCAATATTGTAAAAAAAATATTAAAAAGAATAATCTAAAAAAATGTCTAAAAACAAAAATTAGAGATAATCAAGATCAAGACAAAAATATCTTTTTTTGTACAATTGAATGTTTCGAATACTACAAGATGCCATCTTATAAGAATAAGATTAAGAATGGAAGAAAAGGTGGACGGTATGATAGTCGAGATCGGAACAAATTTAATTTAAAATTTAATTTCTTGAATAAAAAAATGAAATAATTTTATAAGTTTCAGATAACCCGAAATGTCCTTGAGGATCTTTTCTGAAGATTTACTTGTAAAAATAATGGAGAATGTTGATGATAAGATCAGATGTGCTATTGTTCTAACTTGTAAGGAATTTAGAGATATTTGTTTAAAATTTGGATGGTTACGAGCAATATACTTCAAGAGAGGTGATAATTTATTTAATTTTATTAAATTTTACTCTCGACCTAATAATTTTCTAGAGCGAATCAAGTTTTCTGGAGTAATTGAACCAGATACGTCTGTGTTGGATTTAATAGAACCTTGGCCAAAAGAACTTGAATTTGAAGGATGCTATACGGGATCTAACAATAATATTCCTGTTTCACCCACGGAAAGATTAATAATACGTGATCTACATCGTCATAGAACAGGAGGGGTTGCAGTTAAAGTTAAATGGGAATCACTTCCAAATCTAAAATTTTTAGATATATATGCACCTGACATCAATTTTGAAGGTCTAGAACTATGTAAAAATCTAGAAATTGTCAGGATTGATTTGGATAGAATACGGATTTTACCTGCCTTTTTCACACAACTTGAAAATTTGCAAGTTATTGCAACATCTTGTATATCTTTTCAACCGATGCATTTTTTATCAAAAAAGCTTAAAATATGTATGATATCAAAAACGTATATTTTTACTTCAGAATCTGAATTGGTACCCAAATCACACCTTAATCTTAACACACCTATGAATATACAATGTCTCAAAATTTAAGCACATATTATTCGAACTTTTTTATCAATACGACCAGCCGCTTTTTCAGAACGAATATAATTCATTAATACTTTCATTAATTCTCTATCAACAGCAATAAGTATTTCTGGATCTTCATCAGGTGTAATAAATTTGATCATATTGATTGCTTCGACTAACCAGTCATGACCCTGATCTTCTCCATCACAAACTATATTTTTATCTTCTACCCCACAGGATAGAAGATATCTCTTCGTTAAAATAGACGTTTTTATTTTATTTATGCCGTAAATGCATCCAATTAAGTAAAAAAACATTTCACGCTCAGCAGCAGCTTCAAAACACGCATCTATTATTTTTCCGCGAATAAATGGATCATTGCATCTTGGAAAAATAAAGAATACTTTTGATTTTGAATTACAAATTGGTTTAACACTACGCATGACTGTACCCGAAAAAAGAGATATCATACATGTTATATCATAAAGTTCTGGTGCTAATAACTTTATGCACTTTTCTTCTTCAACAAGACCTGTAACCGATATTTTAGGTTCAATGTTATATTTCTTTTGAAAAGCTAAAATTTCTTCCGCATTGTCTGGAAAAACTTTATTACCAACAATTGATGCATCAAATTTACACAAAAAACGCAGTTCCTTATGCAAGTCATATAAAAGTTTCTCGTCTTTTTCTTTAATCTCGCCAAGAAACAATAAATAGTTCTTTTTTGGATCACGTGATTTGGCAACAAGACCAATACTACATTTTTCTGTCATGGTTATATCTTTATCAACATTTTTCAAACCTTAAAACATAAAAATGAATTATAAAATGAGAGATTGTGTAATTGTGTAAAATGCCAAAGCTTTATTTTAGATATGGGGTTATGAACAGTTCCAAGACAGCAAATCTTCTTATGGTCGCGTGGAACTATCGTCTGCAGCGCAGAAAGGTTATCTTGGTAAAACCAATTGTTGACGAACGCTTTGGAATGAACATAATAAGATCTCGCGCAATGGGCAGCGGAGTTGAAGCTGATCTAGTTATAGATCACGAATGGTCGGACTTTGAAAAAGTAAAAACAGATGGTTTGGCATGTGTTCTAGTTGACGAGGCTCAATTTCTGTCTGAAAAAAATGTAGATGCTTTAAGAGAATTGGCAAAGAAAGTACCTGTGATCTGTTATGGACTACGAACAGATTATAGAACAAAAATGTTTGAAGGCTCAAAAAGACTTCTTGAGGTAGCTGATGTTATAGAAGAGATAAAAAATGTGTGTGTAAATTGTGATAGAAAAGCTATCATAAATGCAAAATTTTGCATTAAAGAAAATGGAGATAAGGTAATATTGAGAAATGGACCTAGTGATTTGGATCTAGGTGCTGAAGAAAAGTACCAACCCATGTGTTGGAACTGCTTCTCTTTTTAATTTTTAAGCAAATATAATATCAAAGTTATACATTTTATTCTTGTATAAGAATAAAATGTCGCAATTTCCACCCCCTGAACATTTATTTAAGAAATTAGGGTTTAATGATGATCAAAAAGTACATCAAGAGTTAAAAAGTTTTTTAGGATTCCTAGATAAAAAACACAATATAGAGAGATTCAGAAATATTTATGAAAAGTTTTGTGAAATACTACAAGAAACTAAATCAGTAATATACGGTGAATTTATTTTGAATGCAATATCTAGAATTACTGAAAAAGATAAAAAACGATATAAACCTTTTGAATTAGATATATTTGCAACATATTCTGGTGCTGTTGCAATTAACGATTTTATAAAGACTCATATGAGTCGTGTTTTTTATGGATCAGAACAACGTATAAATATTATTAAACCTTATAAACATTCTATAAATCGAAATAATAAGGTGGTATCACAAATTAAATATGTTATGACAATAAATAGTCATAGGTTGTATATTAACATTGTCGATGATGATCCTAGTCATGTTGTTTCCAGACAAGAAATATCTTTTCTACAGATACTATTTGACGGTGAACATGTCAAAGCTACTAATATTCAAGATGTAAAAACGCGAATAGGAACTTTAGAAACCGAATATTTACCTTTAGTTAATTGGGATGAGCTTGAGGGTGCGGACGATGAAGATGAGGATGCAAATGAATATAATAAATGTGCAATATTACGTATAAAACATTATGATGGTACAAATCTTACAATCAATTATAATAAAGAACATGAACTCATTGGATATGGTTATTTATATGGTAAAGAGGTTGACAAAGAAGAACATTTGGTTTTATATTTATATAATAATTTGGTAAATAATTTGGTAAACAATGTATTCCGAAAAATGATAAATGTTGCTTATATTGACAATGAAGATATCACGTGTGCTGATATATATCTGAGATGGTTCTATCTTGAAAAACCTACTATTAAAGAATTTATGAAAATTATTAAGAAAATAGTTAAAAATGGTAAATTTCTTTTACCATTATGGATAAAAGGGACATATAAAGAAGATAATGATATAGAGCTTGCATTATTGATAAATTCATGTTCATTATCTAATTATTTTTCACATTATAGGTATGATCATAAAAAGGATAGTAGACATGCTACCGCATTTGCTCTGGAAGTTATCATTAAAGAAGAGCTGGCTGTCCTACCAGATCGAATGGCTATTATTAATAAAAGGGTAGCGCAAAACTATCTTAAAAATCCTAAAATATATGCATTGGTAAGAATTATTAAGAAAATAATGTTAAAAAAATATCTGGTTTTACCAGCGTCTGATCAATATAAATATGATTATACAAAAGATTATGATATACTGATAATATTATTAACACATATAAATTCATTTTCAAAATATTTTAAGGAAAATAAATATTTTGAAAATGAATCTGAAACTTTTAAAGAGTTTGGTCTTAAGTTTATTCAACGTTTTGGTTTTGAAAGTGAGGAAGAACTACATAATGAGCATTTAAAAGAACATTCTACTAAGAGAGACTATAAAATTAGTGAAGATGAAATCAAAGCCAAAACATTCAATAACTATTTTGAAATTGCAAAATACGAAAAGTATATGACAGAAAAAGAAGATAAAGAAAAATCAAAGCCTAATACTCGTAATATACCAGCTCTTAATATAGTAAGACCTTCAAGAATTCATCAAGTTGATTATGATGAAAAAAATAGAATGGTTGGTCAGAAATGTATAAATGCATCTAACTTTTCTCTTTACGATATTAATGCTTATCTGAAAGGTAAATATGTGAGAGGTTATACAAAGGATGGAGAAAAGAGTCCTGAAACAAATTTACCACCTGCTAATCCAAAAGATGCAATAAAAAGATTAATATTTTTTTTGGCAACTTCTGAGAAACTAGATAATTTGACTCCTTTTTGTTATAATTTGGATCTATTAACAGAAGATATTGGTTCTCTTTTGTATGTTGAATGCGAAGACATTGATAATCAGAACGGTCTTAATTATCTATTTGGTCAAAATCCAATTATTAAACTAGATTTTGGATTTTCGATTTATGTTCCCTTAAGTGAAATATTAGATGCTATCTATAATACAAAAAATCAAGTATTTGTCTTGATTCCAACTGATAAAGTCTTTAAATATACAGCTTCTATGGCAATACAATTTGGAACTGCTCAATCAGCTCTTGGCGGACATCATTGCCAAGAAGGTTCAAACAAACAATTACATACAATTAAAGTTTGTAAAGGAAGTGAAGGAAATGTATGCTGGCCTGTCAATGAAGCAATAGAGCTTAATGAAGTTTATCCAGATAGCTATTTCATGAAACAAAAATTTTATATATGGTCTAAGTCAGAAAAAAGTATGAGTGCGCAATTTAACATAACAAATCAATCATATATAGACAAAGTTCGCAAAAAAAGACAAGACGAGATTGATCTTCAAAGAAATATGCAAAGAACACGAACCGAAATACAAAAATATTTGACTCGTATGTTTTCTACAGATGAAGAGTTTCCCTTGATAATAGATACAGTAGTAGATAGGGTTGCTTTAGAGCCAGTCAGTTCATATAATGAAGCAGATCGTATTTTTGCTGAAGTACAAGAAAATCATCGTCGTCGCGTTGAACGCGAGGTGAGAGGTGATAGTCCCGAATCTCCTGATACACTGAGACAATTATCTAATTTAACATTTGGAACAGATTCTGATGATGAAGACTCTATTGTTCCACCTGATGTACAGAGACAATTAGAGTTGTCTGATGATGAAGAAAACGCTGAAGAAATTCATTAAAGAAATATTCCAAGAACACCAGACGAAATAAAAGAATATTTGACTCGTAGGTTTCCTAGAGATGAAGAGTTTACACGCTGAATAAATATAGCAGTAGATATTATTGCTTTAGAGCCAGTCAGTTCATATAATGAAGCACTCCGTATTTTTGCTCAAGTAATTGGTCATGAATGATTATTGTAATCAGAAGAAATATGAAGTACAACAGATTATTGATTCAAGTCCAAACAAATTCATCTCTCATTTTTAATATATTAATTCTAATATATTAAATTGTTTTAGGTACAATTTATACTTTTTTTGTTAATATTTCTTTCCATTTTTTAATTGCTTTTTGATATTGTTTCTCTTGTTCGGAAGAACATTCTGCATAAGAATCAGAATATAAATCAGCGCATGGATTGAAAGAATCTTCATACTTGTAATCCTGAAAAGCTTTTAATTGGTCCCAAGTAAGATCACGCTTATAGTTCTTGGAATATAAATGGTCTGGATAAGTTTGATTTCCATGTAGTTCCGTTTTTTTCACAGAAAGACCAAAATCAATTAAAACAAGTTTACCTTCATTTGTAACCATAACATTACTATTAGAAGTATCTATATGTAACCATCCAAACAATTCTATAATATCTAGAATACTACCTACTTCTTTCCATATTTTAGTTGCGCTCATTTTAGGACGATAACTAGAGATTGACGTTAATTTTTCAATTACGATATAACCTAACTTTTTGCATGTCCATGCTGCAAATAATTTAGGTACAACATTAGTACTTTGTAGTTCTTGTAAAGCCATAACTTCTTGAAAAAATTGCTGACCAATATTTTGAATTTTAACAACGTAATCAGAATTTTCTTCTTTTTTTGCTACATAAACTTCGCCATACGATCCTTTTCCTACTCTAACATCCATTTTCCCCCATACATCATTTTGATCACAATCTTCTACAACTAATTGTGTAACGGAATTAGCTACATCTCTAAAGTCAGATGGAATACCAATACTAACATCAACAAGATCATCATCTGTTGATGATGGTGAAAATATTGAAGATAATGTTGGTTCTTCCCATTGATTAACACCCAATATATAATTATAATAATAATATGTACCTGGTAATTCTTTATTGCTCATTACTCGTTCATATCCTATAGGTAATAGTATTTTCCCATTTTTATAAGTTGGTAAACCCCATCGAGTTTCTCCAGTCAAACTATTTAAATAGTATTTTTTCCCATTTTTCATGCTAATTATTTCTTTAAACAAATCACTCATTTTATACGATAATCGTATAAAATTTTTCTTTAAAAATATTCAACCAGCTCCTCTTAAAAAAATAAAAATACTTTTACTTTAGAAACACTGCTTTTTTATGACGAGAAGGAGATTTCCAAATACCTGAGTGTATTGCAACATAATATGATAACCTTTCCTGTAAAATTTCAGCATCAGATGATTGATCACTCACGTCATTTACTTTCAATTCCTTCATTTCTAACCCTTTCTCCCTGAGATATTTCTCGATAAGAGGTTCCCTCTTTTGTTTCATCTTTTCTTTGTTTATCTACACTTTTTAAAAAATCATTTGCAACCGGAAAGGAATCAGAATCTTCATATGTTCTTTCTGAACCATCCGCAAGCTCAAAAGTAAGAGATTTGTATCCGAAAAATCTAGGAGCAAATTCTCGGTAATGCCAATCATATTGAGGACCCATATAAGGAAGAACAATATCTGTTACGTCTTCTCCATTATCGTTACTTATTTGCATAATCGGAGCAGGGCCACGTGTAGGCGTAACTATTAACTTGTACATTTTTCCATTAATCACATATGTTAGTTCATACGACTTACCTCTTTCTATAGGTCTTACAGAATTATTCATGTATTGAATTAACGAAATATAACTAGCCTTTGCAATAAGTTTTAGACTTACGTATATAATCTTAAAACTTTCAGTCTCGCTTGTTGCAACAAGCGAATTTAGTTTTCTAAACTTCTTAAACTTATTCATTATTACGTTTTTGACAACAAGATGCGTCTTAGAACGCAATGCGTAAAAAGCTACCATAGCAAATAAAATCTCTGTATACATTTAATTCTTAATATAAGTCATCTCATTTTTTAAATTTGAAATGAGATGTAATTTTAATAATAATTTGTAGGAATAAAGTATCAAAATAATATTTATTATTTTGATAAGTAAGTTTAAAAATTAAATCCGCCTTGGATTCATCATCTGATCCATAATACTCCGATTATCATCTATTCGGATAGTGTTATCGACAATTTGCAAGTTAGGGCTGTCGTTAGTTTTGGTAAATTTAAATCCACAAATTCCTGGGCCGAAGTTTGCTTGACCACCCGCTTGAATGTCAGCGGGTTGTGGGCGAGTGTCTGTGATGTCTCTAGAACATATAAAATTACCATTTTTATTTGCTAATAAAGGTGTTGCTTTTATATTATATGATAATTTGAGTAAGATTGTCGAATTATTGCAGGTAATTCCTGATGACGGAAAAACATCTAATATTGACCAACATCCTTCGATAGGTGGATCGCCATTCTTGGCTTTAAGAAAATAACTGCTAGGCATTTTAATTATATTTTTTTTGTTGGGATCATTGTTTGCGACATCAGTACGTGTAATTATAATTTCTATTATATCAGCTAAAGCAAGCGCTTTTCATCTTTCTCAGCCGCTTTCGCAGGAGCTTTCTCAGCTGCTTTCTTTTCAGCTATTTTTAGCATCTTGATTTGACTTTCGGTTAAATCCATTTAAAATATATTAATATATTTTAATTTCACAAATACCAAATTTTTACTTTTCCTTTATCATGCGAAGCAAACATTTTGTGATTCGAAGATGTGAGTCAAGAAGCTTTTGAAGAGCTACCCACTTATCATCACTCTCGTCATCATCATCATCACTTTCCTCCTCGTCACTCTCTTCGTCGTCATCTTGAACTACCTTTGATTCATTTTGACCAGCTTGTGACAAAAAAGAATTAAACATATTTGCAAGTAGGTTATTATTATCAATACTCTCTTGTACTTCAGGAATTTCTGTGTCCTTTGTATCAGTCTGGTTTTCCATTTTATTATATAATAAAAAGCATATCTTTAAATCTACTGAATCTGATCTAAAAAATGTATGTTTTAATATAAATGACAAACGTTGATAACAACTGTCTTTATTACCAAGTGCAACGCATGAAAAAAAGAAGAGATCAAGTCATTTTGGATTTAAAGAAAGTACAAACGATGAGAAGTCTAGAATCTCTTTCTTATAATCAAGAGATATTTTACTTGAAAAATATAATTTTCATTCAGTCGGCAGGTATTGTGATATTCGCTCTAACTAAATTTTTTGGATACTAATTTACTTATTTATAAATATATAGTTTGTATATTAAATGATAGAAGTACATTTAAGATGGGTAATGTCACAAAATGAAGATTATCCATTTTGTTACAAAGTACCAGAAGAAACCACAATTGGAGAAATTTGTAAAATGGTGAAAGACCGAAATAATTGTTGGATTGGAAATCCAACATTTTCTATTGTTAAATTAGGTGATCAAGGTCTATTTTTAGATGATACTAAACTAATAAGCTCTTTTGAGAATAAAGATGGTGTATTGTATCTCGATTTTTACGCTGGATGAAATGTATATCAATAGTTGAATTTCAAATATTGATAAAGTATATTCAACACATATTGATGTATTATGCAACACCAATCGGTGAAAGAACAGAACCCATGTTACAATTTAATCTACAACCATCTACTTGCGAACATCCTACAAGTGAAAGAATTCTTTCTATAGATACATTGTTTTCGTTCCACAATTTACGTCTGGCCTTTTGTACTTTATTTAACCAATCTATTTTGACGCTACATCGTCTGTCGTTATAATATTGTGCATCAAGAGAAAGAAGAGATGGTAATCCATACGGAATTATAGACATCTGAAGTGGAAAAGGAATATAAATTTTTGGGTGATACCCAGCAGTACCAGATTCTTCATTAACTAAATATTTTTTTGTTTCGTAAATAAAAGGTATTGAATCCTGATAATACGTCTTCCAGAGCAAAAACATACGTGTTGTAAGAATGCATTTTGGTCCACATAGGTACATCATTACCCAAACCATACTCTCTTTATCGGAAGAAATATTAAATTCTGACATAATAATTTCTTCATAATGAGGTGCGTAAATATATGGTAAGCATCCTACTAATCTAGCCCACCTAAGAGCACAATTACCTATTGAATTTTCAACCGAAGAAACATCGGCAAGATCTAGAAAGTATAGTAGAAGAACTGCAGATGCTTCCGGTCCTAGCTTCATTTTCATATCATATAAACGAAGAGATGTATCGTATATTGGACCACACTCTGGTGTAATATATATACTCGACATATTTCCGGTCCTCCAATACTCATACTCTTGTTTAATTCCTGGTGGAGCGACGGATAGTTTGTATAACATAGCTCGTACTATACACATTTGTTTTTGCATATGAGTAATTCTTAATTTTTGAATTAATCCGTAAAAAGCAAGAGTTGTTATTGCGACAGCAAAAGGTGCGTAAAACCAAATACCGAAAATTTCATTCATAATGTAATTATTATAATCGAACATGATAGTTTTGATTCCTTATAGTTAAAAATGAAAACATTTTCATTTTCAAATATAAGGAATCAAAATAAATGAAAAAATGTCAATAGAAGAAAATAGAACCATACGCATTTGTCTTTTTAAAAACATTAAGCATCGATCTTTACGAGCTTCCAAAAGGTGCAAAGCCAGATGTTATGTCGGTGTGGAAATGGCAGAATGGAGAGTTTTTCCAGAGATAGACATTGAACTTAGCTCATATGGATTTTTTGGAAGAGGAGAATTTCTAAGAGAACACATAAGTGAGATGAAAGATGAAGACTGGATAGTCTGTCCAGTACAATTAAAAGATTATAGCTCTTTCATTTGGGATATTCAAATAGGAGTCACTGGAACATGTAAACATAATCAAGAGCCATACGAAACTATGGTATTAGAAATGGAAGAAGAGCTTGGTTTGCGTTGGGCTAGTACTGTTCCCATTCAAGGTATACAATCAACAGATAGTCGTGGTAATGAAAAGACTATTTTTAAAATTCCAATTAGTGGTTGTATACCTATTGAAAAAGATGATATGCCTATTTCTGGGTCAGAATCAAAAGATACTTTTAATAAAAAAATAGCTTGTATAATTCATGGAACTAGAGATGAAATAGAAAAAGTATTAAACAAATCAAAAAAAATTCGTTATTATTCATGTAATGATGATAATATTATCGGGTTGGCATTTGTTTCAGTTCAAACTGTAAAGAGAAGATTTGGAATCATATAAAAGAATTTTTATTCAAAAAAAAAATAAAAATTTAAACATAATTTTCAAACCCATAGAAAGACCAATATGCTTTTTTATGTGGCATGTGCGATTCGCATTGTAAATTTGTATCCAGCGATTCCTCTATTGCTAAAGGAGGATAGGATACATAAGACCCTATACTATTAATTAAATGCTCTGATGTAAAGTGTCGCGAAAATTCACCTGCACTCCAATCTCTAAAAGGTTTGTCGTAACGTTCTAATGCTTTGATAGCACATTCTTTTGTTATCCAGTAACAGCTTGCTCCAAAAATAGTTTTTGCATAGTGATTAAATAATCCAGCTGTAACAAAATGTATACTTTCAATTTTATGTATAAGATATGGCGCTAACAAAATACAATTGTGTTCGCTTGGTTTGTTTGCAACGAGTTCAAATAGTTTTTCTCTAAATTCTTTATGAAGCATGGCATCATCTTCCATAATTAAGCATTGATTGCATTGTGACTCATTCACAAAATACCTGATTGCTTTTATATGGCAAAGTAAAGAACCCATTATCCTCATATATCTCTCATCTAATTGGTGTTCTTCTATTCCTTTAGTGAAATCGCGAAATTCATCAGTATTATCATCTGCTGGAATTATATGGACAAATTCATCTAGATTATGGTAAGATAATCTGTTTATCATATTTTCTCGTCTACGTCTGTCTTCTGGTCGATTTATGAAAACAACTTGATATTTAACATCCATACTTTAATTTTTATATATAATCTTTAAATTATAGTCACCATAAATTAGATTGTTTTATAAAAGATTTTTATCTAAAAGACTTATGTAAACTAAAAAATAACATGCAAACAAATTACAAGAATCTAGTTTTTGAAGGAGGTGGTGTGTGTAGTTTTGCATATTGCGGTGCAATATTTGAACTTGAGAAAATGGGAATTATTTCAAAAATCAAATGTTTTGCCGGTTCTAGTATTGGAGCCTTATTTGCAGGTCTTTTAGCTGCAGATTTTACCGCAAGAGAAATTTGGGAAGTGCAGACAATTATCAATTTCGGAGATTTATCTAACAAATATGATGTTTCTAATGCTTTCAATTTATTTAAAAATCTTGGAGTAAACTCTTCTTCTAGTATCAGAAAGCAAATAAACGCTATTTTAAGTACGAGGATTAATCGAGATGAAACTCTATCTGGATTGTTTGAGAAAACGGGAAAAGAACTCGTTTTGGTATCTTGCTGTCTAAATACAGAAAAGGCGGTGTATTTTCATCATGCAACACACGGAAATGTTAAGGTAATTGATGCAATTATTGCTAGTTTATCAATCCCTGTATTTTTTCGTCCTCTGAAACTTTCTCTTTTTAACGAAGAGTATTTTTTCGTAGATGGAGCTATTGTTGATAATTACCCAATTTGGATTTTCAATGATATAGATGCGTTGTATAAAAACAACCTGACGAGTGTTGATAGAGAAAATATTAATCCTCTGACACTTGGTCTAAAACTAAATAGTCATGGCCAAAAATCTATTGATTCTAATTCTAAAACACCAGTAACTAATATAATTGATCTTTTATATCTTACGAGTAACATTTTGACATGTGTTGTAGACTCTAAAAATTATTCTGATAAATATAAGAAACAAACTATAAAAATATCAAACGGGGATGTATATTTTTTAGATTTGTTTATAACTAAGGATCAAATTTCACAGTTAGTTAAAAATGGTATTGACGGTGTAAAAAACTATTTTATCAATAGCTCTTGTTAAATTAAAATTATATAATATTTCTTTTCTTGAAAAAAAGAAATGAAAACTCCTGTTACAGTTTTAATAGAAGCCCTTGTTGTGGGTTTTCTTCTTTCAATTATTACGGGTCTAACTACACTATTAATGCCTAATCGTGATCTCATATTGATAGTCGTTAACGCTTTTCTATGTGGAGCGGCCTTTCACATATTATGTCAAGTTACAGGAATTAATGATTGGTATGTAAAAAATTACTATAACTGAATCAATACAAAAAATATGTAAAATAAAAGGAATATTCCTTTTATTTATTAAAGTTGTATATCCAAAATTAAGAGTATTGTGACCATTTGGTCTTTGAGAAAGGTAAAATGCAAGGACTTGTAGTATTAACAGCACTACAATTAGATGCTTGCTCCTTGGATTTCTTTACTCCGTAAACCCACACACCGCCCTTGCCTACCCATGTATAATCATATACACCAGGGGTGCCACAGGTTTGATCAGAATTAGGTGTTGCGGTAGCAGTATATATTTTACCGTTTTTAGCCCAAGCAAACGAACATTGGTCCAAACCTTTTTGCTGAGCTTCTTTTAACTGTTCAAAGGTTGCCACGGTTCCTCCTAGTGAAGCTGCATAGGCCTCCGCATCAACAATGTTAGTAAACTTATAACGGGTTTCATTGGTACCACCTTTGTCTGCGTAGTAGACTTCCTTATTTTGCGAAGCAGCACCACCACCACTAGCAGCACCACCACCACTAGCAGCACCACCACCACTAGCAGCACCACCACTAGCAGCACCACCACTAGCAGACTTAGATGCTGCTGCAGCAGGCTTAGCAGCTGCATTAGGTTTAAAAACAAGGATTAATATACCTACAAGAGCTATTAAGGCAAATACTCCAAATCCAATTTTGTGTGCGTTAGTTAAAATCATTTATATTATAACAATTTAAAAAAAAATTAAATATTGTTTTTGGTATATACAAAAAAAAGTTAAAATGATTGAATGTTTATTTTTTATTGACAATTTGTACAATTTGTCATAGTATTTATATTATTTTGAACATACCCTGTACCCCAATCCCCAATCATTGTCATTTGCCACACCATACTTGAAAACTAATATACTTTTTACATGCTCCACCACTTGAGCTATTCCTTAAGTAGTTTTGCCAAAATTTTCAGCACTGCACTTTTCCGGGCATTTTGGAAGGGTTAAGTTTTCATAAATTTAAATCCACAGACATTTAGGTTACTTAAGTCATGGTATTTGCCACCCGAAAGATCAGGTCCTACTTTTGTTTGACTGCAAATATTATCCCACCAACTATTTGATGTGTACGCCATTGCTTTTATACCAACTGGTAGTTTAATGCCTTGGACAGCGCATTTATTGCCATCTTTTAACTTATCTCTCCATTCCTGAAATGCATCTAATGAATAACATCCAGCATCATTTTGATTTGAACCCTTACCTGTAATAAAGGCGTTTACATCCCTAATAGTAATAACGCCCTTTTTACCTACGATCATTATAGCACTGTCAGAAGACCGACGTGAAGACATATCTTGCTCTGATATCACATTCGCTTGTCCAAAGTTAGCCGAGATATTCCCCCATGGGGTCGCTTGTCCAAAGTTAGCCGAGATATCATCCAATGATGTCGTATTTGCTTTCGCTTGTCCAATAGAGTTAGCCAACGTAGCTCGTTGTTCATCAGTCAGAGATGACGCAATATCTTTCGCTGGGTTCACATTCGCTTTTCTAGTCGAGCCAAATGCAGCCGAAAGAGCCGACCATGGTGTCATACTTTGTATGAATTTTTCAGTAGTAGGCGCTGCCTTTTTTGATTTAGAAACAACAACTACACTTATAAAAATAAAAACCAGAACTATAATCACAGGAATACCTATTTTTAGCATTTTAATTTGATTTTCAGTTAATTTCATTTAGTATATATAAATAAAATATTTATTTACTAAAACAGTAATTTGTTTAATTATTTTTTTAGTTAATCAAAAATAAGTTAAGAGAGTGTATTAAGAAAATGAAATATTAATTATCAAATCTCTTCATATTCAAAATAATATGAAGATGTTATCATTCTTTTATTAGGTTCATATCAAAGTTTTTTACTTCACCGCCATGGTCTTGATAAATTTTACGCCTTGTGTTAAAATGTTTGGTCAATAAACTATAATCGTCTACCAAATCAAGTATAATAGGTTTGACATCCTTTGTTCTAAAAACTCTTCCGAGATATTGAACGAAATATTGTTCGACATCTCCAGCTAGTAACAAAGCGTCTAATTTTGGATGATCAAAACCAACACCAATCTTACTACTTGTACCTACCAAAATACGACTAGAGACCTTGTATTCTTGATTACTACCAAGTAACGATGTTACATCTTCACCTTCTTCTTCTAAACGCTTAAAGAGATATTCTCCTTGTGATACTCTCTTTGTTAAAACCAGAAAATTACGTTTAGAATAATATTTCAATATTTTGATAATCAATTCATTACGTTCTTCGCTATTGGCTTGAGAATCTAGAACTACACCCCAATTTACTCTACCATTAGCTGTTTGTTCAACTGTTGGTTTAAATCCAGTAGAAACTTTATAAGCAATGTGTTCTCTCCATAAAGTACGAGAAATTTTATATTTTCCAAAATACATATCTAAGAGTGAGTTTAAGCCATCCATTCTGTACGGAGTTGCTGTTAAACCGATGAGATATCGCGGATGTACCCACTGAAGACATCTTGATAGAGTTTCAGCCATGATTAGATGAGCCTCGTCAACAATCACAGTACCTATATCTGAAAAGAAAGATTTTCCCATTTTTTCAACATTTTGAGCGTTTATAATATAAAAATCACAATCATCTTTTTTTGATCGTGAAGTTAATTTTTGCACAGACGCAGACGGGCAGAAAGTTTTAATGCCTTCATCCCATTGTTTTATCAATATTAATTTGTTCACAATAATAAGAGTTTTTAGGCCTATGTCACATGCCAGTTTCATGCTTGTAGAACTTTTTCCAAATCCACAATACATAGATAAGAGGACACTTCCAGTGCTACTCAATTGTTTAATAGCTTCTTTACGAACTTCTGTTTGTTCTGGACGTAAAATTCCATCAAAAGAAATGTCCAATGATAAGAAATTTTCTCTAACCGGTCTTTTAATTTTTTTGGTTATTGCATAAGCAAATGGAAGCGTGATATTTTCCTCTTCAATTTCAAAAGGATAAATATATCGTGGAGGACCACCTCCAAATTTATTATCTATTTTTATCTCAAGATCACTATTAATATTTTTTCTAACTTCCCATGGAATTGTTTCGATAGAAAGAGAAATAGACATTTACTTTACATATTTCCTTCTTTAGACAAAATCATTTTTACTATTACTCCTTTTATATTTTTCAAAAGTTAATTAATTACTATCATCTCCATGAGAAGATGGTTCTGTGCCATCTAAAATACAAGAATAAACATGCCATCCCATTACTATAAATTTCATCAAATCAGATTTACTAAACTTTCGATTAGATGTATCACTTTCAGATGTATTATCTCCATCTTTAATAGCTTGCTCTTGAAATTGGTAAGACATGAAAAATTCTCCTACACGTTGAAGTTGACGAGGTAAAAGACGACCTTCTTCTATTGATTGAGCCAAATTTCTCAAGAAAGGTGCTAAACTCGCATCCGGATTTTCGACTTCTTCCATTTTTAAATTATTAATGATTAATGATTTCTTTAAGCAATCAAGTTTTATGTTTAATAAATTTTTAAAGTAACAAACAATTCATAAGTCAGATTTTATTACGATGACGTAATAAAACTAATAATTTGTTATTCTTAGTTGACACTCTAGGCATTACGCATATTTTGGCTATTGTAGGCACCACTGTAACCAGACGCACCACTATATCCTTGAGTCCTTTCGTTATAATTTTTATAAGAATCGTAACCTCCGCAAGAAGTTTGGATGTTTGAACCAAACTGTAAACCAAAGTTACCAGCGATGTTACTACGCGATTTCATATCGCCATCGCGGTCGTATACATCTTTTGCCATCTGATTGCCATAAATATTTCCTGCAATGCCATTTGCAGAAAGAGTAATGTATTCCATATATTGGGGACGAGAAACATTGTTCTCAACTTCAACTCGGTCGGTTGCGCTGTTGCAACCACCACGCTTTGTTTGGAAAGAATCTTGGCAGACTTCACGCCCAGCAGTATCCATGCCGTTCCAGACCGGACAAACCATATTATTGGGATTTAAAAACCTATCGGACTCGATTCGTGAGGCCAAAGCGGTATCGACCTTGCATGTCCTAAGTGCGGATTCAAGTGATATTGACATTTATTAGTTAACAAGAGAAAAAAGAGAAATAATTTTTTACATTTTTTAAAATGTAAAAAATAATACTAATATAAACATTTAAGAAATTAAGAAAATAATTTTCTTTTAAAAACAAGTGATTACATCGTCTAAAAGATCATCATATTTGGAGTAAAAATGACTTTAGAAAATGATAGTATTACTTTTGGAAAGTACAAAGGTTCTACTCTATCTCGTGTACTTCGTGACCGCTCGTATTGTAAATGGTTAATTCTTCAAGATTGGTTTCAAACAAACTACGTATTTTTATACAATCGTGTCTTAGAATACGATCCACACTCATATTTTATCAAAAAGACGGATGAGGAAGGAGATTTTCTCAGTACATATGAGTATTTTAACTTAATACCACCTGAAGATCTTCAGATAGAACTATCTATGGTTGATATGGAGTGTTATAAATATTATGTTCGTATTATCTCAGAAATAAAAGATAAAATTTACCAACGTATGGAAAATGAAGAAGAAAATGCTTGGGATATTAAAGCTCCTTCAAATTGGCTAAAGCGATTTGAAAAAGAGACTGGTATTCAAAGGTCAGATTTTAAAGATTTTATTGACTCGCACGAGCTATTAAACATTCCATACATTATAGAAAGAGTAAAAAAGGAGGGAGGAGTAGAATATAATGGTGCCAAATCTTTTAAAATCGCAAAAGCTCGTTCAGAATCGCAAGAACTTTGGTGGGAGGAAATACTTAAAACTAGGTATGGAGAGAATATTGGAGCGCAATTTAAATATGAGAATTGTATATTTGATTTTATTAATATATCTACAAAAACCATATTTGAATGCAAACTTGGTTTGAAAGACTTTGATGAAGCTCAACATAATAAGTATCGGACAGCTCTTAAGGAATACCGTATAATTTATCTTATTTCTAAAGATTGTGTTATAGATATTGCTAAACAAATCATTTACACTACTACGATAGAAAAATACAAGAACTATTTACTTTCAATTCCAACTATGAAAACCCCAAACTGGTTTTATTCTTTAATACAAGAGTTCAAGATTATAGAAATGACTGATCTAACAACTCTTTTTGGAGATTCCTAGTTAAAAGAATAAAAATTCAAATTAAATGTCAAAGTATCTAGATCCTCCATACAGCGCGGAAATTATTAAAAATATTTCCAGTCTTCAAACAATCGCAGATATAAAGAATCTAGCCGAACAAGTGTTTCCTGGATGGTACGTAGCATCTTCTACAGATTTCTGTAATGATTATCCACATCTTTCTGTAAATTGGAAGAAGTTTTGCGATATGGTAAATTCTAATCGAACACTTATAATACTAGTAGACTATATATCTTTTGATGAGTCACACACTGTTATTAGAACATTTGCAGAATGTTTCACTCGGGCTGGTTTTAGTGTTAGAAGTGTAGATGAGTATATTCTGTGTTCTGAGTGTAACAAAGTTATTCCTTCCAAAGAAATATGGAGTGTTTTCAAGGAAAAAGGCGCGCTAGTGCCTTCTGAATGGTCAGAAAGATGTTCAACATGTCAATAAATCTTATATTCTTCCATTTGGAATATAAGATTAATTATTTTTTGCAAAAAAACTCGTACTCTGGTGGAAATTCTTTAAAGAAAGACTTGCGTTCTCCATTATACATAATTCCATCTTTCAATATTTTTATAGCGATCTCAGCGGCAGTTTGTTCGGATTCGCTCTTTGATATTGCCATGGCTTGTGAAATGAATACCCATCTCTCATTATAATATCTCATTTCTTCATAATCAAACCTCCATGGAGGTTTATTTATTACCTCTTCCATTTTTTCTGGTGCTTTCATACCAGTGCTCACGCCGGGAGGTGCTCTATAAATTTTACATAAATGCATAAATTTTTGTTTACCATCATCTGCTATAGTTGAAACAACGGTGTTTACGTAAACTAATTTTCCAAGTTGTTTACCTATCCAATTAAGATCAAACGTTTCTTTTAATCTTGTCTTGGCATCCATAAGATCTTCATATTCGAGAGATATCGGTATTTTATCAAAAATGTTTGATAAAATGTCGTATACTATAGCATATCCGACACCGTGACGAAATGCTTCATCAAGCAATTTTTCTGTACAACCTAGAAAAGCCTCAAAAACATCTTCAAGAAGATCCTTCATGTGAGTATTGCGATATTTTTTTTTGGGTATATTACCAGTTTCTGGACATGTGATAAATTTCCAAAATCCTAGTTCTGTAGCAATACTAGAAAATGATTGTTTTGCTCCGTAATTTATACGTAAACGACAAACAACTTTGTTACCTTCAGAACATTCAAGTATAGGAAAACGTCTGAAAAAATAAGAAACCATAAAATGGCTTGCTGCTGCATCACCCATTTGTTCATAGCATTCATAATTATTTTCCGGATGCACACGTGATTCAGCTGTAAATGCAAATCCATATTTTTCCATTGCCTCTTCAGTAGTCAATATTTGAATATACTTATCCTTTAGTTTTCCTTTATTGAGAAGACTGATTATCAATTTCTTAAAGTCCTCTCCGCGCGAGCCTTCATATAAGACTCCTTCAAACGGTTCTTCTTTCACTTTTGACATGTTTCCTAATTTATTATAAAAGAAAACTTTATAATTCAATTTTTAATTTTTCAACAAACTCTTGCATTAAAAATGTTTCAATCGGAATGATTAGATAAAAATCTACATTTTTGTTTATCCAAAAAATCTTTCCTTAGAATAAATGAGAACAGAATACAATTCTGGTATTACAAAAGACTATGCAGCCTATTCAAATATAAATTCATATGGTAATAACGGTACACCAGTTTCTATAGTTGCTCCTGTGACAGCATCTTTTTTACCTGAAATATTTTATCATATAAAACCTCATCCACTCCCTCACTGGATGATACCAAGAAAACAAGGGACTGATCTAAATAACTCTGAGCGATGCCCTAATTGCAATTCCTATTCATGTCAATCAGGAGCATACTGTTCTGGTAAAAAATGTTATTAAATACATAAACCCGATAGAAGGTTTTCCAAATCGTTTAGATCACTTGGAATTTCGGCCACTCCCGCTCCTAAATTACCCGCATCTACACCGCAATGCGTTATACGCCACCCATTTTTGACAGCATTATCACACAATTCTCTTGATTCACTTTCACTCACTAACATACTACCTGTATCATGACCATCTGTAATAATAAAGAAATTATGTTCAACCATTTTTTCGTGTATCCATTCTTTTATAATATGTCCAATTGCATCATACAGGTACGTAAAACCAAACTCTGGCAGTTGTTTCATAGAAAATAAATGAACTTCTTTTACCAAAACAGCTTTGCATAAGTAATTAATTTTATGAGAAAATAAAACTACACTAAGATATATATTATTAGCATTATTTACTTTTTGCAAACGTTCGAGAAATAAATTTAATCCTTTTATAATAGCATTAGAGTTCTTTTTCATGCTATAGCTTATATCGATCAATACTATCACGTGTTGTTTCATATTAAAATGTTAATATTGACATTTTAAATGTTATTTATGAATTTTAAAACTCTAACTAAAGTAAATGGAGAATCTAGATATCAGAAGTGTGATTCCAATTCTAAAGCAATTAGGTATTAGCCCAGATAAACTTGGTCCAGAAAGATTGGAAGAACTAATGAAAGTTGCCGAAAAAATAAGTAATGCATCTGATATAACACCTGAAATAAGTAGTAAAATTATGGATATAATTGGTATCATTCCTAAAGCACGAGTTGCTCCAAAAATCCAAACACGTGAGAAAATAGGCCGTAATTCACCATGCCCTTGTGGAAAATATGGAAAAAAATATAAAAAGTGTTGTTGGATTAAGGAAACTATAGAATAAATCTTTTTAATTTAAAAGAAAATTTCATATAAAAAATAAGATGACAAACTCATCTAATGACTTGAAAGTCAGGCTTCGAGCTACAATCGAGGCTAAACGCATTGCTAGAATTGGTTTAGAAGAGGCTGATAAAAAATTTAAGGAGCTTGTTAAGTTACGAAAAAAGTTGAAATCGGAAAAAAAGGATCTTACCGGAATAAATATAATGTTAGAAGTTCTTGGTGAAGAAATAGATAAGATTACCGAAGCATCTGAAAATGCACAACATGGTTGTCCAATTGAAGGTGGTCTTGGTTTTGGCTCAGGTGGTGGAGCCGGAACAGATTCTGGATAAAAAACAATTATCATATAAAATTTATATGATAATTTATTTTAATCATTGCGCTCGGCTTCGCAATTAACACATTCACAACCTTCCGGACACACAGTATCCTCTTCTTCACTATTTGAATCAATTAAAGGCTCACTTTTATCATCGTCTTCTTCGTCATCCTCCTCTTCACTGCTTGGATCAATTAAAGGCTCGCTTTTCGCATCATCGTCTTCTTCGTCATCCTCCTCTTCATCTTCTGATGAAGATGCAAAAATAGATCTTTCATCTTCTTCTTTCTTAAAGAATACTTCAGAGTCAGGATCAATCCGTTCTTCAATAAAATCAGTTTCTGTAATATTTTCATCCAATTTGTTCAAAAAAGAAATAGGTAGATCGTCTATCTCAATTACTGCTGTAATTTTTCCACCCATTCGTTTGTTCCAATTGACGATATATCCTTTTTTAGTAAATGCGCTCACAATAGTTTTTGATAAATTTGGAATTTTGTCTTGTGGTCCAAAATTCCATGATACTTCAGCACTCCCCTCTTCGTTAATATCATCCATAATTTGATCATCATTTTCAGAAACCGCTCGTATCCATTTGCTTGTTACGGACTCTGAAGGTTGTGATTGTGTACTTGAACAACAACTCTCATTTAAATCAATGTCAAAACCATTTACTCTAAGATAATCGAATACTTCTTTAATAGTTGTTTGTGCTTTCATTTTAACTACGATATTTACTTTTTAGATTCTATATCCAACCACATTTTTCTGTCTGTGCAGAACCATCTGGTAATATATTCAATTTAAATGGCATGCAACAACCATACACGAGTTTCTTAGAAAAGAGTTCCTCACACTGTTCTCTAGAAGCGTGAGGATTTATCTGTTCCAAATTACTTTTTGACACACAATGACGAAAGATTGTACAATTAACTTCGTTCACCGCAACCATAATAATTCCTTCGCAATGAGGACATTCAAAAATATAATAACCGTTTTCTTGTACAATTGAAGAATTTTTTAAACTCATATATGTTTTTCTTAATATATTATAAATGTTTGGAAAATATTCGTTTCGCAATCTTATAAAAATCTACAATAAAAACAAACCAGTATTTGATGCATATTTAAATCGTCACTCTGTTGAAGGATTTCGTGAAGAATTTGATGAAGATTCAGAGACTGTTGTATGTACCAAAGTAGAAAAAATGCCTATTTGGATTGTTATTTTATTTATAATTATACATTTAATTTTATTTGCATCTGCTGTCTATTTAATAATGATTAAATGGAAAATGATGCCAGAATGGGCTAAATCTGTTTCTATTATATGTTTAGTATTAAATCTTCCAGTTTTCAGCTTAATATTTGTTTATGCAAGTACAATGATCATAAAAGAAGAAAAATCTGTAGCTGTCTGATTTTTAGCTACACTTTATTTTTTCTTTAATTTTGTTAATTATAGTCACAGTAATAACACTAAAACCTATTAGACTAGCCCAATAAAATATATCAGATAATGTCCAATCGTAACCTGTATCCCAGTCTCCGAGGATATACTTGGTAATAGATCCTACTATTATAGGTATCATTACAATATTTGGAAAATTAGACTTATTTTCTACAAACGAAAACAGAATAGAGAGAATTATAACAACTAAAATTGTTTCCAGTATCATTGAATTTAGTACTTTATCAGAAAAATAATATTTTTCATCAAATATAATAAAATGGGTTGTTTTCCGAACCTCTTACTGAACAAAGTAAATGGTATATGGTCTTTAATTTTGCATTAATTGCTGTTTGAACTTACAGCTAAACTTTTTGATTTATTAGGAATAGAAACTGAACTAAATGGAAATCCTAACTGGCTAGGCCTTTTAATAGTAATTAGGTTATTGATATACCAAAAAGAAACTAATTTTTATACGATTGTATAAAAATTAAGAGTTGCAATTAGTGTGCATTCTATATGAATAAATTATAATTCATATTCTTCAAAATCACCATCTCTTCTTCAGAAAAATCATCTGTTTCTGAAGAAATTGGATCAGTTTCATAAAATTTGCATGCTAATTCTACAGCTGAGTGAACTGAACATTTAGTAATATTTATATAAGTTTGTGCAGCCATTTTAGTGATTTTCTTTTCCACTTCAAAATTTTCACACATATCTTCAACATCATCCTCCACTTTGCAATGATTCATAGGAGTCCATATTTTTACTGGTTTAAATATTATATCACCAAATATTTTGCTCTCAAGAGCACGTCTGGCACTCCACCTTTTCTTTGGATCAAAACAAAGTAAACAACTCAGCATAGTCCCAATCTTTCCTTTTTCGAACTTTTGAACCTGCTTATAAAGAAGATCCAAAGCGTCTTTATCTTTTTCAACGACAAGTTGTTTTCCAGTGAAAAGTTCATAAAAAACGACTCCTAAAGACCATACATCTGCTGGAAATCCGTACGGCTTTTTCGCAACGACTTCAGGAGCACGATATGTAACAGTAGCGATATTACCTGTATGAGTACCTTTGGTAGAGACTCCTGTAAAAACTTTAGATAAAGTAAAGTCTGTTAATACAGGATTTAGATTGTCATCCAAAAGTATATTTTCTGGTTTAATGTCGCGATGAATAATTCCATTTTCATGAAGAAAAACCACCGCTTCTAAAAGTTTCAGAGCAATGTGCTCACAATCTTTCTTTTCTAATATTTTTTTTGATAAAGCATCATGCAGATCTGTACTGTACTTTTTCATTATTATACCAACCGTTTGCTTTTCATCATCCATAACAACAAGGTCTTCCATTCTCATTAATGAATATTCTGGCTGGATATTTTTTAACATACTCAAAATCGATATTTCTCTAAGAGCACCTATATCTAAATCAGAAGATGATTTTTCAAACTTTTTAAAAGCAAAACAAGCACCATCGTCTCTTGTAACAGAATAAACTGTTCCGTACGTACCAGAACCTAATTGTGGTCCCATCTCATAGAACCTTCCAGACGTTGATTGCATTTTACATTAATTTTAAAAACATTCACATAAACTTCAATTTTTTTTTAAATCTAAAACTATTCATCGTCAAAAGTATAAATGTCGAAACGAATAATCTACTCAATTCGTATTCTAGAAAGTTGGATGATAGGAGTAGTCACCGCAATGTGCGTTCTATTGACAAAAGAAGATAAAAATGGTTCTTTTTATCGTTTTGGACCATCTTCAACTCTTGTGGTGCTAGGATTACCTATTGATACTGTTAAAATGTATATTGGAGTGCTTATTTATTGTTTTATAAATACATGCATTCGAAATTTGAACAATCAGATTATAACACCGTGGATTACAAACGTTGTTCATAATACAAGTGTTAGTAAATCTCAAATAAGTAGAGCAATCATCTATGAAATAGTAATTATTAATGTAATCTATACATGGGTTGATTGGTTTATATATATTAATTTATTATTGGCGCAAGTAGATATGGTGATTGTAGAAATTTGTACAGATTTGATAGTGACTGGGTTTGTAACACGTATGTATCTAAATACTCCAATAGATGATGGAATGTTATCAGTTCCATTTCTAAATATTCAATGATGATCTAATTATACAATCTTTAATATACGAAGCAAATAAAAAATGAACTAATTTTTCGTGGTGCGGAATGACTACATGTCGTCCGTTCTTCTTCCAAGTACACATTTCTAGACCGTTGTCTCGTAAATATTTCTCTATAAAAGTGTCCATTCACTTCTTTTTACAGAATAATAGGAATTTTAAAGATAATTTAGACTTTTTATTTTGAAACATGTGTAATTTTACTTATATATTTAAGTAAAATTATTAACCTTCTCGTAGTTTACATACAAATCGCTACCTTTTGGAATCATCACGTGGAAAGTATTTGAGTTTGCGTCTGGAGTCCTTGGTGTAACTGGGCTGTCTGGTATATTGTTATCTTCAAAAAAATTGATATACACATTTTTTCTTTTGACAGATTGTACTGATACACTATTTTGTGTAGTTTCAGGCATTTCTGGTGAATTATCGCATGGAGTCATGACAAGTTCGTAAATATCGGACAAATTATGAGTAAAATCGGTTGAATCTTCTTTTTTAAGATTTGACATTTCATGATTTTTTTTAATTTTCCTATTACAGCAGCAATCAATTGAAAAATTCATTCTTACAATAAGAAAAGATTATTTTATCATCTCTTTTTTATCAGAGTCTATCAATTCTTTGAATTTGCAAAAATCAGTTTTTTGGAGTCTTTTGTATTATATTAGTATATAATGATTCTTATCTTTTTAATAATAGGTTAGTATGGAGAAGTCATCTGTCGGCGAGACGAAGACACATTAGAAGTCTGTGTAGGCCTTTCAGGCAAAGTTAACGCGGCCTTTCTGCCAATATTTGATGAGTGTGCGCGATATGAAGTAACTGCATCACTGACATCTCGTGTAATACCAATCATCTCTCCCGGATCACAAGTGTATTGAGCACAACGTCCAACCCCCATTGCACCACCTACTGCAAAAGCATCTTGATTTGCACCAAGATACACAAATTTCCAATTGTGATTTTCTTCCATATCCTTGATCATGCTACGAATGTTGTCAGCTGAATAGTCGGTTGAACTATTTTCTAAACCGTCTGTAAGAATAATACAAACTACATTGTCAAAAGAATTCTTTTTCTTCTTGGTATCTATTGCATGGCCAATAGCATCGTATAGAGATGTCATATCTTTGGGTAAAAAATCGGAAAATTCTTTCACGTCCTTCAACGGCACATCATCAATTACTTTGACTACAGTACTGTTAAATTTCCAAAGAGAAAAAGTAGCACCATCATCACCCATTGCAACCTTTTGATCATTAATAAACTTATTTACAGCTTGTACAGGTTCTATTCCCATACTTGACATACTCCCAGACTCATCTAGAAGAAACAAAATATCTTGAATAACCTTTTCATCAGACGATTGTTCAGACATGTTTTTTAATTGTTAATACACATTGTATTGTTTAATTCAATTTTATTTTTTGACAAAAACTGAATTTCAAAAAGGCGGAAAGGCGTCTCCTTTGGATAAAAAGTGACTTTGTACAGAAGTAATTACTTGTTTTTCTTCGTGATAAGTTAAAACTGTATAGTTCTTATTTTCCATAGTTCCAAGTTCTACGCTCAAACCGCAATTCAGAGGAATTGGAGAGTGATAGTACCCACATCTCTTTCCATAACAGCTGACCGACAAGTTGTTCTATCTAAGACAAATTAACGTCTACATCTGCTTCTTACACGTTTACTTCTGGTAACTTTTTTTATTGGACTTCTTACACGTTTACTTCTGGTAACTTTTTTTATTGGACTTTTTCTTTTCCATATTTTTTTGAATAAATATCTTATACGTGGAAATTTTTTATTATATTTGAGACAGATTTCTCTTATTTGATTTGACCTATATTTACTTACTAAAATAAAAGGCTTTATTGTCTTGTCTTCATTTACTACTACATAAAAATACAATTTCATATAGTATAATATACATAGCTCTCTTGATATGACATGATTTATAGGAAAGCTTTCAGTTATTATTTTTTTTAAGATTGACGTTCTTGGTAATTTATTTATTATTTTTAAGTTGTCATCTGACAGGGCAAACATTTTTTTCACGGTGTCAAAAGTATATTCTTTTATATTTTTCATCTTTTTTTCGGCATATGTTGGAATACTATGTTTGGTACTCAAAACAATTCTGACCGGAAACACATCTTCTAATTCTATTTTTTTTGAATTATTTATGTACAGCTCTGGTTTGTCTATTATATAGCGTATAAAGACGTCATTTTTAAATAATGAATAAGGTTCCATTGCCATACTAAAATAATATTTAGTACATTTATAAAAACATCCAATTGTGTCGAAAAACCGACCCAGTATAATTTGCTTTTTATTTTCAAAAAAAAATTCGTCTGGCTTGCATGAATTAAACTCATTTTCACATTTTATATCAAGTTTTTGAATAGCATCTTTTGGGATTCTTTTAAATTTTTCTTTTGATGGATCAATCGCTTTTAATAATAAAAAAAGTTCATCGAAATATATTTTGTTACAACTTTTTGGGTTAAAATTGAATTTGTATTTGTTCATTTATAATATTATATTTTAATATACAAAAGGCTGAACGTTTTGAGTCAAACATAATAACTTATTTTTGTTGATAAACATATCTTCAATTCTGATTCCTCCTATTTTATAATATTTGAAAGGTATAGAAAATGGAATTGCTAATTTGTCAAAATATAAACCTGACAGAGTGCATTTACCTCTTAAGATAAAAGCAAGTAAATTTGCATCAGAAGAATGTGTAAAAAATCCAACTGCTTATAAAGATATTGTTATGAACGAGAGTTCTATCAGAGAATTAGAAACAAAACCCGGTTTGTTCAATAGAACAATGGCACAACTTAGAGGAAAAAAATGTGTAAGACCATTATTAGTAAAATCAGAATCAAATAGTGATTTGACTATAACGGAAGAATGGTTAATAAAAAATGCAAAGTTCTTAACGATAGAACATATATTAAGAGGACCAGAAGGATATGCTGATTACGCTTTATCTTATCCTTTAAATGATCGGCTTATCGAAGAAGATTATTCAAATCCTACATTTATAAAGTATAAGGATAGAACAGGTGATATAATAACAGATTATGGAGGAAAGATGTTGGCAAAGATGTTATTTGATTCAGTAAGAGAAAAGACATGTGAGTTAATAGAATCAAATAAAAATGTACCATTTCAATATGTAAGTATAGAAGATTCTATTTTTCAGGATCAGTTTATAAGTATTGTGATGGATAATATATAATATTGTCATTTTTATAATAAAATGACAATAACTTTGATTATTTGAACTAAATCGTAATTCCATTTGGAAAAGCACTCGCAACAAGAGCAATCATCTCTTCTGATAAGTGCGGTGCGTAATATCTCAATAAATCCTCATAAGAAGATATATGTTTATACATTTCAGCGGCAGAGATCATTTCTTCAAGATAGTGAGAAAATCTATCAGTTTCTACACGACAGGATGGACACGAAAGAAGAGATTTACTTCTCTTATTTATTTTAACTATACAACTTTCACATGTAATATGTGACTTATGGCACGGCCATTCAAGAACATTACCTTCAGTATAGCACACAGTGCACTCTCCTATAGAACCAACGAGAGATGAGCGAATATTTTCTAATATTTCTTCTTCAACAACGCGTTTTGATACTAAAATTAAAGACTCTATAGTAGATACTTCGTCTGAAAATGATATGTTAAAATTGTTTTCTTCAACTCGGCAGAGAAGACTATTTTTTATAAAATATTCAATATCTGCGTTTGGAGGACATTTTCCATCAGTCAATTCCGATTGCAGAAAATATAAAAAATACCAATCAAATTTAAGCAAACAAACGTCTTTGGCATACCTCTTCTTGTCTTTAATAGCTTCTTCTTGTAGACTGTTGAAAAACTTCTTATCTTCTTCATTTGAACTTGTCTTTAACGTTTTCCATAATTTTCCAAGCGTTATCATTACCTCAGAGTTAGTGGCGTTGTCGCCAATAGACTTTCTAACTTCCTCTCTCTTTTTAATACAAAAGAAAATATATGCGGACCTTGCTTTCTTTGGCTTTACCGAATACATGAATCTTTCATTCTATTAGAAAAAATTTCCTTAATATTCAAAATTTATTTAAAATACAAAAAGCCTGAGTAAAAAATAATACCATATTTTATTAGGTATTATTTTTGTAATAATGTTTTATTCCGTTTTTCGCTTTCTATATTGAGCATCTTGCGCATCATGATAGATCTTATACATTTGTTTCTTTTTCTCTTCTTCGTCATCCGGAATTTGAACGATCTCTTTAGAATTAATTTCGGTATTTTGAATTGGCATGATTTTTATTATGATAAACAAAAATAAACTAAAAAATCAAATTTATTTTTTTAAGGTCGGTGTGATAAACCACACTTTTTTGGTGTGGTTTATTCATAATATTTTTTATAATACTTTTTAATAAGGCTTGTAACGAGGCGCAAAACGCTTTTTACGAACAATCTTTAAACTCCCCATACAGTCCGACAAGTCCTTCTTATCTTCGAGCTCTTTGGCGAAATCGATCATAGACTTATGAAGTTGAAAATTCTCTTCGACATGATAGGCACTGAGGCAATCAGCTATATCATTTGGTGTTGGAATTTTTTCCACATTTCCAATGACACCACACTCTTTGCAAGTAGGAGGTGCGCCTTCATACTCTTCTTCAAGATCAGTTGAACAACATTCAAAGCAACGTAGGAAAGTCATCATTTCTACTTTACTTATAATAGTTATAGAAAAATTCAATTTTTAACGAAAATGATTGTTTTATCTTTTAGAGAATATATCTTGTCTGCAGATTGGACATAAAGCCCCACGTGATATTATTTTATATATACAATTATTACATAATGTGTGTGATGCGTGACATTTTAATTCTAAAACTTTTCCTTCTTCATAACACACGACACACTCACCTTCTGAGGTTTGACACTCGCAAATCCGATTCACGAGTTGCACTCCTTCTTGATCGTCAAAGTAATCAGGATATTCTGCTGTTTCAGTATCGTCCGCATTTATGAAAAATAATGGGTACATATCTATAAGCAAATCTCTCAACGCTTCTATGGATGGATTACGTATGCTTGCTTTAATTTCATCAAATATATGATAATCTGTGTAACATTTCGATGCATTCCTATCGTTATCAAACAAAAGACCATATCTACGAATTCCTGCACGTCTTGATAAATCAGATTGTATACTTAAACTCTCAAACTGATCAGTCATATTCTCTATATATTCAAAAATTTCAATATCATCTTCAGAAAATACTTCATCTGTCTCTTCGGCTTCATATTGAAAGATCCTCATACGATCTATATATTCAAGTGTTCTGCGGGCAAAATATCCAAAAACTTTTTCTTCTACACTCTCATAAAAATCTATAAAAAAGTGTTCTCGACTTGCTTGATAACGCCAATCTTCAATTCTCGATGATGATAGATTCTCTTTTGGAGGTGCACAAGATATGATATCGAGACACTTATCAAAAAATAAGACTCCATTCAAAGATGGATGAATTTCTGCTCCATAAACAACGCGTTTTTCGCGTCTTGAATGAAGTACTTGATAACGCCAATCTATTCGCTTTTTTGGAGGCGCAATGAGCAGATTCCCAGTGCCGCGAGACCAAATTTTTGGATCGTGACAAGATATGATATCAAGACACTTATCAAAAAGTATGACTCCGTTCAAAGATTGGTGAACTTCTGCTCCATAAAGAACTCGTTTTTCGCGTCTGAATTGAAGTACTTGAAAGAATGCTGTCTGAACATCTCTGTTTACGAATGACATTGTTAGATCTATTTTTTTTGTTAGAATATAAATTAAAAAATCAATTTTTTTAAAACCACACAGTTTTTGTGTGGTTTTATAACGTATTTTTCTTATTTAGTTTAGATAAATTCTACTCTAATTTTATTCTTTCCGGACTTTACCACAATCTCTAATGCTTGCACAGCAAGTTCTTTTTGCACGCGAATAACAACTTCTTCATCGTTAGGTGTAATTTCTTTCGCCTTATCAAGATTGACAGTTTTAACAGACTCTTTCATAATGGAACGCGTGGGCTTCGGTTTGAGATCGATTATTTCAGTACTAATAATATCTGAAATTTTGTTTTGTGAAAGTGTGTCTTCAATATTGATTTGAACACGTGGTTTATTCTTTTTCTTTACCTCAATCCACTCAGAGTCGCACAGATCAACTTGATCTTGAACTTCATCTTGAACTTCATCTTGAACTTCATCTTGAACTTCATCTTTGTCTTGTACTTCATCTTGTACTTCATCTTGAACTTGAACTGTTACCTTTACATCTTCGTGAATGGGCGAGAGAACTTCTGATTTCTTCTTCAGTAATTTCTTTACCTTTTTCTTAAAAGATCCGGTGTTGCGCACTCCAAACTTTTTCTTGTACTCTTTTTCCTTATTTTGACGCTCTTGTGCAGAGGCCGCCTCTTTTGCCAAAGTATTCGCAATCTCTTGATTTTCAATAATAAGTTGCTTTTCCTTCTCTTCTTTTTCCTTCAGCGCAGCAAGGTAAAAAGCCTGTATCTTGGAAATGGCCTGTAGTGCTTCAGCTTTTACACCAGAAGCCATAACACGAGCTTGTTTTTCATAATAATCTCGCATATCTGACATTGTGACATACTTTTGTTCACACGGCTTTTCTTGACCATGCCACTCACATTTGGCACAGTCGCAATGCTTTGGTGCCAATTGTATCGGAGCTGGCATAAAGATTTTCTTCTTTGTACAGTATTCGGAGTCGTAGTCTGAGTCGGAGTCGTAATCATCGTGAAAGTATTGCGTCATTGTTATCTGTCTTTTTTCAGAATACTTGAACTAAAAAATCATTTTTTTTAAATAAAATTACTGTTATTTTACTTAAAAAAATCTTTTAGTAAGTAAATTTGACACCAAATATTCACTTTCATTATGTGATCTCCAATTTCAATCTGTTCACCTAAATCCATATTACATGATGCTTGAACTTGAACAAATAGGGTCGTTAGGATTTTTATAAACTTTTTGCCATTGTTTAAAATATAGTTAGGATGGTATTAAATTATGCAATGTAAAGAGTAATCTGGCAGTTTCCGATAGCAGCTGCATTCACTCTAACTTCCACAAGGTTTCCTGCCAAAATTGTAGTAGTAGTTGATGCTAATGTAAGAGTCCTATTTGCAGTAGCGGTAAATTGACCAGCTGGTATAGTAGTAAGGGCCGCTGCGCCATTGATATGTATAGTAGCAGTTGCGCTTCCGGTACTTGTACTGGAGTATCCAGCAGCTGCAACGAGAATACCAGAAATCGGTGTAACAAACCCGTTCGCAACCGTATTAAGTGTGTTACCGAGTGTAGTACTTGCAAACAGAGCAGATGGCAAGTTGTATTGCAAAACCTGACCTGCTGTAGTAACATTCCCACCAAAACTTATTGCAAAACCGCTAGGAGTTGCCCATGACGGAATGGTACCTGTAGACCTCAATACGGATCCAGTAGCGCTATTAATTGCCAAGAATGAAGTAGTACCAATTGCGCTCTGATATGGAAGAGAACCAATAGCTCCACCAGCTAAACCAGTTGCGCTTAAAACCGTTGTTGACCATTGTGGCCCACTTCCACTACTTGTTAGAATCTGATTTGCTGTTCCCGTGGTTAAGAATGTGGTAGCACCAACTCCGCTCTGATACGGAAGAGAACCGGCCGCTCCACCAGCCAAACCAGTTGCACTTAAAACCGTCGTTGACCATCTTGGTGCAGTACCACTAGTTGTTAGAATCTGATTCGCTGTTCCTGTGGTTAAGAATGTGGTAGCACCAACTCCGCTCTGATATGGAAGAGAACCGGCCGCTCCACCAGCCAAACCAGTTGCACTTAAAACCGTCGTTGACCACTGTGGTGCACTACCTGTACTTGTTAAAATTTGATTAGCTGCTCCTATGTTTAAGAATGTGGTAGAACCAACTCCGTCCTGATATGGAATAGCTCCAACAGTTCCACTTGTCAAATCATTTGCTGACGAAGCAGTACCAGTTAAAGTAGAAGCAATAGCAGGAACAGTTAATGTATTGCTTGATGAATTATAGTAAAATACACTTTCAAATACTGGTGTATAAGCATTTGGTGTTGCAGCTCCGGCTGGAAGAAGCATAACAGGAAGATTTTCACTAATACCTGATGCATTTTCTATACTGATAGTTGTTGCTCTAGAAGCAGTGCCTGTTAAAGTAGTAGCTGTAATAGTTCCTCCACAAGAGATAGTAGGAACAGTTAATGTATTTGTAAATGGATTATAATTAAATCCACTTATAAATACTGGTGTATAAGGATTTCCTGTAGCTGCACCATTTGGAAGAAGCATAATAGGACAACCTAAATTAGTACCAGGTGCATTGTTTACAGTAATAGTAGTTGCTCTAGAAGCAGTGCCTGTTAAATTAGGAACTGTAATGTTTGTTGTAGCGTCAATATTACCAACATATAATATATTGTTAAATGAATCATATGCAAATGCAGCTTCAAATTGTGGTGTATAATAACTTCCTGCAGCTGCATTATTTGGAATCATTATAATAGGAAGAGTGGCCGAAGCATTACTTGTATTTGCCACGACGATAGTCGTTGCTTTAGAAGCAATACCCGTTAAATTAGGAACTGTAATATTTGTTGTAGTAATAATATTACCAACATTTAATGTATCGAGGAATGCATTATACGAAAAATTGCTTTCAAATTGTGGTGTATAAGAAAATCCTGCAGCTGCACCATTTGGAAGCAACATAATCGGTTGATTCACGCTAGAACCTCCTACATTTGCTACTTTAACAGTAACTCCAGTACCATCTGGTCCGGTAGGTCCTACAGCACCTTGTAATAATAGAGCTGACAATCTTACACTTGTGTAGTTATAAACATCAGTTGCACCAAAATTAGGATCAGATATTTGCTTTGTTTTTATTGTTACAATCTGATTTGTCGTGAGAGAAACTGTATAAGATCCAGACATTGTTAAAGCAGTACCGTAAGCGCTGGTACCACCACCTTTATATCCTGATATATTCTCAGTTTCATCATCTTCTACATTATCAACCGCAAATTTGTTATAAATTGTGTAGTCATATGGAGAAGGAGATGGTTTTGGATTTGCAACTGTATATGAATAATTAAATAAATATGTAGAAGTTTTTAATACCTGAATACCTGGTCCTACAGGTCCTCCAACACCAGTTGCAGGTGTTGCTATACCAAATGTACCTGTATCGGTATTTACTACTGCTGTTGAAATAGGTATTGTCTCGTATGTTGTTGTTCCACTGGATGTATACATACCTGTTGCACCAGTTGGCGTTGCAGATATTGTACTTAAAACACCAGTCGTAAAATAAGGACCTGTAGGACCTATAGGGCCTGTTGGGCCTGTTCTACCGGTAGGTCCGGTAGGTCCGGTAGGTCCTATAGGTCCGGTAGGTCCGGTAGGTCCTGTACGTCCTGTTGCACCTGTATTAGACGCAGTACCTGGTATTCCTTGAGGACCGGTAGGACCGGTAGGTCCGGTAGGTCCGGTACGTCCTGTTGCACCTGTATTAGACGCAGTACCTGGTATTCCTTGAGGTCCAGTAGGACCGGTAGGTCCGGTAGGTCCGGTACGTCCTGTTGCACCTGTATTAGACGCAGTACCTGGTATTCCTTGAGGTCCCGTAGGACCCGTAGGACCAGTATCACCTGTAGGACCAGTAGGTCCGGTATTACCTGTAGGACCAGTATTACCTGTAGGACCAGTATTACCTGTAGGACCAGTATTTCCTGTAGGACCTGTAGGTCCAGTATTACCAGTAGGTCCAGTATTACCTGTAGGACCAGTATCACCAGTAGGTCCAGTATTACCTGTAGGACCAGTATTACCAGTAGGTCCAGTAGGACCCGTAGGACCAGTATCACCTGTAGGACCAGTATTACCTGTAGGACCAGTATCACCTGTAGGACCAGTATTACCTGTAGGACCAGTATTACCTGTAGGACCAGTATTACCTGTAGGACCCGTATTACCTGTAGGACCAGTATCACCTGTAGGACCAGTATTACCTGTAGGACCAGTATTACCTGTAGGACCAGTATTACCTGTAGGACCCGTATTACCTGTAGGACCCGTATTACCTGTAGGTCCAGTATTACCAGTAGGTCCAGTATTACCTGTAGGACCAGTATCACCAGTAGGTCCAGTATTACCTGTAGGACCAGTATCACCAGTAGGTCCAGTATTACCTGTAGGACCAGTATTACCAGTAGGTCCAGTATTACCAGTAGGTCCAGTATTACCTGTAGGACCTGTAGTGCCGGTAGCACCTGTAGGACCACTAGCACCTTGTGGTCCCGTAGGGCCAATTGCAGCAAAAGATGTGTGAATATGTGAATAATTATTAGGTGTTTGAAAATATGTTTCTGCTGTGTGCGTACTCGAATTATCATTCTTAGAAGTTACTATAATAACTAGCATATCGTATTGTATTAATTGAATTACACTACTAATATACATTGTCAATGTGATTTTTTGTATTGTAGTGTGATCAGTCAATGAAACTAAATCAGAACCAGCTGGAACTAAATTATCATATGATGTCGGATTAGATGTAAGTCTTCCTAATAAGAAAAATCGCAAACCTATATGATTAATATCAGAATTACTATTTGCTTTAGCGTAAATATTCATATCCCATGTTCCAGGAGTTATATAATTTGGATAACCATGTAAATCACTAATGTAAACACCATATTGTCCAACCACTACATCATTTGTATTTGCTTGAGTGCTGTATCTAATAGTTATTTGAGGAAGTGATAAATTTGGTGTTAATGCAAGAAGACTCATATCTGTTCCAGGAGGATTTGGAATAGAACTGGGTGTACCACTTGGACCAACAGTATATGTAATACTTAATGGATTTTGAACTGGACCAATTATACTTGTTAATGAAGCAACAGATATATTAGAATTCGTCGGATCTGTATTATCGCTAAAATTCATGTATAAAACCAATCCACCTGCGGAACCGGGAGTTCCAGCCTGTCCGGTAGGACCTGTATTACCTGTAGGACCTGTATGACCTGTAGGACCTGTATTACCGGTAGGTCCCGTATTACCGGTAGGTCCCGTATTACCTGTAGGTCCCGTGTTACCGGTAGGTCCCGTATTACCTGTAGGTCCCATATTTCCAATTGGCCCATCTCTTCCTGTAGGTCCTACATCTCCTTTAGGTCCTAATGGACCGATTGGTCCTATATCTCCAGTTGGGCCGGTTGGGCCGGTTGCGCCTGTATTAGACGCAGTGCCAGCAGGACCTATAGGTCCGATAGGACCTGATGGTCCCATTGGCCCATCTCTTCCCGTAGGTCCAATATCACCTTTAGGACCAGTAGCTCCTGTACTGGTCGCAGTACCTGGAATTCCTTGAGGTCCAGTTGGACCCGTAGGACCAGTAGGTCCGATAAGACCTATATCACCTGTAGGACCAGTGGGACCTGTATTACCAGTAGGACCTGTATTACCTGTAGGACCTGTATTACCAGTAGGACCTGTATTACCTGTAGGACCTGTATTACCAGTAGGACCTGTATTACCTGTAGGACCTGTATTACCTGTAGGACCTGTATTACCTGTAGGACCTGTATCACCTGTAGGACCTGTATTACCTGTAGGACCTGTATTACCTGTAGGACCTGTATTACCTGTAGGACCTGTATCACCTGTAGGACCTGTAGGACCTGTATTACCTGTAGAACCGGTAGGACCAGTATTACCTGTAGGACCAGTAGGTCCGGTATTACCTGTAGGCCCAGTATTACCGGTAGGTCCCGTATTACCAGTAGGTCCCGTATTACCGGTAGGTCCCGTATTACCGGTAGGTCCCGTATTACCGGTAGGTCCCGTATCACCAGTAGGTCCCGTATTACCAGTAGGTCCCGTATTACCGGTAGGTCCCGTATTACCGGTAGGTCCCGTATCACCGGTAGGACCAGTAGGACCAGTAGGACCAGTAGGTCCCGTATTACCAGTAGGACCAGTAGGTCCCGTATTACCTGTAGGACCAGTATTACCTGTAGGACCAGTATTACCTGTAGGACCAGTATTACCCGTATCACCAGTAGGACCAGTATTACCTGTAGGACCAGTATCACCTGTAGGTCCGGTAGGACCCGTAGGACCCGTATTACCTGTAGGTCCAGTATTACCTGTAGGACCAGTAGGTCCGGTATTACCTGTAGGACCAGTATTACCTGTAGGACCAGTATTACCTGTAGGTCCAGTATTTCCTGTAGGACCAGTATTTCCTGTAGGACCAGTAGGTCCGGTATTACCTGTAGAACCAGTATTACCTGTAGGACCAGTATTACCTGTAGGGCCAGTATGACCGGTAGGACCAGTATTACCTGTAGGACCAGTATTACCTGTAGGGCCAGTATTACCAGTAGGACCAGTATTTCCTGTAGGACCAGTAGGTCCGGTATTACCTGTAGGACCCGTATTACCAGTAGGACCTGTATTACCAGTAGGACCTGTATTACCAGTAGGACCTGTATTACCAGTAGGACCTGTATGACCAGTAGGACCTGTATGACCAGTAGGACCTGTATGACCAGTAGGACCTGTATGACCAGTAGGACCTGTATGACCTGTATGACCTGTAGGACCTGTAGGACCTGTAGGACCAATATCACCTGTATGACCTGTAGGACCTGTAGGTCCAGTATTTCCAATTGGACCATCTCTTCCTGTAGGTCCTATGTCTCCTTTAAGACCAGTTGGACCGGTTGGCCCTATATCTCCAGATTGGCCAGTTGGGCCGGTTGCACCTGTATTAGATGCAGTACCTGCAGGCCCTGGAGGACCTGATGGACCGGTTGGACCAATAGGACCTTCTCTTCCTGTAGGTCCAATATCTCCTTTAGGACCAGTAGCTCCTGTACTGGTAGCAGTACCTGGAACTCCTTGAGGTCCAGTTGGACCTGTAACACCCGCATGTCCGGTTGGACCAGTTGAACCAGTAAATCCGGTTGCCAATTGAGGCTTCATTACCAACATTTGGTTTATTTCATCATACGTTAAGACGCTCCCATCTGGAGCGCCAGTTATACTAGAAACTGGTATATTTTTTATTCTAGAAGAATTATATATACAATAATCATTTGTTGGCATAAAAGTTAAAAGTTGAGCAGATTCACGCCTTATTTTTTGTTCAGGTTTCGGCATTTATTAAATAGAAAAATATTATAATTGTTATTAATACTTTTATATCAATTATTTTACAAAGTATATAAATAAAAACAAGTATAGTTTACATTTATAATCTTTATCCTTATTTGTACTCTTTTTAAGAAAGGTTCGAAAATATTCTAAAAAATAACATATTCTAAATAAATGGAAGATTATACAAAAATTCAAGTTTCAGCAAAAACATATTGGGGTTTTAGCATTTATATACCAAACAAAAAACTCTCTTTAATGAACGAGAATGAAATTGTAGAAGAGATTAAGAATAAAATGATAACTTTCTTTAAGAATCACAACCTAGAAGAGTTGAAAGAAGGTGTTAATAATTTAAATCTACATATTCATGAACCAATCTCTTTTGGACAGACAATTTATGTTTGTGATCATGTATAACATACATAAATGCTTATTTTACTATTTTAAAAACAACTTTTAATAGATTAAATGTCTTTTTCTATAAGAAATACATATCAAACTCCTACAGTAAATTATTTATCTTCCGAAAGTTCTTCTGTTTCAAATCCTAAAGTAATTTTTGAAGAAAAAATACCCATTACATCAAATGAAAGTGTTTTAAAGTTTGATATGACTACAAATTCATGGGTTTGGCGTGAAATGAATGATATTAGTATTTCTTGTTCTATAGGACCATCTGGTAGCTTGATAAATACACAGAATATCGAGGTGGTTGTAAATCTTTCGAATATTGTAGAGAATCAGACTACTGATAACATTCAATCAAAAAAAGTAGAAATAAATAACAACAGAAAAAATAAAAAACGTCAGCAAAAAAAGAAATGATAAATCTTTTATATTAGTGTTTTCAATAATATTTATTGAAAACAATGTTAAATCCTTGGTGGCATATCTTTAAATTTAGAGAATGATATGATGCCTCCTTGTTTTGGTATATTACAAGCCATACTACTTGGTTTATGTATAATATGACTTGTGTGTTCTTTTACCAACACTCCGTCCTTATTGCTGTAAACAACTGTTCTAATATCATATTTGTGTAATAGTGCTACACATCGAGAACAAGGTTTTGACATTATTAGGTGTTCTTGCGTGCTATCAAATCTTAAAACTACCATTGTAAGATGATGATTTTTTCGTTGTTTTTGGTTCCGTAGCATTCGAAGAGCATTATGCTCTGCATGCATATGTGTCGAGTTAGGCATCCATTGTCCCAAAGATTTGTTACCTTTAAAAATATTCGCAAAATGAAGACAAGTTGTATCATATCTAATAGATGGATATATATTTGGAATACTGTAGTGTATATGTCTTAAAATTGTCATTGCATATAATTAAGAATATATTTATTTAGACCAAATAAGTAACTGTATTTAATTACGTATAAAAGCGTGAAAAACGGTAAAACTAATTAAACCAACAATCACGTCTAATAATAGAAACATCCATGCTTTTTTATCTCCACGAATGGCATAAATAGCAAATAAAAGATATAAAATACCGTGAACAGGTCTCAAATTATTCCACCATATATTAGCACCAAAAGTCTCTGGACCTGTCTTTCTTTTACCAGAAAAAAATAAATAGAAAAATACAGTCGCTGGTAACAATGCTAATACTCCCATAGCCAATAGTAGACTTTTATTTGCCTTTTTAGCTAAAAAAGCAAATGTGAACCTTATGCCAATACATCCGAACAAAAATAATGCAAAACGTTTTTGCAAATCATTCATTTATTATATAAATATCATATTATTTACCATAATTTCACATAATATACATTTTGCATAAAGGTTTATTAAGTAAACCATAAGATTTATAAATTTCTCTATAACAATAAATGAGTTTTATTAAGACAAAATTAACAGTTAAAGACAAGGAAATCCTTTCTGAAATATACGATGATCTTGAAGAAATTATCTTACCTACAAGTTATTCAAGTAAAGGAGTAAAAGGACATCATCACTGTGTAAAAACAGGTACTACAGATCAAAAAGATGCTAGACAGGTTTGTTTTGGAAAAGTAAAATATAAAGGTACAATTCAAGAAAGCAGTTATTCAAAAAAATATCCACATATGTTATATTTATTCAAAAAATTCATAAATTCACATTATCCATCCTTCAAATTTAGGAGTGTATACGTAAATAAAAATACAGTATGTAAAAAACATTTGGACTCTAAAAATGTGGGCGAGTCCTTATTGGTTGGATTTGGTAAATACACTGGTGGTCAAACAATATTGTATACGCAAAGCGATGATAAACCAAAATCTTTTCATATCAAGACTAATTCTTTAATATTTAATGGATCTGAAATACCTCATAAATCAGAACCTTTTAAAGGTACTCGGTACAGCTTAGTTTTTTTCCAATAGATTCTTAAAAAAAACAACACAATATTTTTGTGTTGTTTTTGCAATAATATTATATTAACTCCTATTTCCATGTTTCTAGACGTAACTTGTTGTCTTCTCTGCGTTCTAGAAAACCATGTTTTACAAGATATGTCATCATCATATGATGATGTACTGTTTTATTCTTGAAACCACAAAGACCTGTGATTTCAAGCCATTCACCCGCACGTTTAAACTCGTTTGCGTTGCCAGATGCAATATAATCTGTAAGTTTTCTTTTCAAACGATTAATATTAGTTTCTCCTAAGAGTTTTTCATTTTTGTCTACATCCCCAATTGTTACATCAACCATAGTCTCGATATTATATTGTTGGACAGCCCATCCTCCATCATCTCCTTCAACACGATTTTTTTTTTGTATTTTGAATCCCTTGTTCACATTTCCGCAACAAAGAGAAGTCTTTGGTATTTTTTCCTTGCTCCAAACCTCCTCCGTTACTTGAATGTGTGTAAGAACTTCAAGATTCGTTTTTAGTCTCAAATCGATTAATCTCTCGATTTGCTCATCCTGCATCATGTCACCTCTAACCAGATTATCAATAACTTTTGACGGTGCGTATTCGACTAATGGAATTGAATCGGGACGATCATGAAGAAGACGCTGCGCTTGAATCATATCTGGTACGTTAGAACCACCTCCGTAGTATTGATGTGTTAGATGCCAATTTCCATCTGTACTAACATAACTTCTTGATCTTCCAGAAAAGTCACCTGACTTGATTACAATGTGTGAGAACTTTTTAGCCCCTCCGTTTTCAATAAACCACTGGAGTAGTTGAGGAATAATGATGCGCTTTCCAAATAAAAATTCACCAGTTCCTTTTGTATCTCTTATTTTGACTTTACCAATCTCTATAGTCTTGGTTTTTAAAACATTAGAGTAAAGGTATAATCCTTTATCGCATTCCATTATTACCGTCCAAACGATCGAATATACCTTATCTGTTCTAAATAGATCATAAAACATCTTATGGTGCGCTATTAAAGTTTTTGTTTTATGCATCACTATAACAGGGTGTTCGATTACACAATTGTATCTTTTTTTACTAAAAATTGGAGTCTCCATTAGTTCCTCGTATACTTGTACAATGTTTGGATCTTCATCAAAGATGCTTATATCTATATTCCATTTTTCTATTTTATGAGCTAATTCAATAAACTGTACACCATCACGAATACCCTTATATGTTGGTGGAGGTCGAATATAGATAATATTAGAGTTGGTGAGATCTTGATTACCACATAGTATATCCCAGACGGTTGCGCTAATCTCGTATGTATGTCTGCATTTTTGACGAAGAATTGCATATTCACCAGCTTTATGCTTTTGAGGTGCTGGATCTTTAACTTCCGAGTATGCAATGGCATCTGCCTCATCTGTGAGCATAACAAGATTTGGATTAAGAATGCCTTCTTCTTCCAATTCTTCTAGAGCCATATTAAGACATTTTAGTTGCGTTCCGTTAGCAATAGCTATTACCATTTTCATATTTTTTCCTTTCAACGCTTCTTTTATATTTTTGGAATGACTTAGTTTAAATAGATCTATACCATTCTCGTCTACACCTAAATTATTTAGAGACATTTCTACAGCGTCTACGATTCCTATAGTTCGGTATACTATTTGCTCAGGAAAGTTGTTATAATACTTTTTCATTTCTTTTAAGTGTTCTCCTGCAAAACGTTCCAACTTGGCTTTCATGTGTTCAGCGTCTTGTGTAAAATTTCTAACTATAAATATTACAGGTTTTTCTAACAAAAGTTGCATCAACGCAACACCAAACGAAAATCCGCTTTTTCCTGCCTGAGGCTTTCCTGCCAATAAGCATGTAGTGTCGTGTAGATTAACTTTTCGAAAATCGGGAAATTTTTCAATAAGCCAATTGTATGTGTATAAAGTGTACAGGTCTTTGAATTTTGATCCTAACATTCTGTAAATTGTTGCCTTTGTATCTTTGTTTTCAAAGGTATCTTGAGCGTCGTAGAATACTTCACTTGTGTCATCATCGGAAATGGAATCATCTTCTATTATAATAGTTTGAGAAACGTTGATAGGCATTCTGATTTTTAGTTAAGAAATAAGATGTAGAAATCAATTTTATTTTCTATTATTTTTTCAAAGACAACTTAGATTATTGATTTGTATATCAGTTTCCTACACGTGGCAATTCATAATATTTTGGTATATTATAAATGATTAGTTTTCTAATACTTTTACACGTGGCAAGACTTTTTGAATGAGAGCAATCTCTCTTTGTAAATAGTATCTAATCTAAAATCATCATTATCACATATTTCTAGTTGTTTAACAATATTAAAAATCCACATAAATTATGTTTACAAATCTCTTATGTTTCCATTTTATTATACAATTATAAATTATTAATTTATAATTGTATAAAATAAATGAAGCAAAAATGGAAAAAAATTTACAGTTCTAGTGACACAATTGTATGGTTAAACTCTACAAACAATGAAATAAAAATATGCTATTTAACTTACAAAGATGAAAAAACACCTTTACCTAAAGGTTGGAAGAGATGGTTTAGCAGTACTTACCAATTATTTTATTATACATACAATGATAATAACGGTCGTAAACAAATAAAATGGAAAAGTCCATCTAAGTTTAATCAGCAAGACTATTCTCCAAAAAAAGATGAAAGAACATTCGATTTAGATTTGGAAGATTTGGAAGATGATTTGAAAAGAATATATGATATAGCAGACGGCAACATTAATTTAAAATGGCATGGAAATACCATACCATGTACTCTTGAAAAGGATACAATTGGATATGCAACAACTATTACAATAATAGGAAAAGATCAAAAAGATAAATATAATAATTGTCTAACTTTTTCAGTTGTTAAAAAAGAACAAATTGCATACATAGAACTTCTCAGTGTTTTCAAAAATAATTGTCCTGGACCAGAAAATGTCAAAGGTTCATTTTTTTTAGGTTTGGTTGATGAAATATGCAGGCGGTTAGAAATGAAAACATTACAACTAGATGATCAATCTATTATTACATCTAAAGAGGGTGTGGAAGTAGGTTTGGAATTTCTAAGTTTGATGAAATATGGACTTTCTTGGTATGAAAGACACGGATTTGTTTATAAAAATCAAAGGAGAAAAGATATTCTAATTCAGACTGGTAAGACACCTATTAGCAAAATAAAAAAGTATCTTACAGATAACATCGGTGAAATAGCAAACCGTGAAATCCATAATACACTGCGTATTATAGCCGAATACGAAAAAGATGAGAAAAACCCCGATTCATTATCAGGTTTTCTTACTTATGTATGGAATAAGAATAATTCAAATAACTTTCTGGAATATAAAGACAGTTTGTCTGTTTTATATCCTCCTAGACCATATAAATATAAAATTCCTGAAGATATATTACCGGCTTTTCCTACTATACATCCGACTATGATAAAAGTATTTAGTATGTAAGCATTTCTTTCTCAATAAAAGCATTAGAGTGCAAAAGCAAGTGGGTACTTGAAGTGATGATGACTGGTAAAGTAGATATTACAAATACAAAAAGATATAGAGAATTGCAAATATAAGGACGAGAATGGAAACGTTGTATCTGATCCTGAAATGACAAAAATAACGAAGCGCTTATTTTCCGCCATTAAGGAGAGAAATGAAGAGTTGATAAACGAGTATTCTGCTGAATTACAAGCCAAATGGAAATCTATGAATGCATCAGGTAATCCTGACATGGATCAAGAAGAAAGTGAACATTTTGCTAGTAAAACAAACGAGGCACTTGAAATTGCAATGGATATTTTGTCTCAAAAGAGACAGACAAGTGAGATGGCAAATGGTATGAGACCTGATTTGTTTTATGGGTTTGTAAGAGAGCTAGCAGCAGGTTGCTATAGATCCGAAAAGTGTTAAAATAATATTCGACAGAGTATTATTTTATACTAGATTATTCATTTTTTATCGTATATAAAACGTATTTTTAAACAAACGAGAAATTAAAGAATGGTTGTGGAATAGTCTTCATATCTATACAATGTGGGTATCCTCCGTCTTTATTAGTTTTATTCAATCCGGTCTCTGCAATTTGTTTAAAATCAAGTTTTTTCTCGAGGAAATTTCGAAATCTTACAGCATGAGTATCTCCTGTATATATGATAACGTTCGTCGCTTTTGCAGGTTGATCAGTTGCTCCAGTATAAGCCTTTTCTTCCATTTTTGTAAGATCAAAAACTTTAAACAAGCGTGAAAGAAGATATACGTCTGTAACTATTCCATTTAGATTAGTAAAAGATTTATAGATGTAGTAAAAAGAATCTTCAAATTCTTTAGGACTAGGATAATCTTTATCACTGGGTTTTATAACTCGCAAAACGATTGGACAATGCGTTCTCCACAACAACTTATATGTATTCATATATTTTCTATTTTCTTCTTGTAGAAATTCAATGATAAACTTTCTAATCTCCTTATCCTCCACTTTACCTAATTCTTTATTTGTATATTTATTGTTAATCACCTGTGATATCAAATAACCATATATTGTCATGTCGTCAGAACTACCAAGCCTTTCAAACATCTCCACGTATTCCTGCTTATTTTCTAATAGTTTTTTATATGCAAAATGTATGGAATCAGCGTAAAAAGTTTCATAAATTTTTTGAACTTCAATCCTGAAAGAAGATATAATATTAGCACCCTTAAAAGCACTATCTTTATCATTATACCTAGCATCAAAATAATGTACTCTAAAAAGACTACACTTTTTTGCTGAACGTGTTGTGTAGTTGATACACTCTTTAAAATATTCAAATAGTTTAGACATTCGATAATTTTTAACTTTACCAGTATAAGGTTGAAAATCGGGATGATACCCTTTCGATTTCATTTCTGTTGCTGGAACTTCTATTAAAAAGTCAATAAAAGAATCTGTAGTGATACCTAGCTGTTTAAAGAAGTATTCAACTGACATTAATTTAGAATTTGGACGATCCCACTGTTCTCTATTGTCTTCTAGTTCTTTGCCTTTTTGAAATAGATGACAGTCCATCACGTCTGTATGAGCTTCTCCAAAGATATATATTATTTTTTTATGTGTATTACTCCAATGAACTGTTAAATTAGCGGGACCTCCTATAAAAAGAGGCTCTGGCTTTTTGACATCTGGAGAATAATGATTATATATAAGATTAATCAAAACATTCTTACCTTTACCACTGTCTTTATGAATACTACATATTTTCATAAATTCTTCAGCAATCAATTCATTACCAAGGTTATCAATCACGTTAGTATTATAAGTATCAGTAAGTTCTTTACATAGTTTTTCCATTTTACTTATAATACTATAATTTAAAATTTATAATATACTTTATTTTGGCTTAACTTTATCTGAAGCCCCACAAGTTTGATCTCCTTCATCACAATAATCAAGCTCGTTTAACCAAAAATGCATGTAAGAACACATATCGTTCTTTGTTAAATCAGACCAGAATAGTATTCTTCTTAGCTCATCATCAGTAGCATCTTCAGGTATTTTTATAGTCGGAAGATATTTCTTAATTTTTTCCGATGATTTAATGTCACTCATCAAATCTTCTCTGTTCTTTCCTAAAAATTCCTTAGACTTATTTATCATTTTTATCATACTACTATCACGACCCTCTGGTACTTTATCGTGCATTTCAGCTTGAATTTTCTTAATATCTTCTGGTTTTGGAAAAGGCAATTTAAATACATTAATAGCTAGAGGTATTAAAACATTGTGATTGTAAGAAGTACTACATACCTTACCTGATGTTTGTTTATGACCTTTCACAACTTCTCCCGTTTTTGGTGGTATACGACGGAGACAAAAAAGTTTATTTGTGTCGTTATATAAACCGTAATATCCATACGGGCTATTTTCTAAAAATGTCTTTCGATCAATCTTTAATTTATCTGCAACATCATAGTATTCATCTTCACAATCTTTCCAAATACCATCCTTTGGATCAAAACACCGAAGAGTATCATCTAGATGCTTTGAAATCGTCACACCATCTAGTTGAAACCAACTATTTTTAAAGTATTTAAGAATGAGCTTACAGATTTTTATTTCATTATTATCAGGATCATCAGGTCCTATATGGATTTTTTGTATACTAGTCTCTATAAATTGTTCTTGAATTTTATTAGGCAGACGAACCATAATTTTACGAACGTCTTCCAAATTCTTAGATTCTTTGATTAGATTAATAATAGAAGGTATAGACTCTATATATAGTGTATTTATTACTTCATCAAAAGAAGTTTGTGTTTTTGCGTGAAAATTTTCAGTGTAGTATTCGGTTGATGAAGCAGAAAGACTGTCTGATAGAAAGAAAATATTATTATTCTCTTTCAAGTATGATACAAAACCATATTTATTTATTATAGGTCTACTTTCATTAATAATAAGACGTAATGCAGACAAAACTTCAAAACTTGAAAAATCCTTAAAATGAACATTAGTAAGTGTATCAAAATCAATCTTAAAATTCTTACGAAACAAGTCGATTATATCATCAATAATTATTTTGTTATTAGACACGTCATACTGAGCATAGAATGATGAATAGTCCAATTCATCTGGGGGTTGACCTGAAACACCGTCACATACATATTTACAGTCCATATAGTCACATTCTCTTTTACCATCTAAACCAGTAACAAAATTACGTTTGTAAAAGAGAGAGCAATCCCAAGCAGACTCTTTCATGATACGCTCAACGCGTTTTATAGAAACATCCTTATCCTCAGAAGTTTTATACATAGTAAAATCAATGCTCGCAACTCCGTTTTTTGGAATAGATACACGCTGATAGATAGCTACCTTGGGATCAACTCCTTCTTGAATTAAATCTTTGTGTGAACCAAGACGATGACCACGAGCGATCACTTGAGAAGTTTCGCTATAATTAAACCAAGGAGTGTGAATATCTATGATTTGAACGTTTTTAAATGTAAAACCTTCTGATATTTTACGTGACCCAATTATTACATTAATTATTTTACCTGTCATATTATCTGGTTGATTAAATCTATTAACTAGCATTCCAATCTGTTTATCTGTAGATGTTTGACTTGTCAAAGTTGCATATCTAGCTTTTTCAGAATTTTCAGCCTCTGCACCATTTGCTTTTGAAAATTCGAATAATTCTAAAATCAATCCAAATAATATCAGACCAGAACCAGTAACAAATTCATTGTAAACAAAAACAGATTTACCGTCTCTTTGAGCATCAAGAATAGTCTTAATCGATTCAGCGTATTTACTGCTAAATTTTCGTAACCTTTGTAGTGATTCTTCTTTGGAAGTACCTAGAATTTCTTTTTTCAAAGATTCGGATAAAGAAAAAGCATGTTTAACCTTTTCACTCTTTTCTTCTATAAGAGATTTTACAACTGTCTTGGTAACGTATTTCGCAAATCCCTCTTTACCAATAGAACCGTCTGGAAAAACAAAAAGGGAAGCTTGACGTGAATCTGCCCAAACACCTTTATTTTCTTCTCTATCGTCTGTGTAGGCTTTTTTATAACGTTCAGATTGAAAATCACTCATATTATCCTCATACACAATCATATGGTCTAGTTTATCGCTTGTACGACCATTACTTTGAAAAACTTTTTCAACAGTAGACCTCATAGATTTCAAATAAGATACTCGCCCTTTGAAAGCCTTCTTAAGAGTATCCACGTGTGAAGTTTTTACTATGAAAGTATTATCCTTTTCATCAAAAAATTCTGTTATAAATGCAGGACCAGTCGGAAGTTGTTTATCATCCGGTAATATAAGATTCATCACAGATGCTATCTCATCAACGCCATCTTTCATTGGAGTTCCGGACATTAGTAAAATTTTACAATCTTTCACAGCGTGTAAGAATCGGTAAAATTCCTTATATATGTTCAAATTAGTTTTATTTCCATTCTCTTCTTCAACTTGTGCCCTCATACGAAGATTATGAACTTCGTCTATGATAATAACACTATTATTAAATTTCTCGGACTCACACCATTTAGAAAGGTCATCTTTTGTTGTATATCTTTTAATTTTTTGAGCAAAAGTCTCAAACGTATTGGTCATATAATAATCTTTGATAGCTTTTCTAGTTCTGTGAACTTTTTCCAAATCGGTACGATCATTATAATCTTCAGGTATATAGCGTCCATCAGTACATTTAAAAACCAATTCGTTGATGAAATTATTTACAAGAGCATCTCCTTTAGCCAAATAAAGTACCCCTTGAAATTTTCCCTCTTTCCTAATCTGTTCAACCGCTCCAATAGCCGTACAGGTTTTCCCTGATCCCATCTCATGTAAAAGCAAAAGCTCATCATATAGTGTGTTAGATGAAAAAAATCTAGAAATAAGTTTTTGATGATTCATAAGAGAACCAGCCTCTTCTGGTACTTTTTCCACTTCTTCTAAACGAATGTCGTAAAATTCTTTCTTTTTATAAACGGATTCGTAAAAATCTTCTTTGTACGGATTTAAAGTATCTTCATCAAACTGGTCGATGTTCGGATATTTGATAAGAAAGTTGGTAATGTCTAGTTCCATTTTTCTATTTACCAATATATATTTTAGGTATGAATTTTTATACGTATATCACTTAACGTATAAAAATTAATCAGAATCTTCATCTGATTCTTCTTCAGAATCTTTGTCAGAATCTTTGTCAGAATCTTCGTCAGAATCTTTGTCAGAATCTTCGTCAGAATCTTCGTCAGAATTACTACTTGAATCTGTATTTTGATATTCCTTCGGAAGATACTTTACCAGATCATTAAATTCTTTAAAAACCTTTTCGGGATTAACTAAAAAGGTATTTATCTTACGAATAATTGGATCTGATTGATCAAATTCTCGTTGAATAGAATTTCCAGGTAGTAATTTACCTAAAATTTCGTATTCATTTTTATTAATACAAAGAATCATGATTGATTTCCTTCCTTTTAGGTTGTCTACAGTCTGAGGAGATAAATATGGCATTCTATTTTTCTTACTAATCATGTATATATCACAATTAAATTGCTTTGAAATAGCAGAGATAGTAGAAGCATCTATATCCTCAACCAAATTATCTGAACAAGCTACAAAACTTTTAAAAGCCTCTTCCTCTGCTTCTTTCAAAACCGCTGTTACAAATTTGCGTACCAACTCACGAATACGTTCTGATTTATCTTTAGGAAGAGATTTAACTTCTTTCTTCTTTTTTATATAAGAATTTGCATTTTTAATAATTCTCTCATTTAACATATAAAATTTTTTTCCTATGCTCTCGTCATATGCATTCGAGAGAATTTGCTTTTCAAAACCTTCTTTAAGAGGAATTAATTCTGTAATCAATTTGTAACGTTCAAATAACTTTTCATCTTCACCAACCAAGTTTTTAATAACTCTATGTGTTGCATTCCCTCGAGCGTTTGGATCATTTTTAAAAAACCTGTAACAATTAAGTATAATATCACTACATTTTTCTTTAACAGCATTTTTTGCAATAACCCCCTCGTCTATTTTCTCCCACGATTCACGATCTTTTTTAGCTGTAAGGCTTTCTTGAAAGCTGCGAACCAGCTTCATACGATGTTTCTCCTTCATAGAATTTGAACACGAATGAAGTACACATTGAAAAAAAGATGATATTTCGGGTGAGCATCCTGTCCTTACAAGAACGTCATCACCTTCAAACGGTGTTCTAAAAACAACTGTTTTATTAGGAGGTAATTTATTTACAACTGCAAATTCGGACATAGTCTCTATTTTACGCATGAGAAGACTTTCTTTTAGATTAAGACTCTATCATAAGAGATTGGAATAATTAATATGATTATAATAATCATATTAATTCTAATTGCAATAATATTAGTTTACATTACCTTTTTTGGCGTTCCTCTTCTTCTTCCATACTCTGCGTATGTATTTTGATAAATTTATACAAAATATGTCTTAGAGGTATCGGAAAATCTGTAAATGACCAAGTTAAGTCCTCCTTTCCTTTGCATAATGAATATCTCTTTCCTTTATAAGGAAGTTCATCTGAAAATTTTCCATTCCCCATGTGATAAATCTGAATAAGTGCGTAAATTAAATCTTTGCCTGACGTATCAATATATTGAATTTTGGATACAAATTCCTCTTTTTCTTTTATTGTTAGATCTTTCTTGGGTATATCTTTATTAAGACTATCGAAAAGAGGAAAATTACTCATTTTATTTTTAAAAGCAATTTGCTTTTAAAAATCATTTTGTTTTTATCGGCCTCCAAATTGTTCCGAACCTCTTCCGGATAATCCCATACCAGAATTACGGGGTAAAGTATTTTGTTGTTTAGGACGTTCAGGACCAACATTATCCTTTCCATATGCATCATCAAAATCTAGATAACATACCTTATCGTCAGGACCACAAAGTGGGTGACCGATTGTATAAGCAGGTATACTTCCTCTATGATCTTCTTTAATTACCTCATCCTTTGCAGAATTGTCCTGTAATTGCTGCACACTGCGAGCAACTTCAACTATAAAACGTCCAATCTCTTCTGCAACATAAGGACCATTATACCGCATGTGAGGTTTTCCGTTAATATAAAGAATAATATATGGCACAACCTTGATAGGAGCTATAGTTTCTCTAGACATCATTACACATTGTTTGTTGTGACTAACGTTAATCATACCAAACTGACATCCTCCTACAGATCCAGGCATTCCCTTAAAGATGGGAATTAAAGATTGACAATGAACGCATTCTGTCGAATAAAATAAAATCAAAGAAAAACCTTGTAAGTTTGTACACATGATATTACCCTTATTACCACGTTGTACGTTAAAGTCTTCAGACGTGAGAAAAAGTAATCCGCTCATATTTTATCCCATTGCAATATTGCATTTAAGCTGAAATATAACAACTTAAAACTCATTTTATAACGTTATATTATATTATTCTAGTCTTTTATTTAGTTTATAGAAGACGTTAAATGTCTAAGAATGTTGTGTATTGCGGAGTGATACTTTTTCTTTGTCAATAAGAACTGATAGAAAGTTTTGAATATCAGAACGAATCATATTAAATTATTCATCTTTTAGATCTAATTTAATACATAACAATTTTTAAAAAGTAAATTTTTATAGACTCAAAAAACATTTACATTAAGAAAAATGGCTAAAGAGATAAAAATTTTTAACCCACGTGACAAACCTTTTGGTTGTCTTAGCAATAACTATAGCAACTACGTTCAAGGAGATAAACAACAAGTGTCGGTTATACAAAATCTAAAATTTGGAAATGGAAAACCTTGTAAAACTTTAACAAATTACATATACGCCTCTCTTCTTCAAGATGGCTCATATAAACAAATAGTTTGTAATGCAAAAAAAGCGAAGGACGCGTTTCATGAACAAGCCATAATTGAAGAGAACAATAAAATATCAGAAGCAGTCAAAGAAGCTTTAAAAAAAATGTTTGAACAAAATACTGACTTGGCTAACTTACTTTTATCAACGGGTGATAGAAAACTACTTTATATGCCTAAAAATGGCGATACCTTTCTTGGAATTAGTCAAATTGACAAACAAGGTCATAATTGGTACGGATTTTACTTACAGCAGGAACGTAAACGTTTATTTGACGAAATAAAAACACAAAAAACTAAAAAAGATAAGGAAAAGGAAGAAAATATTAAGTATGACACATTTTTAGCTGAAAAAGCTCTGACAGATGCTATACAAAGAGAAAGAGGAGGAGATGACTTAAAAAAGTATATTGGCCGTTCTTTGGACCAAATCTTGCAAGAATTCGGTGGACGAGAAACGTTAGAAAGTAAATTTAAATTGTCTCGCAATCTTTTTTTGACTAGTTTTCAAAAAAGGGTTTCAGAACAATTCGCTTCATATGTTCTAAATCCAACAAATATGGTTCTTTTAATTCGTAAACAGTTTCTACATCAACTAAAAACAAATAAACTTAAAGAACTAAAACGACAAATTTTCTCTATGTATGCTGACTATCTTCTAGCCAAAAAAGGCGTAAGCAGTGACGACTTTGAAAAAGCCAAAGAAGAACAATTTTCTGGTAAATATTACTTTGATAATATCAATAACCTTGAAGATAGGCTTTACAATCTTTATAACAAAGGAATGTTGTCTGAAAGATTGTCTGAAAATATTGATGAGGTTAAAAAAAGCTATCATATACCTACCGATAAAGAGATAGACGAAGCTAAAAAATACCAACCTCCTGTTAAAAAAGATATCGATCAACCTGATAAATATGTAACTTTAAATACGGATCCTATTTATATATTACCTTCAAATGCTGAAAGAGATGAAATGTATACTAAAAATGCTAAATATGTTTGTTTATCTCCTGATAGTGTATGTAAACATCGGATTACAATTAATGGTTTCATATACTTGACTGTAAATCATTACATTATTGAAAAACTTATGTTACGATTAGGTGTCAAAAATGTACATTCTTCTTATATTTTAGATCCAAGTTCAGGATCTTTTAGAAATCTTCCTGATATTGTGAAAGATTACGAGAAACTTAAGAGTAAATTTTATAAGGACAAATCAATAGAATATGCAAAAGAAGGTTTGAAAAAGAAATTTTCAAATCGTGTAATGCAAGATTATCTTTTAGCTACAGGTGATGCTAATCTAATATATGATGATCGTAAAGATTCTGTTCTCGGATCTGGACCTGACGACAAGGGTGATAATGAGGTTGGAAAATATTTAATGAAACTTAGAACTAAATTTGCGGAGGAGAGGAATAAAGAAGAGTTTAACCTACTAACACCTGCTGATATTAAATTGGTTATGAATGCTTTTATGAAAGATTGGGTAACTCAGAAAGTGAAAGATTCGTGTAGAACAATAGTCACAATTAATGATTATGTAAAGAAAAAATTTGACACTGAAGTCAGTTTGTCTCCAAAATTTGTGGAAACGGTACTTGATAATATTTATCACCCATGTTCTCAAATTTACGGAGCTGTTGACCAAATTAAGTTTCCAGCACCTGAATATTTTGTAAGTATAGTGACAAATTGCGTTGGTATGGATTCGGCAAGTTCAGAAATCATCGATGTATTGTGGAAACGTATTGCTGTGATAATTTACTATTTAATAATACATTTAGGAGAGAAGGGAGTAAAAATTCAAGATATTAGTTCTGAAATAGGTCATGTTCAAGTATTGAAATCTCAAAAAATTAGTTGTGAAAATATTGTTTCAGATGAATATGAAAATTGTATTATAGTTGCTCTTGTTAATTTAATTATTGGAATAATTAATTTCAATAGATTATATGGTATGCCAAAATTCAAGGTTTCAGAAGTTGAAGTTGAAACAGCAACATCTATTATTCTTGAGAGTATAATACCGAAGAAATTACCCAAAAAAGATGACGAAGAAATTGTTGAGGGTGTTAAAGATCCTAAAGATGGAAAAGAAGTAGGTGAGGATCTTACTGAGGATCACTCAAGTTTTAAGTATCCGTATGGAGAAGAAGACGATGATCTCACAATTACAAAAACTGAATATGATCCTAAAGACTATGAAAAACTTATTGAAGAAAATGAAAAAGATCTTGCTTTTTTATCCAGCGATAGTAGTAATGAGAATAACGATTACGACAGCGAAGGAAGTTTTTCACCGCAAAGTGATAAAATTAATAATATTGTTGAGTACTTGAAAGGATTTGAACAGATTAAAGCAGACGATATTCCACTAGCGACTTATATTAACCAAGCTGTTACAATTATTAAAAATGAAACAGGACTAATTTCGGAACAAATTAAAAGAAATCGAGTCAATTTTTTCTCTGGACATAAATAGATTTTAAATCATCCGTGGATTCTCTAAATACGTATTTCAAGAAAAAGAATCTTTCGGTTATCTCCTTAAATGAATTCTAATACATTTAATGCTATTTTTAACACAGAATAACATTATCAAAGGCAGAAAAAAAAAATTGAGGTTTAAGGAATAATTATCGATGATAAAATTAAAAATGTCATTGAATCAAACTGTAGCAAAGGCTTTGAACGAAGCCGTTAATAATTTTATTCGTCAAATTGCAATCAAATATAATTTGGATCAAGACGCGCTTATGTCAGAATGGGATGGCACAACCACACCCAAGATTAAAGCACCTGTTAATAAATCTTCTACTCCAGATACAGCACCATCAACCGGTGATATCATGGATGAGGCTACACTATCTCAATATAAGAAGGCTGATCTTCAGGCTCTTTGCAGACAAAAAGCTCTTAAATGCACTGGAACAAAAGAACAACTCATTGGATATCTTCTTGGAAAGGATTCTGCTAGCACTTCAGTTAAGACACCTCCTAAGAAAGAAGCACCAGTTAAGAAAGTTATTGAAGAGAAGAGTATTTCAACTTCTGTAGCAAAGAAACTTACATCTTCTATTCCAGCAGTTGCTATTCGTCGAAATCAACATGGAAATCATGAACATCCAGATACATCTCTTGTATTTGATAAGAAGACTAAGAAAGCAATTGGAAAACAAAATCAAGATGGTACTATAGATGATCTTACTCCTGATGATATTGACATTTGTAATAAATGGAAGTTTCAGTATGTTCTTCCGAGTAATTTAGACAAGAAAACGGCTCTTAAGGATGTAAAAGTTGATGAGCTTGATTATGAAGATGATGAGGTTCTTGAAAGCGATGAAGAAGTTCTTGAGGAAGAGTTAATAGAAGATGAAATTGAAGAGGAGGAGGAAGAAGAATATGAAGATGATGATGTTGATTATGAATGAAGTGTAATTTGACAAAATAATATTTTACTAAAATATTATTTTTAACACAGTACTTTTAAAAATTTGTTTTAAAATTTTATTACTAGTATTTTATAAATATATGATAGACGAAGCTATAAAAATTGAAAAACAAGCATCATTTATCTCATCTAAATTAAATATTAATGAGCCGTGTGAATTAAAGACTAAATATATAGATTCATTAGATAAAGTTTCAATTGATACTCTAAAACATATTTTAAGTCATAATTTTACTAAAGGTGCCGATATGAAAGCGGTTCTTTGTTTATTTGATACTCTTTTTTTATCATTATTGAACAAGAAAGAAGTCAAGAAACAAGATGGTATTTATATTTTAGCAGAAGAAGAACTAAAAAAATATATAACTAAAATACAAGTATTAACTAGAGGTGCTGACGCAACTGTCTATAATGCAACTTTTTTTTCAAATGTTGACTTGGTTATTAAATTAGGAAACAATGAAGATGAGGAGCAAGATGAGGAACAAAAGAAAGCAAAAATTAAACAAGAAATGGAAATGACAATTCGCGAATATTATATTGGTATTAAAGCAATCAATAAACTAAGATATATAGTCCCTAATTTTGTTTATACTCTAGGGTGTTTTATGTATGATAAATTGGGTGATTCTTCTTCAGACAAATCTATGCCTTTTATTGTATACGAAAAAATACCGGGTAACACAGTTTACGATTTAATAGTCAAAGATCTGTTGACATTTGATAAATGGTTAATTATTTTTTTCCAATTATTATTAGCTCTGGAAGTTGCCCAAAGAGAAGTTGATTTTACTCATTTTGATTTACATGATAAAAATGTTATTATTCGTGAACAAAAAGATTTTAATTACTCAGTCTTATTGGATATGTCTACATATACCATAAACGACCCTACATTTATTCCTGTAATTATTGATTTTGGACGATCAAATTGCACTATTGATGGTCAAACAATTGGTACTTATGGACGTGAAGGGTTAGGAGTCTTGAATCACATGGTCCAAGGACAAGATATGTATATGTTTATGTCACATTGTTGTAATCAAGTAAATGAACTAAAAGAACTAAAAGATATAAATTTAAAAATTGCTTCATTGTTTTCGGAATTTTACGGTAAAGATAAAGATCCATATCCTATTAGAATAGAAGAAAATCCGAAGAAACCAGGACAAAAAATATTTTGGGGAGGAAAACTAAAATCTGTATCAAGTAATTTTGAAATGGTTCCATTCACTCCTGTAGGTCATTATACACCTCTTATGTTTATACAGTGGCTACTAGAGAACGAGAAATACTCTCCATTACTAAAACAATATGTTACTGTGACAGAACGTGAAATGTCTCAGTCTCTTCAGTACTCAATTATGGTAAAAAAATATAATGAAATCTTTAATTATGTCAAAAAAGGAATAGATAAAGCAACAAGATTATTATTGACTCTTACTAAACGTAATTCTAGTTATGTTATAACAAAATACTCATGTCTATTATTGGAAAGATATAACAAAGATTTGAAGTCCGATTCTTTATTTCAGAAAATTGAAGATGTAAATAAGTTTTTGGATGAGAATAAGGAAGAGATGATAAATTTTGACAAAGATATGCTACAAAAAGTTTTTGCTATTAAAATACCATCACAGGAAGATCTTGATACGTGTGTAAATAATATATTACAATTAAAAATATATTATCCACCGTATCTAAGAAATAAAACAGTTGGAAAGAGTTATACCTTTGATTTGGAACCTATAAAAGATGCAACTGAAAAACTTAATAGTGTGCTACGTTATGAAGATGAATTAAAAATATATATGCAATTTTATTTTACTATTTTAGAGTTAAATTTAGATGATGAATTTAAACGGTGGATTGAAGAATTTAGACAGTCTGCGATTTATCATTTTTATAGACAAAATTATCTTCAGTCTGAAAGAGCTCGCAGATGGTCAACAACTTTACTTATGTCATCTAAAAATAATGAAAAGGCTACCTAATTAAAGATTAAAATCACACTTTTTTGGTGTGATTTTATATTTGTTAAAAATACCTAATTTATTTTTCAGACAACTCATGTTTCATATTTAGACGTGCAACCATCCTTGTTATATCACACATTTCTTGATCGTTTTTCACCTTTACTGTGCATGTTGGATCAAAACCAAGTTGACCATAAGACATTTGGTATATTTTTCCAGGAGTATCTCTAACAGTTCCATCATGTTGTATCTTCATATCTTCTGTGAGTTTAACAATTCTCCTCTGCATGTAACCTGAAGTTGCTGTTCCCATTGCTGTATCACAAACACCTTCTCTACCAGACATTGCATGAAAATAGAACTGTCTTGGGTTTAATCCACGAAGAAATCCTTTGCTAATAAAACCACGCGATTCATATTCCATTTCAGGTGCTAATTCTCCAAAAGGGTAATGAGGAAGAGAACGTTCTCCGTGATTTATTAAAAGAGGTACTCTTTGACCTTTCAAATTTTGTTGACCAAGAAGACCAGTGATTTGAGCAATGTTAAAAAAGTCTCCCTTACTTCCGGAAAGAACTGTGGAAAGAAAGTTGTTATCTTCTGATAGAGCTTCTTTTGCTATTCGCAAACCAATGTCCTTAGCTTTATTCAACGATGCGTTTATTCTAATTTCACGAATACTAGGATGAGAGGTTGCTTGTTTAATCGCTTCGGCTTCAATATAACACTTTCTAACAACATCTCTAATTTCCTCCTCTTTAGTTACTCCGTCTTCATTAACAGTCTGTGGAATTAAACAATCACCTAAACCTACCGAAAATCCATCTACAAGAAGATACTGATTAGTTGTAAACTGTATACAATCTATAAAATAAGATGCAGTTTCAGGTCCATACTCTTTGTGAAGCAAGTGATGAATAGAGTTGTGAGATGCACCAATAATTGCTTTATCAAGAGTTCCTTCGTACATCACACCTCTCCAGATTTTAACGGTTGGTTCTTCCGGATTAGCGTCGTTTGTTCTTTCATATATAAAATCTTTTGGAAGAAATAGAGATACTAAACCATGACCATTAAAACACTGAATTTTCTTTCCTTTTTCTTTCAAAATACGCCTGATGTGCTGAATTCTATCCATTATCTCAGCAGATGTCATTGTTCCATTTGCAGATACTTTATTCAACGGTCCTGATCTAGCCCATTCATCCCTATAAGAATCTACTCCAAACAGAACAAATTTTGATGGTTCTTCTACAGTTGTGGGGGTTTTAACCCAAGGTGCTCGAGGAAGTGACATTGCAATATTAAAAAACTGACCAGATGTTAACTTTACCGAATTTCTAGTCATTCTATATGCTCCAAGAAGAGAATCTTGAACAATAGCCATATTTGGCTTACTACTTTGAGGAGAGATCATATTCCATTGCGCAGCAGATAGATATTTCATTTCTGCCTGTGACTCAAGTGATTGAGGTACGTGTATATTCATTTCATCTCCCGATGATCTCCCTATGCTTTCACATAGGGTCGGACTGTATCTTAAGCCGATTCAGGATTGGTAGTCCATCATTATCGACCAACACCCGTGCAGTCTCTGAACGCCTGCCATATCCTTCCATAACGGACGTAGGCAGTAACGCTGCGGATTGCCCAATCCCTAACATTATTACCATTGGGTACGGCTATTAACCGTGTTCCCCAGTTAGTGTTTCCACATACTGGGTGGTAGTTAGGGCTCTAAGGGGTTTCCCGCATCAAGGTGTTTTGCAAGTATTAGGAAATACTCACTAGGAGGTAGCACCCTTTTCAGGCCTCCTGTTTTTGACAGAGGTAAACCTAATCAAAATCTGCATTAAAACCTTTGGTAACAGATAAATTTATTCTAAAAGTCTTAAAAGGCATAATAATTACTTGCATTGCAAGCATACTTGACTTGTGCAATGTCGGCTGTCTATTTAACAAAACGTAGTCTCCATTTTGAAGTGGACGATCAACTACCCATCCAATAGGTACTTTGTACTTACGATTAGCAACTTTTAACTTTGTCAAAAACTCTCCATCGCGTTCAACCTGATCACCGTCTTGTACAAGTTCTCTGCCGTCAATAACTTTAATAAGCTCACCACCACGGTGAATAATATCACCATGCATCAATCTTGTACCTCTACGAAAACGCTTGAGATCAATTACAGTCTCGCTATCCGGTTTCCAAACAGATTTGACATCTCCCCCATCAACTAGAGCTTGTAATTCTTCTGCGTTAAAATCTGTAACACGAACTGGTGATGTCAAAATTCTGGCAATCTCTTCAGGAACTCCAAGTTGACCCATTTTTAAAGTTGGATCAGGACCGATAACAGTACGAGCAGTTTGATCGCAATTATGTGTGATAGTAGCATCTCCTAGCAAGAAACGATTATTTTTATCTACTTCAAATCCATAATATTTTCCAATACCATCTTCAACAACTTTGATATTATAACAAGACATATCTTTTTTAGAAGGCGCATAACATTTCTTATGTGGAAGAAGAGTCGGAATATTTTCAATACCAGCACCTGATATAACTAATTTCAACGCGTTTCCATATTGTTTTCCATCTTTATTAGTCCATGATGTTTTCTTGTCAGTAACTGATGTTCTAAATCCTAAAGATATCGCTATACGCTGTGCTCCATCAATAATTTGTTTGTGCTCATAGCATTGAGTTATCGCAATGGTTGTTCCATCATTTTCAACGGAACCATCAGTGTCAATTAAACCAGCTAAAACAAGAAGTCTCGTGTTTACATCATTAATAATATAATCTTCAGGAATATGCTTGTTACTAACAAGATCATATTCTCTTAATTTTTGTGTCAGAGGATTCGTATCATGTTTATTACAAGTGGAAGAAATGCCAAAATGTATACATTTATCTTTTTTATCATGATTAGCAATCTTACCTCCATTATTAGATGCCCAAGATGTCCAATAATTTATTAATTCTTCATCTATCGAAGTAAATGTCGGTTTTTTAGATGTACCATCTCCTAACCACATTCCTAAAATTCGTGGATCAAGACTGACAGGTTTGTGTTCCCATTTAATAGGTGTATTTAATTTAACACCTAGCATTAAACGACGATCAGTGTCTGACAATGATAAATAATCGTTAACATGAATATCAATAATAGGATTAACATCTATAGTGTTTCTGAATTGTTCCATCTCTTCTAATGCTTGTTCTTTCGTTAATCCAGGAACAACAGCGACTTCAATTGATTTCTTACTCCCATCATCTGTATAATTTAAACGAAAAGTTCCATATGTTTTTCTCTTCTCATTCCATGTAATTTTTTTATCCTTATCTAGTTTTAGTAAATCTCTTCTTTCTTCAACCTCTTTCAACGCATCTTCTTTTGTTTTTGGCGGAATAACAGATACTCTTTTTACGTGAATCTTTTTATCACTTCTTTCATACCATTTCATAACCCAAGACCCATTTTTACCTAAATTTTCTCTCCAATTGATACAAGCATGTCCACAATATTTAAGTGTTAAAATATGTTCACAGCTAATACCATAGTCATCCCCATTTGATTGTATAACTTTATAAAGTGGACTAGTTCCACTAACTGTATCTATTACAGTTCTTGGAGAACCATCATCTCCAATAACGACATCTCCTATTTTTATTTCATCTGCTCTTTTAGGTAAACCGGTGTTATACATTAATACTGGTGTATCTGGTCTGACAGAGCGCTTACCCATCATGTTATTTCTTATCTGTCCGTCCTTCCCCGTTAGACGCTCCTTTATACCCTTAATTGGACGTCCATTTGTCGTATGTTTTGCCTTACCTTGACCATTGTTAAAAGTAGTCATTATACGAAATCTCAAGCTAGCTAAGGCACGTTGTCTTATTGTTTCACGCTTGTCGTTCTTTTTAGAACCTTCATCTTCTTCCAGTAAATTGTTATTAGCTTTAATAATTTCTATGTATTGAATTGTCAGATCGTCATCGCACATCTTGTTGTCCGCACGAACGTAAGGTCGGTCACAAGGTGGTAAAACAGGTAAAACAGAAATAATAAAATTTCGTGGATGACACAGAGCTGGATCAAAACCTAGCAACATCACATCTTCGTTTGTAATATTGTCAAATATTTTCTTGATCTCTTCTGTGGTAAGTACAATACTGGTCTTGTTCTTCTTTCCATCCTCATACATTAAAGAAAAACTGCTGTCGATGGCTGTAAACTTAATCTTTGGTAAATCTTTACCGCATATTACTGGTTCTCCATCTTCATCAAATTCGCCAGTATGTTGACAGCAAATATCCACTTTTTTTATCTTTTCAAGAATTTTGACAAAACGTGCTTCACCCTTATACCTATTTAATCCAGAAATAGAAATCTGTTCAGGTTGAAGTACTAATCGGTAACATTTGAGACAAAAACAATTCAAAAAAGCTGTAACACGCTTGTAATATAGAGGATGTACTATAGGTTCATTTAACTCAATATATCCAAAGTGTCCAGGACATTCGACTGCACTTTCTTTACATGTTTCACACTTTTTTGTAGAATCGGTAGAACCCATACGTGGATCATAAACACTTCCTACTCCACTCTTTTTTACACTGTCAACTTTGCAAACAGCCATATTTAATATATCTTCAGGGGAATATATTCCAAATGTTATTGATTCAATTTCTCTGGTATCATGGTCCATAGTTTAATTTTTTTTTAGATTTTTTCGAAAATTTTCGATTTTACTTTTTAAAATGGATATGAGAACTGTAAAATTTAATCTTATATTAAAAAATATAAGATTATTTTTAATAAGGTCTGCGTGGAACTTCTCTTATAGTTCGATGACGTCGAGTTGGCCCATTAGGTACAACTTCTTGTATAATCTCTCTGTTAATTGCTCTTTCATTATCTTCTCTAACAAGTTGTAGTTCGCGTTCTTTTCTAGATGATTCTTCTTTAATATCTTGCATAATACTTGCAATATCTTTTTTTTCATTTTCTGTTATTTCATGTTGAATTTTTTGAAGTTCTATTCTTTCCTCTTCTAACACCTTTAGTTCATACTTTAGCCGTTGTAATTCATAATGTTTTCTATTATCTTCTAGATAACTTTCTAAATGCCTGAATAGTTGAGTTTGTCTTTCATCTTCCATTTGTTCTCCTATATCTTCTGCTTCTCTCATAATTTTGTTAGGAGATATTTTCAATTCACATACTGTTTGATTACTTCCATCTTGACAATGCTTACCCGAAATCCTTGTGTTTTCGATATTATAATTATATAACATATCCCATGAAACAGAACGTTTTATTTCACCTTTCGTAACTACATACATTATATGATTTCTATAATATAAAACACTTAATATATTAGATAAACTTACTAAACATTGGGAATTTGCATTAATAGTTAAATTAGCATATGCGACTGGATCAATCAATAAATTTCCATCATCATCTGCGAATTTAAGTTCATTAGGAACACCATCAGTAAAAGTAGGATCAAGTAAAACACCATCTGAATCATAACTTGGTGGATTCGTCTGAGGCGGACCTGTACATTGGAACAACCATGTTCTAAATGATAACAGGGCTTTTATTAGTATATCTTCAGGATAAACCATTGCTGTTAATTTGTCGTCTGTTATACCTATGTAAATATAACAATCAGCTTTTTGTAAACATTCGCTAAGAGGAAAATCATTTTCTTCAGTAAAATGTGCTAATATATCAGAACCCGTTTCTGGAAGTTCAGATTCGTTCATTTGTATTTGATTTAATTCAGTTGCATGTGATAATGCATATTCTAAATACGGTATTATCTTTCCACATTGCTCACGTACTAAATCTCTAGATTCTTGTCTATCAAAGATTTCAATATATCGGTCTATTTGTTCATTTATATCATCTTGATTATCATATTGAAAATAAAAGAATATAATTCTGGTATATAACATATCTTGTAGTTTTGGTTCTACCACAGATTTAAAGTATATCTTGTTCTCTATTATGTATGGATTCTCATTTTTCTTCCGAGTAATTATTTCTATAAGACGAGATAATCTATTTCCACGATATTTTTCTTGAAACTCATTTCTTGATAAGTTGCGATTATAAGTTCTTAAAAAATTAACTACTTTAATAAATACCTCACTATTATGTTTCCTTAAATATCCTAATTTTATATCAGTATAAATAATTATCATACGTTTAAGAGATGATATTAACTCGTTATACACTTCGGATATTTCTTCGATTACTTTGTGATGTTTTGCCAACATATCAATTAAATGTATATCAATCAAAGTGCTTACTGTACCTACATCTTTATATGATATAGTATAATAATCATCATCTCTTTTTTTTTCTTCCCAAAAACCATTATCAAATTGAAATATTTTATCTTGACCATACCAAAGACGATTATATTCATATAAATATTGACCATTTTCTGTTTTAATAATCTTACCATCTGTTGTTTCATAAAAAGATCCATCATAGCTTTCTACAACATTCGGTCCATACCAATAACCATCATGGAGATAATGCGGTTTACTATTTTCATCTATCCAAACATTTAGATTTGTTTGATCAGTTTGCATTTATCTTAACTAAAAATATTTAAAATTATTTTTTATTCTATAATGAAAGTTCAAAAGTAAGACTCTCCATATTATTTGTAAATATGGAGATAAATTACAATACAACCGTTCTTATGTGTACATTACAGAAAGTGAAAGTTACCGTCAATAGCATATTCTTTGCAATTATACACCTTGCTTATTTTTTTGAAGCAATCGTTCACGTATTTTTTTAATTCAATCATTTCTTTGTTTATTTTTGCTAATTCATTATTCTCGTACAACCGGTAAAATAAATCTGTCATACACGAGACATACATTTCAAGAACATTTGAAATTTCTCGTTTCTTGGTATTCTCCTTTTCTCTCTTTTGTAAGATCTTTTTCATTCCATCTTTAGTTATTTTATTCCTCATATAATCAATTCTCAATTGCATATTCGAATATAATCTACCCTCTGTTGCAAATCTTGGTAGTTCGACAAATCTAACGTGTATAACTTGTCTACATGTCTCAATTATATTTAAAAAAAGTTCATCATTTATATCTGTACTATAACAACGATGATTGTTATGATTGTAATATGTAACTACTCCATGTATTTCTTGTCTTCTCCAATTGCTGGGAAGAGGAATTATTTTGTCAATTAAACTTGCTACAAAAACATTATCTAATTCTCTTCCACATTGTATCTCAAGTGGATTTCGTGGAGCCACTCCCCCGTTTGTCATACGTTGATATTCAAAAAAATGAGGATTGTGAATAATACCTAACTCAATCTTTAGTGTATTCCAGCTAAAAGCTGTATGGCACTCTACACAAAACATCTGATCACAACCTTCTATCTTAAATATTAATGATGTGCATTTAGGACATGGCTTTGAATCTTTTTCTAATAATTTTACTGATTCAATAGTGTCTTTGTTGCATTCGTGTGCCTCTTTTTCTTCATTAGAAAACCCTTTTACTTCACGACAATCTGAACATACCCAACAATTACACAATCCACACTTCAACGCACTAGACAAAAATCCATGACAATCACCATTTGGACATTTTCGTACAAACTTTTTTCTCTCAACTAGATCAACTCCTTCCTTTAATTCTTTCAATTCCTTCTCTAATTTAGGTAATTTTTTTCTCAATATAGCAATTTCTTCCTTTAATTGTTCCATTCGAATCTCACGTTCAACGTGAGGCTGTGTTGCTTGTAGAAATCCCATTTCACGTTCTACAAGCAAATCCTCTCGGTAATCTCGGTAATCTCTTGTCATAAATGTTTTACCAAGTTGTTCTAACAGAAAATTTCTGTCCCAAGCAACTTTGCAAGACATGCATATTGGTTCTTCTTTGCTTCCCAGCATATACTTTTTTATGCAGTCTCGACAAGACTCAAAATCACATGCAAAGCACTTTACTACTTTTCTGTTAACTTTGTTGTAAAATTCAGCGCATATATTGCAAGAAGGTTTGGTAGTCATTTCTTATTATTTCTTATTTCTTTGCTATAAAATTCAATTTTTATTGTACTATGATGAAAATGCAAAAACTACATTTCTAAGTCATCTTTCAACATTTGTAAGTCATCTTTCAACATTGACCAATTTCTATTAATAGGATTTACCCAACATTTATCAAGCAGAGTAACAATATCGTTTGAAAACTTGTCTTCTTGTTTTGTTCGTTTATATTGTAAATTATGTTTCAGAGAATACTTTATACTATTTATATTATGATATTTAATCTTGTATTCGGCATCGGTAGAATACTTTATATACAACTCAATAAATATGTTTCCAATTTTAATAATTGATTCTGGAAACCAAGTTGTTTCTTCTAGAGGATATTGTATAGGATTTTGAATAGTTGATTCTTTTAGAAGATATTGTCTAGGAGTTGATTCTTCTTCTACTAGACTATATTGTCTAGGATTTTCAAGTAATGAAACCTCTATATTAAGTCCTTCAACTTTTTCAGGGTGTGTATTATTAAGATAATTAAAGTATGACAATATAGCAATTACTGTATACTGTGGTAAAGTAAAACGTGAATCCATCGTATCTACACCAACCAAAAAATTAGGTGGCAAAATCCATTTGCCATCAATCGGTTTTACAAACCCTATACTTTCCATAGATTTTATAAGTTCAGATTCATTTATTTCCATTTGTTCATTGTAAAAACTTGTCATCTCGTCACGATTGTGAGCATCAAACATACGAAGAATTTGCTGTTTCTTTTCTTCTACCATGTCTCGGTATTGTAGAAAAGTAGAAAATTCTTCGCATTGATAAAATGAAAGAGCAATACAAACTAATCTCATTAGATAAGACTTAGAGACATTCAATGTTGTAGATATTTTGATTTTATTAAACCATGTTTCCAAATATTCGATAGGCTTAACCTGATTAGGAATTTTTATTTCTCCATCAAAAGCATTTAATAATCTATATGTTGACAATATAATACGTGGTAAAGGGTTAGAAAACTGAATAGGTTTTGTAAAACCTATACCTTTCATAAATTTTACAATTGTAAGTTCATTTTCATCTATTATCATATCCAATTCCTCATTGTAACAACTTGTGAACTCGTCTTGATTGTAAGCATCAAACATACTAAGGATTTGCTTAATCTTTCGTTCTGTAAATTGTTCTTGAGATGGATCAGTAGAAAATTGAAAGCATTCATAAGATGCAATAGCAATACAAATTAATCTCATTAGATAAGATGCTGACACATTAAATGTTGATATAGTTTCAGAAGAATCACTCATGTCATCAGTCTGAAGAGGAAGCATATTGATTCGGTGCGACCATGTTTTCAAATAATAAAGAGCGTCATCTTTTATTTTTATTTGTCCATCAAGAGTTATGATTGTTATATGTGACTTAGTTGATATTAATAAACTATCGGATATACCAGTTTGTCTTGGGTTACGACGTTTATCTTTTTTTTCCTCCAAACCTGAAATTTTTTCTGAAATTTTTCCTGAAGATTTTTTATTTATACCAAGTGATTTGCTCATTTTATTTATAAAATTATTTTAAAAAAATCGAATGGTTTCAGATAATTTATGTTTCTTAACAAATACTAAAATCATTCCAAAACAATGTTTGGAATGAGTGGACTTGGAGGGGCTTGAACCCTCGACATTCGGCTCATAAGACCGACGCTCTACCGACTGAGCTACAAGTCCCCAAAGTCTTTCTGTGTACAGTTTTTCAATAAAAATTAAATTGATGTATGTACACGACTTTGGGGACTACACACTTTCTCCTCCTCTACTCTATAGAAATGCTATCTTTAAATCTTAATAAATAGAATTGTATCAATCAAACCCACAGTTTCATACTATCGTTTAAAACAACTCTTATACACTCACGATGAAAATCTTCATCAAAAGAGATAAAATATTCAGGTGATATAGGATATAATTCGTGTAATAATCTTTTACATTTAATTGGTTTATCATCTTGAAATTCGTTTATAGAGTATGGTATTTTTACTATTTCACAACTACGTTCTAAATCTTTTTTTATCAAAGAAAGTTCATGAAATTGTTCATTTAGTAGTTGTAACTGTTCTCGTAACATAGGAGTATTTGCTTTACATATTCTTACATGTTTATGCAATGATGATTTTAAAGTAAATTCTGTGCTACAAAAACAACATGTATATTCTGTATTTATAGGTTTATTTTGCTTAATGAGACAGTATTTTGCGGTCTTTTGGTGTTGATTTAATGATGATGTTGATTTTAAAATAGCTCCGCAGTACTTACACTCCATTTTCATAGTTGAAATCTCATATTTAAATGTTTTTAAAATAAATAAGATGCTTAAAAGACGTAGACGAGGAGTCTACGAGATTTGTAAGGTTGTATATATAATGTCTCATTCACTAAGCATCTCCAATCTAAAGATTTCTATTTATATTATATAAATACAAAATTGAAATGACAAGAACTCCTCCTACCAAAGATTCTTTCTTGTCAAATAATAACATGCCAATTTTTAAATCTGAATTAACAAATGGTATCGAACTCCGTATTTTAGGATCGCATGATGATCCTTGGTTTGTAGCAAAAGATATTGCTACAATGCTAGAATATAGTAATACAGAAAAAGCTGTTAGAGATCATGTTGATAATGATTATATTTTAACATATGAAAATTACAAGAAATCGAGACCGAACGAAATGGGCGGGCTCAAAAACGAGAGTTCGTTATTTCCTATAATTCAGTCACAAACCAAGTTAATTAATGAGTCTGGACTTTATTGTCTTATTTTAAGATCAAAAAATGAAAAAGCTAAATTATTTCAAAAATGGGTTACATCAGAAGTTTTACCTTCTCTAAGAAAATCAGGTGAATACAAATTTCAAGAGCAGATAAAGTTATTGACCCAAGAAAAACAACAAGCGATAGAAGAAAAGGAACAAGTTATACTAGAAAAAACGACTATTACTCGTCGTCTCTCATCGGTAACCCAAAATCATAATAAGATGCTAAAAAGACGTAGGAGAGGAGTGTATGAGATTGGCAATGTTGTATATATAATGTCGCATGTAGCGTTCACTACTTATTATCAAGATGATTACTATAAAATAGGTATATCGACACAATCAATGACAGAAACAACTCCTGCATTTAAAATTAGATTAGCATCATACAAGCAAGGTGCTCCTTGTGAATATAAAGTTCATTACTTGATATATGTAGAGAATAACAAATTAATTGAAGATATACTCAAATTAAAATTCAAAGATCAGCTTAATCCAAGCAACGGAGAATGGATAAAAGGTGTAAAATTAGAAGAGATAATAAAGTCTATTAGATATCTATGTGATTATATTGGTTTACCATGTAAAGAACACAGTATAATGAAGAATAAAAATATTGTAAATGATGGAAAAGTAACAGAATATGAGGACGAAGAAGATGAAAACATAGATGATGAGGAAGATCAAGAGCATAACGAAGGAGAGAATCAAAGTGAAAAATTAGATTCAAAAAGAGATGTAATAGAAACGTTAGAAGAGATTGATAAGTACTCTGCAAAGCAATTAACAGAGATGCTAGTAAAGTTTAAATTACCTGTAAGTGGAAACAAGGAAGAAAAGAAGAAAAAGATACGTATGTATGCTGTTAAAAACATGGAAATGGTAGAAGAATATATTTTAAATGCAAAAGAATTACCAAAACAAACTTTATGCATTGATTGCGGTATAGAGATATCTTATAAAGCTGCACGATGTGATCCTTGTTCTAGAAAATCATCTAGAGTGGTAATAGAGAGACCCGATTATGAAACATTGAAAAAACAATATGAAGATTGTGGTAAAAATATGAGAAAATTAGCAATGATTCACAATGTTTCTGATAAAGCGGTTGCAAAATGGTTTGACAAGTATGAAAAAGAGCTTTGTATAATCAAAAGTTTCCGTAAAAAAATCAAACCAAAATCAACTATAATAAAACCAAGTATTACAGACCTTTTATATGATAAAAACGTGTTAAAACTAAATTATACTCAATTAGGTAGTAAATATAACGTAGACAGAACTACCGCTAGAGATTGGATTTCAACATTATAAAATTTTGTAATGATTTTATCATTACAAAAATAGATTAATTAAACATATTTTTTCAGCCGTACTGAGTACCATTGTTTTTTCATAAAAAGTGAATATTAATTTTGCGGTTGATACATGACCTAATTAAATACGTCAATTTTCTCTATTATGAGTCCCATTTTCAAGCTTGACTGCGTACATTTTTTTTCAAATAAAAGTTGAAATTTTTAAATTGCTGGATGTACACTGCTTTATAAAGCCATTCCGAACAAAAAACTGTTCGGAATGGCGGATCTGGCCGGGATTGAACCGGCGGCCACGCGGTTAAAAGCCGCGCGCTCTACCTGCTGAGCTACAGATCCTGAAAGCTTATAAGCTTTCAGGAGATTTAAAATAAGAGATTGTTTGCACTTTTTCTATTGTGCTCTTCCTCTCTACTCTATAGAAGCTTATCTTTAAATCTTATTTAATTTAAAATACAAAAAATCCTGTTACTAAAATCTTATTTAATATTAATAAAATATTTATTATGAATAAATGCAAAAAAGAATATCCTGTTCCTTATGTAAGTGAACGTGGATTTTATACTGGTATATGCATATGTGGAAAAAATAAACATGAAGATCTCTTGTTTTGCCAAGACTGCATAGATCGTAAACAGTTTGGACAAAATTTTAAAAATATTACAACTTTAGAAAGTGATATTGCAAGACTAGAACAAGAACAACGAGACGCAGAAGAACAAAAACGTGCATTAAAAAAACATAAACTCAAATTAGAAACACAAATCGAAGAAAATACTACAAAAATTCAAAAAATTAAAGAAAAAATTAGCGGATTAAGCTCGTCACTTGCTAATTTTAAACTAGATTTAACTTTGGAAAAACTCAAAATACAATTGCATTCTGATGTAATAAGTGATGATCGTAGAATTCATAAAGGAAAAGATAAACATGGAGATATAGTACTTCTTGAAACGCATTGCACCATAGTTAGAGTTTTTCAAAGTCCAGAGAATGTGTATTTTGGACATGTTACATTAGTTATAACTCCTAATAATTCGGTAGAATATAAATGGCATTATGGTGTTGAAATATACAACAATTTACCCAAAACTTTGACTCATAATTTTTGGCAGCCTGCTGATAATCCTTATTCATATGAAAATAATGTAAATATTTTTGGTTATTTTGATCACATTCCAAAAGACATAACACTTGAAGATATGATGCTAAGCCATTTTAATGATTGTTTTGAAGTTTTTGACAAACAACAATGGTCTAAGCAAATATGGAATGATTATACTCCAATTGGTGATGAAGATCCAACAACACTTCTTGAACGACTTCATCAAGAGCACTTAAAAAGAAATAATGTAGGATTTCTTACTAGACTACAAAAACGTGTACAAACAGAGGCAGAAGAAAAACAAAAACAAGAAGACATACAAAGAAGACAAGAACAGATTGCAAAAACAGTTAAAAAGCGTACTTCCAGTCTATCTGAAGCTATACGGTTAGAACTTTCTAACACACAGCCTAAAATTAAAAAAGAACAGAGACAGTCTAGAGTTAGACCAGTATTAACTGAAGCGGAAATAGGTAAAAGAACAGAACAGAGTCAAAGAGATAGAGAAATGGCTAAAGAGCAACCTAGTCAACAACTACCTAGAGTAGTTAAAGAGCAACCTAGTCAACAACAACCTAGAGTAGTTAAAGAGCAACCTAGAGTAGTTAAAAAGAAAGACTCAGAAGAAGAAGAAGATGAAGATTATGGTATGACACCTAATCAATTTGAATCTGAATCTCAGCCTCAGGTTCAACATCAGCCTCCAAAATTAACAATGGGAGAATTTAGACAAATTAAACGTTTCCAAGAAATACAAGATGATTTAGAAAAAGAAAAAACTATCTTTTCTGACCTTGAACAAGAGTTAGATAGCCTGATTCCCATTTCAGAAAAAGGTATGGAAACAATAGATTACTTAATTCGTGAATACGAGGAATATCTCGAACAAATTAATTCATATTTAACTGAGTTGACAGAAAATAAATCTCGCAACATCAAAGTTAAACTTGCAAAAGACGCCACAATATATGAAATAGCTCGTTTTGAAAATCTAAACATAAAAGATCGTCTAAAAAACTTACGTATAAAAGAGGAAAAAATTGAACTTTTCTTAGAACGTAGTACTCAAGAATATGTAGATAAGATTAATGACAAACAAGAAAGTTTATTAAATGATGATCCTACAAAAGCTTCCTCAACTAGACGGTATTTAATAAATGAATACCGAACTTATTTTTTACTCTATAAGGATATGATATCTTATGGGGAAAACCTATCAGAAAAAGATAAACAAAAATACTATGAACAGATATCTGATATTAATCAGAAACTACAAGCAGAAGATAATTTAAAATTTTTGGTTGCTAAAGAAAAATCATATTTAATTGAATATTATAGAGATAAGGATATTAGTAATGAAAAGGATGATATTATTATAGAAAATCTTATGATAATTAAAGCTCTAGAATTGGAATACACAAAAGATAAAGCTCGACTTTATATTGAGAAAAGTAGAAATATGAAAGAAAAAATAAGTATAACTAGAACTAGAGATTTATCAACTAAGGATATATTAACAGCTTTAAAAATGTTTTAATAAAGTTTTTGGTATAATCAGTTAAACATGATTCAACATTATAAGTTACTGAGATTTAGCTTGATTTTAAGAAAATACGATTATTTACAAGTCTAACAAACTATTATCGTATTGTTTGATTAAGTATTTCAGACACAAACAAATCTAATTTTCTATTATATTAATTTATAAATTAATATAACTCATTACAATTGTATACTAAATATATTTACATATCAGGTGTTGTTGTATCCGTTTCATATTTATTCAAGATATCTTTAATAATCAACATTGTATTGTAGAGTAGGAATTATATATCAAAATTAGTACCATTATTTGAATTTAAGGATACAAGATATTGTAAAAAAAATAATAATATTTTTTTTATAGTAAATGAGTTACAAGTATACAACAAAACCTAACTCGTCAAGTCATAATTTTATTTGTAAAACAGGCAATTGTGGTAATTTAGCAAAATCTGAAGGAGGACCATATCGTTTCTGTAGATCATGTAGAGATAAAATGAATACAGATCTTCTTAAGAAATTAAATGACGTTGATAAGACTGATCGTGACCTTACAGCACGAAAAAATGAAAGAGAACGCCTTTTACGTGAGCTAGAGAGTTCTGAAAACGCAATTCGTGATTTAGAATATAAAAAATTTTTAGAAAAAATGAAAATAACCTTTGAAAATGACTTAGTAAGTGCTGATCATAGATATAATGATGGTTTGGATTCATATGGAACAAAATGGACTCTTGAAACGCATTGTACTATAGTTAGAGTTAAGGATAGTCCAGAAGATGTGTATTTTGGACATGTTACATTAAAAATATCTAGTGAATTTAATGAAGAGTATATATGGCATTATGGTGCTCCAGTTTTTGGTGATATACCACCCAATTTGAATCCTACATTTTGGAAGTTTAAGAAACATAATCCTGAAACAACAAGAACATCTGAGTTTGCTAATTTTTATGATATTCCAGGCGACATGTTACTTTCAAATATTATGAAACAACATTTAGGAAATTGTGCTGATTATTTTAAGAGCAAAGAACAATGGCAAAATCAAGTATGGTATCCTACTGATCAAGTCGGGCGTGATAAAGAGAGAGCAATTGACCTTCTTAAAAGACTTCAAGAAATTAAACTAGAAAGAGACAAAATTGATCCTGAAAAGGCGGCGGAACGACATGAAGCTCTAATGAAAGAAGAAAGAGAAAAAGAACGAAAAGAATTAATACGGTTACAAGAAACACAACAAGGCGAAAAACGTAGAAAAGAGGCAGTTTTTGCTAAAAGACAAGCGGAGGCTCTTGCTATACGAAAAGCTGCTGCTATTGAGGAGAACCCTGTTCTGTCTAAAGAGGAATTAGAAAAGCGGCAAAAAGATCGGTTGGATACATATGCAAAAGAAGGAAATGAAAGGAAATTACGAGAAATAGAACTGGCAAAAATAAAAGCTATTGAAGATGCTGCTAAAAAAATTGATCAAGAGAGGCTTGCTAAACAAAATGAACAAGAGATGATTGCTAAAAAAAATGAACAAGCGAGGCTTGCATCTATAAGAGAATCAGAAACTCTTGAAAGGAGAAAAAGACATTTGGAAGCTGTAAATATGCAAAAAGCTTTAGAAGAGATGAGAAAAGAACAAGAAGAGAAAGAGCTTGAAAAATCTATAGAAGAAAGACGTGAAAAAGCAAAGGAAGCTGTAGAAAAATTCTTAACAAAAATAAATACTGACATAAAAAAAATAAAAATGGAGTTAGATATAGAAAAAACTCAGGATATTAATTCTTTAATTAAAGAATGTAAAAAACTTATCTTATATATTGATACTAATATGAATGAAATAAAAAAAGAAATGGGTAGATATCTAGACAAAGAAGAACAAAATGAAACATTACAATTGATAATAAAAGTTAAAGAATCTTCGGAACAACGTTTAGAAAAGTCAAATATTTTGCTGAGTTTAGTAGAGATAAAAGACCACTATAGAAAAACTATTATTCCGAAAGAAGAACACTTAAAAACTTTTTATAGACGACAAAGAGATGCAATGTTTGATATAATTTTTTTAATAGAATATTACAGAGAGAATTATCTACCCAAAATAAATAAATTGCGTAGTAGTTTAGAACTTTCTAAATTAAATAAAGAAGATTTGGATAGGATAATATCTGATATATCAGATCTTAATGAAACAGTAAAACCAGAAATACGTTTAGAAGAGTTATATATGATGCAATCTTATAATATAAAACACATTTATGCTGAAGAGGATGATTTTGATGAACCAGAAGAGAATATTATCAAAAATATTCATATACTTACTAATAACAATACAAAAATTATTGGTATACTAACTGGTATAGTTAAACAAATGAAACAAGAACAAAAGCTTGTTTCAACTAAAACTATTTTACAAAGGGCAACTTCCTTAGGTAAATATACAGATACAAAAGCAAAAAAATTCCTCAAAGATGATGCACAAAAACTTGTAGATCTCTTCGAAGAAAGAGAACTCTATTTTGAAACACAGTTAGCAGATATAGATCCTATGAGTGATAATGCTAAAGAATTGAGATCAAATTTATATTTCATGTACGAAGATTATCAGTTATATATTAATAGTTTGACGCATGAAATACAAGTTACATTAGATGATAAAGATGATGATAAAAATAATATTTTAGAGTCATTAAAAAACATTCTAAACAAAATAAAAGATAAAATTAAAGTATTAACTCATAATCAGAATGCATTTGATCATTTAGATGATATTGAAAAATATTATAAACGTTTTATTCAGCCGAAAATGGAACAATTTATTCTTCATCGTAAAGTAAATGTCGATATTCTAAGAGCTTATTACACAACTTATAAATATAACTTAGAAAAGTTGGTTAGACAAAGATTTAAATTAAAAGGTGGGGCTCTTGAATTTATCAATGAACGGATAGAATCACTTAATAAGTTAGTAAACTTAACAGAAAATTTAAACTTGTTAAATAGTTTACCTGATCCGACTCCTAGTATAATAGATGATGATAAAAAACCATCATTTAGTAGTCTAAATTCTCTTATACAACATTATGAAGATATTCCTAGTGATAGTCTAAATGAACCACTTGAAACGATTATCAGAAATTGTATGTTAATTACAAAAGGAATAACATACAATACCTCTAAAAATATTGTTCAATACGTTAAAGATTTTAGAAGAAAGATGTATGGTAAAGACTTATTTTCAACTAAGTCTGTTCTAGAATACTATAATTATATATAGATTACTGTGGTTCTGATTTGTATTGTTACGTGTATTTCAAACATAAATTCATCTAATTTTCCGTTATATTAATTTATAAATTAATATAACACATTTTAATGTATGCTAAATATTTGTATTTAGCATAGGAGGTGATGAACGATCCGTTTTCTTCAAGAATAATAACTTCACAAGAATCAAGATGATCTTGTAGCGTAGGAATTAGATAATAAAGTAAATATAGTTATTTAACAATTATTTTACTTAAGATTACAAGATATTTGAAAATTAATAAAAATATCTATCTACAATAAATGGCTGATCAATCTTACACAAAGAAGTCAGAACCAACTCATGTATATAAATGTGTAACTGAAGGATGCACAAAGAAAGCTAAAACTGGGGATGAGTTTAGAACTTGTCGATCTTGCAGAGACAAACTGAATACGGAAATGGTTAAGAGTTTAAATCAGATTAGACTGGATAAAAATGAGCTTGAGGCAAAAAAAGTAGAACAAAAGCGCTATGAAGATCAGATTGCTATACTTCAAGCTAAACTTAATCTTGTTCAAAATGAAGTTAGTGGATTAGAAAAAAAGATAGATTTAGAAAAACAAAAAATAAGCTATGAAGATGAATTAGTAAGTGATGGTCATAAACTATTTGAAGGTATTGATTATATTGGAACAAAATGGACTCTTGAAACGCATTGTACTATAGTTAGAGTTAAGGATAGTCCAGAAAATGTGTATTTTGGACATGTTACATTAAAAATATATAATCAGTATGGTAGGGAGTATACGTGGCATCATGGTGCTCTAGTTTTAGGTGATATACCAAAAAACTTGAATCATACATATTGGTTTTTTGAAAATAAACAATTTCCTCCTGAAGCAACAACAGTATCTAGCTTTGCTAGTTTTAAAGGAATTGAAGACGACAAACTACTTTCAGAAATTATGAAAGAACATATAAATAGATGTGCTAAATTTTTTAAGACCAAACATCAATGGGAAAATCAAGTATGGTATCCAGACGATGTAATAGGAACTGATAAAGAGAAAGCAACTGAAGTTGTTGAACGAATTATAAAAATTAAAAAAGCAAGAGAAACAACTCCTAATACGTCTAGCTCTCGACTTGAGAAAGACTTAGATGAACAAAGACAACAAATAATAAATTTAGAAAGAGAAGCAGCTTATTCTCGTGAAAGAGAGGCACTAGCTGAAATAGTGAGACTTGAAGAAGCTAATCTTGAGAAACAAGCTAAAGCAGGAGAGAATACCGCAAAGGAATTACAAATACAAGATCAGAAGGTTTTAGAGGAAAGACAAAAATGGATAGAAGAGATAAGAAAAAGAACATTAGCTGATGCTGAACAGGCTAACCTGATTGCTCAAAAAACTAAAAAACAAAATGAACTTGCTGCTGCGGCTGAACTTGCTGCTAAACGTGCTGCTGCTGAACTTGTTGCTGCAGAAACTAAAAGGAAAGAAGATCTTAAAAATGAAAAAGCAATACAAGCATTAATTAAAAAACAAGCTTTAGAACAAAAAACTTTGGCACAGACAGAGACTGAAAAAGAGCTTGAAAAAATATTACAAGAAAAGAGGCAAACCTCCAAAGAAAAGGTAGAAAAGTTCTTACAAAAAATAGAAGACAATGAAGACATAAAAAGTATGAAAATAAATTTAGATATAGCAGAAACGGAGGATGATAAGTCAGAAGATTCTTTTAAATATAGAGACTCTTTAATTAAAGAATATAATAAACTTATCTTATATATTAATGATAATATGAATGTAATTGAAAAAGAGGTGGGTATATATCTAAACGAAAAAGAAAAAAAGGCAACATTAAGAAGTATACAAAACATTAAAGAAACGTTATTTAAGTCTAAAAATGAAGTATATAAGAGAAATATTTTGCGTGACATAGAAAGGTGGCAACTCCTCTATACAGACAGTACTCGTAAGAAAGAAAAAAATCTCTTAAAAAATATTTTACAAAATGGTTATAATTATTATTATCTACACAATTTAGATGACATTAATGGTTTAATAGAATTTTATACAAGATATAAACCTAAATTAAAGGAATGGAGTAGTTTAGATCTTGATGGTTTGAGTCTAAAAGATTCTAAGCAGATCAGGTCTGCTATATCAATTCTTAATACAATGGTGAATCCAGAATTACATTTAGAAAAGTTATATACTTTGCGTGAGTTAAAAAATACTATAGACTTCTATATGGAAAATATTAGTCCGAAAGAAGATAAACTCTTAAATATTGAACATCGACAACAAAAAGATGCAATTGGTGATATAACATATTTAATAAAATTTTACAGAAATGTTTATATACCTAAATCAGAGAACTGGAGTCGTTTAGATTTTTCTGGTTTAAGTCAAAAAGATTCTGATACGATAAAGGCTGATATATTAGCTTTAAACACAAGGGTAAATCCAGAAAGACGTTTAGAATATTTAGAAATTTTACTGGAATTAAATAAATTGGCAGTTAACTATAATGAAAATATTAGACCGAAAGAAGATAAACTCTTAAAAAATCTTTATCGACAAGAAACAGAAGCAAATACTCATATAATATATTTAATAAAGTTTTACAGTGATTATTTGCTTAAATCAGAGAAATGGAGTTTAGTTCTTTCTAAATTAAGTATGGAAGATGCTAGTATGAAAGATACTAGTATGATAATTCATGATATAGCAGCTCTTAATACACTAGTAAATCCAAAAGAACGTTTAGAAAAGTTATATATAATGCAATCGTTCAATCAAAAACAAAGTTTTGCAAAGGTAGATGGTGATTTTGATGAAGAAGAAAGACAAGATTTTCTCAAAAAGGATGTAACAAATCTTGAAAATATCTTAAACCAAAGAAAATTTAATATGGAAACAGAGTTGTTAGGCAATATACATCCTATGAGTGATACTGCTAAAAAGTTGAGAATTGACTTAAACAACATATACTTTGATTATATGGAATATACTAATAATTTGATCGATGAAATACAATTTACATTAAATGATGATGATCCGGATAAAATTAAAATTTTAGAACATTTAAAAGCCATTGAAACGCAAATAGACATGTACATTAGCGAATTGGATGATAATCATAGTGCGTATAAACATTTAGATGAAATGAAAAAATATTATTATACATTTATTCAGCCGGAAATGAGAAAAGGAAAAGAAAAAGATGTAAATAGTTTAATAGCTTATTACGAAACTTTTGAATTTAACTTAAATTTTCTTGTTATGGATAGATTAGAAAATTTAAAACCTGAATATATGGCTACTAAACTTATTAGAGATTCTATAGAATCATTTTTTATAGAAGTAAATCCAAAGGAAAATTTAGAACTTTTATTACCTTTGAAAAAGGAAGAGAAAGAAGAACTTAGTATAAAAGAAGATAAAAAACCATCATTTGATGGTTTAGACTCTATTATAACTTATTATAACGATTTTGATGATAATAAATCTGAAAAAGTGAGTACTATTATCAGAAATTTTATGATAATTTTGAGTGGTACAGGTACATACGATGAAGCTAAAAATTTTGTTAAACACGTTAAAGATTTTAGAAGTAAGATGTATAAAGAAAAATTTTTTTCAAGTAAGTCTGTTTTAAAATACTATACTTATTTAAAATAAAAAGATCCTATTTTCTGTTATATTAATTTAGAAATTAATATAACCCATTTACAATTGTATACTAACTATTTATTTTTTACATAGGAGGTGCTGCTGCACCATCCGTTTCATATTTAACCAAGTCATCTTCTTCAAGAATGATAACTTCTCCAGAATCAACATCATCTTGTAGAGTACGAATTCTATAACCATTCCATTTGACACCGCGATCTGCATCTCCCCATAATCTATCAAAATACTCTTTGACCTCGTTCTTAATAGGAAGAGACATATTTGGCCATCCTTCTTTGAACCATTCTTTAAATTGAGCATACATTTCTGTTATTGTTAAAGAAGAATTTTTGTCCTCAATGATAGATTCCTCAATAAATTGACGATAAATATCATTCTGTCGACGATATACAGCAGTTGCTTCTCGTACTTTAGCTGGCTCAATGCGTACGCTGATTTTTTGTCTCCATTGAAGCAAATACCATGCAAATGCTGATACCATATTTGGGATTTTCTTTCCAAATTCTTTGTCCATAGGAAAACGCTTTTGACGTAGTTGTTCATCAAGCGTTGCCGGACACGGTTCGCTTGGATCAACAAAAGTAGATTCAAACGGAATAACTCGAATACGATTCCATGTAGCTTTGTCAGAGTATTTCAATTTAGGAAGTTTATTACAGATAAATGTCAGAGTAAACATTGGAAAAACTTCACGTGTACTCTTTCCTCTCTCAAATAAGTCTCGTGCCCAGTAACTATCACCACCACTCAACTTTTTCAACTCACCAATATTGAGTTGTTCATCTGCGTCTGGTTCTTCCATTGTTGCATGTCGAACAGGTGGTGCTGCTCTTGACAATTCTGGATTTGCAGAGCCAGATGCTACCTTTTTTCCTGTAAAATACTGTGTGTTAAACTTGATAGCCAACTCACCTAGCATTAATTCAAAGAATTTTTGTGTAATAGACTTTGCATTGTCACCCTCTCCTGTCCACATGTATACTTTTTTCTGTTTGTTTCCTCCTACAAAAATATCAGAATAAGTATCTAAAAAGTATGTTCGAATCGATTCGTCTGGAAACACTTTTAGCAAAAATTCAATTACGTCTTGTACTACCTCATCTGTTTCATTATACTCCTTGTACTCGATAGGCATGTTTTTATTAACAAAATCTTCAGGACGCCCAGCTCTAAACTCGTTCAACTTTAGATCGTACACTCCGTTCTTGAAACCAATTATGTAAGGGTTCTGATCCAATTTTTGCTTAAACCGCCTGTCATAAAAAACTTCCATCGCTTCTTTCATAATGTTGCTCTTGTAAGGAGATGCCTTGAGATTATTTATAATCTTTTGTACCTGTTTCAATCGCGCGTTAAACATTGCTTCCTCACCCTTATCATGATTTCCTGCGAGCTTTGCAAAAAGATCTGATCCCATCTCAGAATACTTTAAGACTATATCTTCTGAAATTTTTTCTCGTAAAAACACTCCTTCCTCAATTTCTTCCCACCTATGATCTCGAAACTGAAACCATGTTTTTCCCGAAATAGATGCACAAATAAACTCTGTTCCATACTCTGAAAATAAAACTTTTGCAACGTCATTATGAGAGCCGTTTAATGACTCTTTAACATAATGTTCTGCCTGCTCTTTCTTGAATTCTTTGTAGAGATGTGGACTATCAATACTTGCAAAATATTTTAAAGTTCCAAGAGTAAGATCTTTTTTTGACATTCTTTCCCACTCGTAAATACAGTTTGCTTCATCATATTTTTCTTCGCATCGCGCTGAAAAATCCATCCACTGCTCCATTGCCTGAGGACTTGCGTCGCCAATATTGTATAAAATCCACCCAACTGTTATCCATTCATTTCTTTCCTCTGCACGAAAATCGGCCAACATAGGAAGAAGCTTTTCTGATATTTTAAGAGCTTCTTCAACTGAAACTTTTAAAGGTTTTTTATTCTTCACTTTTTGTTCTTGGATCTTTTCCTTCAATGGAGAAATTAAACCTTGTACAACCTCTTGAGTAGGACGACCATAAGGTATTATACTAAGAATTCTAGGGAGAAAAAGTTCAACTTTACCTCTAATATCAATTGTTTTTTCTCTCATATCATAAATTCTATAATTTTTAAAAGCTTCTTCAAGAGTGATCTCCACTCCATCAGAAGTAAAAACTTTAGTAACCTTGTAAGGATCCATATCTTCAGATTTTCTACTTCCATATATCAACCACGGTACTGTGCAACAAGCTTTGTCAATTACAACAGATGAATCTTCATATCCTAATTCTGAGAATATTTTTAATTTCTGCGTTTCCTCTTTTACTCTTGGAATCAAATGCACCTCTTGGTCTACTTTGCTCAAAAAGAGATTTGGAAAGTGCAAATGAAAACCATTTTTTGCATATGATACTGAACCAGCAGAAATATAATACATCGGTTTTTCTAGGAGCACACAAAGAAGATGATCATCCGTGCATCCTTCAACAATATTTCTTAAAATTGATTGATATACATCGATTAGTTGTTTAACATGTGAATCTTTATAAAGGTGTTCAGCAAATTCTATGTCATCCGTTTCTTTAACTTTCAGATCTACATCGGCTAACACTGGCATATAATGCTGTGGCTTTTCTGCAACGCCAACAATTGCATCTTCATCTTCAAGAATTTTTGTGCAATATACTTCCCAAAAGCTTTCTAGTTTCTCACGGTTAAATTGAAACTTTCCTCTCGGTTGGAGCATAGAAACGTGAGTGTGGAACACACCATCCACATAGTTCTCTCGGAGTATTTGTTCAACCGATGAAATCATTTATCTTATTATTCCATTCCATAAATGTTTTTTTCATTTTCTTATTTGTGGTTACGTAAGAAAGTAGTAAAAAAATAAGTGACTAATTTCTTATTTAAAAACTTTTACATAATATATAAATCTAAACCATGACTGAAGAAGAGATTGTACAAAAGGAAGATAATTGTATAGAATCTGAAAATATTCAACCTAATGAGACTAAACAAGAATATTTCACTGGAGATGATAATAACGAAGTAGATACAGATGAAAAAAGCGACTCTTCTCAAGAGAGTGATAGTAACACTGAAGAAGTTATGGCACTTTCTCTAAAGGATGATTCAGAGCTTTTTGTTCTGTCTGTGGACGGAATACCGCGTTTCTATACAAAGACAATTGACGAAGCAAGGGATAAAATGTGGGCTTATGCAAAATTTAGGAGAATTGAAGAGACTCATTATAATACTTACATTCGGGGATGCCCTGATAAGAATCGTCTCGAAATTCTCGGATCTAATAAATTTAGTGTATTTATGGTAGATCGAGTTATTTGCCGACTTCTTGTTTCAGCAGTGAAAGAATTGGAAATTACAAACGAACAAAAAACTGTTAAAGAGACAAAGGCACCTCCCACAACTCCTCCCACAACTCCTCCTACTCCTGTAGAGTCTCAACCAAATAGAGGTTTTTTTAGCAGTTTCTTTTGGTAATTTTTTAATTCATTCATATGAATCAAAATTAAATGACTTTATCTACGTACACTAGAATTTTAAATGCTTGCAACTGACATAGTACATCTGCCAAATCATCTCTCTTTTTAGCAGATGTTAAAGCAGAAATAGTTTTATCATCATTCCTCTCTTTTAGTATAGAAATTGCTTTTTCTACACTCCATTTTTTTCGTGCTGGTTTATCGATTGCTTTGTATTTAGTACCTCCCTTGGATATTATCTTTTTAGCTCCCAAAACTTGTGTTTTATGATAAGCAGGAAACTCTACAATCTCTTTAAATCTTCCATACTTAAATGCGAAATATGACCAACAATGTTGTCCTAACTTTAGAGCCATTGTATTATGTCGTTTTCCAAAAGACATTTGTTTTTCTATCACGAACGCGTCACATTGATCCCAGTAATCGACATATCTATCAAGTAGATCTGTCATATTGTGATAAGTTTCTGGATCTAAATACGAACTTTTTTTACAACCTTCTGTTAGGTCGCTATTTTCAAAAATAATACTTTTGCCGTTTATGCAAACTTTTTTGACTATTTTTTCAAAATCGGGTGTGGTAGTACCATCAGAGTTATATCTTTTATTTAATTGTACTCGAGGTAATTTCATAATCTCTGATTTATCAAATTCCTCAATATAGAAAGCAAAATTTTTTTTACCTATATCAAAGCTAGCGACCCACACAATATCGGAATCACTCATTTTTATGATGTTGTACAATTTGTTTTAGACCACAGTTTCTATTATTCGACATCTTCTTCTTTGGTTACGTATCCATCTAACCTAGCTGATATTATTTGTAATAAAGTATCCATATCACAACAAAATTTAGTATCAGCAATGTAAGTAAATTTTAGGTTAGAAAGTCCTGTTGTTGCCTGTTGAAGGTCAACAAGTAAATTACCAAACAAAACACGCTCAGTATTCTTTTCAGATCGTTCGTAAGTAATCAATAATTCAAATGCGCGAGAGATTGTTTCTTGACAAAAATTAAGAACATTTCCTCTGTTATCCTGATATATAAAGGTTCGTATTATAGAAGTGCCTAGACCATCTGGTTGCACATACATGTGTCGAGTGTTGATTTTTTCACCTTTCTTAATTTTACCAATAAACTTTAATTTACTGACAATTTCTTGATTGACGTCCATTTTATTAACATTATTTCCGATATCTTTAAGCGTTTTGAATGCAACATTAGCCATCTGAAAATACATATTTTATTAGAGTAATTAAAATTGGTTATCACTTTTACAATTTTACCAATATGTAAAAGTGTTTCATTTTGGTATTATTTTACTCTTTTTATTCTGGCATAATATAAATAATGAAGTTTCTATCGCAAAAAGAAAAACAAACTCTTGTTTTTCTTACTACAGCAGCCTTAGCTTCTATTGTCGTGTCAATATATCTGGGTTTAAACACTCGTCAAAATAATCAAAATTTTGTTTCTAAAAAAATCTATATTATTCATACATCTGGTAATATTGATAATAATTTTAAAGAAAACTCTAATACTAAAAGTCTAAAATATGATATTAACTCATATCAACCTCAAATGAATTCATGTGATATATCTCCAAATGACTGGAATGTGATAACACAAGATATATTGCAAAAATACAATAATTATTGTGCTTTTGTAATAGTATGTGGTTCTGACACTATGGCTTATACAGCTTCCGCTCTATCATTTATGCTAGAAAATTTATCAAAACCAGTTATAATAACAGATCGAAATGTAAAATCGGCTGTCAAATTAGCTTCAAAAACTAAAATACCAGAAGTAATGATTGAAGTTGAAGGAAAATTGTTACGTGCTTGCCGTACAATACACAAATCACTAGAATATTTTACTTCTCCAAACTACCCATATCTTACTTCATATAATTGCTTAGAATTCCCTTCTGAAAATTTTCAAGTAAAATTTGTAAATCCAAATATCAATATACTAATTGTAAAAGTTTTTCCTGGAATAAATGATACATCTCTTAATTTTTCAGATGATGATATGGTTTCTGGAATTGTGTTAGAAATTTATGAATCAGGAAACACACCTAACTCCAAAAATTTCATAAATGCTATCAAGAAACTAATTAAGAAAGGAGTTGTAATAGTAGCTGTGTCTCAGTGTGAAGAAGTGTCAAAATTTGAACTCAATAATAATCTTTTAGAAGCAGGAGTTATATCAGGAAATGATATGACCACTCCAGCTGCTTACGCAAAACTTTACTTTCTCTTAAGTAATGTGAAAAATACAAATCTAATATATCAGCTTATGGAAAAAACATTTAGAGGAGAAATGACATAAATTATCCTAGCATATAATAAAATGGACTGCGTCGTATATGAAATTAATGTCACAACACGCCAAAGTAAGGCAGTTGTATTTTTGAAAAAACACACAGATATGAATTTATGGGTTAAGGATCACGCAAATAAAGAGCATGTATACGAAATCTGGAAAGATTTAAAAAGACAATCAAGCTGGTGTTGGAAAGAAAAAAAGGGTCGTTGGGGCAAAATGGCAACTCCAATTAAGAAAAAACAAGTTATTGAAGACGATTGGGGTGTCATGTTTCAGAAGTCATAATGTGATCTATATAAGACGTGAAGAAATTATACTAATAGTATAATTTCACTTTATTTGTTTACCAAATATTTTGAGATAGTAAAAATTAGCAAATTTCCATTCACCTGAATTGTGCAGAACTAAAAGCTTTAATTTTATCATATTTTTTAAACCTCTTGTACCTCTAAGTAAATTTTTATTTTGTGCAATGATTTCAAAAATGTTTCTAAAAATAGCAAATCTAATCGATAGATTTTCAGGTATTTCAGCCTGTTCAAACATATTTTTACATCTTAGTCTCAAAATAGTTCGCCGACCAAATCTGGTATCAGATCGAGTTATTGGCTTTAAATTTCCTATATCACCACTACATTGTGGGCATTTAATATATAGAGGAACTGTAATTATTATTTCTTCGTCGTAAATATGAGTAATTACACTTGTATAATTTTGTAAGTATTCACCCCAACAACGATAATGAGCATAGCACTCGCATGTAGTACACACCTTGTTCTTTGTAGTGTCTAGACATAGAAAACAATCACGAGGCATTCAATCTATTTATATGAATTATTCACTTTATAAATAGAATAAGTATTTTTGCATCAATGCAAAATGTAGTTTTATTAATAAGATAAAAAATTTGTTAGAGCACCAGCATGATCAGTCACAAAACAGTCATCTTATATAGATAATCAATATTGTATTTGATTCTTTTATGCCACTGCCTTTTGATTTATCTCAAAAATTCTCTCTCATTTATACTAATTAAATGTGTAATTTAGAATTTTAGATTGTTTTATATTATTAAATGAACACACATACTCTTGATTCTAATTTAGATTTAATGCTATTAAATTACAATACTTCAATACTTAAAGATTTACCAGAAGATCTTCGAAATGCTTTATATAAAGAAGCCAATAAATGTTTAACAGATCCAGAAAGCGGGGTAGGTTCAGCTAGATGCACGAATAGGTCCACTTTAATGCATCTTATCAATAATCACCAACTAAATAATAAACCAGTTTCTGAACTTATTAAAGGACCTTTAACTCTTACTTTACATTGGCATCCTGACATGAAAATGATGATATACATATTTGGAGAATTACATGGATCAAACACAGACTGTATTAGTCTACTTGTACATCGAAAAAAATACATGAAATCAATGTTTATAGAAGATTATATGAAAGATTTAATACTTAATACAGATTCTTATATAGATTTTTATATTGAAGAAAAAGCACATGTTGATTATGATCAAGATTTGACAGAATATATTGTTAAAAAACGTATAGAGATAATGAGAAATCGTTTTCAAGAATGTATATCAAATGTAACAACACGAAACATAAATCCGAACTGTAGACTTTCACGTTCTCATTATTTTGACATTAGACAAGGTGTAGTTAAGGGTAATTTTGACAGAGTATCTCAGATTATTTTGATATTATCTAGTTTAATTGATAAATTATACGATCCAAATGAGCCTAATCCGGAAGAAACTTTTGTGATGAATTTTCTTATGAACATAAATTATATGTTTTCTGATTTTATAAGTAAAATTAGAGATACAGATGACGATAATGAGTTTTTTTCTTTTTGGCAAGAAGAGATGATAAAGAATTATCAATTTCTTAATGAGAAAATGAATAGATCGACAATGACTGAATATATTAGTACATTCATTCTAGACGAAATCAAATTAAATGCCTTAAAATTCAAGAAAACAATCCAAAATAACTTGAAAGAGCTTTATTTTATTTTCGAAGCATTGGTACCTCAGTTTGATAGAAACGGTAGTCTCACAAAAATAAAAAATATTTATAAATATTTTAATGAAATTAAACGTCGCTACGATAAAAAAGGTAAACTCATTGAAATTAAACCTCGGTACGATAAAGAAGGTAAACTAATCAAAATCACATATTTTGATAAATTTGTAACATGTGTAAAAAGATTTCGAAATGGTTTAATTATAATGAACGATACGGTCGCGGATGCATACCTTCTCTCACGTATATTTAAAAAATTTGACACTAAAACAACACATCCGGTGAAAAAACGTAATTTTGATGAGCCTGAAAACCCCCATAACATTATAATATACGCTGGAAATGCACACGCAGATAGATGCCGAAAATTTTTAGAAAATGTCGCATCTTTCAAGCGATTAGAGCAAAATACAGTAGAAAACCCTATTCGTGCTAAAAACTGTCTAGATATGACTGGTATCACTCAACCATTATTTTCTTATACACCAAAAGATGACCATCTATATTATGACACTCCATATAAACCAATATTTACTGAAAGCAGCGAAATATTTTAAATTTGAATGCAAACCAAAGTTAATTTAATTTGATAAGTAATTATTTTTTACTTATTGTGAACAATATATCATATCACCGATATTTACCATCTGACCTTGTTTAATCATAACCTTCGATATGTCTCCATCAAATTCCAAATCAACTCTAGAACCAAATTTGATCATTCCTAAATACTCACCAGCCATCACTTTTTCATTTACCTCTTTTCTTGAAACGATCCTTCTCGGAAAAAATCCAGCTATCTGAGTTACTTTTATTTCACCATTTTTCATCTTAATAATATGTATTTTCTTTTCATTAAAACGACTTTTTCTTATGTCATTAGCTAGTTCAAATTTACCTGTTTTGTCATATATTGTTTTCAAAAGAAGGCCATTTACAGGGTATATCTGTGTATGATTATTTAGAAAATTTAGATAGATAGATATGTTGATCTTGTTATCTTTTTGTTCTAGATACGACACCATTCCATTTGCAGGAGATATAATAACATTGTCATCATATCTTTTAGTGTGTGGTTTGTAACGATAAAAGATAGATACAAAAATCAGTGTTAATAGAAGTAAAACAAAAATAATATATAATCTGCATATAAATGATGCAACCAAACATAGAAGTATTATTGAAGATAGTAAAGGAGATTCATTGAACAATAAAGTTGTATACATTTTATTACATATCTTTTTTTAATAAAATGAGTTTATATCTTTTTCAGAAATTTTACTTATATTATAAGTAAAATTTATCAATTTGTCTGCTTTATTCTACAAACTTGAGTTTAGGTGTAAACATCTCAGTCAGTTCATTCAACAAATTACGACGAACCTTGTATCTGAACTTATATTGCTCAAGTACAAAATCGACAAGACCTGGATATGCAACAGATAAAACCTGATCCAGAGGATTTGCAAGAGCTTTTAAATAATAAAAGTAATCTAGTTCTAGAATAGTAGAATGTTTAGAGTAATATTCAGCACATTCTACTTTTTCATATTGTTTAGCTGTATGCCTTTCTGGATCTATTATTAAATACTCAAGACGAGTACCAGCATCTACTCTCTGGCCTCTCCTTCGCATTCTTTCTGCTAATTGCACTTGTGCTGGTAAAGAAAGGAGATAATATTCTTCTTCCGTTTCGGCACCTTTCTGTTTTAGCTGTTCTTTTCTTTCTGCGGGATCAGACGAAAGTATTTTAACAGTATAATCTCCTACTTTAGCTTTTTTGACACCTTTCTCGTTCAGAAAAGATTCAGCTATAAGGTCTCCTGCATTTCCAACTGATTTTGTAACAACAAAGTCTGTATAAGGATTACAACCTGAAAACATTTTATTGATTTGTTCGAGAACCCAAAATATCACTTCATCTCGTGGAGTTTTATCTGCAATATGATTGATGACGCCTTCGTAAACAACACGTACAAAATTACTATTATCACGACGAGCAAGCAAAACACCTTTCTTACCTATGCTATCACTGTAAACTAATTTTCCTCGTTTTTGCTCTACCTTTCGATACATATACCGTTTTTTGGTCAAAATGAAGAAAAAATTATAAATAGCCCCTTCAAATTCTAACTTAATAGGAGGTGGAAACAATTTTGTTAGCTCATCTGCTACAAATTCGGAGTATTTCCATAATTCTTCATCACTTTTACCTTCCATCAACGGAAAATTGATATAATTACTATCTGTATCTCCGTAGACAAGCTGCCCGCCAAATTTGTTAACAATAGTATCTGCTGTAATTTCTATGTTTTTTCTACCCATATAGGTTGTACACATTGCACCAGGCATAAAAGGTAAGTATCCACGCCTAACACCCATTGCACCATACATGCTATTTGCAGAAACTTTATATGCTAGCTGGCGTTTGTCAAGAACACCTAATAAACTATTCAGAGACTCAATTTCTTTAGTATTATCTTTACCATTTGTTTCTAATTCATTGATCTTTTTCTTTGTCTTAACCATATCAACATTACGAGTGTGCGCGCGAGCATCCAAAAGATTCTGAATAATAGTTGGTAACACTCCTCGTGGCTCCTTCAAAAACCGATAATAACGCTTTGCACACATAGGATTTTTTGGTTTGCTTTTGTTAAGATCAGAACGCTCTTTGACATAAGGTTTAAGATCATCTACCAGAGTTTGTATTTCATCACCCAATTCCTTCTTTCTAAATTTGTCAGTTGTTTTATTCTTTTTATCGCGAAGTTTTTTAATTTTTTCGTGTTCTATTTCAATAACTTTATTTAATTGCATCTTTCTGATTACTTTTGGATCGTGTTCGCAACCAATATGGTCTTCCCATTTCATCACATGACATTTCTCATCCGGAATATCTGAATCGTCAGAAACCCAAGTGTGATAATCAATATTGTAAGCAATAATAGTTGTTGGATACAGAGAAGCAAAATCAAATGGGACTACTTGATTGTACTGCCCAGGAACAGGAGGAAATACGTGAGCACCAACATAACGCTCAGTTTCCGATACTTGATAAGCATCCTTCTCAACAACAATATTTTCATACATACAATACTTATACATTTGACTATACACCTTGATTTGCTGACCTTGAGTGTATAAAGTAAAAATAGGAACGCAGCACGTCGCAGCCATCTCCGTAAGACCTGTCCAAGTCTGTAGCTTGTCCATGAGCATCACAGTTAAAGCGCTGTCTTGGATACAATATTTACCACAAATCGCCATCGCTTTTTGAGCCTTTTTACTATATTCACCATTTGTATTCTTTGTAACACCAATCCTATAACATTTGAATATTCCTTTTACGCTAAGTGGATCCTTAGTTTCACCAATAAAATGTTCAGCAATGGTTTTGAGCTTGTAGTTGCTAAATTTGAAATCGCGCTTCACAAGAGGTAACAGATCTACATAGACTCTACCTTCGGCGTCTAGAAAAGAAAATTCTTGATTCTTATACGCGGAAGAAGACCATTTGATTGTTTTCTCTTTGGCATGAGCATATTTATGAAATCCTTGTTGATCAAAATTAAAAATGCACAAATTGAACTTTGCGCGATCGATCATATACGGAATATCAAAACCAAGAATGTTATAACCAACAATTAGATTTGGATTCTCATCTCTAATAAACTGAGTAAAGCCATTCAAAAGATCTGCTTCTGTATCATACATATATATCAGAACATCATCTCCTACAATATGTTGATCAGGCTGCCCCAAAGTAAGCAAAAACTTTTCATACTTGTCTTGACTTTCTCCATATCTAGAAATTACACACGAGATCTGAAAAACTTTATCACCTGGCTTGTTTGGGTTTGGCATAGCGGATGGATTTGAAGAATTAACCTCAATATCAAAGCCCATTATCTTTGGTCGAGAGACTACATTGCTATCGTAAGGAATCAAATTCTTCCATTTTACTTTGAATTCATGATCGCAAAGAGTCAATTTTTGATCTTCTTCTTGACGTTTTCCGTGAAACTCAACCCAACCAGCTGTCGAAATTTGTCTGCAACAAGTAAGTTGTAGAATACAATCTGCATCTGATTCGTGCATTTTCAATTTTAGAGCTCCAAGACCAACCACATTAATAGAGCTTCTAAGTTTGAATCCAAGAGATTTGATATCTTTTCTAGCGGAAAAACAACAAAAAAGAAATGGAAAAAGTTTTTCATCACCATTAGCTTCGATATGAGCACCGTACAGACGTTTTTTCATCATCAAAACTTTCTTGAGAGGTTTTTGTTTTCCTAATAATTCATCGAGTTTGTTTCCAACAAGTTGCGCGTTTCCAGTATTCCATTTTATTCTATCTGGAAGCTCAATGTACACATAAGGAGTAAAATTTTCAACACGAACACAGACATTCAAATCATTTTCGTCAATTCCGTATATTCTTATAGAAGTGATTTCTTCTTCCTCATCATCTACATGCCAACTATATGGAAAAAATCTATGCTTCTCCATTGTCTGCTTTCTCTTAAAAAGAACCCATCTTAAAACCAATTTTACTTTTTTATTAACAAAAATTTATAGTATAAAAATTATCTGATTTTTATAATAATATTTTTAGAATACAAATATGAAAACATTTTACTTTGATGATTTTGTTTGCAAACTTGGCGAAAGCGCAAAAGAGAATTGGTCTCTTTTAGATAATAGCAAAGCACATCACCTTTTCTTTCATCTTTCATCGTTTCCATCTGGGTACGTAATTGTAGAATATGAAAAGAACGAACCAACAAATTTTATGCTACATACAGCCTCTCAAATATGCAAGAATGGTACAAAATTCAAATATCTTAATGATGTAAAAGTAGATTGGTGCAGATGCGATAACTTAAAAAAGAGTGATAAAGTAGGCGAAGTGTATTTCAATAGCAATCGACGAGTTCAACAAATTAAAGTTTAGATTGCAACTTTTTTACAGAGCATAAAATAAATAGTCAACGTCTGTTTCTACCATTAGTCATATAAGTTTTCAAATAAAACTAAATATGAGAAATACTGTTATTGTTTAATCTAAACGGTAAAATATATATAATTAAACAGATGAAAAGGACTTTGTCTGGTGTATCAGATAACACCCGATCTAAAAAACCAAGACTTTGTAATGGAATCGTTGATATTGTAAAAAAAAAATCGTCAATAACAGATATGGTTTCAGCTAGTCATTTATATAATTATATGATGAATGATCCTTTGGTAGATTGGCTAAAGCTTACTCATCGTCGTGGAACTCGAAAATCACCAGAATACACTCACCATGCGAATGGTTTTACAGAGTTTATTATGAATAGAGGTATAGAGTTTGAAGGTGAACTAATAAAATATATAAGTGCTAACAAAATCCCTGTAAGAAGCGTATCTGAATATATTACAAATGAATCTCTAAAAGAAACAAAAGATCTTATGTTTCAAGGAATTCCACTTATACATTCAGCACCTGTCAGAAATTATCGCAATGGTACACAGGGCATTATTGATATTTTGATACGTAGTGATTATTTGTCAAAATTAGTAGATGAGACTTCTTTGACTGAACAAGAGTATTCTATGCCTGCTCGAAATCTTGGCAAGCCTTATCACTATGTTGTCATAGATATCAAATTCTCTACTTTACCTCTAAGAGCTGACGGTATACATTTGCTAAATTCAGGAAGTTACCCAGCGTATAAAGCGCAATGTTTAGTGTATACAGAAGCAGTAGGATTAATCCAAGGATTTACAGCCCCATATTCTTTTATTATGGGAAGAAGGTGGAAAATAAATAAAGGAGGTGTTATTGATCATAACGAGAATTGTCTGAACAGATTGGGTAAGATATCTTACAATTCTATTGACATTGATTATAAGATTCGGACCAGAGAAGCAATTAAATGGGTTAGAGACGTAAGAAAAATAGGTAATGAATGGTCTGTAAATCCTCCTTCAAGAATTGAACTTTACCCAAACATGTGTGTTGATTCTGGAAAATGGAATTCAGAAAAGGAAAAGATTGCCGATAGAATTGGAGAAATTACAAATATTTGGTATGTTGGTGTAAAAAATAGAGATTTTGCTGTAGAGAAAGGCGTTACAAGTTGGAGAGATCCAGAATGTACAACAAAAAAGATGAATATAAACGGAGTTAGAGCAAAAACTATTGATGCTATTTTAGAAATTAATCGTCAGAATACTGATAAAATTAGGCCTGCTATTATAAAAAGCAATTTTTCTGATTGGAGACAAGAGTGTAATGAGTTGTATGTAGATTTTGAAACACTAAGTGATATTTTTTCTGAATTTTCTTCACTTCCCAAACAACCTAAAACTGATATGATTTTTATGATAGGAATTGGCTGGTCTGAATCGGGAGAGTGGAGATATAAAAATTTTACATGTTCAAAAGCAACTCACGAAGAAGAACATAGAATTATGAAAGAATTTATTGATTTTGTCTTAGACCGCGGAAATCCAAAAATATATTATTGGCATGCTGAAAAAACTTTTTGGAACTCTGCTGAATTAAGACAAGAACTTATATCAAACAATTGGAAGTGGTCAGATCTATGCAAACTCTTTCAAGAAGAACCAATAGTAATTAAAGATTGTTTTAAATTCGGTTTGAAATCAATAGCTAAAGCTATGAGAAAACACGGAATGATATCTGCTCAAAATGAAAGCGAATGCGGAAATGGTGCTACTGCTATGATAAGAGCATGGAAAGCTTACTCTGAGAACGAAGATCCAAAGAATTCAAATGAAATGAAAGATATTATAAAATACAACGAGTTTGATTGTAAGGTACTTTGGGAAATATTAACTTTTTTACGCAAAAATCATTAATAATATATTATTGTTTTAAAAGATTTACAATATTGTAAATCTTTACTTAGAGTAAAATGATAAATATAAAAGATCCAGTCAGAACGGCATACACTTTAATGGCTATATCTTTTATTGTTTTTATAGGAACTATCTACATATTTAAACCTAAATGCGTACAAATAATAGATCGGTATAACGGCAATATTTATATTTCTTGGCCGCTGACAATATCTTATTCAGCTACATTTTCATTTATAATAGCAATTGCAGTACTTATATTACTTTCAAATAATTTGGAGGAAAAAGATTAAGGTTATCAAATAAAAAAAGAATAGAGAGATTACTTCATATTAACTCTTTTGCATAAAACAAACTAGATTTATGCAACACCGCTCTGAGTTGGTGAAACTAAAACTCATAAAGTTTTGAATTCATTACCAATATACTAGCAGGTATCTATTTTTATGTGATTTTATCTTGTTCTTGATATCCACTAAATTAAAATTTTACTTTGGCTTAAACGGGACAATGTAAGATGAAAAATGAGTGAACCATTGACTGTTGAAATTCATGAGCTTGATCCAGAAATCATTCCACCTCTTACTAACAAATTTTCTGATCCCGAATATAATGGTGGTAGTAAGATTGTTGTTGTCGGTAAACCCGGAACTGGAAAGAGTACTCTTATAGCAGGACTTTTATATGCAAAGAAACATATTTTTCCTATTGGAATAGCTATGAGCGGTTCTGAGGATACAAATCATGCGTTTGCTGAAATTATGCCTAGCACTTTTGTTTATAACGAGTACGATGAAGAGAAAATAAAGGATTTTGTCAAGAGACAAAAGATTGCATGCCAACATCTCGAAAATCCTTGGGGAGTTATCGTTCTTGATGATTGTACGGACGATCCAAAAGTATTTAATAAACCACTTCAAAATGCATTATTTAAGAAGGGTCGTCACTGGAAGATGTTTTACATTCTTTCTTTACAGTACGCTATGGATATCAAGCCCGCTATTCGAACAAATATTGACGGTATCTTTATTCTTCGAGAACCAATTGAATCCAATAGAGAAAAAATCTACCGTAATTACGCATCGATTATTCCAACATATGAACTCTTCTGTGATCTTATGGAACAATTAACAGAAGATTATCATGCTATTTATATTCACAATGCAACTCGTAGTAATAGGTGGCAAGATTGCGTATTTTATTGGAAAGCTCCTCGTGTTCCAAAGGGTTGGAAGTTTGGGTGTCCAGAGTATTGGGAATTTCATGAGTCCAGATATAATACCGAGTATACAGATCCAATTATGTTTTAATATTATTTTTATCTCCAAAAACTAGTCTCCTTACATTAAGTACCTCAAGATTAATTTTTTCTGCCTCTGCGTACTTACCCTGATCCCAAAGAGATTGCGCTAGTTTATGTAAGTTATTTTCAACCTTCATTTGCTCTGTCACTATCTTTTTTTTAAAAGCTAGTTTTACACGAAAAATAGCATTTTGCAATATCATGCTACAAAGAGGAAAGCGTAATGGTTTAGTAAGAAAATTTTTGACACGTTTAGTGAATAATTTATAAGAAGGTTGGTTATCACTTTTAGCTTTACATTGACAATCGAGTAAACAATCACACTTTTTGGTTTTTATGTCCAGATTACTATTAGATAAATTATGGGTTAGATTATTTTTTTCTAGTTGTTCCTCTTGTAATTTTTTCCTAAAAGTAAACAAAGAAAATAACATAAAAGCTCCTGTACCTAAACTGATTCCCACAATCAGCATTGTATCATAGTCAAAAAAGTTTTTAAACAAAGACATTTAGCTTAAGAAAGGATTTACTTTAAAAACATATTTTAATTGGTCATAATTAAAATAAAAAATTGTACGTTTTAAAATTAATTTCGACTTATTCTTTCAATTTTTGAAAAAAATGAAAATGAACAGATTAAGAAGTCTTTTTTTTCCATCAGGAAAAGTTCATACGAAATACACAAGTTATATTGGGTGGTCTTTCGCTTCAAATGTTCTGGTATCAGCTGAAAGCGCAATGGCAACGCACAGCATGTTACATTCAATCAGTTGTGACACTGAAACGATTCGTACTTTAAATTATATAGGTAAAGATGTTATAGGACAACTGGGATGTCTAGCATATATTGCTAAAACTGGAAAAGAAGCGGATAAGGATCCAAAACGTTTTCTGTTTTATTCAAATTTTTCTCAGCAATTAGCATATATGTCTATATGCGCTACTCCTATGTCACCTGAATATTTTCTTCCTATCGCAGGCTTTTCAAATATTTTTAGCAATGTATCTTTTATAGGTTTTGGCGCGATTAACGCAAAATGCATTCAAAAGTTGGCAATAGATGGAAATATCGGAGAACTATACGCAAAGATATCTGTTTTTAATACTATTGGTAGCAGTCTTGGACTCATGATTGGACTAGGGATTGTTGCTGTTATACCTGATCATTCGACAAGGTTATGTCTTATTCCCATTTTTGCATTTTGCAGAATAGCTGCTTTTAATAGAGCAGTCAAAGGACTAATTTGAACATACTATCAATTTTTATAATACCTAACCAAACTGGTTAGGTATGTCTACCAAATTTTCTTATTCTCAATCATCATCGCTATTGTCATCAGATTCAGAAACATTTGTTTCTTTATCCAATAGCTCTTTTGACTTGATATAAACAGAAATTTTACCCAAACTTCCAACGCTCGACCTAAAAAGGAGAGGTAAATCATTTGTTCCTGGAAAAATTTGCATTGTTGATCCAAGACCAGCAATCTTATTAATCCTAGTAAACTGGTCAGTTGTGAAAGTTGCATCATAACAGTTTATATTTACATCTCCTGCTTCTTCATCATCAGAATCATCGCTTTCTCCAAGACGTACCTTTCGCTTCAAAATTCCATCAGCGTCTGCAATAAAATCAATATGAAATCCTTTTGATTTAACACGAATGTTAGTGCTGCCAATACTACTAAGCTCTTTGCACATTTTCTGAAAGTCAGGCGACGGAACAATAACTGGTTTTCCATATCCAAGAGGAACATCAGCATCAACATTTTGAATATTTTGAATCTTTATACCCGACGTTGTAACTCGTGTATTCTCCTTTGGTATAGTCTTTATTCCCAGTTCATTTGGTACATCAGAACTTATGAACAGCTGTAAAGAATCTTTTTTCTTGATGGATTTCAGCATCTTATGAAAATGATTGAGATTCAGACCTAAACAGAATTTTTCTTCCGATTTAAATTTATAAAGAGAAAAATTTTCTGCTTGTAGACACATGTCTACCAAAGTCCTTCTAGGCTGATCAAACATTCGAAGTGTGATTCCATCATCCGTCACATCAAAACATCCATGTTTTAGGTTATTTGTCAAAAGTTCTGCTAGAATTTTGATCTGATAAGCTTCACCAGTCTTACACTTGAACGTTATGGGCATTTTGAAAGTAAAATTTACAACTTTAAGTTATATTAGCAAAAATATATTATTTTCAAATGTATGTATTAAAAATAATTAAAGGTTTAAATTCTACTTAAAGATTTGTAATATATTATAAAATGACTGATTTAATAAACTCAATTGATATGAACTTATCTTTTAACGAAAATAATATCAGAGTATTAGGTACATCTGAAAATCCAATGTTTGTAGTTAAAGATATATGTAAAATATTAGGTTTGAGTAATGTAACCGAGGTGTTAAGAAATATTCCTGATAAATGGAAGTGTTCAGTGAAACTGAATACTTCTACTCAAGGTCTACAAACTTCAAATGTTGTTAATGAAGCAGGTTTATACAAAATTATTATGCGCTCTAATAAACCAATTTCACAACCCTTTCAAGAATTTGTGTGTGAAGAGATATTACCATCTATTAGAAAGACAGGTGAATATAAGTATCAAAAGATATTAGACGAAAAGAATAAATTAGAAGAAGAAAAAACTAAAATACAAGAAGAAAATAAGATTATAAAAGATCAAAAAATTAAAGTCGAAGAAGAGGTTAAAAAATTAAGAAAAAAATATGTAAAACAACCCAAAGAAGTGCTTGATCAAAAGAATGTAGTGTATCTTATGACTTCAGAAGAGAGTGAAAAAGTTGGTGAATATAATGTAGGAAAAGCACTCGATTTATCCAAGAGAAAAGAGTCTTATAATCATAATAAGTTACATAATTTCAAAGTGATATATTATATATGTTGCAAAAACTCAAAATTGATGGATATACTAGAAAGCGTCATTTTAACCAAACTTGAAAAATACAGATGTAAAGCTGGTCGAGATGTCTTTTTATTACCTACAGAAGATATCACAGTATTTACAAATATATTTGATGAGTGTTTAAAGTTTTATGAAGGTATTGATAATCCTATATATCCTAAAAGAACCATACAAGAAGATAAAGAGAAACAAAAAGAAAGAAATATAAAATACCAAGAAGAACATAAGGAGGAAATTAAAGAAAAAATGCATGAGTATTACGAAGATAATAAAGACATATTGTCTGATATTAAAAAAGAATATTATGAAAAAAATGCTGATGTTATAGGTAAAAAACACAAAGAATATTATCAAGATAATAAAGAAGCCGTAATAGAAAAAGTTATGGAATATTATGAAGAGAACAAAGAGAGTATATTAGAAGATAGAAAGGGTTTTTATCAAGACAATAAAGAGCATATTTTAAAAGAAAGAAAGGCTTATTATCAAGAGAATTATAAAACCAAGATAGCAGCTCAAAGATCAAAAAAAGAAACATGTGAATGCGGTATGATAGTTACTCATTATAGTATGAAAAGACATAAAAGTTCTGATAGACATAAAAAAATAATGGAAAAAATACAAAGTATTACATGAGTTAATTTTACTCTTCAGAGTGAATAGAAAAACATGTTTTTCTATTTACAATCCTTAACTCACCCCAAAATCCTTCTAGGGGTGATCTCAGAATGCTTCGGGTTATAATATTTAACAGTCTTACACTTGAAAGTTATGGACCTACTTTGCTTGTACACCTGTAAATTCACCTAAGTCTTCAACACTTCTGCCTTTTATTTCTTTATCAACTAGCACACCATTCATGTACAAAGCATAATGAGGAAATCCTTTAAAGTCTGGTATAATAGTTTCAATTCTTTCACCAAGGTCTTTCTCTGTTTGCGTATCTCCATCTACATGTATAGTTGCACAAAAAACTTGGTTACTATTCGTTCTATTTGCATAATCTTGAAATGCTGGTTTAGATATTTTACAAAAATAACACCATGACGCCTGAACCATAACCACAATAGGGATTTTTTTACCTAGAAGTATTTCATTAGATAATTGACCGTTGTTGTCGAAATCTTTATTCTCCAGATAACCAATTTTCTTGTTAAATGTAATATCATTCATTTGGTTTTTATCATTTAACAAGATTCCTTTTTTTAAATATCTCGTCACAAATATTTACTTAGATTAAAATGGTGAACGTAATTGTCAATAATATAAATGGTGTCTATGTGAGAACCTTTGAGTTAGATATTTACGATCTTGATACTCAAAAGAGCGCAATTACTCGCTTGGCATCAGAAATGAAAACAATACCTAGATATTTATACTTTCCGGAAGGAGTGCCATCTCTAGAACAACTAACTAAAGAATATTCAATAACTGTTGAAAACCTATTGGAACATATTATATCTATTGATAGAAAAGATTCGGATTTTGTAACTTTTGCAAATAGCATAAAAGAAAAACTTGATCAACAAAATCTTAATTTACGAGATGATGTACTTTTGCCTTTTGTGGCGTACGATTCATATATAGCACTTGATCCACGCAATGTATTACATGCTTTAAGCAATGAAATAGAAAGCGCAAACTTATTTAAAGTACCATCTGTTGAAATATTATTAAGAGATCTTCGAAATTTTTGGGAAAATGATCGAGAAGAAACAATCAAACGTTTTACAAAAAAAATAAAAGATGTTCAAAAAGAGTCAAACGAACAAAAAAAGAGATATGAAGATTTTGACAAAGTAAGTAACAAAATTCGATATACTACTTTTGAACAAGAGAGTGTTACCTTTGAATTTTCTCTTGACTTAATTGATATTACTATTATGGAAATTTTCAATCACATAAGGCTTAACTCAGGAGTTCCTTTTGCTACTATAGATAATTTTTTCAAGATATTTAATGATTTTAACCCGCCAGAGGATTGGAAAGTTTCTATAGAAAATGGTATAATTTTTAAAGTTCTACAGAAAAAGATTCCGGATAGGTCAAAAGATAAAGATTATGCACATGTTTTATTAGTAGTTGATGGAGAGCCAGGAAAAGAAAACGTAATTGTTGAGATGTCTTTACGAACTTCCGGTAATTTTCTACAACGTTACGAAATGATTAAACGTTTTTTGACCAGTATTTACGGTTTAGGTGATATTGATGTAAAAAATATTGCAGAAAAATCTATAAAAGGTTCTTTCTATTTTCCAAATCATAGTCTTAATAAGTATGTTTTCGCAGATCTTTTAATCAATAACGAACTGTTTTCTTCTATGATGTCGATAGATGAAAGAGAAAAGGTAACAAAGAAAAAAGAAAGTATATATATACATTTTTATAATTCTAAAATAGGTAAATTAACAGCAAATCTTACAGAGAAGATATCTAGAAGAAACGATTCTGATCTACGTGGAAAGGATGTCAACAGAGACTTTAAATTTGGTTCTACATATATTCGTGTAAAAATAGTAACAGCTGAAAACATACAAGCAGTTCTTATATTCCAAGATCTCTTTTCTAAACTTTTAGCAATATACGATCAAGAATATCCTCAAATAATGGAGTTTTACAAAAAGTATACTCCTATGACTAAAAAGGAAAATGATAAAGATGAAACTATAGTAAAAACTCGTCTGACAAATAAAGATATCGCCCCAGAAGTCTTTGTTTCTGGATATTCACAGAAATGTTCTGTTCCTCCAACTATTATACATGATAATGACAATGAAGCTCTTGAAGAAGCTAGAAAACAGGGACTACAAATAATGAGATATCCAAAAGATGATGATGAACAAAAAGATGATAAACTTTTCCCTTCTCGAAATTATGTGTGTAATAATCCTAAAGATCCTAAATCTATATTTCCAGGTTTGCACGAAAATACATTTGAAAAAAATAAAGATATTGTCCCATATCTGCCATGTTGCTTTAAAAAAGATACTAATAAACCCAACAGTCTTTATCGTCAATACTTTTATGGAGAAGAGCCTATAGATAAGACCGTCACAAACCAACAGGATTTAATAACTAGCAAAAAGTTTGCGGCTGCTGACAGATACGGTACTCTTCCTGCTAACTTGAACAAAATGTTTGATATTTTTGATTATGATGAAGATTATATGTATCTAAGAAAAGGAGTTAACTATTCAAAAGATGCAAAGAGTTCTTTTTTAGAATGTGTAATGGAAGGTATGTATAAAGAAACAAAAATATTAGATTCTACAGACAGAGAAGCTTTTCTTGCTGAGAAAAGGCATGAGTTAGCAACCGATGCAAATGCCGCCGCATGCAGTCAAGAAATGTATGATTATACATTATCCGAAATAATTGATATTATACGCGACTCGAGAATTTATATGGAACCATCACTATTCAGTTCTTTACTTGAACAACATTTTAATTGTAATATTTTTGTTTTTAGTAGGTCTAATAATAATACAAATCTCATTATTCCACGACACATACATGCGTATTATAAAAATAAAAGAGAAAATGCCAAATGTATTTTTATTTATGAGCATAAAGGAAGTTCTGCTGATAAAGAAAAAGGTTCACGTTGTGAACTTATTGTAAAATGGGAGAAAACAAATAAAGAGAATGTGTCTTACTATTATCCGTACAAATCAAAAGTTTCAAAAGGTGTGAGAGATGTTTATATGAGTATGATAAAATCATATGCACTTAAAGATGAAATAGTAGAATTTTTTATTCCGCCAATAATAAACACAAAGAAACTTACGTTTTTAGAGCAAGGATTAGATACTTATGGTAAGTGTAGAATGTTACGATTTAGTATCGACAGTAGCAATGTGACAATTCTTACCGATCCATTACAACCATTTGTTATTCCAGCAGCTATAAATTGGATTGCTACAAAGACAACAAAAGAAACTGCTATAAGATTGGCAAAGGCTATTGGAATCCAGTTTACAAGCCAATGTGTTAGAGAAGGGTTTCTAAAGGAGATTTACGGAAATTTTGGTGATGTAAATATAACCATTCCGGTTTTTAATACTGATAAAATGGATCTTCCAGAAGAAAATAACAGAATAATTATTCAAACGAAAGATTCTTCTGTTTTAACTAATTATAATGAATACAAAAAATTAAGTCGTTATGTTGTAGAATATATGTTATGGTTATTCTCTAAATATCTTAATGAAGATTCTGAGACACCAAGCGCGGAAACAATTGATAGTTTTGTAAAAAAGAAATTAAAGATTATTCCGGATTTTAAGTACGGTAAGGTAAAAACAATATTTAGCGAAACGAGTGGTGTCATGAAAGAAGGAAAATTAATAGTCAAGTCAGAAGAAACTCTTAAGAGACTTGTTTACACTCTCAGATTATCATTACGTCGGTTCAGAGAAAAAATAGAAAAGTATCACGAGAGTAAAACTATTGAGAATTTCTATTTGGAAGTTACTGATTTTGATCAATATCCTAGACAAGTCATACTGTATGGTAAAGATTCAATAGATAAGTGGAACAACGAAAAAAATAACAAACATATTATTTATGATTCTGTTCAACTCGATTTTAAAGTTCCTTATTTTTTCAAAAATGAAAACGTAAAGTCAGGCAAAGTTTATTTGGCTCAAAACACTCCGACTTTGCAAAAAGCAATGGAAATCGGTGAGACGTGGATAAAATCTGGGTTTAACGTTGATGGTGAAGCGAAAGGAGATGAAGATGTATCATTTGAATTTAAATTATATCGATACATTAATTCTAACGATATTGTTTTATATAATGTTGAAGGTCATCCAAACTCTTTTAAAATTAGAGTTTTAGGGTGGAAATATCAAGGAATTTCTTCGTTCGCAGTCTTACTACCACTTTAGAACTTTGTTTTCAAAAATGAAATTGATATTAAAAGAACAATTTTTAATATTAAACAAACATGCCGCCAAAAGCTGTTATTGACAAGAAACGTTATCAAAAGAAGGATCCTATTGAGCATATTCTTTTGCGACCGGATATGTATGTTGGTTCGACGCGTTTACGTGCCATTACAGAATTTGTAGCTGAACAAAAGCAAGGTGAATGGAAAATTTATCAAAAAGAAATATGTACTTCACCTGCCATTTTGCGAATTTTTGTTGAAGCGCTTTCAAACGCAATTGACAACGTAGAAAGAAGTCGCAAAACTAAGACTCCTTGTACTAGGATTAAAGTATCTCTTAACGCAGTTACTGGAGAGACTTCAATCTGGAATGACGGAGATGTTGTACCTATAGAAAAAGATACGGAACAAGATTGTTACAATCACAGCATGATTTTTGGACAATTACTTACGGGTAGTAATTATGACGATGAGGAAGAACGTGTTGTATCTGGTCGAAACGGTCTTGGTATCAAGTTGACAAATGTTTTTTCAACCAATTTTAAAGTCAAAGGTTGCGACCCAAAAATGAAGAAGACACTTTCTCAAACATGGTCTAGGAATATGCGTGACACAACTGGACCAGAAATTGATAAAGAAACTTGCAAAACTGGTTATACAGAAGTAACTTGGACGCCAGACTTTGTTCATTTTGGTTTGAAAAAAGGTTATACAGAAGATATTATTCGTTTGTACTCTCGATACATTATTGACGCTGCTATGTTGTCTAAGATAGAAGTATATTTAAATGACGAGCTTATACCTATACGGACTATTGCGCAATACGCTGCTCTTTACGACACTCCTACAGATGAGTCTCTTCTCATCAAGACAAAAGATGCTGAAGTATTGATTACACCTGCAAAAGAATATCAATCAGTTTCATTTGTCAATGGTGTATATACTCGTTTAGGAGGACAGCATGTTGACTCTTGGGCTGAAGCACTATTTAGACCAATTGTTGATAAATTTAATGGAAAAAATGCAAAGAGTAAAACTCCTAAAATTAATATTACTGATGTTCGTCAGTTTTTTAGGTTGTTTGTTGTATCTACAGTTGTCAGACCAGAATTTGATGGACAGGACAAGAATAAGCTAGAGTCACCGGCTGTAGAGGCTACGGTTAAGAAAACACATATTGCTGAAATGGCAAAGTGGTCAGTCATGGATAATATTGAGGATATTATTCGTGCAAAAGAGATGGTTGTGTTAAAGAAAGCTGAAAAGGTTTCGAAAAAGACAAAAATTGAAGGATACGATCGAGCAAACAAGTCAGGTAGTAAAGACAGTGTAAATTGTACTCTTTTTATCACAGAGGGGCTTTCAGCAAAGACATATGTAGTAGCTGGAATTGAGGAGGGTTTGTATGGAAAATCAGGCCGTGATTGGAATGGTATTTTACCAGTACGAGGAAAGTTGCTTAATGTTAGAGATAAGCCAGCATCGACAATAGCTGCAAATAAAGTTATTTGTTCATTGATACACGCTCTTGAGTTAAAATTAGGTGTAGATTATCAAGATGAAAGCAACTTTAAGAAACTAGCATATGGACGTGTATCAATAGTAGCAGATGCAGATGTCGATGGTGTGCATATTGAAGGTTTGATACTCAATTTCTTTCATTCTCTCTACCCTACACTTTTACAAAGAGATCAACCGTTTATAGTCAGTATGAAAACACCGATCGCTCGTGTAATCAAAAAATCAGGTGACTTGTTATTTTATGATGAACGTAGATTTCATACCTTTCTTGGTGAACAAACCAGTAAATTGAATGTTAAGTATTATAAGGGACTTGGTACTACAAAAGCAGAAGATGTTCCTGATACTTTTGGTTTGAAGATGGTAGAATTTGCAAATGATGACCAATCTTTTACAAGTATGCAAAAAGCTTTTCACAAGAAGTACGCTGATGCTCGTAAAATTTGGTTAGAAGAATATAACCCAGAAGCTTACAATTTTTCTCTTGACGATCAAGGAAAAACAACTTCTATGAGTATTACAAATTTTATCAATGGAGAACTTATTAAATTCTCTCATTCTGATTGTGCTAGAAGCATTCCGAACGGAATCGATGGTCTAAAAGAATCACAAAGAAAAATTCTATATGCTGTAAAGAAAAGAAATTTGAAGTACTCTGGAAAGTCTCTCAAGGTAGCGCAACTGGCTGGATACACCGCTGAGCATTCTGATTATCACCACGGAGAAAACAATCTGCTTGAAACTATCATTGGAATGGCGCAAGAATTTCCAAGCTCTAACAACGTACCTCTTTTGTATAGAGATGGTATGTTTGGTACTAGATTGGAGGGTGGTTCCGATGCTGCAAACGGAAGGTATATTTTCACAAAGATGGATGCGCTCACAGAACTCATTTTTCGCGAAGAAGATGAACCTATTCTGACTTATGTGAGAGATGATAATGGAAATTTTATTGAACCTGAATTTTACGTTCCTATTCTTCCGATGATGTTAATTAATGGATGTTCAGCTGGGATTGGAACTGGATGGTCTTGTAAAGTGCCTTGTCATAATCCTCTTGAAATGATTGAAGCCATTAAAATCTGGATAGAAAATGACGGGGAGGTTTTAGTTTCCGATCCTGATGATCCTAAAAATATTGTTAGCATGTTTCCAGAATTTTCACCTTGGTATCGTGGCTTTATAGGAGAAATAGAAAAGAATGGAGAAAATAGGTTTATTTCATATGGAATTATCGAAGAAGGAAAAAAGGGTACTGTTGAGATTAAAGAATTACCAGTTTCTATGTGGACTTCTAATTTCGCAGAATTTTGTGAAGATTTGAAAGCTGAGAAGAAACTCAAGTCTGTATCTAATTATTCATCAACAAAGAATGTTCATTTTGTACTTACAGAAGGAGATGATTTTAGATGCGATTTGGACAGTTTAAAACTTCATTCATATCTCTATACCTCTAATATGGTTATGTTCAATGAAAAATTACAAATAAAGAAACACGACACTATTGATTCAATTTTAGATAATTTTTGTAGAGTTCGGTTTGACTATTACGAAAAGAGAAAAAGACATCAGCTTGACGCATTAGAGAAAGAGATTAGGTATCTCGGAAATAAGGAACGTTTTGTATCAGAAGTTGTAAGTAAGACTATATCTATTATGAATGAGAAAGAAAGTGATATTATTGGTGTATTAACAGCACGAGGCTATGATGAAGACCCAAAGAAGGCTGAAGGTGAAGGAGGTTATGATTATCTTCTTCGAATGCAAGTTAGAACCTTTACCGCCGATAAGATTAAACAACTTAATAATGATATTATGTCTTTGAAAGAAAAATTAGAGGGTTTGAGGGCCAAGAGTGAAAAAGATATATGGCTTGAAGAACTTGAACAATTTGAAAATGCGTACAAGAGGTGGCTTCAAGAAATCGAACAAGAAGAAGCAGTCGCTAAAAAACGCAGGTCAACAAAGACAAAAAAGTAGAACATAATATTTTATAATATTCTAATAATACTTACAAAAGTATTATTACAGACTTTTTAACATATTTTTTATTATGGTATATTATTTATAGCATTCATAAAACTAATATATATAGAATTTAATCCATTTAATTGTCTATTTATATTTGCAGTATCTCTTTCATTATGCGTTGTACGTCCAGAATCAATTAGTTGCTTTTCTTTATCTAGTTTTTCAAATGTATTAGTTATATTTATACGAGACTTTATCGACGTGTTCAACAGAATTATAAATAGTTATTATAATAAATAAGTATGGCTACAAGTAAGTGCCATTGGCATTTATCAGGTTTTGTTCAAAAAAAGACTCTTTCTGAACAAAGAGAAATTGTAAAGTCTCTTGTTGAATTATTAGAAATTGAGAAGAATATTCTTGAACAACTAGAACAAAACGAAAATCCAGAACAAGCAAAAATAGCAGAAGCTCTTGTTGAGGAGTTATTATGTCCAATATCATATTCTTTTATGGTAGATCCGGTTGTTCTTACTTCTGGAAAAACATATGAAAGGAATATAATAAATTCTGAGTTTGAACGACAAAAAGAACAACATCCTGAAGACATCTTAAAATGTCCATTTACATCGATAAAACAAGTTACCGATATTCTTATTCCAAATATACAAATGCGATCAATAACAGCTAAATTTGTAGAAAAATACAAAGGTATTAAACATACAGGCCCTAGTTGGAATGAAATAAGAAGATTATGTACAGATTATCTTGAGGAACAGACACCTCAAAAAATTAAAGAACGACAATGTGCAGATATAGAAAGGTTTGAGAAACAGAGAAGGATTGAAGAAGAGAAAAAGGCCGAAGAACAAGAATTTGAAAAACAGAAACGACGCTTTAAACAACAATCTGAATATGGATTTGAATTTGAAGAATTTTGTTTACTATATGGGGAATTCTTTATGTTTTATCAAACGACTCGAAAACCATTGTATACTGGTTATGCAAATAAAAATCAACTCCAAAGAGAACACTACATGAACAGAGAGGTATTAAAAAAATGGGAACAAAAGAATACAAAAATACCACGTACTAAAGAAATATCAGGATGTTTATCCATATTTATGGAATATTATGTTAGAAAACTAGGAAATCCGCAAAAATATCATTAAAAAGAGACAACTAAGTGTTTTACATAATAATACTTTGTAAGTATTATTATTTTCTTTTACATAGTCGCGTAATACCTTATGAAAGATTTTTTAGGACTGATAGAATCAGTATCTGCAATTTAAATGAGTTATTGTAAGTGTTGAATTGATTATTTATAAGTAATTTTCATCAAAATTATTTTTATTTACAAATTCAATAACTCCTTGTATACAATCTTTGATAACATATTCATTAGAATATTTAACAAACCCACAAATTAATTCATCTAATTCATCCAAAGACCATTTTTCTTTATTACCATTTTGAACATCAAATATAATATAATTATCTTTAAAACCAGATATATCACTGTAAAATGGTCTAAATCTAATTTGTTTAGTATTACTAGTACCAATACCGCCTTCTGAGCAATCTAAATACGGCAAATTGCATATTGTTTCTGTTTTACACATAGATAACCATTCTTTGACAATTTCTTCATTTGCGTTGTTATATTCACATTCTTTTTTTAATTCGCCCCATATATCTATATATGGTTTAGTTATATATGGATCAATTCTAAATATTAAACGAACATAATGTGTATCTGGAATATTCATTTTATATATAATGTATATAAATTTGAAATTATTAAATCAATAGTGATGCACTCATTTGAATCAGATAAAAAAGATGTTTTATAATATTTTGGATTTTTCGAGTAATCGTTCGAGGAGGAGGAGGCTGAAAAAAGAATAATTGAGGTCGATCCATTTGGAGGACCTTCATCTCTCTTAAGATTTTGAGATGAGTGAAAAAATCGTAAATATACAATTTTCAAGTCTAAATAGCATAAAAAATTATTTTATTCTGCAATATTTCAGAAATATTCTCAATTTTCTGCAATATTCTGAATTTTATTTAAAAATAAGGTTAAAATATATAAATGGAATGTGAATACTGCAATCAAATCTTGAAAAGAGCATCAAAAGACTGCTAAATATTGTCTTTTAAAGCAAGATAAAAAAACTATCAAATGATCACATATGTGTATCATGTGGAAAAAAATTTACTAGAAAATCTTCATTAGATGATCATGTTCAAATAAGTAAGTTTTTATGCTTACATTTTTATATAAAATGTAAGATTCTTTTTAACATGTCGTAATAATACTTTATGAATATTATTAGACAACAAACATACACACTAGGTTGAATCACAAACCTTGTTATGCTAAGGAGGTAAAAATGCAACTATCGCATAAGTCCATAAAGGTAACTTTGGAAAGAATATTCTTAATATTATAAAGGAAATGATTATAATTAAAAAACCTAATAAAATGTATAAGTATTTAGGCATCTTTTATATTAGTGTACCTGAAATAATTTCTAAATTACGTTTTATACATTAGCTGCTTTTCGAACAGTGAGAATATACTTGATTAGAAATTTTTGCTTTGTAAAAGACATAATTGGATATGTTTTAATAGTATCGACTACAGAAGTTTCAAATATAAACTCTGAAATTTTAATGTGTATAAATCCTTGTTTTAAAGGTATTTGGATTTCTGAATCAGATTTTTGCGTATACTCGATCGTTAAAGCTTCTAATTTTGATTTCAAACAAGAAATATCAGAAATTTGCTCTAAACTGTCGTATTTTGTATCTTGTCCATAGTATTGAGACTTCCAAGAGAGATATTTAGATGAAGAAGAAAGATCACAAGGTCGTATAATACTCCAATCCGTATTAGGATCAAGCCAACCTAATTGAGTAAAAATATATGCTATGAATGCAGAACACCAAAATCGGTCAGTCTTTTGCGGATTAATATCAATTCTGAGTGTTGCAAGAAGCCAGTCGGAAAGACACATGTCATATGGCTTCAAAAAAACCTCAGAGTGAATTTTTTGTAAAGCCTTATCTGATATGTAAGATTTGCATTTTCTTACATAAATATTTTTGTCATTAGCTTTGGAAATAACAGCAGCCATTGGAGTTAGACGAACCCCGATATTTTGTTTTCCTGTTTCTGGGTTTACGCATGCCTCATAACCGCACTCCCATAGGTATGTTCCAGTAGAAACTAAAAACGGAGGATCTACAACTACTAACCCAACATGTACATAAGGAGAATTGGTAAAATATTCAATACATTTATCTATCAACCACCATTCTGTCATAGATTTTTTTTCAGTAAACAACATAAGATCGCCAGTTTCAAGATGCATTTTATCTATAGAGAGAAAAATACTAAATTCTTGAAGAATTGTGCAAAGTATTTATGATATCAATATGATTTAATAAAGCTCATACAGGTAAAAGAGAGTATCATTAGTTTCCTATTTTTAAAATTGAATATTAAACGATGATTATTTTATAATGAATAGTATGAACAGTTCCCACCAATCTTGGAAACCTTTATTTGATACACTTAATATTGATATTGATCATTTATATTCTGGGGTGGAAGTAGTTTATCCAAAAAAGGAACAATTATTTAGAGTTTTTGAGATGAACGTTGAAGATATAAAAATAGTAATATTAGGTCAAGATCCATATCATAGTCCTGAACAAGCACATGGATTAAGTTTTTCAGTTCCAGAAGGAATAAAAATACCTCCATCTTTGCGTAATATGTATAAAGAATTACAAGCAGAATTTCCTGAACGCGAATATAAGTTTAATTCAGGTAACCTTGAAAAATGGTTTTACAGAGAGAAAATATTTCTTTTAAATGCTTCGTTATCAGTTATTAAAGGGAAACCAAGGAGTCATCTGAAAATATGGCAAGAATTTACAAATAACGTTATTCAATTTATCAGTGAACATAATAAATTATGCGTTTTTTTACTTCTTGGTAATTTTGCAAAGGCAAAAGAAGGTTTAATTTTTGATAAAGAGCGAATAATTAAAGGTGTACATCCTTCACCTTTATCCGCTCATAATGGCTTCTTTGGTTCTATGATATTTAGAAAAGTCGAGGAATTAGTAGGAAACAATATAGACTGGTCTATTTAACTAACTCCATGTTGAAATAATAATACTTTAATAAAGTATTATTATTATCCGGTTAATATACACTCAACACTTTTAAGAGCACCCTCGACCCACCCCTGATTTATAGATACTGATTCGCCTACAACAAAAATACCATCTGTAGGATGCTGTGCTGCATTTATGAATTCACACCGGTTTTTATATTTTTTATGATTAAGAGGTGTGTAATAATGGGTTCCTATATCCCAATAAAACTCTACAATACTAGATAAAGAAATTTTTATTTCCATAGGAATACCTAGAGCCTTTTTGATAATCGTACAAAGCTTTGAACGGTTCTCATCTGTGTTTTCTAACCATTTTTTCATTTGTTTGCTATTCTTATTATCATTATAGGCTATCATGTAAACGCCATTATCAGGATTCATCGGTATTATTTTTTGTAGAGGTTGAGGAACAATTGTATATCCCTTTACATATTCCTTCATAATTGGTATAGAACACTCAGAAAACTTTCCATATAGACGTAAAAATGGTTGTCCTTTAATACCTCTATAGATATTCTCTGTGGGAAGAAGTTTTCTAATGCTATCTATTGCTGTAGCCACGATAATCATATTACATGTATACACACGTTTATTTGTATATACAAAAAAATGATTATCAGATATTTTATCTATTTTTTCTACACGACTTCTCAAATGAATATTTCTCATATTTATTTTATGAATTAGAGCAAGTAATAATTTTGTCCATGGAATAGAAAGTGCTGCCCAGTTTTCATAGTTATCATTAAACCCATAATGGCATAGAGTATCATACGCGTCTTCTTTTTCATAATCGGTGTATCCAGAACACGTTACAAAGGTCTTATATTTTTCCTTTCCTAGTATCGGTTCAGCATACTGCTTAAATGTTTTTTTACAAGGTCTGTAACGCTTGCGCAATTTCATAAACGTTTCTTTTACATTAGATGAACTGCATGCTAACGTATGTGAGTAATAATGCTTTGATACAAATTCTCCATATGGTATTTTCAATTCTTTCAATAGATTTATTAGTAATTTATCTTTCCTTTTTCTACCAACACCTGCACCAGTAACTACGTCAGTACCTTCAAATGATTGCGATCCCATTCTACCTCCAATCTGATTCTGTTCAAGTATGGTTATATTAGTATTTGGATGCAGTTTTCTTAATTTGTAAGCAGCGTAGAGTCCTGAGATACCAGCTCCAATTATTACGATTTCTTTTTCTTGCATTTTATTATATTATTTTTTTATAAAATTTATGATTCACAATTTTAAAAGCTTAACTATTTAGAACGGTGGGTATTTCAAACCGAAACTTTTTAAGACAAAATTGTGTATGGTTTAAATGACTAGTTGTAATGAATGGATTTTACGTAAAAATAAAAATATTTATAATAATACCATACCATACCATAGGTCCTTGGTTCAATCAAGTAATAAGATATATCATTTTGTTTTATTACTAGTTTGTTAAATTCATGTAATTGGTTATTTAAAAAAGTTTAATAAAAGTATAATATACTATGAAATTAATATTGTATAACTATTATCATATTGGTGATCAATATTTTTCACAACCTCTTATTAGAGCTATAAGAACATACAATCCAAGCATTGAGATAATTGTGAATCTTACGTCTTATAGTTTTTTATATTCAGATATTAATAATATTATTACTAATCCCATTTCCGAATCATCTTATAATAATGATTTATATCATATTATAGATGAAAATACTGTAATGATAAATACATGGATAGCTGCTATATCACATGATTATGTATATATAGAATGTTGTTCACCTAGAATATATAATTTATTTAAAGAATTATATGCAGAAAAATTTCATCTTAATATGCCAGATATTTTAGATATAGAGTTATTACCTAAAACTCCTAAAACGGATATATCTGCTTTTATAAATTGGAAAAATACACATAATTCTTGTATAGTATTTTACAATGATGTAATCCCAAAATCCGGACAACAAGTTAGTTCAACTGAACATAATGTGATTATTGATAAATTATGTGGTTTATTTCCAGATATATATTTTATTACAAGTGAAAAATTATGCGATAGTAAAAATAATATCAGCACTATACATGATTTTAAGTATACACAAACAAATGATTGTGAAAATTTATGTAAAAATACAAACATATATCCGCATTGTAATTTAATAATATCTTTTGACGTTGGAGCTTGTTTTAATTATATTGAAGAAGAGGTTTTAAAATCAAAGGCTACTGTTCTTCATATTGGTTGTACTTCTCGGTTTTTTGATCAATTATCATATAATGTAATTAATACAGAATTACACAAACTATTTTTAGATAAATGTATCTTTTGTGAAGCACTTGATACATCTCAAGTTATAGAAATTATTAAAAATAAAATAGGAGAGAAACTTGTAATTACAAATAATCCCGAAAACGTGATAAGCACGTAAAAAGATCAGAATTTAGAATACACAAGATTCTTCCAATACTCAAAAGTTAGTTTTTCATAGTTGAATGATTTTTTAGAAAACGAGATCAATGTATCTTTTAATAGTTGTTCATTAATATCAGAATATTCGTCAACTAGCAATATTGGCAAATCGGTATATATTATTTCTAAAAAATTTTTTTGCATTATAACTATACATCCCATACACAACGCTTCAAATGTTCTTATACAATCAAAACCATTTCCAGGTGGACTCAACACAAACGCGTATTTACCCATATTGCAGAATGATTGACTTCTTGGAACTAACTCGTCATAGTATATTATTTCTTTAGGTATAATATTTAACAACTTTCTTCTCCAATTACCATTTCTTTCATCTGTAAAATTATGATGAAAATTTCCATATATTAAAGGTATTCGTTCCGAAAAATGAGAGCACTTGATAGATATATCATGTAATCTATTATTTTGTGTTATATAATCATGCTTTTTCTCACCAAAAAAATCTTTAGACGCAATAGTCCAAAAATCGAGACCATAAGGAATACTTGTGAATTGTGAATCATTTGGTATGGTCTTATTAATAGAAAACCAGTGTTTGAAATATGGATTTGATGTTACTTGTTGTACAAAATCATTGTTAAATTCTAAAGGAAATTGAGAATCTTCCATTGCCGAAACAATAATAAATGGCTTTTTTATTTGAGATAAAAAAAGTTCTAGTTTTATTAAATACCACATTAGATGTGTTGAATAAATGAGAACTTTTTCCAAAGAATTTAAATAATCCATGTTAACATTACAATCACTAAATTGTGTTAGATTCAAATCGGCAATCTCGCTAAAAAATATAGGAGAATAATACATTTTATATAATAAAAAATCTTTTAGACTATTATTAAATACATACAAAATATATTATACAACTTCTAAGTATCACGAACGAAAAGATAATGACGAAAACTCATCTTTTATATGTTCTAATATGTAAAATGCTTTACATATTATCTAAAGTATAAGTATTTTAGTGTTAATTATGAATGTTATAGTACGAAATGGTTATGGCTCGCATTTTAATCGTCTTACTATCATATCTGATAACATAATTAAAAAAGAATCTATATCACCTTATGGCCACGTAAAGTTAGACAATGAAAAAGAGTTTTATAAATATATCAATACTAACTCTATTATATTTCCTGTTCCAAAAATAATTGAATATAGTGATCATTGGTATTCAATGGAATATTTATCAAACTATATACCACTATATAAAATATATGAAACGATTGATAATTACGAGAAAGTAAATGTGTACTCAAGTATTAAGAGTAAGCTTACTGCGTTACACATACAAACACAAAAAATTATATTATTTGATACTATTTCCGATGATATAGAATATGAATGTAAGACTAAATTATTTGAACGTTTTGAAATAATTCATTCCTTAATCGATACTTATTCGTTTATAAAATCTGTAAATGGTCTTACAATTTATTCATTCACCGATTCTATTGATATGCACTACAAACGTGTTGTTAACTATTTCAATAGTAAACAAAAACACGAATTATGTGTTATTCATGGAGACTGTCAATTTAATAATATTTTAATTAACAAACAAACACATGATATTATATTTATTGATCCAAAAGCATCATTTGGTAAAACACAACTGTTTGGTGTACCCGAATATGATTTCGCAAAATTAAAATTTGCTATTAGTGGTTATGATAAATTTGACAATAGCGAGATAGAAACTCTTGATGTTACTGGTGACAATCTGAATATAACATTATCCCCGCTTCTTGAGAATGAATTAAATAGAACAGACGTATTAACATCGATGGCTATACTAATATGGTTAGGAAATGCGCACTGTTTTATAAATCAACCTAATAAAGCAGTATATAGCTATTTTTACGGATTATACTTGGCAAAACGTTACGAATAAGTATTTATCTTCATATTCGGATACAAATATACGTCTTCTTTTATCATTGTCTTGTAAATATCATTTTTTGATTCCAATATGAAATAAACACAGTCACAACTGTTTTTAACAGCTTTGTATCCTTTGATTGAGTTTTCAAATCCAATACAAAATTTCTCGTCTTTATAATATTTTTGTTTTGCTAGAACATAACACTCCTCGTCTGGTTTAGGACGATTATAGTCTTCACGTACAATCCATTGTTTTACTTGTCCTAATAAAGGCAACTGTGATTGAACATGTGTTACCAATTCTCTTGAAGTATTTGTAACAATTGCAAAATTTATATTATTCTGAATACAATTTTGTATTAACTCCTCTGCACCTTCTATAAATGTAATGTTTTTATTACGTTTAAATTCTTGATTCTTTTGTTGTTTAACAGTATGAAAATCTATTTCCATTTTTTTTAGTAACGTATCCAGACAACCATAATTCGTTTCCTTTACAAATTCATCATATGTTAATAGAATATCGTATTTGCTCAAGACCTTTTTATATGATTCATAATGTATATAATCTGTGTCGATAAGAGTACCATCTAAGTCGAATAATAAAAATATATCCTTTGATATGCCTATTGTAGGGTGAATAAATCTACTAAAACATTTTTGTATATTTTCATCTAAACTAGATAAGATAAAATCGGTAATCATGTAACTGTAATCTACAATTTCGGTGTCATATGGTCTATTTGCCATATTAACATTATTTGAGTTAGATGGTGCAATATGTGTATATGGTTTGTTAATAATGTTTGCTATAAGCTGCGCGATTTGATATTTAGTTAATTTATCTGTTGGGTTAAAAAAGTGTTTTAATCCTATTATTTGTTGCTCTATACAATGGTAAATAAAGTTACAAAAATCAGGTATCCATATTGGTCTACGAATGCTATCATTATCTTCTTCAAATGTATCAAATTGGTTTAATACCTTTTTACCAATTAATGTTATAGCACATTCATCTAGAGATTGTACTTTATTCCAATATAATACAGGAACTCTAATAATCAAATACTTAGATATTAGTTGTTTTACACGGAGTTCAGAGATTAATTTTGATATGCCATAATTTTGCAAGGGATTTGTAGCAGATGTCACTGTATTTGGTTGTGTTTTTCCATCAAAAACATAATCTGTTGAAATATGAATAAAATATATGTTTTTTTTAGCACATGCTTTGGCTATATTAGAAGCATAATCAATATTGATTTGTTTAGTCTGTAACCAATCTTTCTCACATATATCTGTTTGACGTTGTACAATACAATTAACACATACGGTTATATGATTTTGTACGAAAAAGTTGTATAATTCTTCTGGATCATCAAATCTTATTGAAACACCATTCTCAACAAATCTTGTAAAATAGCTACAAATATATGGTATATTTTGTGTTTTTAACTTTTCAGATAAACATCTGCCAACAAGACCTGAACCTCCAGCTATAAAAATAGTCATATTATTAATATTTAAAACAGTGGTTTTAAATAATTTTGCGATACACCAAACAAATAATATAGTCTAAAACAAGCTGTTTAAGATATAAAATGAAGATATTATCTGTTACTAAACAAGAAAAAAAAATATGTGATAATCACACTCGCAAAATACCTAGTGTTCATGTCAATTATAAAAATTGTGTCTGTGTTAAACCATGGGGGTATGAATTCTTAATATATGAATCTGCGAAAATAGGTATTTGGTTCTTAACACTCAATAAATCGCATAGTACTTCGATACATACTCATTTTCAGAAAGACACTATTATTGTTGTGATAGATGGTTGTGCTGTTATTAGTTTATTGAACAACGAAAAAGTTATACTCAATAAAATGGATAGTATTTTTATACCTAAGAAAAAGTTTCATGGTATAACTTGCTTTTCCGAATCAATAACTCTTATGGAGATTGAAATTTTCGATGAAAATGTACATTTTTCGGATAAAAATGATTTGTTACGCATTGATGATCAATATCAACGTTCAAAAACCGGATATGAAAGTTCTGTAAAAAATATTACAGAAAATATTGATCATTATGGCCATTTTTTTCTCGAACCTCAATCTGAGAAAGTTGTTAATAACTCTATTATCAGATGTGAATATTTTAATACAAATGATATAGAACAATATAAAAAAAATAACTACAATTTTATACTAGATGGAAAAGTATTTGTAAATAGCCAGTATATAAAAGAGGGTAGTTTGGTAAAAACTAATGACTTTGAAAGTCTATCTCATTGTGATACACCACCTCTGTTATTATCAATTTGTTGTAATAATTATACTGAAGATTCTAAGATAATCTATGATAAGGATCATTTGAGAGAGGTTGTAAAGTCTATAAGAGCGAATACGAATGTTAAAATAATTCTAACATCAGGTTGTTATGATATTATACATGTTGGACATCTAAATAATTTAAGAGAAGCTAAATCGTTAGGAGACATTTTAATTGTTTGTTTGAGCAGTGATGAGCAAATAAAAGTCTTAAAAGGAGACAAAAGGCCTATTAACAACTATAAAGATAGAATTAACTTGTTTAAAACAATTTCTTATGTTGACTATCTTGTGTTATACAATGAAGAAAATATAGAAAAAGAAATTACTCTAGATGAAATAATGAAAATTACAGATCCTGATTGTTGGACAAAAGGAAGCGACTATACTAAAGAACAAATATACGAAAAGCATCCGAGTTTAAAAAACATTATATTAATAGACAATATACTTGATAAAAGTACTACTTCTATTATTGAGAGAATATTATCGTGATGAGAGTGTATAATAATTACGTAATCTAGATTATTGTCTTACTATTACAAGCAATATATTAATAGTAAGTTTATTACATTAAAAGCTTATTCCATTTACTATATTAAGTTTAAAATGAAAATAAAGATAATATAAATCATTGCTAAAATGGAGTATAAAGACTCTTTAGTAAACGACGACAATAATGGCGAATTAAAAAAGATGATCGCAGAGTCTGAAAAACGAGCTGAAGCATTTCAGCAGGAAAATGCAAATTTATTGTTAAAAATGACTCTTCAAAATGATAAAATATATGAAAAACTTGACGAGGTTCACACCGATGTCAAACGCCTTATTGTAATGCTAGAACCTGTGCATTCACACGCCGAATGGGTAGATGGTCTACGCGCAAGATTGCATAGTATTGGTTTGATGAGGAATACTCCGAGGATTGAGTGATGTATTCATTTTATTCCTAGATTTTAATAATATAAAATCTAGGAATAAAAATATTGATATAGAATAAATGAAAGGTAATTCTTTAATGATAATTGTGTTTTTTATGGTGTTACTTTGTATTTGGATTTATGGACTTATAATTACTATTAAAAAGTGTAGTAATCTTTCCCCAGTAGCTAAATCTATAACTATTATTTGTATATTATCTTTTAGTCTTATACTACTAAACGTTGTATTACAAAAACTCTTTTCTACAAAAGTTGTTCCACCGAGTAAATCGACAGATCAGGTGACTAAAGAATCTTTTAGTTTTGAAATACTAAACTCCACGTTTGGGAAATTATTTTCTAAATTTTTTCCAAGTAGTGATTCTACAAATCAAGTGACTGAAGATTCTACAAATCAAGTGACTAGTGATTCTACACAAAATATTTTGTCACCTAGGGATTCATCAAAAGCCCTTGATGCGATGATGTCTGGTCACGCGTTTAGGCTCTCTATAAAATTCGTTCCTAGTTCAGGTGACACACGCGTACTTGGCCTTATGCAGTATACTAGATTTGGCCGTCTTTTCACGAGAATCGGGACTAAAGACCATTACGGCACGTCTGGACAATGGATTCAAGCTCCAGATGGTATCTCTACTTCAAAGGGTTCGTGGCCGTGGGGATCTATTGAAGGCGGTTTCTTTGTGTCAGAAAAACTCGGTGGTGTTAGGTACCACGTTGCGGCATCTTCGCACCGCTATAACAACAGGAGCGATACACTTGGTGGTTTTGGCTTCTTTGAGCATGGCTTGCCTTTCCGATATCTAGCACGAGTAGTGCTTAGCGATCGTCTTCTATTACCTCCATGCGGAGTCTGCTTTCCTATGGCAGATGAAGGGAAGTTGTTTGGTGCTGGTTGGATCGCACTGCCATTGTTTGAGTTTGCAACAGTATCCGGAACCAAGGACCCGCTTACATGGACATTTTTTGCCGATTCTAAAAATTTCTCTGGACCAGTATGCTGCTACCCACCACAGTTTTTTGCACGGCGACTTGCCTCGTGGGCTGCTTTGCGACTAGGAGAAGACAAATCTTTACCTTCAGAATACGGAAATACCGACGTTAGCGCTGGACTCGCATTTAGCGGGCCACTCGCAGGTAATGTCGATATGTCGGTTGGCGGAGAAATTCCAAACCTAAAATGCGCGTTTACAACCGACGATCCGGAAGGCTCAATGGTGTGGAAGATTCCCGAAATCAAAATGCCAGCAGCTGAAAGCGCGTGGCTAGCTGATGCGTCATTCTTTACTGAACGTAACTACTCTCAATTGAAAGATCAATTGAACTCTAAAAAAGCTGTAACTCTGGTCTCAAAGCCGGCAATTATACCTAAACAAACGGAGTTTCATGTGGGAGTTAAGAGAGTTGTACAGGTTGGTGTTAAGGAAATCGATGACGTATTGGGTATTGATGCTCAGGTATTACGAACTGAAACTGGCGACGCATGTGTTGTTTCTGGAGCAGATGCTGGCAAGACTCTTGGGAGGTATTATGTTCAGACAGATGTGATCAAAGATAAAATAACCAACGGAACTGGAAAAACAGTCAACCGGCGAGTGTGTATCCCTACAACTACGTCAGGACCAATTACTGAGGTCGACTACACTTCTGGTTCAAAGGCAGTAGCTTTCAATAATCCGATTCTAGAGGCATATGTTGCAGCGCGCGCAAAGAATGGTATTGAAACTGTCACTCTCGAGGATGGGACGACTGTGCGGTACGGTCTTATGCGCTTTGTCGAGCAACCTGCAATTGTATCTCTAGCTGCTGACTTTCCAAACGATTTCAATGAAGCGCGACTAAAGGAGCTCCAAGAGCGCTTTGAAACTCTTTCAAAAACAAATTTTTCTGGACAGACTAGAAGGAGTGATTGGACAAAAAATGATAATCTTGTACGCGTAGATCCGGCAATGTTAATCACACCAGTACTTGGATACGTTCCAGTTGCGGTCGGTTCGGAACCAGCTGGAGGAGGAGTATCAAATTCTATGTTCACTGAGACGTGGTAAAAATTAATTATTATAATAATTAATTTTAATTGTTTACAATTTGACGTTCTGTTAAAAACATCTTAGCAGAAAATATCCACTTACATGTCGATTGCTTATTGAGTTTTACATAATATTCCGAGCAATACCAATACCCATAATTACTAAAATAATACTTAAAATTACTATAACTGCAATATATGGTCTTGTATCAGGAGTTGGATCACAAGGAGTTGGATTACAAGGAGTTGGATTACAAGGAGTTGGATTACAAGGAGTTGGATTACAAGAAACATTCTTAGTTTCACTAGCTAAATCAATTTCTATAATTAATAAATTAATTATTCTTTTTATAGTATTAAAAATTGGATCAACATTTCCTAATCCGTATTTTAAAGTATCCGAATCCGTTGGATTTATTTTTTCTTTTAACATATTTTTAAGATCATCTTTATATTTATCCATAAATTGTAATATAATTTGTAAGTACTTTTTCCTTAGTTCTTTTTGATTACTTGATAATTTATCAGGTGATTCATCAAAAGCATCAATTACATCATATAATTCACGCTGTGTAATTTTATATGGTTTCAATATATTTTCAATCTCCTCAGGTAATGGTTCCTCCTTAAATTCTGGTAAGTTAAATCCTTCCCTTCTTTTAAAAGAATTTACAATGTTATTTATTCCCCTAGCGAGAATAATACCACTTGACATTTATATTCAATTAATATAAAAAAAAATTATTTTAATAATTCAAATTGAATTTATTATATATACCACGTCTCATGCGCTTTGTTAAACTTTCTGAAGAATTTCAATTACAAAAACGGGTCATTCTTTGTAAACAAAAAGATGATGATCTCATAAAAAAAATGAAATCATTATGCAAGTTCTATTAGAAATTTAAAAATGCTAAACCATTTACCGTTGACTTTCTGGAGACGATGTATCCTGAACAGTCAAGATCTGAAGAATATCGCAACTGTTTGCACCGAGACATACCAAATTATACAGACTCTAAGACGTGGCAGAGACTTTTCTTTTAGTTCACGAATAGTAAAAATTCCACCTGAATGGATCTCTTTTGTTATGTTGTCTCAACTAAAAGTAACTCTAGATAGATTTGTTCAACGATGCAATCTGACAGAATTTAAGTCAGTAAAACACACAGTTTATTTCACCTCTGGTGACCCAGAAGAAGTCTATCGAATATGTCAAGTCATTCCGACAGAATTTTATATTTCTATTTATTTTACGAGTTGTAATAGTGAAAACTACAATGGCTTATTAGCGAATACACTAAAAAGTTTAGGACACAGGCTTATTAGTCTTAATTTACAAGATAATAGTCTTAATGGATCTGAGTCTATGATACAATGCTTAGAAAATTCTTCATATCTAGAAGAGTTAAATCTTTCAAACAATTGTTTTTTTGGTGAAAATTTAGAGAAATTAACACATGTATTATACATGCTGCACAATTTAACTGATCTTAACATATCAGGTAATATTATTAATATAAGAAACGCACAAACTCTTGCACCAGCTCTCAAAAATATGACTGGTTTATTGAGACTAGATATGTGTGGAATTCATATGGGTAATATTTCTTTAAACATTCTGTCAAAAAGTATTATGTGCATGACTAAGTTAGAATGTCTTAATCTGGGCTCAAATTGGACAGGTAGTGAAAGTCAAGGTGACTTGGCTTTGATTTTACAAAGCTTGCCAAATCTCAAAGATCTTGATCTTAGTTATAGCGAGATTGGCACCACAAAAATGAATGTTCTTGCTCCAGTAATATGCAATCTTTCAAAACTGAAGAGGCTTAACTTGAGAGGTAATGAAATAGGTGAATATTTTGAGACACAGAATCTTCTTTTTAAGATACCAACGCTTGAATTTTTTGACATTTCTCTAGACAGACTCACATTCAAAGGAGTTTTTAGACTGGCAGAATCATTAGAGACAATGACGTCTCTTACACATCTAAGTTTAAAAAACAATGAAGTTGGAACAGAAGGATGCATCATTCTTTCTTCCTCAATCAAGAAATTGAAGAGAATGACTACTTTAGATATTGGACATTTTGTCGATTCTGATTTGACACCTTTGATAGCATCTCTGTCTTCTTTACCAAGTTTAACATCGCTTGACATATCTTGTAATCAAAGAATGAGTGATATACATGCATTAGGTAGTCTTTCTAATCTAGTGTGTTTAAATATTAGTGATAATAATCTTGGAGAGGAAGGAGCAGCTGAGTTGTCTGTACCTCTCTCTAAAATGAGTAGATTAACTTCACTTAATCTCAATGCGAATGGAATATTTGATAATGGTCTTATTTCTTTACTTGATTCCATTTCTTCTCTTATGAATCTTGAAACTGTTATGTTGGGGTACAATTATCTCGAAAGCGAGAGCGTTATTGCTTTAGGAAACCATTTTCAATCGCTTACTTCGTTGCAAACATTAGATTTGTCAAATAATGAAATAAGCAAAAGTGATATTGAATATTTGAAGTCAAAATTGTGTAGTGAAAAATCTTGCTTGGAAATTATAGACTAAAAAATAGATTTCTATTAAATAAAATGATTACTATCTCTCAAACCGCAAAAAATAAAATATGCGAAATGATGAGTAAAGTAGGTAAAAAAAGTATACTTTTATATGTAAAAGGAGGAGGTTGTAATGGATTTTCTTATAATTTTAAGATATTAGATTCAGACGTAAAACCAAACAAACTAGACGAAGAATATAAAGTAGATGATTATAGTGTATATTTATGCGGTAAAAGTCTAATGTATTTAATAGGTGTCAAAATTGATTACAAAACGGACATTATGGGTTCAAAATTTGAATTTACAAATGATAATATAGAGAGTAAATGTGGTTGTGGCACTAGCGTTTCATTTAAGAAAATAATGTAAGGTATATTTTAATCAAAACGACACACAATGTGTTGTTTTACAAACTTAGCGTAATTTGTAATTTTGAAGGAAACAAGATTTATGTAGTAACACTTCAGCTGACGCAATTTGACTGTCTAAACAAATTGTTGACACACCCCGTATAAACTCCAGCAATAGAAACATAACCACAGTTAAGAGAATATTGTGTATGTAAAGGACTAACTATTTTTTGGAAAAAATCATCTAGACATGTGTTGTACATTATAATCAAACATCCTTTTTCAATTGAGCATTCTGATTTGTCACAAATAACAGTTCTCTGCTTTGATACTGTCCCTGCAACCCCTACAGTAGATAGATGTAGAGCTACCTTTTTACATGATAGATTTTTATTAGATATCATGTAGTGTATTGGTGTATATTTATCAGAACAAGACATTTGTTGCAAAGTTACAAATATTTTTAGATTAAGAATGTTACTTGAAAAATTATAGAATAATAAATAAACTTAGAAAGAAATGATACAATTTGTGATAAAATAGATTCTTAGAAAACAACTTTATGTTAGTCGAGCTTATTCTTTTTAATGCTCATCATCAATTTTTAAAACAGGCAGGTCATCAAAGATTCTTTTGATTTCTATAATATCTTCAGGATAAAAATCTTCATTCTCTGAAAGGTTTAAAGATATTAGGTATTCAAGATTTTGAATAGCTGGTAGTATTATTTCAAAAAATCTCATCTCCAAAGAACAACTCGATAAATCGAGTTTTACCAAATTTGGTAAAGCCCTTATAATAAAGTAAACACTTTTTGCTTCATCAAAATTTCCTAAATTACTACCAGAAAGATCTAGTTTAGTTATGTTTGTTAGATATGGAATAAAACGTTCCATATAACTAGTATTAGCCGTGCAACCAAATGACTGGAGTTGTGTAAAATCTTCTAAACAAGGTAATACTGTTTCTACTAAATCTAATTGATTTTCATCCGCGTTTTCATTACCTGAAAGAATAGACATACTACCAGCTATTCGAAGGCCTTTTAAATCTTTCAAAGATTGAGACCATATCGTTCTAAAATCTTCAACATCAAAATCTGTATCATCATCCGAACCTCGTAAATCAGTAAACATACGAATGTTTGTTAAATCTAACTCTTCCAATGTTTTTATACCTTTTAGACAGTCTAAAAAATATTTCCATTGTATATATCCATAAGATAATTTTAGTATTTTAAGATTTGGTATTTTACTTAGTGCTATAGTAACTTCAGACCCTCTTATAAGATATAAGTCGCTGAAATCAATTTCAAGAGAATAAATAGTGTTTCGCAAGTCTTCTATAATAGAACATAATGAACTAATTACTTTTCTCTTCTTTCTATTTATATCAATAATACCACAAGTAATTGTAATTGATAAATTTATATCAGATTGGGCTAAAATTGTGCGATCAAATAATGGTTTTCTAACATTTCCGTCATTATTAATAGCATAAAAAATATGTAAAGCACAATTTTTTGGTTCTTTATCGTATTCAGCACAAAGAGTTTTCAAACTATCTGGTGTATACTCAAAATCTGTTGGAAGTTCGCTTTGTTCAAAAGTTACATGAGGCCTTCTTAGAACGTCTGCCAAATAACGTTTTTGTTCGATCCAAGTTGTTATTTTTTCAAAAAATTTAACTGATATAAAACATACTCCAATCATTTTATTTGCTTTAAGCCTACTAATAAAAGCAGGTGTCAATGCTAACAGGTTTTGTTCTAGAGTTCCACATACTATATACTCAGTATCGTTTACATATTGTTTTGTCAAGCCTGTATATACAAAATCTGGGTAATTTGATAATAAATTAGTAAATAATAATCGAATACTTGCGTTTTTTCCCATTATATACTTTATTTGACATAATATACAAAATGTAGGAGGTAAAGACTTTAATCTATTTATAATTATTCTAAGTTTATCATCTTCCAAATGAAAATCATAAATTATATCATTCTCTATTTGTACGACCTCCATTTCATCAATTTTTTTGTTAAAAAAAGCTAAATGAATTTCATTATTTGATGACATATTTTATTATTAAAAAAATAATAAATATATTTTAAATTTGAGAATATTATATAGACAAAGACGTCCATAATAATCCTCCGATAATACCTGAGACAACACCGACTAGGTGACCAAGCAAAGATGCTCGTTTTGGATTTTGAATTGTTGGCATCACAGCAACTCCTATTATAGAAATGACTACTAATAAATCTAGTCCTCTTTTTGTGGTTAGCTCCCAAGCCATAATACCAAAAAGTATACCAGAGAAACCTATAGTACATGCCATATTAGGGATTATTTTATGCATAGTTACTTCAATTATAGAAGTAAAAACTAGTAAAAATATAATCAAGAAGCTAAAACGTTTAGCTCCAATATCTCTTTCTACTCTAGCAAGTGTGTATAGAGTAAATAAATTAGCAGCAAGGTGAAACAAATCAATATGTACAAAGTTTCCACAGAAAGATGATAAAATATTGCGACCACAAGGAATTGTTTTTAAAACAGTTGTGATATATAATGCAAAAACAAGAACTATTGAAATAGCGAGAAATAAAGATACTGGTATATCTTTGCAATGAGACACGATCATTTGTTTTTCTCAAGATTTTTTTATGATCTATATATAAAATGAGCGAAACAGAAAACAAGGAAGAATTTTGTCCGGTATGTGTGGCCGTTCCATTAGCAATGGCTAGTGGTGCTGGAATAGCAGGTATTGGGTCAACAAAAGACCCAAAAAAAAATAAAAAAACTAGAAATATTATGCTACTTGTAGGTATTATAGTTACACTACTTTCTTTAATAATTGGTATATTTTATTTGAAAAGATGTCCAGATTGTAGATAATATATTTATTCTCTTATAACCAATATTGGTTATAAGAAATTTTAAATTAAACCTCTTGTGTCACCGTAACATCAGGAGTAACCGTAACCTCTTCCTTTACCAAATCAACAACATTCTTTTCCTTTATCGTTGGCAAAATTTCATCTGTATCAATAGTCGGAATATCTACATCTTCAACCATATACTTCATAAAGTTATCTTGAACATCACGAATGTTCTCATCTAACCCAGCTTGTTTACGAGCTTCCATGTACTTTTCAAAATACTTTTCTTTGAACTCTGGATTTTCATCATCAAGCTTCTTTAGGCTAGCACGAGTCTTTAAAATAATATCACGAACCTCGCTCAATTTCTTCAGATGTTCCAAGAAAGTCCAAGAGAGCTGAGCCTTCTTCACACAAAGAGTAATATACTCTTCATAAGAATCTACACTTGGAGTAGAAACCCCGTCGTCATTTCGAGCCTTATCTGACTGAGCTAGCAAAGCTTCCTCTCGCTCTTTCATCTCATTTATTGTTTTTTGCTCTTTATTCTTTACCTCTTTAATATTTTCAGAGATAACCTTTGTTGTTTCCTTTCGAATATCAATCTCCTTTGTCTCAGCAGAGTATTTTGACGACGAAGTAATAGGAAAAGGCCTACCAACATATAGGTGATATAGATGATGATAAGAATCTACATTACGAATTAGAAATTCAGCTCTTTGTTCAGCTTCAATAGGCGAAGCATAAACTCCTCTTACCTTTGCAAAACCAAACACCCCGTTCTCATTGGGAGTTGCCCCCTTTGCAGGTACAAAAGAAAGAAGAGCTATATTTTGCATAGGGATAGGAGGATCTGCGTAAGTACGATCTGCCGATGGAAACTTACGAATAAAATCCGTATTATTAAGTTGTTTCATTGCCTCCTCTGTCTCTGAATTAGTAAGAGGAGGAACAGATTGCTCTGGACGCCACCTATTTTCTATATTGCGGTCTAATGGATCAGTCAACGAAGACTCTTTTTCGTATTCAAAGCTTTGCTTTTGTTCTGTCATTTTCTATCAGAAATTAATTCTTTAGATTATGTAATTCGATTTGTAATGTAAAATAAGCAAAGGATTTATTGCGATATTTAGTTTTTTAATCTTGAATTTAGAGAAAATGCATCTGCTATCATTAAAAAATTTTATTAGTATTTTAATAGTTTTATCCTTTTTACCATTTTTATTAGCTGGTTTTGTGACCAAAATTAACTCCTTTTTTATACTAGGAATTATAATTTTTATATCAAGCTTAATGATTTACGGTCAAATATATGAACATTACTGTCAAAATGACGAAAAATTAAAGGAGCTAAAATCCGTACTTGAAGAGTTTTTTGCTAAACAAGAAAAATGGGAAGGTCCTTTAGAAGTGCTTAATAGAAAAGATATTATGAAGGAAATTACTCTGTATAGAGGAGAAAAAAGTTACACAATTAATAAAGAAAAAGTATATATTTGTCTGAAAGATCAATACGGTGAATATTACAGCGACAATACTTTGTACTATGTCATAGCTCATGAAATAAGTCATGCAATTTGTGACGAGATAGGTCACACTGATAAATTTCATGCTATTTTCAAAGCACTGTTGAAAAAATTGGAATGCGCTGGTATTTACAATAGTTCAATACCTGTAACACAAGACTATTGTATAAAAGGTGACAAAGAAATGTAAAATGATGATGATTATTATTATTATTAAATAAAAATGACAACTCCAAATGATAAATTTAAAATAATTGAAACCGCTCCAGAATTTACAATTTCTCCTACAGGTTCTTATAGTTCTGCATCATTAAAAATCGTGTACCAGTTTACTTCTAAAAATCCTACCACAGGTAGCACAGTTATATCATCTGGAATTCTCGGTTGTAATGCTCCTGTACAAGTTACCTCTGGTTCAGGTGGTGGTGGGTCAAGTTGGTCAGGTGGTGGTGGGTCAAGTTGGTCAGGTGGTGGTCACAACGTAATAGCACCTCAACCTGATTATTAGTTTTAATTCCTCTTAGATCTAAAGATGTGTTGGATGACTGTAATTCAATAATAATGACTCATTGTACTTAAAAAGTTATTTACTTTTCATTTTTAGAATGCATAAGGTATCTAACCTCCTAAATGAAAAAAATTATTTTTTTTGTTAAGTAATAAAATGGTCTCAAATGAAGTGTTACCAACCGAACCAAATGAAGTGTTACCGACCGAACCAAATGAAGTGTTACCGACCGAACCAAATGACGTGTTACCAACCGAACCAAATGACGTGTTACCAACCGAACCAAATGAAGTGTTACCAACCGAACCAAATGAAGTGTTACCGACCGAACCAAATGAAGTGTTACCGACCGAACCAAATGACGTGTTACCAACCGAACCAAATGAAGTGTTACCAACCGAACCAAATGAAGTGTTACCGACCGAACCAAATGAAGTGTTACCGACCGAACCAAATGACGTGTTACCAACCGAACCAAATGAAGTGTTACCAACCGAACCAAATGTAAAATTTAGAATGTTCGCCGAACTTCCACACGATTTTTTAAACCCGCCGAACCAAAATAACGTGTTTCCAACCGCGCCAAATGATAAATTTAAAGTCATTGAAACTGCTCCAATCTTTGCATATTCTCCTACCGGCTCTTATAGCTCTGCATCATTTAAAAGCGCGTACGTTTTGAAGTTTAAAAATCCTGACACCGGTAGTACCGTTATAACATCTGGAATTGTAGGTAGTAATAAAAATACTGTCTCCTAGCTACACTAATATCGACAAATCTTGGTTTTTAGTCTTTTTTTCAAAGGTGCTGTAATCAAATAATTTATCTAATTATAAAACAAATATAAAATTAAGAAAATTTATTTTCTTTTAAATAATAAAAATGTCTCTAACTGAAACAGCGAATGATAAATTTAAAGTCATTGAAACCGCTCCAATCTTTGCATATTCTCCTACCGGCTCTTATAGCTCTACGTCATTTAAAAGCGCGTACGTCTTGAAGTTTAAAGATCCTGCCACACATAGCACCGTTGTAACATCTGGAATTCTTGGTAATAATAAAAAGGCTGACACTTAATATTGTAACAGTCTCCTATTATGGACAAATCCGATTTTTAGTCTTAATTTTCTTTTCTAAAATTAAGAAAATACTTTTCTTTTAAATAATAAAATTTTCTTTTAAATAATAAAAATGTCTGAAACAGCGAATGATAAATTTAAAGTCATTGAAACCGCTCCAATCTTTGCATATTCTCCTACCGGCTCTTATAGCTCTAAGTCATTTAAAAGCGCGTACGTCTTGAAATTTAAAGATCCTGATACAAAAAGTGTCATTAAAACATCTGGAATTTTAAGTAATAATGCAAAAATAAGCGAGACTTTGCCTTTGCCTATTTTGATATCTCTAACCGATTTTGGTTATAGTTGGGTTCAATCAAGTTCTCCACAAAAACAATGGTCTAATGTATCTTTATCGGAAACAGGTCAGTACCAGACGGCTGTTGCACGTGATGATTATATTTACATATCAAGTGATTTTGGTTCTAATTGGGCACAAAAACAAAATGACACATCAAACAACTCTTTGCAAAAATATTGGCAAGATGTATCAATGTCTGCATCAAGTCAATATCAAACGGCTGTTGCGCAGACAACACCTAGTTTTAATGGTTCAGGTCCTGAATATATTTACGTATCAATTGATTTTGGTAATACGTGGACAAAATCAAATTCTCTGCAAAAAATATGGATGGGTGTATCTTTATCAGAAACAGGTCAGTACCAGACTGCTGTTGCACTTAATGATTATATTTACGTATCAAGTGATTTTGGTAATACGTGGGCACAAAAACAAAATGACACAACAAGCAACTCTTTGCAAAAATATTGGCAAGGTGTATCAATATCGGGATCCGGTAAATATCAAACAGCTGTTCCTACTGGAAACAATTATATTTACGTATCAAGTAATTTTGGTAATACGTGGACACCATCAAATTCTCTGCAAAAACAATGGGCAAGTATATCAATGTCTGCATCAGGTCAATATCGAACAGCTGTTGTATTTAATGGTTATATTTACGTATCAAGTAATTTTGGTGTTACGTGGACACCAAAAGAATCTGACACATCAAGCAACTCTTTAGAAAAATATTGGTATAATGTAACAATGACTGCATCAGGTCAATATCAATCAGCTGTTCCAAATGGTGATGATTATATTTACGTATCAACTGATTTTGGTAATACGTGGACACCATCAAATTCTCCGCAAAAAATTTGGCTATCTGCATCCCTATCTGCATCAGGTGAACATCAAACGGCTGTTCCAGCTACAATTAATGAATATATTTACACCTCTTTATCACCACTTTAATTTTTATGTTTATTGTCAAACACATATAAATTACTATTCGAGTGTGCTTTCTTGGTGTCCATATATAAAATGATAGATACGACTGGACATCTTGTCTCCAATGCGTCTACGACCTCCAGTTGCTAAAGGAAAGGTAAGATCAGCAAGTAGTTTTTCTCTAAGGTGTTCAGGAGTTGTTTCATACTCTTTAACAAGGTCTTTAAAGTTTAGATATTTTTCAACTATTACAACAGCTACTTTTTCAGTCACTTGTGGAATAAGAGACAACTGTGATATAAACCAAATTGAAGGTGTCATGTTAGCTTTTTTACTTTTCTTCAATGTTGCAGCGTAATTTACATCTGATGATTTGCACTCTTCATCTCGAAAATAACTATCGCCATCTTTCTCTAATTTATCTAAAAGTTTTACAATAAATTCTGCGCTTTCATCGATTGTACTTGTCTTATACACCTTAATTCCATCTCTCAATTGAGTATTAATTAAGCTTCCAACTAATGTAGACACCGGTAAACCGCTAATTTTTGAAGACATTGGTTTATCGAGAGATCCTTCTACTAGATATATTATTCTTTGTCTAGGTGTGCTTCCCAGCAGACGAGCTTTTTGTTCTCTGCCACGCCCATCACAAATACTAGCTTTTAAATCATTCACTGTTTTACGCTCTATAATAAGTATTGTCTTGCCATCTTCTCTAAATAGAATATCTCCAACTTCTAACTGTTCTATTAAAGGTTGTATAGAAGGTTTAATTTTTTCAATAAGATCATGTTCTCGATTATCAATAACCAATTCTATCATTCTTACTCTTACAAATTCCAATCCTTAAACGACGAATAGTAAAAGTGAATTTATACGTTAACTTTAAAAGATAAAAAAAATGTCTTACAGAGATAAGGGAATATCCGCACTCTCTACGGTCCTAAAACAACAACAAAACATTCGTATTATTGAGAAACATATATACGACCGTTCTTGTAAGAAAGCAAATATAAACATCGAAGATATTGAAAAAATATATAAGTTAAATATTTTTCAAACAATTGGAGATATTATGAAAGGTCAGAAATTAAAAGAAGTAATTGAAAATATTAAAAATGGAAACCTTGGTTGGAGTCACCCAGCTTTTAAAGACATGCAAAATATGATAGACGAACAAAATGATTTTATAGAAAACCCATTTGCAGTTGAAGAAGGTGTTTTAGAATGCAAAGCAAGAGACAAAGATGGCATTGTGTGTGGTAGTAAGAGAGTCTTTAGTTACCAAAGACAAGTCAGAAGCGCGGATGAACCAATGACAACATTTGCCAGTTGCTGTCAGTGTGGAACAAAGTGGCAATACTCTGGATAAAATTTGTATATCTAAGAAATTCAGTTTACATTTAAAATAAATAATTCATATTATTTATTTCACTTAAGTATCATAAAAGAAACACAGATTAAAGATGAATGTCCTTTCAAAAATTAGAGATTTTATAGATGAAATATTATTATTTACAATGGATTTAATTAATATACTTTGGGCATTTCTATTCTCTTCAGATGAAAAACCCGAAAAATCAAAAGAATTTGAAGCATCTGTTATAATAGATGATAGACAAGATGAGAAATTTATAATTAAGGAAAATATTCCAGAATATTTGAGCGATGAAGATCAGTTTGAAATGTTATGAAAATGATACAAATATATAAATTACTGTTGTTCGTCCAACCATTTAATATAAACATTCATAAGATGGTTATTGAATAAAGATTTCCAATTATCGGTAAAATAAATTGTTTCACCACAATGAGTATAAATAAATGGTTGAGATGGATAATCAAAATTTGGAATCACAGATACAGGAAACACTTGTGCAACATCACATGTATTGATAATACGATATAAAGGAAGTTTACTATTTGTCACTAATTCACAAAATACGTTATCTCCAACGCAAGGACAGGAAAAATTATATACAACTACGTCGTATCCCATTATCTTTAATTCCAATCCACAAATAGTCCCTATAGCACCACCCAATGAATGTCCACCAATAATTATCTGTTTTGGATTTATTTCTTCAATCTTGTCTAATAGTTCATCTCTAAAAATATTGTAAACTTTAAGAAATCCACTGTGGATACCAGCTGGAATATTATCTAAGTTGCTGTAAAAATCAATTTGTTGCTTATTTTTATTTGTATTATTGAAAGATCTTTGAAAAAAGTACAGATTGTTGATACGACTCTTATTATCATTCCAATTAGTTCCTCTGAAAACAATATAAGCTATATCATCATTACTAAATAGTACACCAAAAAGATTATTTTTATCATCATACATATTTAATTCATTTTCTAGAGTATGTGGTTCTATAAGAGGTTCGTCAACTCCTTTTCTAACACGAACTATAAGATCTGCTAAATATCTAGCAACTTTAAAATCGCATTTAGTGTCTTTTTGAGTTGGAATAGGCAAATCAATAATTTCAGGATGACTATATATTTCTCCGGTTTGCAAATTATTATCTATACTCATTTCAATAGCTTTTTTATATCTCATGTATTGAATAAAAATATATATATATAAAAATAATGAAAAAATACCAATTAATGTTAAAATCGACTTTAAGATATGTAAAATATCTGTCATTTTTTTGTAAGTAAAGATTTAATATATTTTAAGATTAAACTAAAAAGTGTGTTTTCAAAATTTCTATCTAAAATGATATTTGTAAAACAAAAAATGCCAGTAGATACGTCTTTGATAACTTTCAAAACTATTTCAAACTTTACAAATGATTTAGGAGAGGTATTTAGTGAAAAACACAGGCCATTGAAACTATATGTACACTTAATTAATAAGACAACCCTAGCTCATGAAAAGCCTATAGAAAAACATATTGAAGGATTCAGACTTTTCTGTATTGCAAATCGCGATGCAATTTCAAACAAATCAGTTAGCAAGCTGGCAAAGGAAAAGATAATATACTCGAAGAGAGTGTATATTAATATGAAAGAAATTTTTCAAATGGCTGACGCCGAAACTTCGGAAGTTATTTGGATGCATCTTTTGACTATTTCAGCTCTTGTTGATCCTGCAGGAAAGGCACGCGAAATCTTGAAGGAAGTCTCGAAAGGAGGAGGTGGGGGGCAAGAGATAAACTTCCTTACAGATATTATTTCAAAGGTTGAGGCTAACGTTAAGCCAAACTCTAATCCGATGGAAGCTGTGTCTGCGATTATGCAATCAGGTATTTTTTCGGAACTTGTTAGTGGAATGGGTAATGGCCTTCAAGATGGATCTCTTGATATATCAAAGTTGGTAGGCACAGTTCAAAAAATGGTCACTCAACTTAGTGCAGATGCTGGAGATCAAGAAGGTGGTGAGCAAGCAATGAATATGATTAATACTATGATGAATACTATTTCGGCTGGAGCAAATGCTCCATCTAATGATGGAACTCCTCAACCAATGCCTGATATAGCGAGTATGTTGGGACCAATGATGGCGATGATGGGTGGTGGTGGTGGAGGTGGCATTCCTAATCTGGCTGGAATGTTAGGAGGTGGGGGTATTCCTAATCTAGCTGGAATAATGGAGGGAATGCAAAATGATAATTCAATTGAAGAGAAGATTAAGAGACAAGTAGAGGCAGCTCGTTCTTCAGGTCAATTAGAACAATAAAAAATTTTATTATTAAGTCACAGTAATAAAATTGATTCAAAAGAAAACAATCAAAAGAAGGGAATATAGTAAACAAATGGAGGCGCAAAACAACAATCAAATCATGTTTGTATGCAAAAAATGTTTGTTTTCAGACAACACTGAGAAAATTATAGCAAATCACAATTGCAATGGTATCTTAAATATATGTCCTGAGAACATTAAATTATTACACGAAAAAACTGAAAAACTATCGGCACAGTTAGTTCTTGAAAGATTTAAGAATAAAATTTATCGTAGTCTGATTGAAAATAATACTTCTATTTGTATTTCTGATATTCTTACAGAAGAAGAAGATGGGTTGCATGTGTGGACTGGTAAAGGAATTCTTCCGGTTCATGTTCACGAACTCTCTCGTGAAGAACAAGGGGTTGTTGTAAACTCAATTATAACTAAAAAATCATCTCCTCAAATAATAATTGAAGAAGAAACTACTTTGTCGCCAAAAATTGTTAAAAAGCCTCCACAAAAAATAAGAAAGGTTGATACAGACACTACGCAACCAGTAACATTTAAAAAGACACCTCCAAAACTACCTGAAATAGAATCTAATATTAAAGATGAAGTGATAGATTCTACAGATGATCTTTCCAAATCTAGAAAACAATCTTATAGATCAATCAAAACTTATCTAAGCAGTCTAATACAAGAAGAACCAACAGAAAAAGATAAAATAGATAAAATATCTCTTGTAGACTCAAAAATTCAACATATATTAGAAGGTTTTGAAGACCTAAAAGAGGTAGAAAATAGTTTTCAAGATAGTTTTATTGCGCTAAAACAAAGTAGAATATACACTAAAATATTGAGTGAATTAGCTATAAAAAGAATGAGCATTTTTGCAAGAATGTCTCTTGCAAGTTATCAAACTTTACTTTCCAATCAAATTAAAACGATGGAAAGTATTTTTCGTGAAAAAAATTATACCGAAAAGAAAAGTTCTACAATAATTTCAAAGGGGTTAACTCCTCTAGAAAGCCGTTTGATAGCATACGGAAATTATACACAAACTCATATAGAGATTGATGAGATTCAAAAACTCGAAATTTCTCTAGAGTTAGAAAAATATTCTCCAAAAGAATACGTTCAATATGATAGTGTTGCGTTTGTTAATTACTTTCATAACTATGGGTTAGTATTATTTTCACTGAAAAAGAATATAGAGCGTTATCTTTTTAATCGTTATGACTTTTGGAACGTTATCTATCTTCAACTCCCTAAAAATACTAAAGATGATCCATACTCATTTTATATACTAGAACGTGTAATAAAAGAGAAACGATACTGGAAAATGGACTGCCGTCTAGAAGATTTATCTTCTAACTTAATATCTAGTATTGTACCAATTATGATAGGAATGTTTAGAAAGTTGTATAAAGATGTATTTGGAGACAATGACTTTCGAAATGATTTCTCATCAAAATGCCAAATAACAGAGTGTGATTGTGAACAGCTCCTTCAAAATATTATACTCATTAGCAAACCAAAAGAATTTTACAACTTAGTGAGAGAAATGGTAGTGAATAAAGCAACGTACATACCAACAGAAAACGATAAATTTAATCTTTATGGTGATGATTCTTTACAACGCAAGAGATTTCACGATAAAGAAGATGTTGATTTGGTAGATATAATAAAACAACTTTTTGATGATATTACTAGTGTACAAGCGGTTGATTTTTACAGGTCAAGAACAAATCTAAAATGAATTTGTATTAATAATAAATATGGCTCCAAGACTTCGTAAACGAAAACAAAATAATGAACAATTGGATAATGAACAATTGGATAATGAGAATACTAAAAAACGGAAATCAAAATATGATGATAACAATGAGGACGACAACGACTACGAAGATACTGAGTTAAAATTGTTTCCAGAAAAAGAGAGTTCTGAAAAAGAAAGTTCTTCTAATGAAGATGAAGAATCTTCTAATGAAGAAGATGATACAAGTATATCAATTGATAAAGATGATAATCCAGAAGCTTACAAAAATTTACTTGCTGTCAAAAAGGAAATCGCTCGTACAGAACCAGATGTAAAAAGCATGCTTCTAACACCTATGCGTCTGGAGGATAGAGCAAAATTATGTCAATATTATGAAATTTACAAAATGCAAGTTCCTAATACAAATGAGTGGTTAGAGTGCAGAGCTAGGTACAATACTATGTTTAAGGAATATAAGGCTGGATATGAACAATCTAAAAAATACAGCGAATCAGATCTTGCTCGTATGGAAAAAGAAGAAGAAAAATTTACAGGATTTGACGCGCGACTAGCTCTAAAGTATAAAATTCTTAATTTGAAAACGAGTAAAGAAAATAAGGAAGTTATCTACAGGAGATATGAAGAATTCTTAGCGTTAGAAACGGTTGATGATGAATTTGGTAAGTTAAAACATTGGTTATCATGGGCAACTGATTTTCCGCACGATCTTGTAAAAGAGCATAATGGGCAAAATATAACAGAATTTATCAAGAAAGCAAAAGATAGGCTTGATAAAGAGCTTCATGGAATGGAAAAGGTAAAAGAACAGATTCTGTTATTTATGTCAGCAAAAATGCGAAATCCAAGCATGGTACATGCAAATCTGGGATTAGTAGGACCTCCTGGTACAGGTAAAACATGCATAGCAAGATTGATAGCTGATATAATGGATTGTGGATTTTCACAGATTTCATTTGGAGGTGTTGACAAAGCAGATTTTCTTAAAGGTCACGAATACACATACGTCGGAGCCCAGCCGGGTGAGATAGTGAAATGCATTAAACGCATGGGACACAAGAACGGGATTATCTTTCTAGACGAGCTAGACAAAATTTCAGATAATCCTGAAATCCGAAGCGCTCTGCTACACATGATTGATCCAAGCCAAAATAGTGACTATCATGATAATTTTCTGGGAGGAGAGATTCGTATAGACCTTTCAAAAATTTGGTTCATCGGATCAATGAACTCTGTTCCTACAGATGAAGCTTTGGCTGACAGATGGTGGATAATAAACGTGTCTGGATACTGTCGTTCAGATAAAATAAATATTTTGGAAAATCATCTTTTGCCACGTGCGTTGAAAAACTGCGGCCTTGATTTTAAGACAGTTTCGTTTTCTCAAGGATCCGCAGGATATTTAATAAGCAAAGTATGTCGTTCTGGTGATAAAGGAGTTCGTACTCTTGAAAAGACGGTAAAAGATTTGGTAAATAAAATTAACTTTCTTGAAATACACCAAAGTGAAAATGGAATATTACCTTTCAAAACATCTTTTCAACTTAACTATAGACTCACATTTCCTCTGATTTTGAAGCCAGAACTTTTAGATAAACTACTTGAAGAGACAGATCTTGAACTGACAATGAGTATGATGTATATTTGATGAATTTTATATAATTAATATATAAAATTTTCAACGTGAGAAATAAGTACTTATCGTGAACTCGAATATCTTTACGATGCAACTTTCGAGATGTAGTCTTGTATTTTGTTTCAACTATGATTAATCGAGCTGTAAAACGACTCAAAGAATAGTATTTATCAAATCTATCTGCTCGGTTGTTAAAGACTCTGGAAATTCAATAAAAAATTCAATTATCAAATTACCAAATGGTTGTCCATCTTTACGCATTCCCATTTCCGGAATCACCTTTTTTGAGCTAGGTTTGGTAATTGTTCGTTCTTCAATAACAATTGATTCACCACTTGGATGATTTATAACAAACGAAAAGCCGCATAGAGATTCTTTTAATGTCAATGTTTTAGAGTAGATTAGATCTGTTCCTCGTCTTGAAAAAGGAGGATTTTTTTCAACGTGTATGGTAATAATCACATCACCTTTGCAATTTTCACACACATTGCCTTTTTCTTGTATAATAAATTGTTCCTGATCAATACCAGCAGGAATAGAAACATTAAAAGTCTCTGTTTCATACGAAACAGATGCACCGATTGAAACCATCCTGTCAATTTTTATCTCAACAGAACAACCTTTGAAAGATTGTTCTAAAGTTAAAGTTAGTGTCTGTAACATTGGAGATGGTTTTATTAGTTGAGGAACACCGTTACGAAACACACGGAAGCCTGATTGATGAGGAATACCTCCATTAAAAAACATGTTAAATATATTGTTAATATCAACTCCTTGACCTTCAGAAAAAGGAAATTTAAATTGATTTGCACCGCTATCGTACAACATTCTTTTCTCTTTGTCCCCAAGTACCTCATACGCTTCATTAATTTTTCTAATTTTTTCCTCTGCATCTGATGAATTATTTCGATCTGGGTGATACTGAAGAGTTAATTTTCTATATGCCTTCTTGATGTCTTGTTCGCTTGCATCTTTTGAAATTTCCAAAATAGAGTATAAATCGCTATTCATTTTAAATTATGTTTTTACGTTTTATACAAGGTTTATTAACTAATAAAAGTCTTAAATATAGAGTTTAACTAGTATTTATAAAACACGAAATTCGTTTTTTATCTTAAAAATTATATTTTTTTTTATCTTAATTTATTATAAAATGGGTGATAATAAAAATTTAGATGAGGTTATAAGACGTTTGAAAAATAGAACTTTATCGTATGATGAATATTGGAAAATGATGGGTGTACCTGATGATTTGGCTCCTAATCTTGCATGGACACATTTTATGCAAGTAGCTCCAGAAAAATTATCAGCACAGTATATCTTAAACTTTGAAAAAGCACTAAAACTACAAGGTTTTAAATTATTTCCTAAAGAATCATATATACGTGAAAATTTAGCAACTAGCGCTGATGAGGCTGCTAAAAATTATTGCGATAAACCCGAAAATCAAGGCAAAGAAACATGTAAATGTTATAATAGTGCTAAAGTACTTGCTGATAGAGATAGAGAGGCCAGAGACCATTATAATAATATAACGATTCCTGCATGGAAAGAAGAAAATCGAAGAACAAAGGCAGAACATAATGCAAAACTTGCTGCTAAAGCAGAACGTCTTAAACAATTACAATACAATAATGAAAGAAAAATACAAACTTCAGGTTGTGTTTGGGAGGGGCTCGATTATAGGGTTGCTAATGCAAAAGACTATGATGTCCGAGATTTGGGTCGTGCAGATTGTAAATGGCCTAACAAAAGGTATGATGTATATTTTTCGGATTCTTACAAGGTACGAACAGAGAGACAATTTGAAGATAATAATAAAATAGAAGATTGGAAAGAAACTAGTCAACCAACATTTACACCACCTAACATGGTCAATCAATGTTGTAATAATACAGTGAATGTTGGTGAAGGTGGTTCATCTGCCCAGAATATAGTACAAGCTTGTAATCAAACGGCAATAATGGGTATTGAAAAAGAACAGGAAGCTGAGAAAAAAGCAGCAGAAGACGCTGCCAAAAAGAAACAAGAACAGGAAGCCGCTGCTATAAGGAAACAAGAAGAGGATGCCATAAGGAAAGAAGAAGAGGAAGCTGCCATTAAAAAAGAAGAAGAGGAAATTTTGGCCGCAGCCGAAAAGAAGGCCAAAATGATTAAGATTGTAATAGTTATTGTAGTATTTTTAGTATTAGGAGGAGTTGCTGCATTAATGTTCTTTAAATCTGAATCAGGTGAAACTTCATCTCCATCTGAATCAGTTCAGAGTGAGACTCCACTTTCTAATACATCTGCATAAGATAAATAAATATTTGTAAATGTTTTGTTTTCAATAATTTTTTATTGAAAACTAGTATTTTATCTGATCTGATATAATACAAATTATTTTCTAAAAACCTTATTAACTAAAGGGTTTATTTTTTTTTATTATACGCTCTCATTGCACTTATAGCAGAATATGTTTTTGCATCAGGACTTGTGGTTGCATCAGGACTTGTGGTTGCATTAGGACTTGTGGTTGCATCAGGACTTGTGGTTGCATCAGGACTTGTGGTTGCATCAGGACTTGTGGTTGCATCAGGACTTGTCATATTATTTTTAATAATTCCAACTATTATAGAAACAGCGCCTAATATTCCTAAAAGTACCGCAAATGCTAAAAATTTGATGGAGCTTTTTGATTTAATGTTTGAAACAACGGCAGATACTTGTTTACCGTCTTTATCTGTAGGAGGCTCAAACTTGCAATCACCACTTGGTTCGACTGTTATGTACATAACACTACCTGTTTGATCATCTTTTATATTACGTGGATCTAGGATCTCAGTACCTCCTGGCACATCTGCAAAAAAATCATATCCTATCACATCATTTTCTTGAACGCGTTTTTTAACTTTTCCGTATGTTGATCTTGCTAAAGTACCACTAAGTGACGCAACACCCGTGCATGATACATACGGTTCATCATACCTTGTTTGCTCTGGTTTTCTTGATTTAATGTACAAACCCATACATACCGTAGATGCTATTATAAGGGCGCCTCCACCAATAAAAAATATATGTTTCATCATTTGCTTTCCAACAATCATTGGAAATATAAACGGAGCTGCTAAACATGCAAGAACTATTAGACCCATTATTAAGAAAGCAAATGGAGATATCCCTTCCGATTTGTTTTCTGCGACTTGGGTAACTACATTTTTTATTTTTGCAGCCATTTCATCCGTAACAGATGCGGTTGCTGATAAAATACAGCTATTTAGAGCATCTGCAACATTAGACTGTACTACATTTGTAAAAGAACCACCACACGTACCGTTTAACTTATTTGTATGATCTTGATTTATAGTACCTGCACAGCATTGTTTTTGTTTTATATATTTACACGCAGACATGCTTGCTGACATATCATTGCATGTATTTGTCTTAGACTTCGAACTAGAACCCATACCTTTTGCTTCATTCAAAGCTTTTTGTATAACTTCATTATCAAAACTTGCGTCCATTTTTGTCAAAGCGTCAAGTACTAAATTTATTTTGCATTCATTTCTAGCTGATTGAACATTTGATTGAGTGATATTCTCTGCTCTAGCATTTTTCATAATTTCTTTAAGTTCCACAGGAGTAAACCCAGCTTCTTTCAATTCTTGAATACACTCTTTTGTCAGACCAACGGTTACCTCATTAGATCCCGATTGATTAATGGTGTTATCACACATGCTTTCCTGTACTGCCATACTTTGAGCTTTCGTAACAATGTTCATACGAGTTTTAGCCGTTTGATCGCTCTCAGCTTTTGATCCAAAAATATTACTTAGCGCACCCCAAGGCGTCATACTTGCTAAAGTACTTGCAAGTTGTCCTGCCAACTCCATTCCTTCTTTTTCAACGTCTTTGCAAAAATCAGAAGCAGTTTTATTTTCTACTCCTTTATCTTTACAAAAATCATCGTCATCTTTTATGTCACTTTTGCATACACTTGAATCAGTTTTACTAGACAACGGCATTTATTATAAAATAAATATTATAAATATTTAATTTAAAAATATTAATTTAGTCTAATTAATACAAAATGGGTCTCTTGTTTCTAGATCCATAGCTGTTAGTTGATAAAAAAGCATATGTAATACCTTTTTCATTAAATTTATTTTTTACTCTTAAAGGTTGATAAAAACTAAGGTTGTATTGATGTGATAAAATATCTGATTTTGATGCATCAAACTGTCCTACTGTTGCACAATTGGGACCAGATGGTCCACTAATTCCTACATTTTGCGATGAATTGGGACCAGATGGTCCACTAATTCCTACATTTTGCGATGAATTGGGACCAGATGGTCCACTAATTCCTACATTTTGCGATGAATTGGGACCAGATGGTCCACTAATTCCTACATTTTGCGATGAATTGGGACCAGATGGTCCACTAATTCCTACATTTTGCGATGAATTGGGACCAGATGGTCCACTTGTGACAGAATCAAAAAATTTGATTCCATCAGGACATTCGTATTGAACGAAACTAGGTCCAAAAGCGCAAACACGTTTTTCTGATGTTAACAAATCAGATTCGGCAGAACCATTGAAATTCTCTTGGAAGTGTTCGGATGATTTTTCTCCAGTAGGGCTGCTGTATTGTATAAAATTGACTCCTTGACGACAACTGTTAACGGGATTTGGTTTTTGTTGTCCACATCTTTCATTTTCCCAGTACTGATTTGAATCAGGAGTATATTCAAAATGTTTCAAATTAGGGTCTCCTAGTTTGGAAAGTTCCTCTGCACATTCTTTCAAGAGTTCAGGATTAGATGAATGCATATATGGGTATCCTTGGCATTTTTTTGATTTAGATAATTCGAAGTGAAAACCTTCTTTTTCTTTATCTTGAATATTTGTCAATTTATATACTGACAACAAAACAATAGTTATTAAGAAAGATACTATGTAAGATGAAACTATTGGAGATACACTTTTAAACTTAGAAAAAGTTTGGTTAAATCCAATAAGAGTTATAGTCGTAACAACGAAAATTAAACAAAAGAAACATATTTCCTTTACCGATAAGAACATTTACTTATTCAAAAGATTTAGTTTTACGCTGAAAAAATATACTTATATGGAACTTTGTAGTTTCAACATAGGCATAATTTCATCTGTAATAGCTTTCTTAGTTTTTATTATTTCATAAAGTTTTTTATCACCAGACATAACAGCATCCTCCTCACTAACACTGTCTGGTTTAACAAGTGATAAGAAATAAACATCAACTTTTCTTTCTTCTTTTGGAAGATGAAGATGTGACTTGAATCTAATAGCACGACCGACAATCTGTTCCAGAGATGCATTATTCCACGGAGGATCTAGAACTATAACGTTTTTAACTCCCTTCAAATCAATACTTTCACCACCAGCACGAGTTATGATAAGAACATCAATTTTATCTGCATTAAATTTTCTAATATTTGACAATCTATCCAGTTTAGAAACGTTACCAGAGTACTCAGCGAATGATATACCGTTTTCTGATAATACTTTAGCAATAGGTTCTATACCAAAACTGAGCCAATTTGTAAAAATAATAGACTTTCCGCTGTGTAATATCGGAATAGCATAATTTACCTTTCTAGAACAATAGTCAGGTCCTGCTTTATTTACAGCACGGCGATATCCATTGTAAAATCGCTCAGGTGATTTAAATTGTATTCCCAGAAATTCTTCTCTGCCTATCAGTGTTTGATATATTTTATAATATTTTTCACTCATAGGAATATCTATATAATGATCGAAGCGTTCTGGATAATTATCTGGGTCTTTATAATCAACTATGTCAATTTTATCTCTTAAGAGTAATGCAATTTTTTCTAAATTCTCATCCGATATATCACGAGTAATCCATTGTTCTGCCTGAAAAGCGTCATAATCTTTCTTTAGACCAACTACTTTTTTACCGTGAACCATGTTTATTAGTGGAATAAGGTCAACTACAGAGTTTACAAAAGGAGTTGCTGTAAGAAGCAATCTCTTAGTGGCTCTGAAAGCTGCATTGATCAATATACTTGCCATCGCACCGTCAACATTTCTTACATTATGTGCTTCATCTACTATAAGAAATTTATTCCTTAAAGAAATGGGTCGCCCGTTAACATGTTCACTCCAAAATTTATTCAATGTATAGATTTCGTATTTATCTTTATTCTTTACTCCATAAGTCTCTTCCATTGACTTTTCAAAATTGGAACATGTCGACGGCGGTCCCACAAAAACGACGCCGCTTTTTGGATTTTTATCAAGGTAGCATTGTGAGCACGTAACAGCTGTTAAAGTTTTTCCTAAACCAGTTGCGTGAACTACTAGCAAACTGTCATTGTTTTCCATAAACTCAACGACCTTCATTTGAGAATCCGTTAGTTTCATTTTTGATCTGCTAGCACAATCGGTAGCAATTTGTGTCAAACGTTGCCATCTTTGACTGTTTACTCTTATAGGAGCTGGTTCACGTTGGTTTCTTCCAATAATTTGCATTTTTTTAGGTACAAGTGTAGTTGTAGTGCTCTTTTTATAACCAGGCAAATTTTTACATTTTCTAGTATGTTCATCTCGATATTGATGCGGTTTACATGGAACTAACTGATCTAATGGTTTTCTCTTTCTGCCACTTGGGCTTCTATCATCTTTAGGACTAATTCTTTTAGGACTAATTCTTTTAGGACTAGGACTCCTTTTAGGACCACTGTTTGTTTTCTTATATCCTACAATATTTTTGCATCTTCTACTATATTTATCTCGATACTGATGTGGTTTGCATGGAACTAACTGATCTAATGGTTTTCTCTTTCTGCCACTTGGGCTTCTGTCATCTTTAAGACTAGTTTTTTTAGGACTAGACGAAGATTTCTTTTTAGCTCCTAAATGTTTACCTTCTAATTCAGTAATTCTTTTACCATCTTTATAGTAATATTTTTGACCATTTTTTGTAATAATATAATAGACATTCATTTATTATATCTGGGAAAAAAATGATTGTGTTAAATACACATTTGTTGTTTTGTAAGCATTGATATATCACTCCAATTTCTTGAAAAAACAAAACTTGGTCTAATAACAGGTTCTTGGTCTCTTATACGTTCAAAATTTTCTTCAGAAATGATCTTTCCCGATACTTGCCCCATTTTAATTAAATAATCAATCTTTTATATAGTAAAAAGTTAATGTTTAGTGATTTACGACTAATTTACAGTTTTGAATATCTGTATCATTTCTATTGTAAAAGAAAAATTCTGATTTCACAAGATGAGGAACCGTTTTATACACACATAGAGTGTCAAAATGATCAATCATAAAATGATCTATTGGTTGTTTAACGCCAAATTGGTTTACTAGTTTGATCAATTTATCAGCTCCTTTAGGCCGTAGTACATATCCAAAGGTTCCTCCCCCGTACAAACGCATATTATTAGAAAAACGCATAACACCATCATGAACAAATTCATCACCATAATGTGTTAATCCATATTCATCGTCAAAAAATCCTAAATATAAAATATCCCATCTAGGATCGTGTTTAATATTTTGATAAATTTTGTTAAATTTTTCTACAAAAAGATCATCCAACACAACATCATCTTCTAGTATAATAGAATTCTTATCTTTTTTTAACGCGTCTTTCCACATTGAAATATGACTAACTGCACAACCAAGAGTTCCAGCAAAATATTCATGTGTTAATTCTGGCCATCGTTTTCCAATAAAATCTTTACTAACAGCAAAAATTGATTTTAATTCATCATTCAAAACAAGTGTCTTTCCATCAACTGCTTGTTGTCGTTCGTAATTTTTCAGCCCAATAACACTTGCGTGTTTAATAAAATTTTCCCATCTATCTGCTCTTCTGTCCAAATTAAGTACTTTAATGCAACAATCGTCATAAAAGTTACTATTATTAAACTTTCCTGATACGATAGACTCAATTACAGGAATCAACTGTGTTTGGTTTAATATCTTTAATTTTTCACGTCTAATTACATCGATTCGTTTTTCCCACTCACCGTTATCGATCGCATCGTTAATTATTTTCAAACTTTCTTTAGGATCATCAGGATTTATTAGTATATAAGCGCCTTCATCAATATAAGAACTAATATTAGGACAACCATAATAAAAACATAGACATTCTCCAAGAATTGCGTCTACTATTTTTTCCGTAAAATAATTTTCTACAGATGCGTTTTCACATGCAATTGTATATTTATATGGGAATATACCATCATCTTTAGCATAAAATGGCAGAGAACCTACATAGTTTTTAAACCCAAAATTATTAGTTTTACCATAAAGATCAAAGTCTAAATTATTTGAAACAAAATGAGCTATCATATTGATTCGTTTAACATGACCAGCAAGTCTATATTCGCTTGACGTGACACTAGATAAAATCTTTGTTTTTTCTATCTTCATACTCAAAAGTTCAGAATATGTTTTGTTTAAGTGCCATTCTATGCTATTACGATTAAAGAAACAATGGAAAAAATTTTCTGTTCTTGGAATAATCCATTCGGTTGGAAAATATGTTTTTCTATTCTCTAATTCTTCCATTGATAATAAAATTGTCTTTTTTGGATCCCAATATTCGTCTTGTCTCGGAAAATTAATAATACAATAAAAATCAGCTTTTTCTTCATCTGTAAAAAGAATATCCCCCCATTTTCCATCTGGTTGACAAAAACGTTTATAGATATCAAATAGTGTTTTATTATCAATCCAATTACACATTAATTTGACTGATAATTGTTTATTAATTTGAGATTTATATCCAATTAAATTAAGCCATTCAGATGCACGTGCCGACCACGTTTGCTTCATCGCCCATTCAACACTTTTTACTCTCATTTGTTCCTTCATATTGTCATTTTTTGCTATTTCGACAATTTTTTCTAATGCTTCTTCAAAGTATTCTTGAGAATAAATTTCTTTATTAAGCAATACACCCCTATCACCTATAGTATCTTTCAAAGCAGCAAGATTACTAGTTACACAAATACATCCAGCAGCTAACGCCTCAAGAGCGCTAATACAAAAGGTCTCGTGCCATGCAGTCGGATAAAACCAAAAATCGGCTGCTAATTGATGTTCTGCTAACTCTTCATTTTCAACGCGACCCATAAATTTAATATATTCTGTTGACTTAATTATCTTAAGAAGATCAGAGTGTTCGGAATCAAAGTCTTCTTCACCTCTGTAAACAAAAAGTTCAGCATCTGGGATTTCTTTTCTAATATATTTAAAATTATCTACTAATTGTTTTAAACCACGTATAGGATTTGAAGTATATATAAAACGATTTTTAACACGCTCTACCTTTTTATTGTATCGCGAAACTTCAATTGCGTTACCAATTATAAAAATTTTTTCAGGATCGATAGCATTGTATTGTTCCATTACAATCTTTTTATGCCATTCCGTCAAGACAACAATACCATCAATATTATGCATGATATTTTGCAAAAAGAATCTTCCATTTTCCGGCATCATAATACCTTTCCAAGCTGGATGCGCAAGGACATCGTGAAACCATATGTATGTCTTCTTAGCATTATTTTCAAATTCTAAAAAGTGATAAATGTATCTACTAACTATCATCACGTCAATCATATGAGATTTCATAAAATGATTGAGATGACATGAATTAATAAACGTAACGTTTTTTACTTTTGTATCACCAACACAATCACCAAAAATATAAATGTCGTGCGTTTCTGATAGTGATTCAACTAAACTTTTTAAAGCTAGTTCAGCGCCATACACAGCATTTGTACTCGAGTTAAAGTCTGGTGCGTAACCAATATTAAAACAAATAATTGGTTTAGATGTCATTTTTAATACCATAATAATTCTTTTTATAACATAATAATGTCTTAGTATTAAAATCAATATAATTTTTAATACTATCTCTACAAATCTTTACATACTGTAAAATGAATTTATTGGAAAGTTGCAATATGAAAGAAAAAACTCGTAAATCTATTGGTAAGTATACTGTTTTTAAAGAAACAGGATATGTGCTAGAAAGCGCGGTTTCGTTTTCTCAATATGTTGTAAATTGCAACGTACTTGTAACTTTAATTGGAGAGAAACATGAGAAAACTTTTAAATGTAATGCCCCAGCTTTAACAATATCTGAATACTGTGCAAAAGCAGTAGATCGCAATCAAAATTGTCGTGTTATTTTAGAGTATTATTGTGGAGGTGAAAATATTAAAGCAGATAACCCAACTCAATTAAATTCTGACTCAATAAGAAATACTTATATACAGATCAAAAAAAATGGAAAAGAAAAACAAATACTTCCTTTGGATTACAGACCAGCATTTTTAACTAGATCTGGTCAAGATGATCTGTATGGAGATGGATGGAAAAAGTATAAAAAATGTGACAAAATTATAAAGGCTTTTATTAATCCATTTTGGAAAGGTTCAGATAAATTTGCTATGAAGAATCCACAGTTTTATTCTCCTAAAGTAATAGAATTCTTAGATTGGTATTACCAAGAAATATGTTCAGTATTTGAAGAAGTAGAAATATATTGTAAAAATCATGTAAATCTTAAGGATATTAAACGTAAACTTTTTGATGCTTGGAAATTAGTTACAGATTACTTTATAATTAGAAAGATACTCAAACAGGATAATTTGCATATAGATGAATACATATTGATAGTAGGTGAAGCTCACAGGATAAATATTGAGATGTTAATTAAACAACTTCACCCTCTTGTACAACAAATTGGTAATACTCAATTTGGTGAAAAGACAAAATGTGTTAACTTATATGAAACTTTTAAATTTAATTAAGTAGGAAAGACTGCTAAATATCCTTTATTTCTTAAAAATTGGTTAAATGTACTATTTACAATTAGTATATCACTTATAAGGTCACCCCAAATTATCTTTACGCTTCCATAATATGAATTAAGGAACATACTTGACAGATTAACCATATCACCAGCCTGATTAGAAAAAATACTCGAATTTGCTTGTGAAAGTTTAACAATTATTGTAAATATATATTTAATAGTGTCTTCACTGAATATGTTTTCTCCAATTTTTTTATTAACTTCGTTGATGAAGATACTCAGGAGATCACTGTTTGAATAAGATGGAACGCTTATGCGATTAGGAAAACGTCTGTTCAATCCTTCGTTTGCTCCAAAAAAACAATTTTCCATTTCTCTTTCGTATCCAGCAACTATCATAATAGACATACCCATATATTTATCCAAAAAATTTACAATTTCTGTGATTGCTTCTGGACCAAAAGATTTGCTATCTTTCATAAGAATACCATTACTACACGGCATTATTTGATATGCTTCGTCTATTAGAATTACACCTTCTAATCCTTTCATAAGTACTCCAGCTGATTTTATTGCTGTATGCCCAACGTATTCTCCAACCATATCTTTTGGAGACGCGACAATCAAATCCCCTCGTAAAAGAATACCTGCTTTTTCAAAAACAAAAGCATATGTTTTTGCAAGCTTTGTTTTTCCGACACCTGCCGGACCTGTAAATACTAAATTAAGAAAAGCATCCATAAAAGGTCGGTATCCCTTACTCAGAATGTAAAGTGTTTTGCATAATTGATTTCGAATTTTAACTCTGCTTGTTCCGGTAACAGAGAGAATCCCGTCCTCTTTATCTGTAATCGCTTCTAAAAGATTTTTACGTACCATCCGAATCACACGTTGGATATTCGGAACATCATACTCTTTCCCTTTTGTAACAGCCAACTTAGATAATTCTTTTAATTTTATCAAAAATGCTGTGTTAATAGTGATCATAGGGAAAAGCCTATCAAGCTCTTGTTTTTCTATACCAGACGTAAAAAACATTTCATTTTTTTCAATCTTGTCATCTGTAATGCTTTGTAAAGTTTTTTTCTGCAATTTTTGATATTTTTCTAACTTGGCCTTGTAAATATCTTTAAGAGACTGTGCTACTTTTATACAAAAATCATCTTCTTTTACAAGTGATATGAGTTCGTCCGGACTAATATCATCCGCATCCGGAGGTTCAGGTGCACCAGGAGTGTATTTTTCCAGTTCTATCTTAATACTTTCCATAATATTGCTATCAACAAAGTCAAATTCAAACTTTTTTAAAGATTTAGGAATTGGTTTTTTAGTTACTACCGGTTTTTTCTTAGGAGGTGGTGTTTCACTTGGAGTATCAGAATCATCATCTGTCAATTCAAGAATTGGTTTTTCAGTTACAGGTAGCTTTTTTGTAGGAGTTTGTGGTGTTTCACTTGGAGTATCAGTATCAGAATCAGAATCATCATTTGTCGATTGTATATCAGATTTTGATTGACTTGATTTGTGTCTTTCCCAACCTTCATCGCCACCCCATTCTTTCCAAATCATGTCTATTAATGTTGGTTTGTTCCTATTAGATACTATCAATTTTTCTGATTTACTTTTGTGTTCATTCATTTCACTTATAATAGCTTTTAATTTTGGTACTGTAAACTCATCTTTCAACTGTTGCTTTGAATGTGTATAAGTTGACATTTATATCTAATAAATATTTACAAAAATGAAAAGAAAACAAATTTTATTTTAAAATTTGTTTTAAAGGATTTTTATAACCCAATTACGTAAATACTTTCATTAAGAATATTATTCTCCAATTTCTTATTCTAATGAATCATTATTAGGATATTCAGGTAACTCATCATGATCAGGGAGTAAAATCATCCTCGTCCGAATTATCTAATAATTCTGACTCCATAATCTCACTTAACTTAGTATCATTGTGTAAACTTAATAATTGTAACGTTTCTGGTAATAACACTGTCATATATGCTATTGTTTTCATAAGTCAAGTATGCGCAATTTTGTAAATAATAAATTATTAATTTTATTATAATAAAATGGGAAGTCCTGTGTGTACTCTGGGAAATCTTTGTGACGCATTATTAAAATATTACAATACATCAATTCTTGATCATCCAGATATGAATTCTGAATTAAAGAAAGCTTGTTTTGAAGAAGCCGAAAAGTGTGCCAATACGAATTTAGCACGGAAAGACAGAAGTCTAAAACGAACTGTATTGTCTGAGTTAATCCGTAGTCATGAACATTCTGATATTAATAAACCATACGCTGATTTTATTGCTGGGCCAAAATCACTTACTTTACAATGGAGTTCATATTATAAGAAATTAATATATATTTTTGGAGAAAATCATTTTGAAGAATATTATTGTCCAATATTGGAAACTAAAATAGTTACTTTTGCAAAAGATGATTGTCCTACAATCGAAGGTAAAAAAACTATTGCTGCAGAAGATTATATATATGCATTACATCAAGATGGAGATATGTTTTCTGATGTTTATGTTGAGACTGGTGCTTTTTTTAAGAAGGAGCAGGAATATACAGATGATGACGATAGTAGGCTTTCTAAACTAAGAAATCGTTTTACAAGATGCTTGAGCAAGGATGCTAATTCTCACCCAGATTGTAGGAAAGGTAGAGTTCATTATATTGATATTAGACAGATTGAAGGCATGGAATATGGAAATATAACACATTATACAACAAACTATATAGTATTTTGTGATGAACCAGATAAAGAAGAATATTTAAATTATCTTGTCGATTTTTTTTCTGAAGATAAAGTATTACACCTGATTGAAGATGTTTCCAATATGGATTCTCCTGAAGAATTTATAACATACCTAAAAAAAGAGTTTGATGAAAATTATCTCTTTGAAAAAGAGTTGCGTGAATCAAAGTTGTCTGAACCAAATATTAAAGATAAAATAAGTAGTTTTATTGATGAAAATATTAAAAAGTATGGTATCTCATTTATACAATCTATTATAGATGGTATAAAATCATTAAAGGAAGTTCTTGAGATTTACAAAGAAGATTTTGGTATCATGGCGGAAGAGGTTTTAAAAGATCCAGAACACCAGGAATATTACAAATCTTTTAAAAACAATTTAGATGAAATTTTTAAAAAATTAATAACTTTAGAATCATTACTTGTAGATGGATATCTACTTGCTCGCGTGTTTAAAAATTTTAATATTGATGTCGAAGATGAAACAAAACGAAGAAGTACTGATGAACCATATGAACCTCATAACATTATTATATATGCAGGCGATGGTCATTCAAACAGGTACAGAGAATTTCTTAAAGAACTTGGTTTTGAACTAATAGCTATAACTGGAGAAGATTGGCGTGATAAAGACAGCACAAATCCATATAAAAAATTGTATTAGTATGGAAGGTTTCCCTCAACCATTTTTTAAATATCACAAGAAGGTTAATTGGTTGGAAGATGCCTCTTCTGATAAAACACTCCCTAGACGGTCGGCTAGGTCAAGAGTATTACAAAGTAAAAGTTCTATAAGTAAACCATCATCTAGTTCAAGAGTATTACGAAGTAAAAATCCTATAAGTAAAAACTCAAAGAATGGTGATTGGGAAAAAATTAAGAGCACTGATGGCACAAGATATTATGCAAATAGGAGATTAAAGATATCTCAAAACGAACGACCAGCTGATTATATGTCTGCTGAAGACGAGGATGACATGCAAGAATACTGATAATTTGATTTAAAAGATTGATATATAGAATATAGTTCCTAGGAGGTGTGTAATTATTTTAAACTCTTTTGAAAGTTTGATATGATAAAGTTATTTTACTAAATACTTTATCATCCACTCGCATACACAGTGTTTACACGTGTTGGAACATCCAGCAAAAATTTATTAAAAAAACATTTAAAAAGTTTATGTAAATACATTTCTTGGATCAGAAAATGAACTAGATATGTTAATCGTGATACTATCAATTGGTATTACGATTTTATTTTGTGCATTTTTTAATGCACTTTTCAAGACATTTCTTATCAATAGTCTTCTTAGGAGATTTCTTAGGAGACTTCTTAGGTGATTTCTTTGGAGACTTCCTTGGAGATTTTTTAGGAGACGTCCCAGTACACATACCATATTTTTCCTCTAGCTTGTCCTTATCATCGTGACGAATAAACTTTGTAACATTAGTTCCGCATTTACATTTTCCTACAAGAGCGGGGCTTCCATTAACAAATCTTGGATTTTTATATACCGTGACGCAAATGTTACTTGGTGGTAACTTTATCGTTTTTCCGCACTTGACGCAAAAGAATTGTGTTTCAGAAAGTGTCATTTTTTATTATACGCGTGATAAAAAATTTAAAAAATATTTATAATTTCACACCTAAGAATCTCCCGATACTTCCAAGAACTTGACGATTAGGTATCGCTTTTCCGCATTCGTAATCGGCAACCACGCTCGTTTGAATGTTTAGCGCCTTAGCAAGATCTTTTCGTGTCAGACCCTTTGATTGCCTAGCTTGTTGTATAGTCATAGCGGTAGAATTATCTATTGTTTTTGGTGCCGGTGGGTCTTCACTATCTAATATACGAAATTCCTTGGTACCGGCAGGATTTTGTTTTTGAGAGATCCTTATCTCCGACTTCTTAAAAACTACCTTTTCCCAATCTTGATGATTCATAACTAAATTCCTTTATTTAATAAGTACTTAATCTTTAAGACTAAAATCTAATAATAGTTTCTTATACTAGAACATTGAAACATATCCTTTTTCCAAGAAGACTACCATCAATATTATCAAATATAAAAATAAGGCTCACTACAAACGACCAATCAGAGTATGTAGTAAACTCAGGTGTTTCTGTACCTTTATTACCCCCAGCTACGATAGCCCCAGATTCGTCAAAACCAAATCCGTTAAGCTGAAAATAAATATATGTAGTGTCCCCTGAATTAACTACAGAATTTGTTCCTAATTTATTTACTCTATTTATAGTCCCTGTAGCGTCTATTCCTGTTCGAATTACTTTAACAAGACGTGATGGCGTTTCATTGCTAAGGTTAAAATATCCGCTAATTTTATTTACAGATGCCGGATTATTTGCAGACTCCGGATTAAACGCCAGTTGAAACAGCAAAATGTAAGGAACAGTATAATTGTAAGGATCAGTATGATTCTTATAATTAACAATTAATACTTTCAAATCTCCCATAACCCTAATTTTATCTTCAAAATACAATATCGCTTGATTAGAAGTATCAAAACTAATAAATGAATAGTTATCATCTACCGCATTAGGAATAGTATTAGAAGGTTTTAATAATTGGCGCGCCAAAGTTAAACCAGAAATAAAAGTTATAATTTTATTAAAATCAGTTTCAAATGTATTATTTTCTTTAATAAAATACGGTTGAGAAGTATATGATTTTTTATCTAATATAAGATTAACAGAATCCTCATTATATGTTATTATATAAGTAAATTGTACATTGGCGTTTTTTAGCGCTTCTGTTGATAAATAAATGAGATATAAATCGCTACTCCATAAACCGTCTGTAATACTAATAATAATCCTTGGAAATGGAAAATAAAAATTAAAAGTTTGATTTGGAAATAATTCATCAACATATTGATGTCTACCACTTGTATTAAATACCTCTAAAGCAAAATCGAGACCTATATGACCTTTAGAACCACCCAAATACTGTCTGGTCATATTTTCAACTACAGATAAAAGATTCGTAACATTACCTGTAAGTTGTGATTGTATGCCACCAGTAGTTGCAAACTGAACTATGCCTATCCGAATTTCATTTTCAGATATAGGAAGTGTATTAATTATTTTTTTTACAAATTCTTTAGTTTGATTCCATGTTGAATCCGACATACTACTAGAACTATCAATATTAAAAATAATGTCTGCTTCTCCAAAATTATATCTTGACAAAGTTACGTCTGAATGTTTACAAGAACAAGAAGAACAATAAAGTTTAAAACTCATTTTGTTATTATAATTATTAATTATTAATTTTTATATAAATATTTTTAGGTGCAGTGGAAAAACAAAGAGACACAAACACTACCTAAAAATAACTTTATTTTTAAAGAACTCACTCAATTTTCTTTAAAAATAGTATTTTATAAAATAGGAAAATTATTATATTCATGCAACCATAACTGCTTCTATCTGTGAATGACAAGTGTATTCAGATAATACAAAATCTTTTGGTGTTAGACGTCCTACATCTTCCAAAGTCTGAACATTAGGTAATTCTAATTTTGGAAAACAATACGGAATTCGTGATATTTGTGTTTTCACTTGATCAACGTGATTAGAATATATATGAGTGTCTCCCATTGTCATATAGAAAAATCTAGGTATTTTACTAGTTAGTTTTGCTATTGTCATTAGCAAAAGAGAAGAAGATGCAATATTAAAAGGGACACCAAGAAAAGCATCTTGTGATCTATTATAACAAAACATATCAAGAAAATCTTCTTCTACATAGAATTGAATAGTTATAGAATGACATGGATATAAAACCCCCATACTAGATTGAGCTGGATTGTAAGATGTCATCAGAATTCTACGAGAATAAGGATCGTTCTTGATCAGATTTACAACATCGGCTAATTGATCAAAACCTCCTTCAGTTCTAAGAGGTCTTCTAAATTCATCCAAATTATAAGGTGCGTTAAAAAATCGCCATTGATATCCGTACATTGGTCCCATTACACCCTTTGAGTATTGCAGACCTCTGGACATAATAAATTCTTCACTTGTATTTCCTTCCCAGATACGCACATTCTTTTCAGAGAGTTTTGAAGAATCTGTATCTCCACGAATGAAAAATAGAAATTCTTCAAGAACACCTCGAAGGAACATTTTCTTTGTTGTGAGAAGAGGAAAACCTTTACGTAAATCAAAAGTCATGTCATTCTTGAAAATAGAAATGGTCTCTCCATTACGTCCAAGACGTTTCACACCACTTTTCATAATTTTTTCAAGAAGATCTAGATATTGTTGTTCTCCATACTCAGTACGTTCAAGTACATAATGAGTAAACTCTGTAAACTCCGTTTTTTCAACTATAATAAAATTCTTCAGCAATTCTAAACAAAAATACACATCACACTCGTGTTCTCCTTTTATCACTGACAAATGAACTTTTTTCACAAAAGATTGTTTTTCAAACACAGTTCTGTATATTTCACCACCTCCGGCAATCATAACATCGTCGTCAACTGTGTTCAACCAATCAGAACCGACTACAGGTACTTTGTTATTCCATTCAGAAGTATTCACAGAGTTGGGATTTCGACTAATACAGACAACGTTTCTATTCGGTAGATTAGGTAGATGAATTCCGGTATTTGTACCAATAACTATTGTTTTTCCCATAGTTTTTTTCTTGAAAAGAGCAAGGTCTTCTTTGCAATTCCAAGGCAAACTATTTTTGTAACCAATACCTCCCTTTTCATTCATTGCCATAATTACTTGAACCATTTTTGTTCTAGATTTTTCCGTTTTAATAAACAAAATTCAAATTCAAATTTTCGAATCGTCTTCAATTGCAAAGCAAGTAATTTTTTCATTGATAGAGTCTATAAGTTTAAGATTATCTTTTACTCTTCGAAGATCCCAATTACACACAAATAAAGAAGTAGTAGAATCTTCCGACATTTGAAAATGCCAATTTGTACTTCGACCCAATTCATCCGGTGGAAGTGTTATTCCGCTATTGGTGTATTTTAACCAATCAAGTTCTACTTCAAGAAATAAAGAGTTTCCGACAATAGTCCAAGTAATTTTTCTATTAGGAAATTTATACTCCTTATCATTTTTTAACTCTTTGGGAGTCATTTTTCATATTGGAAAATTGTGTTTTAGACTATGTTAAATGTATCTGTATCAGAATCCGATTCAGTAGGAGTGCTTGGTTTTTTTTCTTGATACAAAACACCATGTAACCATTTGGTTTCTAGTATGTTAACAGTTTCTGTGGCAATTTTAATTGCACATTCAACTATTTCGGTTGGTAAATGAGACAATTCTAAGCGAAAATCACGGCTAATATAGTCTATCTTTATTGTACTAGATACCAAGTCTTGTATTATTTCGGGTATAATGGATGACAGATTCTCTTGCATTTCCTTGATTATATTTTTCTTAATTCTATCGCGAGATTCACCTATTATCATTTCTTGATAAAATGGTGGTGCCTTTTCAATAGAATATGCAATTTGTTTATAACAAAGTTCGTTAAGGCTTTCGGGAATAGGCATTTTGTTAATTGATAACAAATAAAGTAATTTATACGCATTAAAAATTTTACAATTCATAATTATTTATTTATTTTCATTTTATATATAATAAAATGATTAGTGTTTGGAAACAAATTATATCAAGAAAATCGGGAAAACCTTACTATAAAAATATGTCAACAAATGAATCCGAATGGAATGTACCTAATAAAAACGGAATCTTGAGACAATTTGAAGAATCTAATAATACATTTATAATATATATTCCAGATGTATATCTAAATTTAAACAAAAAAAATTCAAAATCATTAGTATTTTCACCAAGAAAAATATATATAAATAGAAAAAATATTTATCATGATCAAACATTTGGTGATTGTATTAAAGAATTGATTGAAGGTGCGTATGATATTTATTCATCAATATTAAAATTACCATATGAAACTACTATTATATGTAGTGGTCAATCACCTGCTTATTATTGTTTAGCTATGATGAATTTTTCTATTTATAATGACAAAGCTAATATTATAGTATTACCTCATAGTAAAACAGGTCAGAAAACTACATCCGATAAGGTATATATGGAAAATATAAAATATTGTGCTAGATTAAGGGAAAAAGGAATAGAATTAAAAAAGAATGTAATTATAATCGATAGTGTTCATTCGGGTGTTGGTATTTTAGCTCTTGAATCAGCTCTTAGACATTGTTATCCAGATATTCATGTTTTAAAATATTCTATTAATGATGATCACGATATACCTGTTTATCGTAAATATAATTTTAGATGTCAAGCTATATATTCAGATTATTTTCCTAGGATAGTTAATCATTATCCTGTTCGAAATTTTGATGATTCAACTAATTTTATAACTAATTTTATAAATTTAGACAATCCAATTGCTGAAATGGTTGTTGATATAGCAAGAAATTATCCATATATTAAGGTTGAAGATACTGAATGGTATCAATTAAATAACATAATAACACCCGAGATAGAAGCTGCAAGAACAAAATATAAAAGTGCTAGAGTAGACAAAGAAACGGCCCTTGCATCTGCAAAAACATTTGAACCAATTATAACAATAAATGAGTTTGGATCAGAGGTATATGAATGTCCTATTTGTAAACTTCAAACTGTTACATCCGAAGTTAGGAAAAATAATTTTGCTCATGCGTGGAATTGTCCAAACCAATATAGAAAGATTATACTTCCAAAGCCAATGATGGGAGAATCACATCCAATGCGGTGGGAATCACAGCCAATGAATGTATGGGGATCGGCGGCACCAGCAATGGGGGGATGGGAATCACAGCCAATGGATGTATGGAGTTTGGCGGCACCAGCAATGGGGGGATGGGGATCGGCGGTACCAGCAATGGGGGGATGGGGATCGGCGGTACCAGCAAATGGAATAGATTAAGGGTTGAAGTATTTAACAAATTATTCTGGTTTTCTTCAAGATAA